GGGTCATGCATATAAGCATCATATAAAATATGACTTGCTAAAAGATATAATTCCATATATTTTTCACTTGTAATTTTTTCATATGGATAACATATAAATGTAAACTGACAGTCTTCTTTGCTACGTTGATTTACAACTTTACAAGCAGTTTGTGGAAATTTATGGCTTTCTATACGATTACGTATAACCCAACCAACTGCAACTTGTCCTTCATAACCTTCACCATATGCTTCATAAAACAGCGCCTGCACTACGCACTCTGTTGGTGATTCCTGATAAACTTTTGGTTTTGGGAGTGGATCTTTAGAAAACGCAGGATAACTCACTACGATGAAGGCTACCAAAGATATAAAAAGCCGTTTCATTACCTCATAAAAGTTGCAACTTTTCTGTTTCTAGGTAAGTTGCCAACCCAAGAAATTATGCCGCTAGGCGCATTTCAACAGGTGCATTATCGTTTGCATCTATAACGTTTGTCAAAGTCTCTTCAAAGTCTTTACTGCACTTGTCGATCCTATTTCAGGCCCATAAAAGATACATCGGAAGGTAGACAGGGAAACTATTACACAAGTTCATCCGTGACTTGAAACCAATGTATCTATGGTGGACCTGGACGGTACCGCCCCGTCGTCCAACATGCTTATTTTACTCTGCGTCAACAACCGTGACAAGAATATTTATAGCATCACTTATTGTTATTGTCAAGTTTAATTTCTTGTTGCTTACCACAATGTGGACAATACAGTTTTTTAGGCTCCCAATCGTCCATTACGGCGATACTAAACCACATTTTGCAAAATTCACAGGTAAAATGCCAAATTTTTTCTACGTTGGTTTGCATTATTTTATTTTTTCCCAATAATCAAAATCACTTATCATATCATGGAATTGTGAACCAAGATGAAAACAATCTCTTGCATAGTAATCATTCTTTCTGCAAATCGCTGCCGCTTTAAGAATTTTATATTGTTTAGGAACGTAAACATTACAATCTAATTTAGATACAACATAATGAATAGCATCCCAACTTCTTTCATATGATATTTCTATTTCTTTTTGTGATGCTAAAAAATCAAAATAAAATTCACGCTTTTGTTTTTGTAATTCCATATCATTTGCAAATTCTTTAATTAATATAGAAATATTATTGTCTTCTAAATCCCACGGACCAAAATTATTATCATTATAATTTTCAGAATGTAAAAATTCACGTCTTGCTTTGTGTAATGAGTAAATGAAGATGAAAATATTTTTTGGTAAAACTTTACTTGTCCAAGACTTTAATAAACGGTATGCTACTTCTATACCACCACCACTTTGACCAAAATTATAAAATGAACCACCTAACTTTTGGTTAATTTTATATGCCCACGTATCTTCTATATTAAGACCAACACCATCTGTTAAACTACAACCAAAAAACATATTAACATCATTATAGTTTTGTGTATAAAAGTCATCATATGTTCTAAAACCATAATTGTTATACAAATACTTTATTTCAGTATTGATCCAATTATTCTTTTTTAATAATGCCTGATTGTTTTTTAGATTATATTCAAATAAGTTTTTACTGTCATTACCTATAAAATTATAAACAGTATGTGGCTTAAATAGCTTGTAACTATTTGAATAATTTTCAAAGAAATTATCTGTCATTAGGTTCTTATTGTAGTAGTTTGTCCATCGGGACCAGCACCACCCCACGGAGCAATTACGTTACGGTCCATGCCAGTATTAGTAACCTGCAACAATTGGTCATAAACATTGCCTAACTTTTTAAGCAGATTGGCTAAAACTTTATTACCAAGTAATGTATTACGTAAACCTTCTATATTTTGTGGTGTAAGCTGTGCCAACATTTCTAACATGCCATAAGTCATTTGTTCTGTTGCAAATGGATTGTTATATTTTGTTGTTCCAATATCACCATAAAGAATCTTGTTTACAATGCTTAAAATTGTAGTAACAAACATATCATTATCAGTAAGAATTAAACCACGATTTGTAACTTGAGCAAATTGTTTTTGACTACGATCTAAACCAACAATAAACATTTTGTCACCAAGCACAAGTATATTATTATCAACTGCTTGTTGTAGTGTAGTTAAGCCAATATCTTCCAATACTTTTGAATTAGTAGTTTCCCATTGTAAATCATAGAACATTTCATCAGCTTGTGCTGGCAACATTTTACTTGGATCAAATCCTTTGTTTACCAACATTTGATTACGCATGTCTGCATAGATTTCTTGACCAGTTTGTGGAATATATGTATCGGTTAAGAAATCAGGAATATCTGGTAAATTACCGCTATAAGCATCAAGATAGAAGCCAGCAGGATCACGAAGATACTTGCTATGTGGTAATTTAAATCTTTCAACATTAACACCAAGTGTTTCAAGTGCAGCGGCATTACGACCTTGACGCATTGAGGCTTTAATAGCATCACCATAAATGTTATCTTGTGCTACACGTTCAAGATAGTCACCCATTTGTCCATAACCATTTTGCTGACCATAGTAAGGTAACCCATCTGCAAATACATAAGCACTTATTGGATTATTTTGAACTGGTGCAAATATATCAACACCCATTGCTGTGCAATGATGATTTTCTTTAAGTATTTGTGCACAACTTGCAGCATGTGCGGCTTCACTTGCTTGAATGGCTGATTGAATTGTAGGATTACTACTTGCTTTTATTACGCTTAATTGTGCTTCTATACTAGTAATTTGTGCATCTACGGCGGCATCAAGAGTAGTATAAATTGTTCCATTGATATTAATAGTATCACTTGAAGCAGGTGCGCCGCCGCCACCGCCATCGCCATTAACGTGATATTGTCCTGATAAAAGTTTGTTGAGAACAGTGATACGAGAATTTAATTCTACACCATCAGCGGTTCCCATTAAAATATTATTAGCATCTGTAATAACTGGTAAAGTGTCATTATGAATATAACCAGCAGGTGTTCCTATAAAATCTGCCATAGTAATTTCACCAATACTACCACCGCCATAACCAAATGTTTGGTAAAGTTTTGAAACGGCTTGTGGATATATTGGTGTGCTCATTTGACTCATATGATTAAGGTCAAGACCAGCATCAGTTTTGCTTAATGCTGTTCCAATATCATCAAATGTTTTTGCTTTAGTTACACCAAGACTTGTAAAATGCTGACCTAAATCACTAAATGATTTACTTGGTCCAGTTGAATATAAATCAGGACACATATAACTCATATCTGTTAATTGTCCAAGATGATCAATTTTTTTACCCAAATTAAATTGGCTACTCACAGCACCAACCGCTGTTGGATCATTTATACTGTTTAAAATAGATTGCACTTTTGCATCATATTGTGGATTATCGATACCAGCAATAGGAATATTATTTTTAACTAACTTCTGTGTAAGACCTGTTGTATTTCCTAAACCTGCATTCAGAATTTGTTTTGCAACACGTGCAGGTTGTTGTAATCGCAACATATTTGTTGTATCAAAAGTTCCAAGATTTTGTAAATTACTTGCGGCGGCTGGTAGATTACTTGTGAGTGAACTCATACCATAACTTATAACACCATTATTATTAACAAAGTTTGCACCCATAGCACCTGGTCCGTAAGCACCAAAACGTAGAGCACTTGCTTCTGCAGCTGCACCTACAATATTATTGCTTATTCCACCAAATGCATTTGCTAAACCCATAGTTTGAACAAAACTGGCACTTGCACCTGCACTGGCACCAGCAACCATATTCATTCCAACACGTTGAATCATACCATTAAGACCACCGTTGGCTGCAAATTGTTGAACTGCATTTGGTAAACTTAACGGATTACGTAATACACCATTAAGTGGACCTAAAAATCCACCAATTGCACCACCTAACGCACCACCTACTCCACCACTTACTATTTGTGTAATTTCTTTTGGTAATACACCAGTTAAACTTGGTAATATTCCACCGCCAATATTTGATAATCTATCAAACATACCACCAGATAGTTGATTTAATGGACCAGTAGCTTGTCCAAGAGCTTGTCCTAATCCACCTCCTAAAAGTCCACCTGCTTGACTTAATGCACCGCCCATAAGTCCTGTTATTCCTGTAGCTCCTAAAGCACCAGTAGCAACAGATAATGCAGTGTTAATTGCCGCACCTAAACCATTTAAAAAACCAGCACCAGCAATTGCACCAAAAATACCCATACCTGCACCAGCACATCCTGCTCCAGTGCCAGGTGCGGCACCTTTTGCATTTTTTGCTAATTCTGCGCTTGGTCCACCTTTTGTTACTTTACCATCATAGGTTCCATTTGCAAGTGCGGCTTCATCTGCACGACGACCAGGATTTGCACTTAATGAACCTATTTCATTAGACATTGCAGTGCTATCACCAGTTCTTGCTGCACCCACTGCATCACTTAAACATGTACTTCCTGGTCCATAATTGTAAGCTAAACTTGTATAAGCGGCTTGTTGTTCCGCTGTCATATTGCTCCAATAAGGTTCGCCAATTCTATTGGCAATGCCAGCTGCATATGTGTCAGTTATAGATGTTTGTAATAAACTTTGAGCACCAGCTTGATCTATGGTATCACCAGCACGAACTGGTGTTCCATCTGCATAATAATGATTACCATATCCAACAGCCCAACCATTAACATCCCAATATGCTTTTTGAGCATAACCTTCATGTGCAGCAATAAAACTGGCGGTAAGTGATGGGTCTTTTAGTGTACTCATTTTACATTTGTCCTACTAAATGTTGGTGGTGTCCAAGAAACGTTATTAGGAACATAAACATCTGCAACTGCATTTAACAAACCAGGTATAGCAATTGGTGCACCAGTTGGTACAAGTTTACGTAAACCTTTTGCTTCTTTGCGTAAACTTAAATCTTGATTTGAAGTTAGGTTCTTTGGATATGATTTAATAGAATCCAGTGGTGTATCTTGATTAAAATATTGTTTAGCAAGATCATGATTATCAGTGACTCTTGCTACATTTGCTCCAATTAATGAAGCTGCAACATCAACCATTGTATGTGGAATAGCTTGACTAATTGTAGAATTAAAAAATTGTGTATCATCACCTTTAGCAGCAGTTTTAAGTACATCAACATTATACAAAGCATTCTTTACATAGCTTACATCTGTTGCAAAAACCTTTTGATTTACATCAAAATCTTTAACAACAGAACCATTGCCACTATAAGCCAATGAGCTACCAAGTGTATAAATGTTTGTATTACTGTTACCAGTTTTTTGATATATTGTTGCTGGTAAATTAACTAAAATACCAGTTACACTATCACGAATTGGTGGATGATAATTGTTAACTACTGCTACATTTGGAATTAAACCGCTTTGTGCCCAACGGTAAAGTTGACTGTTTACAGTATACAAACCTGCTACTGTATTTGGTTCATCATACGCCGTGCCTGGTCCAATTCCAAAAAAGTTTGTTGTTGTTTGTGTATTAAAATATCGTAAATTGCTTACATTTGCTAAACTATTTGCATTAAGATATAAACTTGTGTTGCTTATAATATATTCAACTCTTCCAAGATAGGTATTAGCATAACTTCCATTTGCAACATATAATATATCACCATATGTTAATTCTGTTGCAAAATTAGTGCTATTACCTGTAACAACTGTGCTGTTAACATTTGCAGTTATATTTCCAGTTGTTGCATAAACATAATTTGGAATATTAGCTGTCATTGCACGATAATGAAAGTTTGTTGGATTTGTATTACTACTAATAGCAACATTTGCATTAGCAGTTAATGTTATACTTGTATTACTATTAATATTACTAACATACCCAACAAATGTGTTGCTAACATTACCAATAACAGCACCAAGTTGTAATTGTGTTAAGAATGTTGTTCCATAACCAATTACTGTGGTATTAGTTGTATAAGTTCTTATATTTCCAGTGCCGTTTGCATAATTTGATAATGGCATTTACATACCTACCAATACATCCGATTCATTTGGTATCATGATGTGACCACACGCATCATAACTTCCTAAAAATCCTTGAGGACGACCTTCAATAATTACACTGCGGCTTGCCAATACAATTGGGTTTGCTGGATGCAAATAAGGGTGACCTGTTACATAATCACCCATACGACTAGCTGGTCTACCTTGCATAATAACGCTTTGTGCGCCCATAATAGAAACACCACCGCCGTTATTATAAGTTCCCATTTTTGCTGGTATTGGCATTTAAGCTCCTTTATACAGAAGTCGCCAATGTCAGTCCTGTTGTTTTTGCAAGATACTGTGTGGCGATATCGCTTTCTGTTTTGCCAGAAAGTGCAACTGCTCTCTTATTTAACATTACAGGTTCCGTAGGTGAAACACTAAAGATTGCAGGCGCTAAACCAAATCCATTTTGAGTAGAGATCATTACCAATGGTTTAAGTAATGAGTAGGTAGTAGCACTTTCATCACTTACACGGCTAATGATTTCTTCGCCAGTGACAGTCTTAAATGTATAGACAGTATTTTTATCCGTTTTGCTGATTAGCATGTTTTCTTTCCTGTAATTGTTCGTAAGATACTTTACTTAATCCTGTATAACCACCTTCTACTAAAAGTTTACCGTTGTAGTAAATCTGTGGCATTGTTTTGTGACCTTCACCAATAAGAAAATCACGCACACCTTCTTCCATAATATCTACTTCTGTAAAATCTTCACCCCAACTTTTAAGTAGCAGCTTTGCACCATCGCAATATGGGCAATGATCTTTTGTATATAATGTAATCATTTTGTCTCCTTGATATTATTTCTTTCGCTCACACGATTACGTAAATCAGTCGTGCTAAATCTATGCTCTCTGCGATTAAAGTAAAGTTCTATGCCACGTTTTTTACAAATATCACGACCAGTAAAATCCTTGTCACGATATTCTTCACCAAGTATACGCACATTAATTGGATACATTGCAAGAATATCTTCTAAATCTGCTTCTGTTACATATGGAATAACTTCATCTACATAACGAACTGCAGCAAGTTGTGCATGACGTTCTACAACAGTTTGCACTGGTTTGTTTTTAGTAGGACGATCTAATGTTGGATCAACTTGCAATCCACAGATAAGATAATCACAATGATCTTTTGCCTCACGCAACATTGCTACATGCCCTGCGTGAAGTAAATCAAATGAACTGCAACTGAAACCTATCTTTTTTATATTGTTAGTCATTTTTAATTACTTCTATCTTCCAGTCTTTTGCTTTACCACGATTTGGTATTCTATTATATAGATATGCGGCGTGAATGGTTGCAAAACTTAAATTTAATTTTTTACATAGTCCTTTAAGATTTCCAACCTGTTGATATACTTCACCCGTTGGGGATGTAAGTTTCCAATGGTTGCTAAAATAATGGTTTTCACCAGTCGGCATTATTCTATTTTCTTTAATTTTTTGTATTGTTTCTGGACTATGATGCTTGCCATACATTGGATTATTGCTGCCAGCAGTGAGTTCTCTAAACTTTGCACGAGTTTCTTCACTGTGCTTTTTAGGTCCATAACCGCCTCGTTCTTTCTGCAATTGTGAACGTTTGGCTCTTTGGATTTCTGCACCTTCTTTGCCATATATTTGTTCATAAGTTCTTCCCTTATGATTTGGTGGTCTTGCCTCTAAACATATATTTGTTAAAATACCATAAGGTTCATATCCCTTACGACCATATCGCAATATTAAATCTTCTTCCATATTGTAAGCAAGTTCTTCATCAATAATATCTTCTGCAATATATTCAATTTGTGGTTCTAATCCTGCTTTTCTAATAGCATCAATCTTATTTTCTTTATGAATATTATCGTTTCTTGACATATCCCAAAGATGTGTTTGTGCTCTTTTTCCAGTTCCCTTGCCAATATAAAAAGGCATATTGTTTCTTGGGTCTATGAGAGCATATATATAATACATATTTTCAATCTCCTGATTATATTTATCAAGAGATAGAGAATATATATTATTTGTGGTATATTTTTGTATATTATTTTTTAATTTGGCAAATACATTTGTATTTCTTTTATCAGCAAATGGAGTAATATCTATCAAGTTTCCATCAATATCTTGCCATACACTATGTAATATTGCCTGATATCCCCACGCACTTTCTAAAAAGTAATAGCCAAGTATTTTTTTACCACCGTGTCCAAGAATATAATTTTTTACATTCGCATGGCATATATTTTCTTCACAACTGGCATCGGGTGTGACTGGAATATTTCCCAACCAATCACAGCCAATATTACGGGCAAAATCAGCAACTTCAGTTGTTGATGGTATAAACCAAATCAAAGACTAAATCCATTGAAAGTATTCTTGTCAATGTCTTGTTTAACACCACCAATGACATACGAACTCACCTGCACTTGTTGGGGAGCCACCTGCACTTCTGCACCAGCAATCCACTTTTGTGTCCAAGGTAGCGGATTATTCTTTGTAACATATGGCTGACCAAGACCAACTGCTTGCATACGTTTATTAGCAATAAACTCAACATATTCTGCAAGTAGTTGATAGTTAAGACCAATCATACTACCATCTTTGAACAAGTATTGTGCCCATGCCTTTTCTTGTTGGACTGCATCATCAAACAACTTGATAGCTTGTTCACGACATTCTACTTCAATCTTTTCATAATCTGGATCATCTTTTGGAAGAATCTTCAACAGTGACTGTGTGCCAGCAAGATGTAGATTTTCATCACGTGCAATGAATTTGATAATCTTGGCATTGCCTTCCATCTTCTTCAATTCAGCAAATGCCCAACTACAAGCGAATGACACATAGAAACGAACACCTTCAAGAATGTTCACACTCATAAGTGCAAGCCATAATGCTTTCTTATGTTCATATGAATTTGTTTGATGTCCAAGAGCATGATTATTATTCAAATCAATTAGTTTGTCATAAAGTTCTGTAATATCACCAGCACAATCAACAATCTCTTGAATATCCATCATCTCATCAAATACTTTTGATGGGTTAGCATACACATTGCGGATGATATGTGTATAAGAACGAGAGTGAATAGTTTCACTAAATGTCCATGTTGTAATCCAAGTTTCTAATTCTGGAAGTGAACAAATAGGACCAAATGCTACTGCTGGTGCACGACCTTGCACAGAATCAAGCAGAATCTGGCGTTTAAGATTACTTGTAAAGATATGTTGCTCACTTGCTGTCAAATCTTTGAAATCTTTAGCATCACGCAAAATATCTACTTCTTGTGGTAACCAAAAGAATGATAATTGTTTTTCGGTAAGTTTTTCAAACTGTTTATACTTTAGTGTATCATATCGTTGGATACTTACACCACCATTTGGGTCTAAAAATGCCAAAGCCTTTGTGTGATCACTCTTATCATTTGCGTCAAATACTGTACTCATAACAACCTCTTTAAAATAATTATAACAAAATTATGTCAGTTGCACAAATTAAATCGTGCAACTTTCACAAGCATCTTGGTCATCAAGTAGTTGTAAGTTTTTAACTTCAAAATCTTGTTTTTGTTCAACAAACTTGCTGACATCAACTTCACCTTGACCATCATAGGTATTGAAATAATATAGGGTTTTAATACCATATTTGTAGCAAAGTAGCAGATGACCAATCATAACACTCATTGGAATCTTTTCATCTTCGTAGAATGTTGGATTATATGATGTATTGGTTGAAATACTTTGGTCAATATACTTTTGTAGGATAGCAACAATCTTCAAATAACCCTCTGGTGACTTTTGGTCCCAAAGCAATTCATACTTGTTCTTAAGTTTACGAAACTCTGGAACAACTTGCTTTAATACGCCATGCTTACTTTGCTTGACACTTATAAGGCTACGTGGTGGTTCAATGCCGTTTGTAGCATTAGCAACCTGTGCGCTTGTTTCTGCTGGCATAAGAGCCATAAGAGTTGAATTACGGATACCATGTTCTTTAAGACTTGCACGAAGTGATTCCCAATCCATTGTAAACACTGGTCCAACAAGTTCATCAACTTCACGCTTATATGTGTCAATAGGTAGAATACCGTTGCCATATTTTGTTTCATTACTCTTTGGACATGCACCTTTTTCAATAGCAAGTTGGTTACTTGCTTTGATGAGATAGTAACTCCATGCTTCTGCATATTCATCAACAAGTGGCAATGCTAATGGATCGCTGTATGATAAGTCATTCTTGGCGAGGAAATATGCAAAGTTAATAATACCAATACCCAATGGGCGACGATTCATTGTTGAAAGCTGTGCCGCCAAAACAGGATATTTTTGGTAGTCAAGCAATTCATCAAGACCACGAACAGCAAGGTCACACATCTTTTCAAAGTCTTTTGGTTCTTTTACATTTCCCCAGTTAATAGCACTTAATGTGCAAAGTGAGATTTCACCTTCTTCATCAAAGATATGCTTAAGTGGTTTTGTTGGTAATGCAATTTCAGCACAAAGATTGCTTTGCTTAACAGGTGCGACACTTTCAATAAATGCACCATGGCTATTGGCATGGTCAACATTCATAAGATAAATGCGACCTGTATTCTTGCGTTCTTCCATAAACATACTAAACAAGTCAATAGCTTTATAAGTTTTCTTACGAATCTTACTGTTTTTTTCAGCAGCCTCATAAAGTTGTTTAAACTTGTCTTGGTCTTGGAAGAAAGCATCGTATAAGCCTGGAACATCACTTGGACTAAAACAAGTGATGTCCCCACCTTGGAGAAGACGCTCATACATTAACTTGTTAAATTGCACACCATAATCCATATGGCGAACACGATTATCTTCTGTTCCCTTATTATTTTTAAGAACTAATAAATCTTCTACTTCATAATGCCATAGTGGATAGTAAAGTGTAGCCGCACCGTTGCGAACACCACCTTGTGAACAGCTACGAACAGCAGTTTGGAAATGCTTATAAAATGGAATTAAACCTGTGTGGCTGGCGTCACCTTTACGAATTGGAGAACCAATAGCACGGATAGCCCCAGCACCAATCCCAATGCCTGCCTTTTGACTTACATACTTGACAATGGCACTACTTGTTGCATTGATGCTGTCTAGACTATCGTCAGTTTCAATTAATACACAGCTACTAAACTGACGTTGTGGTGTGCGGACACCAGCCATCACAGGAGTAGGTAAACTAATATCATGCTTACTAATAGCATCATAATAGTCCCTAACATAACGTAAACGAGTTTCTTTTGGATACTTTGAGAATAGTGTTGCAGCAATAAGTGCATATGCAACTTGTGGCGTTTCCATAATTTGACCAGTTACACGGTTCTGCACAAGATACTTGCCACGTAGCTGTTCCATTGCAACATAAGCAAGACTGCAATCACGTTCATGGTCAACAAACTTATTAATAGTTGCCCATTCTTCTTCGGTATAATCTGTTAATAGTGCAGGATCATAAAATCCACTTGCTATATTCTTTTTAATAATATCAATCAATGCCCACGGATGATAGTCACCATATACTTCTTTGCGTAGGTGATAATTTACAAGACGACCTGCGACATATTGGTAATTAGGCGCATCTTCACTGATAAGATCAGCAGCAGCCTTAATCATAGTTTCTTGAATTTCACTGGTTTTAATGTTATTATAAAATTGAATCTGACTTCGTAGTTCTAGTTCACTTGCACTTACGTTGTTGATATTTTCTGTTGCCCAGAATACTACTTTGTGAAGTTTATCAATATTCAATGGTTCTTTACGACCATCACGTTTAGTAACATTAATCGCCATTTGATTTCCTATATTTTTAATTGTTTTGCGTTTACAGTATTAATCAGTTCTGCGGTTGGACTGATTGATAGGTTATTTACAACCACTCCATCCTGGTAATTCAGCGTATATAATCCACCCTCGCACCTGACTAAATTAAGGTATTCATGTTTTTTGCGGTCACGATAAACCTCTATTACCATACTATCCTTTTGTGAATAAGAAGTAAAGTATAAAGTGTAAAAAATACCCAAAGCACGTGCAGTATCGTCATATAAACCACTGCTTATAAGTGTCCACGGGTCAGGCCAATGACGACAATCATCAAATTCAAGATAAGGGTCAGTTAATTTGCAATTCTGCCATGCTGTGGCAACAAGACGCAAGTGATCTTTGTCTATATTGCGCCTAAAATCACGCCATTGTAGTATGTTTTCATGGGTTCTTGGCGTAATCCATTTAGAACATATCGAAGTATCTAATAGCATAGTTGATAAGACCCGTACCTGTTGAATCGGTAGTGTATGTTACATCAGTGCCATTATAACCAAATGTAACACCAACATCACTACTGAATGTCCTATCATCTTCTATACTATATAAACCACCAGAAGTCAATGTAAATTTAGCAAGTCCAGTGCAAACATTACTGCCTCTTGTAATTGTATATTGGAACTCAAATCCAAAGTTTTCACCAAATTCATTTAATCCAGTTACAAGAGCCGCAGTTGTATTATTTGCTAATGCTAAAGTTCTACCACGTTGGTAATTGATTGTTCCCATACGCAGACCGTAAGAATATACCCATTCAACAGCTTGTTCAACTTCACTTACATATGGTATACCAGTGCTTGTGCTTGCCTGTGCTTCTGTTCTATCAAAACTATCACCAATACTTGCACAACCACTAATAGTAGTGTCAAAATATATGATTACATAAAATGGGTTTGCAACACCAGTGCTTTTGTTACCTACATCACGGTAATAATTACTTAAACTTAAGAAATTAGTGCTGTTTGTCATATAACAACCACTATTATAAATTAAGTCCATTGTGCTGTTGCTTATAGTAAAACCAATAGCACTTGTTCCAACAAAATACAAACCATGATAAAGATTACTGAATGTGCAACTATCTATTAAACCATTACTTGTATATTGACTACTTGGCAAATAAACACCTGTATGGAATCCATTGAATAAACAATCTATAATATTAACATCACTTGCATATGCAAGAGCACGACCCAATAATTTTACACCAGCAGTTGTGCTACCATTTACTGGATCAGTTAATACAGTAACTGTGCTTGTGTTTGGTCCTTGGAAGCGAATATTGTCTAATGTAACACGTGTTGCACTGTCAATAACAATACCATCATTAAGACTTTGCAGTGTCATATCACTAATTGTAATATCTGTAGGTAATGCTGCACCATTCAAACCAATTAGATTTTGAATTTGTTGTAGGTCATCAGCGGTATACATTACCCAAGTAGTATATGGATATATGTAAGGATTTGCTGTTTGTGTAATTTGTGTATTATAAGTTCCTTCACCACGTAATCTTGCACGACTTGGAACATTAATACTACCGCTTACTATATAATTACCTGCTGGAAACCATAAAACTTTATGTGCAGCAAGACTTGAAGTTCTGCAATATAGTTCATACATTGCACGGTTAATGGCTTCTGTGTCATCAGTAACACCATCACCTTTTGCACCAAAATCTTTAACACTTACGAAATCATCAAGTTTTTTCTGTAAAGAACGTTGTGTAATTGTTCCACCATAACTTAAACTTTGTGTAGTCCAAGTTTGTGCGTCAAGACTTGTACTGATATGACCGTCATCACCAATAGCATAATAGGTGCTACCAATATAACCCATACCACGATTGCTATAAGTTACTGATTGTGTTTCTTTTCTAAAATAATTGTATTGGCTTGTGCTGTAATAAAAGAAACCATATTGTCCACCGATAACATTAGTTGTGTTATTATCAGCAATATCATATAAATCTGGTGCTAATGCACTACTACCAAAATAGATACTTGAATAGGTCCAAGTTACTGCATCTTGTGATTTGAGATATGTTAGACTTGTGTCACCACTTACATAAAAATATGTTCCAATATAAGTAGAACCTGTAAAATTAGCAGTTGTAGTGGTTGTTTTTGTAAACCAACTGGTTCCATTTGTACTCGTAGCTATAACACCATGATCACCAGTAACAATCCAATAATTTGTTGATGTCCCACCTGGTGGTGTAAATGTATAATATCTTACGCTATTCAAATCGCTCAATGAAACAGTAGCACCAGTTGGATCAGTTGCACTATTTGCAATAGCACTACTCCAAGTTGTGCCGTCTGCACTGCTTACACCAACACCACTTGCACCAACTGCAATAGCCTTGAATGTGCCACCACCTAAATCGGCAACAGCTACGCTACGCAATTCAACGCTTGTGCCACTACTACGTGCAGTCCAAGTTACGGCATTTGGACTTGTTAGTATTGTTCCGTTAGCACCTACAGCTATCCATGTTGTAGTGCTTAATTTTGTAATACCAAGTAGATTTTGTGTAGTTCCACTTGTTTGTGCGGTAAATGTAGTTCCAGTTGTACTTGTTAAAATTACACCACTATCACCTACTACAACCCAAGTGGTTCCATCAAACCAAACTGCATTAAGACTTGTAGATACACCACTTGTTCTTGCTGTCCACGTAGCACCTGTTCCACTGGTATAGATTCCACCACTACCAGTTAAAACTGTGAATAAGCCAGCACCATTGTGATAGATATATTTGAAATTTTCAATAGCACTTGCAACAGTTGTGACACTACTTAAAGTTGTTCCAGTTGTGTTTTTATAAACATCGCCCCAACTTGTAAGTGACCAAACATTTGTTCCATCATTTGTAACACTTACCAACCCATCAACAAGACTACGAGTCCAAGTTGAACCATCAGTGCTTACATAAACTTTATTATTTTCACATGTTGCAACAAAAGAATTGCCAGCAGTATTAGTAATATAACGCAAACCTAAAACATCATAAAAACCAACAGTTGTGACAGTCCAAGTGATAGCATCTGGACTTGTTATGATTGTTCCATTTGCGCCACCAGCAACAAATATACTGTTACCGTATGCTATGCTATAAAGTGCATCAGTTGTGCCTGTTGTTTGACTACTCCAAGTAACACCATTATTACTTGTATAAACTTCACCAAGAGCAGTAACGAGAACAAACTTACTACTTGCATAAACAATTGCGTTGATATTTGTATATGAAACTGCACCGCTTGCTTGCCATACTGTTCCATTTGAACTATAAAGCACTGTTCCATTAGCACCAACTGCTACGAAATATCCACCACCATATGCAACATCAAGAAGATTTTGTGTAGTTCCACTTATAGTGCTATTCCATGTAGAACCATCAGTGCTTGTTAAAATATTTCCATTACTACCAACTACAACATATACTGAACCATTAGACGCAATTGCTTCATAAACTGCACGTGCATTACCAGTTTGTGGATTATAACCAGCATCACTGTTTTTAAAATCATATAAATTTGCTAAATTAAGGATGTCACTGTATTCAGTGAGAATTTCTGTATTACCAGTTTGTGGCGCACCATCACTTACAAGACCGTTACCAATAAAAAGGCGGCGTTCATCGACAGCATAACCTATTTCTGCCTTTGCAAGTTGTGGTAAATTTTCAAAAATTCCGCTACGATGTTGTATTCTTGAGATTTGGACAATGCTCATTAGTATCTCTCATTTTATAGAGATATTTATGAGTTCTCCGCATAGAACTGCCAAACTCTATCCCACCAAGTTGCAGTCCACTGATCAAAATCGTCACCAGTAATGATCCAACGTTGTGGTTCACAGTTCTTACTACACATTAAGATAACAATTTGTTTGATATCTGTGCCAAATATTTCATTATGAGCAGCAGCATAAGCGGCACCTTGAATAAAATAATCATGAATCCATTCAGTTTTTTTAGGTTTATTGGTTTGTTTATAGTCTATAATACTTGGTTTACCATTATAAACACCAACAAGGTCAGTAGTGCCAGCATAAAGCTGTGGATAATATAGTGCAGTTTCCATACCCCAAAATTCTTGGAGTTGTCCTTTAAGATATTCATTAATAATAGTATTTGCCATTTTAGCACTTTCTTGATGAACAGCATTACTACCTGTTTTTAATTCACCATGTTCCAACCAATTTTCAAGTTGTTTATGCATACTGGTTCCACGTCCAGCAGCTTCTGTGGTAATAGCTTGTGCTTTTTGGACACCAACACGCTTACGCCATTCATTTAATGCTTGAACTTTTTCTTTTGGCTTTGTTTTGTCAAGAATAGTGGTTACAGAAGGAACAACATCACCACTTGGTGTCAGGTATCTACGACCTTGTTCTGTTTCTTTTCGTTTAATTTCAGTGTAATTATATTGTGGATTGTGCTTTACCAGGATATTTGCCAAGAGATATTTGTCCCATCAGTTGATATACGACTGATAGTATACCCCAATTTAGCAAAGTTGTCAATAACTGATTGCATCTGTCCAGTGGCAAGTGCGTTGGCGGTGCTTGTCTGCCAAGCTGTATAATATTGTGTAGCCAGTGTCATTGGTGTTCCGACCACAGTATTGCCATTTAGAAATGTATTTGATGTTTTGTTTACTGTAACTGTTACATTGCCAGCAGAAACGGCAGAAAGAATGTTAAGATTTAACAATGCAATTTCTGTTTCGGTTGCTACGCTCGTTATAGTTTGTGTTCTGGCATTTGTTGCTGTAAACATATTATTTTTCCACTAATATTTAGGATACACTTTTGCTTTTTGTTTTGCCACCTGCTTGTCTTTTACGTCTGCCAGCACAATGTGCTTTCTGGCTAAAACCTTTTGGATGACTGCAATTAATACTTTTCTTATATTTTTTAGTCCATGTTTCAATTATTTTCTGCATGGATTTTTTAACTTTATACTTTTTACCATCAACAATGAAGTAATCTAAACCTTTTTCACGTGCAGTTCTCAAAGCACCACTAAAGGCATTACCTTCACTTAAACTTAAATCATTATCAACTGCTTGTAGATGTGCGTCATTTAGTTTGTCAAGATCACCTTCATTACGAAGCAACTTAAATGTAAGGTTTTCAACACCAAATTCGCCTTCACGTTCTAATCCACTTTGGCGAAGTTTTTTAATACGTTCTTTTAAACGTTTAATAGTAGCACGGTCACCGCTTTCTACCGCTTGGTCTATTTCAGCATGTAGATGTTCAAATTTGTCTTGAATGTTTGTTGTATCTGGATTAGCTACAATTGTTTTAGGAAACTTAATCCAGTTATTATTATAAATGCTGTAAATTCCATTAGATATATGCTTTTCATCACTGCGTTGAACATATACTTCTACGGCATGTCCATAAATGCTTATATCATGTTGGTCGTTAAATGCACCTTTTTTAGCCATAAACAATTGATCAAGGTCTTCTTCACATGGACCATTTACGTCTGCAACAAGATGTAAATCTATATCACTGTCTGCATTATAATTATAACTTGCATTACTACCACTTATTGTAATATCAGTTAATTGTAAATTGGGAATGTTTATAAAATCAACAAATGCTTTGGCAATCTTAAACAATGCAAGACGGACTTCTGGTTTAAGGCGATTGTTTTCCCATAAATCAAGATTCAACTTGTCATGAAATTTTGTAAGTTGTTCTAAGTCACCAATGCGCATGTGGTATTTAGATTAAAAACGTGAGGCACGTGCAGCCATTTTATCAACCGTTGCACGTTCTGGACTACGACCATTACCTATTGGAGCACCACCTTGTTCTGGTTCTGGTTCTAGTGGAGGTGGAGGCACAGCTAAATCAGGTTGTTGTGCTGCCGCATCCATTTCTGGTTCAGGTTCTGGTTCTTCTGTTTTTCCAATGGTGATATAATCTTCATTAGAATCACCAATCAATTCATCAAGTGCTGGAAATTGTTTTTTCAAACCTTCTAATGCTTCCCAGTTAAAACTATAACCAGCATTATTCATAAGATTTGTAATGTTGCGCATTGGAATTTTTGTGCCAGGTTCTGTCTTATTTTGCAAATACTGCAAAATTGTCATCAAGGTTCCTACTTGACTACGAACAAAATCTGGTGCAACTTCCAAGAGTTTCATTATTAAACTCTCTTACCACGACCCAATTCAGCAGTTCCGCCAGCGGCACTATCAGCAGTGTCCAAATCGCCACCATCACGTGGAGGCATTGGTGCTGCATCAATATCACTTGCTGGTTCAGCAGTAGGAGCAGGTGCTCCACCTAAATCACCAACTGGTGCGGCACCCATTGGTTGTGCGCCATAAACACCACGTGCTGCATTATCAAGTGTGTCACGTGCGGTGTTTGCACTATCAAGCAATCCTTGTAGAACTTGCTTGGTTGAATCATTAAATGAATTAGCTTGTTCCATGCCAATTTCATCCTTCATTGCACTTACAAGTGCTGGAAGTTGTTCGTTTTGCATAGTGCTGATCTTTTCAACAATATCTTGGACTGTATCAGCAAGGTCACGTGCAGCCATAGTAACACGAGCCTGTTCAATTTCACCTTCTGTTAATGCTGGTGGCAGAACAATACTTTCGTTCTTTGCCATCTTTGTAGCAGTGGCATACATAACTTCCTTACCACGCTTACCATAACGCTTTTCAAAATCACCACCACGCTTTTTAAGTGACTTAACAAAGTGTTCTTTCTTCTTTGTTTCGCCTGGTGTCAACTCACGTTCGTTGAGTTGGGTTGTGCAATATTCATTAATTGCGATCATCTTTTCTGCGAGTGCTTTGCGACCTGCTGCCATTTCATTCTTCCATGTTTCAAGGACTTTAGTTACCATAACAGCTTCCATATATTTTGGATTACGTTCTGCATGATGCACTTGTGAACTTTTACGAATTGTGTTAATTGTGCTTTGAACAGTTGAAAGCATTTGGTTAACACTGCCTTCTGTTAAACTGTCAAGATTAAGTTGCCACTTGTAAACTTTCTCTAATTGCTTATTAAGTTCTACGGCAGAAAAATTATTAAATTCTTTAACAAACATTGTAATGTCCTTGTTTAAGTTATTTATTGCAAAGACAGACTTTTTTCTAATTCTCTCAACTGTTGTTCTAACAAATCAAGGTTAGTTTCTACATTTTCTAATCTATCATCCAAGATTGGATTATATTTTGTTTTTAGTCTACGTTTAAAACGTTCTTTGTCATCCAATAGCATGTCCATTTGGTGGTCATACGCTACCATTTTATGTGAATCGGTATATCGTTTTTTGCAAACTAATGCTGCAAATAGTATAGCAATACGGCGTTGTTTGAAAGTAGAAATTGTAGCTTTGCCCCTTTCAACATTCCAGACACCATTGCTATTCTTGATTTTAATATCATTAACCACAAAAGTATTACCTACCGATTTTACAATGATATTTCCACGTTTAGACATATCATTATAAGAATCAGTGATAAACTTTGCTATTTTGTTGAATTGCTGTTTTTCGCTGTTCATACAAGTATTTTATCAAACAGCGATGTAATTGTCAATTATAAGTGCGGATTTTTCGCAATATAAAGTATCAACCCTAATAGGGCTGTTAGTAGTGAGCCAATAATGCCAATTCCCAAGCCAACGAGTTTTTTATAAGCCATAGTTTCTTTCTCGATCAACATATTTTTGATCTCGCTGACTATGGATTCAACTTTAAGAAGTCTTGTTTCCATAGTATTCATTTTTTCATCCATTCTTTCATAACGCTCTGCACAAAGATCAACGTGTGCTTCTAAACTTTCACGCTCATTTTCATAAACTTTAGTAACCACTTTTAGCTCCAAATGCAGTGCAAAGTATTTATAATATGGTTAAATCATTAAAAAGTGGGTGTTTTTATGTTCACTGTCTATCAAGGCACACTTTATGTCAAAATTAATTGTTTCATTAAGTCCAGATATAATCGGTAAATGTTGCACTATTTTTTCAAGTTCAGCGATGTTTATATTTTCAGTTGCATTAAAATCAAATATCCATACATTATGGAATCCGTTATAGGTTTTTCCAAAGTCCAACCCATTTAAATCTCTATGAATTTTTTTAGGAAAATTTTGTATTTCAAAATTGCAATACAGACTTATAGATTGCATAAGTGAAATCCAATTTTTATTTGGATTTGTTTCAGTTCCTAAATCTATAAGTGTTAAACAACGTATCATAAGAGTATATAGACAATAAAAAAGGGCGGTAAAAATACCGCCCTTGATTCTACTATATTCACATACTATTATATATATGAAAGTTTGAAACCCTTGTTCACGAAAAGTGAAGTAGTTGCGTTAGTGCTGTTGTTACCATAGTAACCACTACCGTTACCACCGTTACGAACAATTGCCTGAACTGCTGATGCAATACCAGCGTCAGTTGATGCAATACCTGCTGCACCTTCAAGAAGAAGACTGATGTTACCACCACTACCTGTTTCAATTTGGTATGCAAGAACTGTAATGTTTGCTGAAAGTGTCTTCAAGATACCTTCAACACCAAGGTTTACACCAAGTTCGCTTGTAAGATCGGTTGCTGCACCACCAGAACCTGCAATATAACCTGCAAGAGCTACTGGTTGCTTACCAATGAAACTTGCACCTGCTGCTGTGCTGATAAAGCCCTTGCCGTCACCGACAAGACCAACGTTACCATTTACACGATAAAAATCTGCCATTTTAATACTCCAAAATATGCGTTTATTAATACGCTACATGTATTTATAATTGTTGGAAAAAGTTGCTTGTTTATTAGTAATAATCTTTAAGAATACGAATAATAATTTCTGGTCTACTATTTAATTTTTTAGTAAATTCAAACCAAAAAGCTGTATCATCAACCGCTGTTAATCCTAATTCACGTGCAAGTAAGTTTGCTGCCCTTGCATCTATAGGTGCTACCTTTGTTGGAAATTCTGGAATATAATCATCTGTTTTGTAAACTTGATTAAGAACAGTATAAATTTGATTTTTTGTATCATTTGAACTTATTTTATTAAGTAAATTTTTCCAGAAAGATTCATCTGTAACAGTAGTTTTTATTATAGTTTCAATATCTCTTGAAACTGCAGGATCAATTGGTGCAACACGTCTTCCAACTGAACCGCTTGATGGTCCTTGATATCTTGCCCATAATGTTGGGTTTGTGAATCTTGCATTACGATTAGCATACCAGCTTGTAGTAGCTTGGTTTGATAATGCTATAATTGGCAATGGATTTTTAAATATTACTTCCCCTGTAGTATCATTAAATTCTGCTTCACTCGCCCTTAATGTAAATTTTGAAATAAAATTTGACTTATCTTTTGGAACAAAGTTACCAGCACCCTTTGATAAAAGATAATCTACTACTGAATTGGTTAGATCGTTTCGCAGTTTATCTTCATCTGTTGTTTTTCTATCATATTCAGCTACATTATTTTTTTGTAGAAATTTAAGTTCATCATTAAAATCTTTTATAGCAGTTTTAATTACTTTCTCAAAAAATTCTCTACTTTTTTCAAATTCTGGGTCACCAGATTTTGGTGGTGGATCACTTGGATTTGTAAGTTCAAAGATAAATTCACTTGCTCTCATTTATTCTTCTCAATCCACGTAAAAATTTGGCTGGTTCTTGGGTGCGTATGCTATTCAACAATCTACGTTCAAGTTCTTCTGCCTCTGGAGTATCATATGTTTCACGTAGTTGATTAATTAAATTAATAGCACTATTAATGATATGATTGGCACGACTTTCAAGGACGTGTCCACTATCTTTGCCTATTGACATATGGCTTAATTCATCAAGAATACTGCGAGATTGTTTACGCAAATTACTTACTCCAAAATTATTTAGGGTATTTTAAACAGTTTCTAATTTACCACAGACTTGATCACATTGGATTAATCTACCGTTTTCATAGCTATCTTTTGTCCATGCACTTTCAACGGTATTAAACCATTTTATGCACGTTTCTAAGTCATATTCATGTAAACTATTATTTTTTACTAATGGTTTAATTTGACGATTAATAAATCCATTAAATCCTTGCTTATAAGTTAAAGGATTAAACCCCATATAACAACATGGATAAACTAATCCATTTGCAGCAATATAAATTGAATTATGGTTTTTTGTGAAACAATCATGGTATAGACCTACAATATATGGTTTATAAGAGTAAGTTTTGTTTGGATCTTGCTGAAAGCGAATTATATCTTCAATATTTGTAAATCCATCATGTTTACCCATAACATGAACTAATTTACCACTGCGATCAAATACTGGACCAGTATTGCGACCATGATCTATTAAACAAAATTCTTTAAATCCTAATTTTTTAGAAAGTTTTTCTGCTTCTTCAATTTGGTGTAAATTATGCTCAAAACGTATCATCTTCCAAATAGCAACACCGCCAGCATCTATGTATGTCTTTGCATTTTGAAGTATTTTATTAAAATTTGTATCTTGACGATACAGTGCGTGAGTATCTTCTAATCCATCTAAACAAAATTGAATTTCAGTATTTGAAAATTTACCAAGATCGTGCCAAAAATCTGCATTTCTTGCGCTGCCATTTGTACTTATATCTATTATTAATTTTGAATAACACGATTTAAAATAATCTAATATTTGTATAGATTCTAAATTAGCAGTAAAATCACCAAAGTTTCCATTAACTAGTATGCCCCGTTGAAGTTGGTTAATAAATTGTGACGAGAATGATTTTTTAATTAAATCAAGTGATAAATTTGTTTCTTCATAACCACTATTATATGGATAACCAAATAAGTTTCTTGGACAAAGAGGACATCTTGCATTACATAGTGAACTAAATTCCATATGTAAATGTTTAATATTTTGATAAGTTATCATGTTTTTAACAATTTTTAAGTTTTTTAATAGCATTTCCAACTGTGGTATAAAAATCTTTATTATACAAAAATTCAGTTTTAGATATTTGGCTTAATTTATTATTTGCTTTTTCAATAATTTCATCTCTATACAATAAAAAATTTTCATTAGATATTGATTTGGGATTTATAATTTCTAAATTTTTAGGAGCAAAAAGCAAGTGTAATCTTTTTTTTCTTGATGCATTAAATGCACTATGCAACACACCCGTATTTAATTTATATAATTTTTTAGTATCATTCATCACATAAGCAGCATTACCTTCTATAAAAAAACAATCTGGAATAGTGGTAATAATTGGTAAATGATAGGCTACAAAACTTGAATCAATATGAAAATCATACATTGTATGAGGAAACATAGTAGCACATTTGATCATACGAAAATCTATTTTAGTAATTGCTTGAATTTCTTCTAATGTTTCTTTTATATATTGAAATTTAGTATCATCTAATATGGAAATAAAACTATCAGTATTTTTTTCATAATCAATATATTGGGTTTCATTAAAATTTTCTAAACGCTGAACTAATTCTACGACTGTCATCAATTCATCATGAATTACATCATCCAAGTCTCTTACTGGACCTTCTAATTGTTTTTTTAAAGATAAAGCAGTATCGTGTGTTTTTAAATTTATTTTTTTAGTAGATGTATATTTTTTAACTTCTTCAAGTAGTACAACAATTTGATTATGGAATTTTGTCCAATTTATATCAGAGTCTTTTAAATCAATAAAATTAGGTAATTCTGGAATGGTCATTGTTTTTTATTTAAGATATTTTTTAAATGATAAATTATTATATTATTGGCACATTTAGGCATAAAGGGCAATCAATGAAACTACCAGAAAACGCACAGGCACAATGCGAACAATTACTAAAACAATTTAGACGACAAATACCAGATGATGCGGCGTATAGTGACCGACTTGTTGAAGAAATAGAAATCATACTGGGTCTACGCTTTACAGAATACTTCTTACAAATCCGTGAAATATTAGATATGACTAATGACTTACCACACATGACACGTGGTAGTGCAGGCAGTAGTCTTGTTTGTTGGGCATTAGGTATTACAGATGTTGATCCTATAAAATGGGATATACCACTTTCACGATTTTTAAATCCGCACCGTGATGATTTACCAGACATTGATATAGACTATCCACATTGGGCACAAACTACAGTTATGGAACGTATATTCAAACGTTGGCCTGGTAAAAGTGCAAGAATTAGTAACTATGTTACATTTAAAGAAAAAAGTGCCAAGCGTGAAGCAGCAAGACGACTTGGTGCAAAAGGAAAATTACCTCGTAACTTCAAATACGATGATCTTGACATTGACATAGGGGAAGCTATTCGTATTGAAAAGAAGTTGCTTGGTAAGAAACGAGCCATCAGCAAACACTGTGGTGGCATACTTGTGTTCAAGCATAATCTACCTAAAAGTCTTATAAATGCTGATAATCAAATACTATTAGACAAACATGAAGTAGAAGACCTTGAACACTTAAAAGTTGATATACTTGCTAATCGTGGATTAAGTCAACTTTATGAAATAGAACCAAATATGGGTTTAGAAGATTATCCTGATTATGATGAAGCAACTGTAAAACTTCTTTGTAATGGTGATGTGCTAGGCGTAACACAAGGTGAATCACCAGCAATGCGGCGATTGTTTCGTGCAATACAGCCAAAGTCACGTAGTGATTGCGTATTTGCTACTGCGCTTATACGTCCTGTTGCAACTACTGGTCGCCAAAAAGCCAGTTTCTTTCACGATTGGACAGAACAGCGTTTAGAAGAAAGTATTGTTTATGAAGATGATGCTATCAAAAAGATAAGCAAACTTATTGGTTGTGATATCTATGAAGCAGATATGTATCGCCGTGCATTTGCAAAAAAGAATGAAGAAAAAGTGTATGAGTTTATGCACCGTATGGGAACACACCCAAACAAGACAGAAATTGTAGATGAACTTTATCAACTTGGAAACTTTGGACTATGCCGTGCACATGCTGTAAATCTTGGGCGATTGATTTGGGCATTAGCATATCAAAAAGCACATAACCCAAAACCATTTTGGGCAGCATATCTTAAACACTGTGAAGGCAGTTATCGTCGTTGGGTCTATAAATGTGAAGCCAAACGTGCTGGTTGGGATTTACGTGATCTAGGTTATAATTATAGTTTGTTAAATGACCCTATATATGAATATAGAAAATATGGATGGTGGGGTGATGCCGATTTTTTACAAGGTTTTTATTGTGCTAATCAATATCTTGACCGTTTTGAATTTGCTGGTCTTGTTGCCAATGGTCGTGTATTTAAGGGAGAAGGCGGGAAATACATTACCTTTCTTACACTCGGAATTGACAACGGAAAATATATTGACTTATTGGTCAAGGGACCAGTAGCATATCATGATTATGATGTTGTATGCGGCGTAGGTAAAGTTAAAACAAGTAATGGCAGTCAGTATATTGAATGTCAAAATGTGCGGACATTTAAGCTAGAAAAATTTATTTCTGCTTAAGATTGTTTAACATTTGTCGTAGCGCACTGCTGTTTACATCAGCCTGTATTTTACCAGGTTGATCTTCTACCACTGCTTCTGTTGATGGCTTAACATTACTGCCACCCTTGATGCTTGCAAAGATACTACTGCTTTGTTTCTTAAATTGTTGATAATCTGGATCTTCTGCCAAATCACGAATACGCAAACTATCAATATCAAATTCAAGTTCAATCTTCTGTCCAACACCACTACTACTACGAGTCTTCATAAGTTGTAGTTGATACTTGCCATGTTCACGCATACTACGACTTGTAAAGATACCAAACAAATTATCCGCAGTGTTAATCTTACTGATACCACCACTGATATGACTGTGGTCAAATTCAACTTCTTCTACCGATGCACGGTTTAACTGTGAAGCAGTTACAAGAAGTATGTCTAATTCTTTTGCAAAGTTACGAATTTCTTCACTGACATACTTGTCTTTAACGAACAGATCGCTTGGACTTACTTTTGCACTTACTGGCATAAGAAGATCAAGGTAATCAATCATAACAAAGTCTACACGACGACCTGTGCGGATTTGAAGTTCTTTAATATAAGCACGAACGTCATTGATATTGCTTTGTGCTGGCATATATTTGATTTGTAATCTGCCACTTTTCTTACCAAGCATCTTAACTTTAACTTCAATATCTTCAATACTCTTAAAGATATCTCGTGACGGTGTATTGGTAAGCATACCATCAATACGCATGGCAGTAAGTTCTTCACTTAATTCAAGTGTAATGTATACGCCATTAAGACCAGCCAATATCCAATTACATGCAATATTCTGCATGAACAATGATTTACCACTACCAGAACCACCAGCAAAGATATTCAACTCACCACGGTTAAATCCACCAAATAACTTCTTATCAAGTGTAGTCCAACCACTACTTGTTTGACCATTATTGTCTTTAATTTTATTCAATCGTGCAATAGGATCAAGGAAATAATCAGTTCCAAGGTCTTTGGTTAAACTTATTTGTACTGCATCTTTAATAATTTTTTCAACAGGATCAAAGTCACCCTTCTCAAGCATATCTGCGGCTTTAAGAATTGCACGTTCAAGTTCTTTTTGTTTAGTAAAACCTTCAAATTCTTCCAAGAACCAACTTGTATGGTCGTCGGTCATACCAGGTATTGGTTGGAAAGTATTGCTGGTGGCAGCATTAATTTGTTCTACTAATGGCATAATAGTATGCTTGTCACAATGTTCTTTAATGAACCTTGCAGCACTTTGTAAACTACGGTCAAAGTTGTTTGGATTGAAAATGTTTTGGACACGCACATAGCTTTGTGGATCACTTAACATCATTTCAATGAATAGTTTTTGAACTTGGGTATCATAAGATTTAGACATAACACTATTGTATCATAAAAACTTTAAATTTTCTATTAGTTTTTTATTTAAACCGCACAATAGTAGTAGGTAAATATTACGATGATTACATCTGTTGAAGGCGCAGTTTCGTATAATAATAAATTATCTTTTTTGATTGATTGGGAAATTACCTTAAAATGTAATTTGGACTGTGGATATTGTGACAAAGGTATTTACGGTGGACATGAAAACAGTATTCCTCATCCAAATTTAGAAAAATGTTTAAAAACTTTAGATTTTTTATATGAATATGTTGACATTTATATGCAAGCAAAGAAAAATTTACAAAGTGCCGTTTTGAATGTATATGGTGGAGAAAGTTTATATCATCCTGACATTGTTACAATTTTAAAACAAAGCAAAGAAAAACATCAAAAATATAATTGGAATTTGACAATTACTACAACTACAAATTTAATTTTAAGTCAAAAAATATTAAATCAGATATTAAATTATATAGATGAATTTACGTGTAGCTTTCATTCTGAAAACACAGACAAACAATTAGAAATTTTTAAAGAAAATTTGTTATTTTTAAAAAGCAATAATAAAAATTTTAAAGTTGTAATTCTAATGAATCCTAAAAAATGGGAATATTGTTTAGATATGATTTCTTTTTGTCAAGAAAACAATATGAGATTTTTAATAAGACAGCTTGATCAACCATTAGCCAAAGCTCCCGATAATTATAATTCAGAACTTAAAAAAAAAGAAACTTGGTATTATAATGTTTATCTTGATCGTCCAGAAAATCATGAACCCAAATACACATATTCTCAAGAACAAATATCTTGGTTTGAAGAGGAATATAATGGTAGAAATAAAAACACTGTAACTTCTATTGACAAAAATAATAATTTAAATGAACAAGGTAGATGCTGCTGTGGTGGTCGTTTATTATCTACAAATCAAAATTATAAAAATAAAGTAAGTTTTGTTAATAACAATTTTTTTGATTGGTATTGCTCAGTAAATTATTTTTTTGTTTTTGTGAAACAAGTTACAGAAGAAATATTTGTTAATAAAGATTGTATGATGAATTTTTCTGGAAATATCGGTCCTATTGGTAATTTAAAAAATTATAATGAACTTTTAAATTTTACAAAAACAAATTTAGAAAATAAAACATTACCTGTAATAAAATGTGCCAAACAACTTTGCAGATGTGGTTTATGTGCACCAAAAGCAAAAGATAAAGAAATATACTTAAAAATTATGAACAAATATATAAATTAAAACCATCTTTTTGTTTGTAATTTTATTTTTAAGCTAGATTGTTCAACACTACTTAAAATGCTTTTCATAGTAAATGTATGTCCATACTTGGCTACCGCATCTGCAGTATCTTTAATACCACTTTCCCAATCAGGAAATGCCACACTCCAACCATATCTTAGGGCAGCATCAACCATTGCGTGACCAGCTTTATCACGATCAGGGACAACAATAATATCACGGTCAAGCGTTTCAATAACATCAGCTTGTATATCATTAATTTCATTACTACAAATTGCAAGTGCACCAATGGCAACTGCATCAAGTAATCCTTCAACTACAATACAGAACTTTGCGTTCTTGTGTTGTTTATCATATCCCCATATCATGTTGCTTGGATAGTTTGAAAAGTATTTGATCTTTTTCTTACCATCTTCAAATAACCGTCCACTGAAACCCATGGGCTTATTGTTCCAAGTAAATGGAACTAACACACGGTTACGCAATGCCGCATCATTAGTCCAATAAAACTCATGCAACTTATCGCCAAAACCACGAGTATCAAGATAATTGATAGCATTTTCAAGACTGTTATAATCTGCTTCATTGATATATCCATCATTTAACCAATTTGTAATTGGACGACCAGGACAAGGATCACGTGGTTCATAGGTAGGTAACTCACGTGGTTCAACTACAACTGGCTTGGTGGTCTCTTGGCTGATAGCAAATAATGCAAGACGACCTATAAGGTCTTCACCCATACCAAGCCAGTTCATCCAACGCCGCATTTTATAACTTAAACGACGACCAGGTTGCCAACTACAAGTGTAATGACAATTAAAACAATGATAATTGATACCGCCTTCTGGTGTTTGATGAACGCCACCACGACCACGAGTATCGGCTTCATGTCCTAAATGCTGACAGCATGGTGCGTTAAAGCTAATCCATCCACTTGGAGTAGCTTTCTTTTTCCATGGCAAGTGTGCCAGTAGTTGGTTGGTAATTTCCATTACATTAATATAACAGATTTATGGTAATCTGTCAAGGACGATAATAAATGTAATTCATCTGACCGCTAATTTGGCTTACTTTAAATCTTACAGCACGATATTTGCCTTGGAAATTAAAGTAATTTGTGCCACTGACATTAGCACAGTTAGCATAACTTATTGTAGTAAAGCTGTTAGCATCAACCACACTCTTTGCGTCCAAACTTGCTTGTAACTGGATATTGCCAGTAAAAGCATTTGCATTATATTGTACGGTCTGATAAACAGCACTACCACGAACATAATTTGCTGTCAAGAAGCTACTGCTATAAGCAACATTTACATAGTTTGTATCGCCGTCATTACTATAGGTAAAATTGTTAGCAAGATAGCTTGAAGTAAACTGTGGATAAACACCATCGTTTATTCTAGCTTGACCCTGTGCCTGATAGTTGTCATCGCTGTAAACAATTTCTTGTTCACCACTACCATTTGTAGCAACAATGCTGTAATTATATAAACCAGCGTTTATATTATCAAGTAAACTGCCTTCAATAAGACAAGTTGCTACACCATCACGTGTATAAACAAGGTCAAGATTGCGTGAAAATACTAATTCTTTTGTAGTGCTATCAATTAAATTAAATAAAACTGTGCTTTGTAAAAGGCTCGCAGGTTTTTGGTCATTATTTTTAATAACGAACTTAAATCTATTATCTACACCTTTATAGATTTGTAATGGTTTGGCGTAAAACAACTGATTCTCCCTGTGTAATGCAAGGTCGCTGTTCTTTACAACAGTTATAATTTGTGGATATAAATAACCTGAAATTTGCTGCAACTAATGGACCCTTTTTAATATTTATTATGAGTTTTTCACTGGAACAAATGCTTGAACAATATCCCTTCTTAAGTTACATAAAATATCCCACTGCGGACTTTATTGGAATTATACAAAATTTTGATGGCGACATTGTTTCCATGTATGCCTTTAATAAATTAAAAACCGAAGAAGATAAACGTGGTTTTTTAGAAGCAGCAGAAATATGGTGGTGGGAAAGTAATCGGTTGATACCAATCAATATTTTTTTAAAGCATGGTTGGGACAAATATCGTTATAGTACAGTAACACTTACAACAAAAGATATAAGAGAGCAGTGTGGTCACATAGTAAGCATTGCAAAACTTGCAGAACGTAGAACAAAACGCAGAGTTGTTCAGTTAGTTAAACGACTCGGTTAACAAATTCATATGAACCATAACTAATTGTGCATAGCCATAAGCATGCGCTTTCTTAAAATAATAACCTTCATTTGGTTTAATCCAAATCTCATCAGCTATTTCTCGCCATCGTTTTCCGATAAGGTGTCGTTTGGATGGACGAATGATTGCCAATACCATAGCCAACATATCCATTGAAGTAGGATGATGTTGTTGTAAGACATCAAAATGATTTGATAAATGAATAAGTTTGGCAACAAAATCCCTTTCTTTTAATAGTTCCCACTGTGGTTCACGTTTACAGAGTTCGTCAAGATGCTCGTTACTGCAAACTGAATTATAAACGTGAACATTTAGTAGGTCTAACTTCATATAACCTAATTCTTCTGCCGCATCATAATCAACATTGCTTAAACCAGTAAGTGGGTTTTGGGGTATGGGATTGACATAGACTCCAGTGTTGTGCTTGACAACGTTACCGTCACGGCGTATAGACGCAGGCACGTGCTTGATAAGTTTCAAGATATCCTCACGGCTTCCGAAATCTATGTCAATATCCATTTATGCCCATCTCATTAAAAATAAACTACGTTCTTCATCATTAATAAACCCTAACATCGTACCGTATTGTGACCACTTTGTCAAGGAAAAATTGCACCATGCCTTAATATCTTCTTCATTCTTTACCCAGAATGATGGATCAGCGATAATAAGAAAACTTTTGTTTATTATCAAATCAAGCGCATAGACATTATCAGATAAGTCACGAATATCTTTCAATGATGCGGTACCAACTACAAATCGTGCCGCCATTAGCAGCCTGCTTTTTCTAATATCTGCCTTGCAAGTTCTGCTTCTGCAGCGTGTATTTTTAATTTACGTTCCCAAAATGGTGGGTCAATCCATGGCAAAGCAAGAGTAACTTGTTCTTCGTTTAATTCACCAAGTTTTTCCATGCCAGCATCACAGCAATAAATTACCCAAGGACTAATGCGACCATGCACGATATGATTTATTAAACGACTGGTACTAATCTTCTTAAAATAATCACTAAACTCTATGGTGCCATCTTTGGTTTCTTCTGCCCAACGTTGCATTGTTTCAATACTACGTTCCATTGCTTCATCATATTTTTCTGTTCTGACATATTCCCAAAGATATGATTCATAAATTTTATCACGTGTCCAACTATCAAGTTTGTATTTGCTTGTAAGCACGTAATCTATAAATTTATTAACATTAATTGCATCAATGGCATGGCAATGACGACCAAACTTTACAAAACCTTGATACAATGAACTGCTACAAAAATCCTCATATGTTTTAAGTTTAGCACTGCCTTGGGTTAATTCATAAAACCGCATCCAAGCAATATAACCAATACGCACACCCTTTTCATTCTTTTGGTTTTCACGTCTTTTTGGTTCACATTGGTGAACAACAAGACTGCTCTCACGAGTGAAAGCAAGTCCACAATGCTTGCAGACATGCTCACCAGGTTTTACCTCTTTAGCGGCTTCACGGGCAATCTTACGTAATTCGTTCATTTAATAATGATTTAGCTTCTTCTGTAATATAATACTTAAATCTGCTGTTGTCAAATCCTAATATCACATCTTTATGTAGTGGCAATTCATGAACATTGTATGGTTCTGTGTGAATAATTTCATTATAATATTGTGGAAAATTACCAAAATACACTTTTGGTTTTGCAATATGTGTTATAGATTCATTAATAAATTTATGATGCAAGTGACCATACTCGCCAAGGTGATTGTGTGTTAATACAAAATCATGTTGACTGCAATGATACTGTAAAAATTTTTGCGCATCTTCACCATCAAAACCTAATTCATTATTTTTTACAAATTTCCAATCATCAGTAAAACCACCAAATTGTGTTTCAATTCCATATTTGTTCCAGAAATTTTTCATTTCAATAGCACGTGGATCATTAGAATTGTATGTAAGATAAACAATCTTCCAATTAAAATGCTGATACTTTCTTATAAATCCCCAAGCAAATATTACACAATCATCAGGGTGAGCAACTAAACAAACTGCTTTCATATACGGTCCTTTACAAACTCATCCCATGCATTACGTTGGGCAGTATCAAGAAGTTTATAAGCACGAGGATGCACACTTGCAGTGAGTGCTTTGTAATCATTTTGCAATTTAACAAACCAGTTATAAAATGTATCTACTTCCCAATCCGCAAGATTGTAAATACCAATTTTTTGTTTGCCACTATAAAGATCATCAAATAAGTTATTCTTGCTTATCCAAGCACTGTAACATAAAAATTCAGTTATACCATGTGTGTCAGGATTTGCTTTGCTTGGAAACTGACAATTACTTTCAAACCATTCTATAAAGTTTGGTTCACTCATAACCATATCACGCATGGCGTGTGTATAAGCAAGAAAAGGAACACCAGCAGGACTGATCCACTTAAAATCTGTAATGCTATATTTTTGTTTTAGAAACTCTAAACCAGACTGCCAATGTGGACTATTGCAGTCCCAACTTTCACAATGTGCACGATTGTATTGGTCAAATATTTCTTCTATATCAAGTGGACGAATAAACCATGTCTTGGCATCAAGTATCATGCACCAATTACTTTCGGCATGTGCAGTGCCAAGTATCTTGCATACTTGTTGTGTATACCAACCTGACAGATGAGGTGATGGATAATAACCAAACTCGTTGCGGTGAAATATACGGACTTTATAGCCAAGTTCACCATACCAACTGATATCTATATCATCATGAGTTAGCGTTTCATCATTTAATATAACATATATATTTTGTATTTCATCATCAAAGTAATAAGACATACTGTATGCTTGATGTTCAAGCAAATGCAATTCATCACGATAAACGACAGTTAGCAAGTCCATTGTTACTTTGTTATCTCATGTAGCGTTCGTGCTTGCTTTAATAAATCAATAACAGTTGGGTCTTTGCTTTGAAATACTGGTCTCCATTCTTGCCACCAATTAAATAATTCAACCATTTCAAGTGTAAAATTACAATGTAATTGCTGACCACCAAAAGTATCACTGGTTGTTAACGATGCTATCCTGTATTCATTAGTTGTAGCACTTTTAATAGTCATTTCAACGCCTCTTTAATTTCTTTGTCGCTGTATCCACGTTCAACTAACATTGCTTTATATTGCTCATCAGTAATTTTATCAGCAAGAAGTTCTGCTTCATAACTTTTAATATGCGGATATAATTCTAACATCTTTTTTGCACGTTTGTTCTTGGCAGTCTTACCGCTATATGCCATCCACTCATGACGATGCTTGCCCATGTTGGGGCTTACTGTGGTCAGTAAAAGCCATTGTAGTTTAGGATGCTTGTTGATATCAAAGAAACGTTTGTTTACACGCTCGTTCATTGCTTGCAAATAATATTGCTGCAATTCTGGAATACCGTTGACTACACTGCCCCAACGCAACATAAGATATGTAGAGAACTTCTTGCGTTCTTCATCGTTAAGTTCATCGTAGAACTCACGATTACGCAAATCAAGTTGAGCCATCTCATAGCCAATGTCAAGTTTGTTCATCAAATACTTCTTTTTCTGCTTCCAATGCTATTGCAGCTATCTTTCTTATCACAATACCATTATCTTTTGCAATTAATAAATGTGTTAAATCCTTATATGAATTAATATCTTTGCTATTAATTAAAACGATATCAATTCCTTTTTGAATAATTTTTTTGTATATTTTTTCGTCGTACTCTTGTGTAATTGCCTTACCATTTGAAAATATGTTATATTCAAGATCACGTGGTTTCATATACATAAAAAGTTGATGTAATGAATGTCCATCATACACAATATACCACGTTCTGGCATTGGAATCCCATTTTGCACCTAACTTTTTTACCCTATCTTTATGTTCAAATGGCACATCAAGAATTATTTTATAGTTTTCTTTCATATAGCTATAACTTAAAGTTAATTCATGATATACACATTCAATATAAATGTCATATTTTTTAATATAAAAATCACATATAATATTTTGATTAGGATATTTTACTTCATATTCATATGGAAGACCACTTGGTAGCAAAAATTTATTAACAAAATCAGCCTCAAATTTACTGCGATATTTTTTACCGTCATTTGCATACGTAGGAATACCAAAGATAGGTTTTCTTATTTTTGTTTCAAGATTAACCAAGGATTATTCCTCTCCATTCACCTTTTTCAGTTGGCTGAAATATTGCAGAAATACTGTCATCATGCTTGAATTCTTTTATTTCTACACTTGCATAATACAGTGAGCGCAACTGATCTGCCACATCTTTCAACGTTGGATTAGTCTCGGTGGCTTTAAGAATATCCATCCACTCAATATATTCTTCTGTATAATACCGTTTTGGGGGTGGTGCGTTTCCAATGCTCATAATATTATCTTATCATACATTATTGGTTTTGTCAATAGTCACGATATCCATATTTTGTAAGGTCAATATCATATCCAAAACAATTTACAATGTCTGGTAGCCAAGTTTTTTCCAATGCTTCTTCATACAAAACAGAATTGAAATTTGGTTGTATTTTATATAATTCATCATATTTTTTGTTTATAAAAATGTCTTCATAACTTAAATTTTTAAAAACTGTAGAATAATCTTTGTTTACATCATCATAAACGTGAAAATCTAATTTTTCACAATTTTCTAAATCATAAATCAAAGATTGATAGCGATTGTAATCATTTATTTCTAAATTTTTCTCTAAACAATAAAAATCTGCATGGTATTCAATTTTAGATGATAAAAAATTATCTTTTGTTTTAGACATAAGATAACTTCCTAATTTTTTTTTGAAAAAAAGTGGTCTACTCGTATAGGCTTTTACAAATCCTTCAATGGAAGCAGTACGATAGTATTTTTTTTCTATTGATATTTTTATAATTTTGCAATTATATTTTTCTAGTAATTCTTTTTCAATTCCGTATAATCTATGACCTGGTATAATAAAAAATTCTTTTTCAAGTTTTTTTTCTACATTATATCCTTCCCAATTTTTTAAATTTATTTTATGTTTTTTAGATCTAGCATGACCACCATCTGTAATTAATTTTTTAAAATTTAAAAAATTACATAAAAAATCACCCTTGCATCCACCTCTGTAATCTAAAAGATATTTTGTCATACGATATTTTGGATATCAATGGTTTCACTTGCACGGCTAATTTCTTTAACAAAGTATGCACAGATTGGCTTTGGACCATCACTAATTGGAATACAAAGTAGCTGACCATTTTTTAGTTTAGGAAAATACCAACGCACATCTTGATATACATCTTCAATTTCTATTGGTAAAAAGTCAGCACGGAATGAACTTAGCGGATTAAATGTAAATGCTTCAAATCCACGGTCATTTAATTTTGTAAGTGGTAGTGCTTCTAAATCACCTATCTCTGCTTCACCAATAAGTATACGCCAATTATATGGCATCATTATACGATGTTGTCCTATTTTAAGAACCAATGCTGGATCATTAAAACTTTCTAAAAATACCAGTGGTAAGAAATAATAATCTGCTTCTGGTGGGTTACTGTTATCTAAAACGCAAAATCGTAAATCATCAACTTGTTCTGGTAAATTATTCATTTCAAATACGGTATTGTCAACTGTTAATATTCTCACTGTCTTTCCTTAACAAAATTATAATATAGTTCAGCAATGGCAACCTGACCATCAGGATGCGTATGATAACCAGGGTCTACCCCTGTAAGTGGATGGCTATTACAAAAAGCACCCAATGCAAATGTAGTAGGTGCAAAATACTTTTGTAAAAATGGTTGTGGGAAATCTGCCGCCCAACCTTTACCATGAATATATGTATTCCAACCATTAAACAAAAAGGGTATGTTTAAGTAATCTAATTTCCATAAACCACTATATAATACCCAATTATCTACTTGACGTTTCCAATGTGCATCATAAAGAAATGCAGCATAACCTTCCATTGCCATGCGTGTATGCTTGTCTACTTTTGTAATACGATAATTGTGGTCATAGTTTTCTATAACACTAAACATTGTTTCAGCAATCATGCGATAAGGATGTGCGTCACCATAATTAAAATTCTTTAATCCATCTTCCCAAAGATAACCATTACGATTATCATGGTGTGCACTGTGGTTTGGACTACCATCTTCTATCTTGATAAATTTCTCAACTGGAAACTCTAAACGGTCTTCTGTTGTGCTTGCGACGAATACCCAATCTGCTTTTTCTTTTATTGCTTCATCTATTTGTAATCGTATTACATTATTACCAATACCTTGTCGTGCATATGTTATTAATTCTGCACCAAGTTTGTTAGCAAGTATTTCACTCCAATGTGTTCCTTTGTATTCAGGCAAATTACTAACAGCACTGAAACTACAACCACACACTGCTATCTTCATTTGTAAACACTCTTTTCTTGAGTGAATGGATATTTTGCATCTTTATAAAATTGTTTACGTTTTGTAAGATGACGTTTTGCAAAATTACAATCTGCGGTTACATCCCAGATTTGAACAAAGTCTTTGTCTTCTGCTTTACGGATTCCACGTCCGATACTTTGGATGACACGAACAAAACTTTTACCAGGTTCAATAAGCACAAGATTGAAAATGCGAGGGATATTAATACCAACGGCTGCAACGCCGTAAGTAGCCACGATAATCTTGTCACTAACATCCGCAACTTCATCATAGTGTTCCTTTCTGTCCGTGACTTTCATATCGCCATGAACAAATACACTATTAGGTAATCGTGTTACTAATTCATCACCACATTCACGACGATCAACCAACACAAGTGTATTACCAGTTTTGATAATTTCATTTATCATACTTGCAAGATGGTCCAATCTTTCGCTATTAGTAGTAAGATATTTAAGTTCAGCTTGATAGTTTTTGAACTGTGCATGTTCAACTGTTTGCACAATATTAACATGACAAGCACTTAATACACCACGTTCTTGTAATTCAGCCGCACTTAATTGATTAAGCACTTGACCAAATGATACAAGCAGTGCAGCACGTTCAAACTGTTCTTTGGGAACTGTTCCTGTTAGACCCCAACGGATAGGAACATCAGCAAAGTGATCTGTCAATAATGCTTTAAGAACTTCTGCTTTTGCTTGATGCACTTCATCAACGATGATAGCAACAACGTTTAGCATCGCTGTCCACTCATCACCGTCTTTATTTTTCTTTAATAAATTGTTTAGGCTTTGCCATGTGCAGATAGTATGTGTGCGACCAAGTTCTTTGCGGTCACCAAAATATACACCAACATCTAATCCAAGATTTATATAATCTGCTTCTGTTTGTGTAACAAGACTTTTGTTAGGAACAATAATGATTGTGCGACCATACTTTTCAACACTATACGATAGTGCTGCGGTCATGATTGTCTTACCAGCACCAGTGGCTACTTCTTGTATGCCTTGTGGATTTTGTAAAAACTCGTTGACAATTTCAACTTGATAATCACGTAGAACTATTGGCTTACCTTCTTGTGGATGTCCTTTTGGCCAGTTCTTGTTGCTAAATGTATTTTCATTTATAGCATCAAACTCAAGTTGCTCACGTGATGCACGATGATCTTCAATTTCAAAATCCCAATTTCTATCTTGCAACCATTCTATAATTTCTGGTAGAAGATTAATATAAGTTGAACCACCAAGTTGAAAGTAAGCAACCTTTCCATCCCATCTACCAAGTTTAACGCTTGGTAAATGACGAGCATAAGGAACTTCATACTTAAACTTTGCCACAAGTCTGCGACGAGTATCAACGTCAAGACCTTCTAATTTGCAGTTGACTTCATCACGAATGATAATTTTACATAACATTAATGTTAATATAGTATATTAGAAAATATATTTCAATAAAAAAGCAGCGATAAACGCTGCTTTATTTTTTAGATTTTACTTCTACAATTTTTTGGATAGTTACTTTAGCACCACCAAATCCATATTGCAAATCGATCAGGCGTTTTGCACTCGCCTGATCGTTTGCATTTACTGTTAGTGAGAATTGCAGTGTGGGTGTTTGTGGTCTTGTGACAACACCCTTTATATCATACTGCTTCACTTACCACCACTCCTCATTACGGTAATCTCTGCAACACGCTGCCAACGAGAACCAACACTCTTACGAAGGTCTGCCAACTTGAGTGCGGTGCGTAGTGACATTTCACGGAACCGCTTGGCATTATCCTTCATAAACTGCAGGATTTCGTCCTGTTGCTCATCGGTAAAATCATAATCACGGAACAATTCACCGCTGTTTGCAATTTGCCGAATACGAAGATATTTATCGTGTTCAGTGTCAAGCGTCAAGTCAATGTAATGGCAACGTGATTGCAATGCTTCAAGATGATCTTGCAATTTTTTAGAACGGATGTTCTCAAACTTCAAGTTAGTAATGAAGATAACACCACCCTTGAAGTCAAACTTGTTTGGAATACCTTGCTTGTTCAAAAGTGAACTGTCAGCGTTCCAGTGAATTGTGCGGCGTTTACCGCTATCAAGTGCAGCCTTAAGAATGTTAAGTGCCAATTCATCCATCAACACGCTATCGCAATCGTCAAATACAAGAACACTACCACTTTCACTGAACTCATACAGTTTGGCATACAGACCAAGTGCAGTCATTGCACCCTTGACAACTTGATACTTGACACGGCCAGCAACTTCATCAAGAACACTAACTTGGTCAAGACGCTTGTGAACGCCATACGACTTGCCAACGCCAGGCGGTCCAACAACGATCATTGCACGAACGTCACCTTCCTTGACAGCAGTAGTCATGTCTTCAAGGATGCTGAAACGTTCAGCAATACGTTCAATAATCTGCTCGTCAGTTTCTTTGACTTTAGGTTGAACTGCAGTTTCTGTCATCTTTGGTGCTTCCTGATCTGTATATTCAATCATATGTTCGCCATCAAGCTGAATACGGCAACGCTTGCGGTTAAATGGAATTGAGCCATCCACTGAAATATAACCACTACGACCAACCTTGGTAAATGGGGTCAGGAGCGGAAATACGGTGTTTTCAACAGGCATACCGTTAAAAGTGCCAGACTTAACGAGGACTGAATTAGACATCTGTTTTCTCCATCAACAGGTTATATTGTGATAATATCATAAAATTAAGGGTTGTCAAGCACTTTTTTACTGTGCACCCGTCCAACGGATACGGTCAAAAGTGCCGTCAATTACGTTACCACGGGCAAAATTCTTGGCTGGTGCTCTCCAAGATGCGGCTTTAAGGATATCACCCATACGAAACTTGCCAACATTACCCTTGGCAATAAAGCAGTGGACGCTGTTACGTGATACAATCTTGATAAATTTGCTACCTTCTTCAATGCGGAAACTATCATTATATTCTTGGATCATAGCCGCTACATGCGGTAAATTGGCTTGGTGACCGCACCACGACAGATAATCAGCCTTGGCTTTTTCAATCAATTTGGTGATGCCAGTTTCAAAGTCCATTGCAGTTCTCCGTTGCAATCTCTATATTACCAATATAACACAGATTTAGAGGCTGTCAAGCATTATTTTGACAAAAAAGTGCGTCATCCATCTGCTCATAAGCCATTGAAATTTCATCATAATTTGGCTCTGGCTGTGGGTCATTTTGATGGATACGGGTCCATTCTTCCCACAAAAATTGTTGAATTTCAGTGGAATTGGTGTCAATTTCGGTGTCAAAATTTTGACATTTTTCAAAGCGAATCATAGGTAACTCCCTTGTTTACATTTTCATAATATCATACAATTTAAGTATGTCAAGATATTTTTTTATAAATATTAACGTCTGGAGAAATTCATGAAAATTATAAAAAAAAGAATTTTGGTTTTAAGTGATCCTAATACTGATATAGATGGTGATCACCCATCTATGAGATTTGATGAACAAAGATATATAGATGATGGTATAATAGAATCAATTATTGAAACCAAAAGTGATGATAATTTAACATTTACAAAAGAAATACACTTCAATAGTTTTGAAAATTTTGCAAGATATAATGCAGACAGGTTATCATCAGTTGACTATGAATTAGAATTAGCTAAAGCTAAGTATTTGGCTCAACATAATATGTCTTTAACTGAAATTTATATGATTTTAGTTGATTAATTTTCGTAATTACTTCTAGGATAACGTTCACGATAGTGACGTTCACCTGGTTGCAAACTACGAGCCAACTCTACATAATCTGGTCCCTTACTATGCAACCAAGCCTCATGGTCAAAACGCCAATGAGGATTGGTTGGGTGGCGTGTAAACTGTGTGAAGTTATGATTTAATCTATCTTCTGGATGTGCAATAGGTTCTAACTTGGCAATATAATCGCTTTTTGCCCACCAGAAATTGCCAGCAAAATGTGGCCACGGAACTGTATTATAATTTGTTCCTACTACTTCTGCACCTTCACGAAGTGCTTCAACATTATCACGCCATTTTTCAATCGTTGCCCAATTCATAAAATCACGCCAATCACCAACGTTTGGATCACCATAACGTAACAAACCTTTAAGATGAATATAACAAATGTAAAATGGTTCTGTTGCTTCACGTGCTTGTTGTAACATATACATCAGCGTTGGCCATTCATGATAAGCAGCATCTTTGTTGACACTTGCAAGTTTAAGTTTTCCTGCCGTATCATTAATATTTTTTGTTGACAGCCAATTAGTAAAGGTCCAAGGTTGACCATTCATACAAATATGGATTTCATTGGCTGCATCCCATAGTCCTGACTTTTCAATTAAGTCCCACTGTTGGTCCATTACTTGGTTCCAACCGCCTAGTTCATTTACGTGCCAGAAAATCTTGATCGGTGTCATGTTATTACCTTGTTGATGTTGGTGGAGAATATCAGAGTCGAACTGATGAATCCGCCTTGCAAAGGCGGCGGTTTTCCACTAGCCTAATTCCCCACAGGATAATAATATATATTCATATATTATACTTGTCAATAAAAAACCTCTGCGTGGCCCATGTTAGTTACACCAGAGGCAGAGGTTTTTAAAGTAGCCATCATCGGATGATGAGACCAACCCAACGAGTTGAATTGGGGGGTTAAGCTAGTTAAAAGATCAATAAAAAACGTATTCCGTTAGTTGGACACACTCTCACAGGAGTGGTTATAGAATAAATTTATAAACTGATAATATTATTTAACACTTTTTATTACGTCAATCAATAAACTTTTAAATTCTTCTTTTGCAGGTAAGAAAACCTCTTCACGAATTTGATTGCGATGTCTATAATTACTATACTTTTCTTCTTCCCACATATCATCCTGTGCATCAATCATCTTTTCCATAGCAATTAACATTTTTTCTAATAATTCGTCTGTTGTCATTTTATCCTCATAATGATAAGAAACTTTGTGAACGGTCTATCCATTCTAATACTAAATCTTTTTCGTCAAAATTATCAATACCATTTAGTTTAGCATCTAAACAATAGGGAAGTCTATTTGTTTCTTTTAATTCATATAAACTATTATACATACGTGGTTCATCATCTGTTTTATATACAGCAGCACGTAACCAACCATTTTGTTTATCCAATTGAAAATGTGCATCACGACAATCAAAACCAGCACTTGCTAATTGAACAATAAGACTGCTCATAGTGTAAACATGATACATACCGCTTGTCATATTAACATTAATTGTATTGTGTTGAATATGTTCACTTATGGAAAGTGAATATGGAATTTCAACTATTAATAATCCATCTTTTCGTAACAATTTATGCCAATGAAATAGTGTTCCAACTGGGTCCATTGCATGATGTAATACATTGTGACACCATATAAGGTCTTGTGGTGATAGTTCAACTGTTGCAAAATCTTCAAATATCCATTTCATACCTTGTACTGTTTGTAAGTTGTATGGTGGTGCTATTTCCACAGCAGTTACATTAAAATTATACTTGCGTCCTTCTGGACTTGTTAGTGATGCCCACCATACAGCATCATAACCCATACCAGCACCCATTACACAAATATTATCTAATCCCATAAGATAATCTTCTAAAATAGACAAATAATTTAATGTTACAAGACTATGGGCATGGCTTTCTTGAGGTGTCATAAGGTGTCCGTTAAATATTGCTATAGATTATATAGTAGGATATTATTCGGTTATGAAAATTTTAATCACAGGAAGCAACGGGTTTATTGGCAGTTATTTGTGCAAATATTATACCGAATATGGTCATCAAGTTATACAATTACATCGTGGTGTTTGTGATTTAGAAGATGCTGAAAGTGTTAAAAATTTCTTTACTGCAAATCCATGTAACGCAGTAATTCATACTGCATTATGGGGTCGTGAATTAGTTCGCAGTGATAATCCAGAAGTATATGAACGAAACTGGAAAATTTGGCAAAATCTATTAAGTAATCGTGATAAGTTTCAACAATTTATTAATCTTGGAACTGGCTTGGAGTATGATAGTGGACGAGACATCAAATATGCTGATGAAGATGATGCCTTATATGTGGAGCCTACTGCTCCTTATGATCGTGTTAAAAACGATATATCTCGTGCTATTCATAATCTACCATCTTTTTATACACTTCTTTTATTCGGAGTAGCACATTATACAGAAGGTAATCGTTTCTTTAATCGTTTGCTGAATGAACCAACATTTACAATCAATGAAGATCGTGAATATGATTATTTTAATTTAGAAGATTTACCAACCGTAATAGATTTAATTTTAGATAATAAAATGCAACATAAAGCAATAAACTGTGTTTATGAGCAGAAATATAAATTAAGTCAACTTGCAAAATTATTCTGTGATATTAAAATGCTTGATTATAAAAAAGTGCAAGTATTAGACACTAGTAATAAAAATTATACTGGAAGCAATGACAGATTAAAAAGTTATAATCTGCCACTACTTGGTTTAGAATTAGCCATGCTTCGGTTTTAATTTACCGTTTTCATCAAACAAGATTTCAGCAAAACGTTTCTTGCATGATTCACCATTCCATGCTTGTTGCATTTTAGCAACCTGTTCAACACCAATTTCAATTGCTTGCTTAAAACTTGTTTGTGGATATTGTGGAATATACTGTTGAATGTGACGGAAAGCATGGTCACCACTGCATAACATTGGTCTACCAACCATAAGTGCTTGGTCAGTTGCACTACTGATACCAGTTGTATTACGAGCATAGAAAAATACGTTAAGTGTATTCTGTGACAACCATTCTAATAATTCTTGATCACTAAAATAATTTTCAGTAAGTTGTATTTCAATGCCAGGTTTTGCAATAGGTAAACACTGTGTAGCAACTTCCATACGAGCATAACCGCCAACATCACCATAGTAACTACCAGGTGCATAGTTCATACGAATGATTGCACGATCAAATTCTTCATTAACTGCACGAACAAGATTACCCAGATTTCTACCGTGACCAGCTAAACCATAAGTTCCAATAACTGGTATTTCTTTTTCTACATATGGCTGAACTTTTGCTGTGCCAAGTGGACGTGGGAAAGCATAGAAACGCTTGTCATGAAAATCAGCGGTTGGGTCTACCCAAAAATAAGCATCAAAATCATCAATGTTTACACCTTCTAAACCAGCATATGGATTGTTTGGAAATCCTTCAAAATGAAAGCAGAACTTCATACCTGGCAAGTTCTTACAAATCATTTCACTACGCACACCGCTTTGGTCACGCATAGTGGAAATATGATAGTTAAAGAAATATGCATCATATGGTTCTTTCTCTTTACCACGATGAATAACTTTGCCATTATTAAGTGCGGATATATCTAAATCATTTGTTTCAAAATAATCCATAGTATAATTTGCACCGTCTTTAAGAACATTATGCAACATTCTACCAATAGTGCTCATACTACAAGCACCACGATCTTTGTTTATAAGTGCAAATTTATAGGTCATAACCCAATCCTTTTGAATATTTTAGTAAAGTCTTCATGTATCTGTTCTGGTGTAAATCTTTTGTAAACTGGTTCCCATGATTTAGTTCCGTTTGCTATAATTTGTTTCAATGATGAATTTTCAACAATAATAGTTGGTTCTAAATTCCAATAACTCTTAAACTGATGGCTTTTAGTAATTGCAATAGGGCGACGAGCAGCAATGGCATAATCAATACTACCACTCATGCCAGCACCATCAAGATAATCATAGAAGTAACAATTGACTGTATTTTGTGCAAGCCAATTTACAATACCTTGCTCATCTAACCAATCATTGCTTACTTCTACTTTAATACCAGGTTTGGTGATAATAGAATTTACTTGTGCAAGAATTTGTGGACCATATGTATTTTTTGGTTGTGTAAAGAAACCATCTGGCATGTGCAGTCGTATAATAGCTTCATCGAATTCATGTTGAACTTGTGCTGCTATTCTATGAACGCCCTTCCATGGTGCTGGAAATCCTTGCCACCCAATTACAGGAATACCTTGTTCAACATATTCTACTGTTGGTGTTTTTGCAGGTAAATGATTTACAACAAATACACCTTCATTATGTGGAACGCTTTCATCGTATGTCATCATATATTGCCATATAGGATGCGTATATGGATTCCATTGTTCAGCAAATTGTTTGGCTTGATCATAAACAATACAAATACACTTAATATCTGGATATAATCCACGTAGACTCATTTTTTCAATCCACGGATTTACACCTTTATGAAAATTAAAAATAACTAAATTTGGTTTGTAATCTAATATCTTTTTGCTACACTCATCAATACTGTCAGTATAAATTGTCTCAATTTTATAAAGTGGATGTGTATCTAAAATATTTGCTAATAGCGAACCAGTTAAACTAACACCACATCTACCACGATCATTTTCATCAGTAATTGGTGTAGTAACATATAATATCTTTGCGTTATTCATTTGCTTTTTTTACCTGTTCTGCAATCCAGTGATATGTTTTGCTTAAGCCACCGTATAAATCTTGGGTAGGAACCCAACCAAGTTTTTCACGAATTAAATCATTATTGCTATTACGACCACGAACACCCTGTGGTCCTTCAATATGTTTAATTGTTATTGTTTTATCAGCAATACCACTTACGGTTAATACAAGATCGTTGATACTAATAAGATAATCACTACCAATGTTGATTGGACCTTCAAAGTCACTATCCATTAAACGCATAATGCCTTCTACACAATCATCAATATGTAGAAAACTACGAGTTTGTTTACCATCACCCCATACTTCAATCTCGCCGCCTTCTTCTGCCTCTGCAATTTTGCGGCAAATAGCAGCTGGTGCTTTCTCTTTGCCACCTTGCCAAGTGCCGTATTCACCAAATATATTATGAAAACGTGCTATACGATTACGCATACCATGTTGACGATTGTAGGCAAGATAAAGACGTTCACTAAACAATTTTTCCCAACCATATTCGCTATCTGGATGAGCAGGATAAGCAGTATGTTCACGGCAATCTGGATTTTCTGGGTCTAATTGGTTAAATTCGTTGTAAATACAAGCACTACTACTAAAAAATACTTGTTCTACGCCATGACGATGTGCGGCTTCAACAACATTTAGATTAATTTTAGCACTGTTAGTCATAACTTCTGCATCATTAATACCAGCATTGATATAACCAGCACCACCCATGTCAGCAGCAAGCTGAAATACACGGTCAACTTTACGACCAATGATAAAATTAACGACGTTTGGATTGCGACAATCACTGATGTAGAACTCATCACATGCACTTGATGCAAATTCTGGTTGTTTTAAATCAACACCACGAACCCAATATCCATCAGTCTTTAAACGTTTGGCAACATGACTACCAATAAATCCACCTGCACCTACTACAACTGCCGTTTTCATTTTATTCCTCACCGTCAAATATAATTTCTGTTAATCTTTGGATACAACGTTCTTTGCTCCAATCTTCTTGTAATTTTCTCACATAATCAACACCATTCTCAATTGTTTCACGTAAACTCATTTCTGGATATGGTTTTTGGTATTGTAAAACATGACGGAATGTAGGGTTGTTACTTACAGCAATAGGACGACCACTTGCAATTGCTTGGTCAGGTGCAGCCGCAATGCCTAAAATATGACGTTGATAGAAGAAAGCATTTACGGTATTACGACTGCACCAATCTATAAGTTCATCGTTGCTGTAGAAATTATGTGTTATTTGTAATTCAACATTGTCACGTGCTGCGGCACGACATTGTTGAAGAACTTGATTTAATAGTGATTTGTTTTGGTCACTATATGCTGCTTGTGGAAGATTAATACGCACTATAGATTTTTCAAATTCTTCACTTGCTGCCTTGACAATAAGGTCAAATCCTTTATCTACTGTTACATAACCATAACAACCAATGACGGGAACTTCTGGGACATATTTGTAACCTGGTAGAATTTTAGGTAATACACGTGGATAATGATGAAACCGTGGATTTCCAAAATTTTTAGTTGGATCTAATACAATATAACCATTAAAACTATCTGGAACATTGTCTACAACTGGATTAGCATCATCACGTATTTCTTCAACAACCATGCAATAATGTAAACTTGGAATTTTGTAAAACTGTGTACAGTCAATACGTTCCATTTCACGCATTGTATAAGGATGGTAATTCCATATAATTATATCGTATTGTGGTGGTTGTTGACCATCAATAAGTTTGATTATTCCATTATTCAAGGCATTGCGATCAAGAAAGTTTGCTTCTACATAATCCATATGCCATTGGTCAGAGTCTTCATTGATTTCGTAAAAAGTTAAACCTTTTTCATAAATGGAACAATTTGCTTCACGTGTGTTAACGAATAAAAATCTATACATATTTTATTTTTCTATATGGTAACCGCTTGTTTGTTTATTGTTCTTGATATCATCAATTGCACGTTCAATAATACGAACAGCAGGACTTGCAAATGTTGTATTACTAAAGCGGAAATCTGCGGCAATGTCAAGACCATATGGCAACAAATCTTCTGGCTTATGACTAAAGTTTACAAATACTTTATTCTTATCAAGCAAGTTTTGTTTAGTATTGGCATAAGTGAATGGTCCACTATTCTTACCAACTATAAGATTTACTTTTGTTGAAAGAAGAGAAATATCACAAAGATCACATGAAGTTGTAAACAAATCACTTGTGAAAATGACATTTTGACATTTTGTTTCAAATCTTTCAGTAGCAACAATTGTATCATCTTTGTGATTGTCAGCAACATATTCAATAATACTTTTCATATTATCCATGCTGCTTTGCTTACTTGCTACTTCACTGTTACAGAAAAGATAAACATTTCCTACCAATTCTTTTTGCATTTGTGCAGTAGGTTCATGATAATGACTATAATTAATTTCTGGAACATAATCCCAAACATCTTCACTTAATTGCAAATCAATGCCAAAGTTTTGACGAATATTGCCATACATTTCACGGTAAATGCGATGGTGACTAATATAACTTGGGTGAGTGTTTGGCCAAAGACCCATGTAACTACCTACCCAAGTGTTGATTAGTATAGTATCATCATCATTTGCAAATCGTTTCCACTGGTCAACACTTGTTAGCACACTTTCGCAATCTTCACTATCAAGTGTTTCTACAAGATCAATAATTGCACGTGGGTTTTTGCGGTGTGCATAATGAAATGTATAATCTGGTAGTTGGCGTTTAATGTCAGCGACCACTCCTCGTGTAGAGAAGAGGTCGCCATAATGCCAGTGATTATAGAATATAATATTACCCATGTTATTATCCAATAACTTGGAATGTTGGGCAAGGAACTACTAACTTACCGCCCTTGGCGATAAAGTCCTGTTCACGCTTGACGAACTCATCAATAAAGTGCCAAGGAAGAACAAGCAAGTAATCTGGATTTGCTGCTCTCATTTCTTCTTCACTGCAAATTGGAATATTAGTTCCAACTGTTAACAAACCAAACTTATATGGACTACGTTCAGCAATAGCAGTTACAAGGTCAGGGGTGATACCAAACAATTGCAACAGTGTGTTACCCTTTGTTGATGCACCATAACCATAAACCTTCTTACCTTCTGCCTTTGCTTGATGTAAGAAATCAAGAACTTGCTTTTTAAGTGACCAGATATTTTCACCAAATTCTTTCCAAAGGTCTTCATCAGTGATATTCCACCAAGCATTTTCATATTGTATGGTAGCGGCAATACGCATTTCACAAACGTCACGAATCTGGCGTGTAGCAAATGTCTTTTCATCAGCAGTATCTTTTTGGAATGTTACACGGAATGAACCACCGTTAGCGTCATTAAGTGTGCAATCACGAAGAACGAATCCTTCACTTTCAAACAACTTCTTGATGCTGTTCAAATCGTAATAATACACGTGTTCATGGCAAATGTTATCAAATGCCAACTGCTTCAACATAAGTGGTGTATAACTCATTTGTAGAACAAATACACCATCATCTGTGAGAATATCATGTGCATCACGAATAAATGGACGTGGGTTATCAAGGTCATAGAACATTGCAATGCAAGTAATAACCTTTGCCTTTGCATCTGGTCCAAGACCAAGGCGGTTCCAAGCATCCTTTGTAAAGAAGTCTTGAATTACTTTTGCATGTTTGGTGCTTTCTGCCAAGAAACTATCATCAGCAGGATCAATACCAACCTTTGTCATGTAATCAGGAACTTGACGAAGCAATGTGCCATCATTACATGCAATATCAAGCCAGATATCACCACTTTGTGTCTTGGTGCGGCTTGTAATTTCTGCAACAACATCACCAAGAAGTTTAGTCATGGTTGCATTGGTTCCACTGCGATACCAATATTGTCCATACATCTTGTCCAATGGTGCAACACCATCAAGACGGACTGCACCAATAGTTTGGTCAAGATAAAGATCAAGCGACCAAGGTTTTGTTTCACGCATTTCTGCGCCTGGCTTCATAAAATCACTTACGTAGTGATCACCTAATTCTAAAATCTTTTTCATTTTAATCCCTCGTTGATATATGATTTTGTTTCTACAATATCGCTATTGTATAGTTTGTTGATATCTAATTTGTATTGGCAACGGTCTTTGTTACCTTGGTGGACATCAGTGACTAACTTGATAAATTCACTGTCATATGGTTTCAAATCGGAACCATATGTTCTTACAACGTCTTCATGTCGCCAAATCATATGATTTACTGCTTTAAGATTCTTGACAATATCATCAACTGGCTCACTTGGCTGTTCAAGATCATTAATAATCTTCATAAGTTCTGCCAATTCTTTGTTGACATATTCAATCTTAATGCGATTAGTTTCGTTATCTACCTTACCATATTCTTCTAACTTAATGTTAAGAATAGTAATCTTATCCCACAAATCGCCAATGCTAATTGGTGCAAATACTAACTGTCCCATGATTAACCCCTCGAAGCCAATTTGTGATCTGTTTCACACATATCGTTTACAAGGTCTTGTAGGGTAAATTCTGGTTGCCAACCAAGAACTTCACGAACCTTTGTTGCATCACCTTGGATGTTTACAACATCAACTGGACGATAGAACTCTGGGTTAACCTTAATCATAACTTGTCCAGTTGCCTTGTTACGTGCAACTTCGTCAACGCCTTCACCTTCCCATACAAGTTCAATGTTGAAATAATTTGCTGTAAGATTACAAAAATCACGGATGCTGCTTTGAATACCAGTAGCAACTACATAATCATCTGGCTTGTCGTGTTGCAACATCATCCACATACCACGAACATAATCCTTGGCATGACCCCAATCACGAAGACTGTTCATATTACCAAGTTCAAGAACCTTCTGCTTACCTAATACCATGTTAGCAAATGCTTTTGTAATCTTACGAGTTACAAAGAGTTCACCACGGCGTGGACTTTCATGGTTGAATAGAAGACCATTACAACCAAAAATCTTATAACTTTCACGATAGTTTACAGTAATCCAATAAGCATATAGTTTAGCAGCACTATATGGTGAGCCAGGATAGAATGGTGTATCTTCTTTTTGTGGATTATACTTTTGAATACCAAACATTTCACTGGTTGATGCTTGATAGAACTTAACATCATCAATCATCTTGAGACTACGGATACTATCAAGGATACGCAATGGTCCAAGAGCATTTGTATCACCAGTAAGTTCTGGCATTTCAAAACTTACCTTAACATGGCTTTGTGCCGCAAGGTTATAAATTTCTGTTGGACGAACATTGTCAATAAGGTTACGGATGCTATTTGCATCACTTAAGTCACCATTATGAAACTTGACTCGATCCTTTACATCTTGAATATTTGGGTGGTCAAAGTTTGCGCTACGGCGAATAAGACCATGGACTTCGTAGCCCTTGTCAAGTAGCAATTCTGCCAAATAGCTACCATCTTGACCTGCGATGCCCGTAATAAGTGCTCTTTTCATTGATAATTCCTTTGATATTGTATATATTGTTGATAATATACGGACATAAATTTATGCTACCGTAAAATCTTCCATTCCTGCTGTCTTAAGTCGGACCATGTGACCCAACATAAAATTCTTACTTTCCAGTGCTTTCATTACACCTAACCAACGGTTACGTAACAGTGCAACCTCGTTAATAATGGTTTCATAATCAATAACTTCTTCTTCGCCATCTACATATTTTTCAGCATCACGACTTGTTAATGCACGAGCATAATGTTCCAGATATTTTTGGAAATGCTTTCTACGAATTTTACGTAATTGGATATTAAGAAAGTTAAGCACTGCTTCTATTTCTTGTAGTTGATTAAAACGATATGCTGTTATACCAGGTAGTGCACTCATATTTTTTTCTACAATACCATTAATATTAATATCACGTTGTGCTAAATTAAATTCAGCTTCGTAATATGCAATAAAGTCTGGTATTAATCCTATGTTTTGACTTACCTTGGTATACCAATTGCTCATTCATCAAAATCTTCGTCAGATTCCTCTATTTCAATATGTTCTGAAATTGCATTTTCCATAATTCTATCAACAGAAAGTGCATTTAGATCACTATCGCTTATACCTAAATCAACCAATTCATTAATAACGTGGTCTGCTGCCATTTGGCGATCTTTTGCTGGAATATATTCCTTGATAGTTTGCCAAAATTGGACAAGTAAATCACTTGTATCACTCATCAGTAGTTTCCTCTTTATTTTTTGGAGTATGCTTACTATACTCACTCATAATTATATCAAGTTGTTCATTAGTAAAGTTCTTCCTAAACTCCTTGATAATTTCTCCTGTCACAGGACTTGTATAAGCAAGGCGATTGCCATCTTTAACTAAAATTCCTTCATCTTCAAACATTTCAATAAGACCACTATATGGACTCATACCAGTTTCGTATGGAATTTTAACCTGTACAGATTCAAATGGTTTGGCATAACGTGTTTTCATAATTTTACATGCGGCACGAATACCATTAACTTCACTTGTCTTATTGCCATCTTCATCTTCTTTTAGTTTCAATTTACGCATTGCCACAACAATAGATGATGCATAGATAAAACCTTGACCACCACTGATCTTATCATCTGGGTCAAACATATCTTGCGAAGCATATGTATGGTTAGTTGCGACCATACCAATATTATAACTACCAAACATGTTTACACAATTACGAACAAGTGCGGTCAACGCCTTTGGTTTACGACCCATATCACCCTTTAAATCACCTGCTTCAAACTGATTAATATCAGTTGGAGTAAGCAACATACCAAGTGAGTCAAGAACAAATAGAACTTTTGGACGAGATTCTTCTGGCATTGCCTTGTAATGGTCCATAAAATTTGTAATAGTTTTGGCAACATCATCAATCATTGCCATATTAAGTTTAAGAAGATGATCTTCGTCTGTCCTAACACCAAGTGCCTTGAGCCAATCCTCATCGAGTGCATTTTCTGTATCAATAAGAATTACATAAATTCCTTGATCTTGTGCATTTTTAACAACGTTTCCGCTGCAAATATAACTTTTACCTGCACCACTTTCACCAGCAAATACAGTTACTTTACCAAGTGGAATACCTTTATTAAAATCACCACTAATACGATAATTTAATGTGTAATTGCCTGTTGAAACCCAATCAGTTGGATCATTGTAACCAACACTCATGCCTGGAATTGCTTTAGTCAGGTCTTTTCTAAATTTTGAAATGTCAAATGGTTTAGCCATAATTATGCCTTTGTTGAAAAAATAATATAATATGTGGGCAGACTTGTCAATAAATCCGCCCACATTTATTGTAATTATTCTGCTGTTTTACGATTGCGAATCATGCTCAAGATTTCAGCTGCACGAGCATTGCTATCACCTTTTGGTGCAGTGCTTACAGGAGTAGATGCTACTTGAGATTCTTCATCCCAAGGTGCTGTATCTTCCTTAACACTTGCTACCTGTGGACGAGCAGTTGGTGCATTACGAGTTACTGTAGTGGAATCTTCTGCATCAGCAGCATCACCACGCAAGCCAGCAGGCTTGTAATACTGTCCCCAACGTGCTTCATCATAAGTGGCACCATCAACGCTTGCCTCAAACATTTCTTTAATAATCTTGAGTTCTGCGTCACCAGGTTTCTTTGGAAGGAAACTCTTCAAATCATAAAGACCAAATGCATCAATTGCTGCATTTTCTGCTTGAGTCAAAGCACTTTCCTTACGTGCCCACTTGCTGGTAGCATAATCTGCATACTGACCCTTGCTCGTTTTAGTGATACTGAAATCCAAACCACGTTCAAAATCTGTTGGGATTTCTTCAATATCAGGGTCTTTCAATGCAGCAATGATCAACGGATATATGCTGGGGCTAATAACGAACCGACGAATTGGATTTTCGGGTACGCTGTCTTCTGCAAGTGGATTGTCACGGACAAATCCTTGGAAGATATAAGAACGCTTCTTCCAATACTTACGACCCATTTCTTCAAGACTCTTGTCCTTGAACCAAGTACGAACTTCTGTAAGAATTGGGCATGTTTCATTATACATTTCCACACAAGGAACCTGAACAATAACTGGTTTACTGTTCATCTGACCCTTAACTCCGCTAAATGGGAGACGAATCATTGCACGTTCAACCCAGAAAAAATCATTCTTTGTGTCGCCATCAGGCAAGAACCTGACACGTGCCGTTGCATTTTCTGGAATGTCCCAATGTGGATAGATTGCGTTATCACGACCGCCGCCGCTATTACCGCTACTGCGGTTTTCTTGTTGTGCAAGTTTTGCACGGATTTCTGCCAATGAAGCCATAGTTTTTCCCTTTCTGTTTGCCTAAATTGTGCCTTATACACTTGTTACCAAGTGCATAATGTATTTATACACTGTAGCAAGAGTAATAGCAATATATTTTCGGCTCATAATAAGAAAATATATTAAATTTTATTTGGAGTCAATAAATTATTTTACAGCGGCATAAACAATTACTTGTGTGCCATTTATAATTGGACCAGTTAATGTAATTTGATAATTGCCTTCTGGCGTAGGTCCAATGTCAACAGCATGATTAGGAAAGTTTGGAATTACTTCACTTATAACTTTCCAACTCATGCTGCCGCTATCTACATATCGCTGTTGATCTGCCCAATTTTGTAACCAAGCAAGATCATACGTATCAGCCATTATGGACTGTAGCCTTTATTTTTTCTAATGTTAGTATAGCATCATAAAGATGTTCTATGATATTGCCCGCAAATCCGCCAGTGTTTACACCCTGTTGCATAAGATTTTTTGCCTCTGCACGAAGTTCACCAAGGAGATTAATCACATCATCTATGCTTGCATTACTTGTCAATCTTGTTGTTTCTTGTAATCCAGCAAGTCTTTTAATATCTTCTACACTCATTTTATAACAATTCCTGCTACTGCTTGCATCCAACGAAGATCAGCTTTTACGCTTTCTTCTGTCTTTTCTTTCTTGTCCTTTACTGCCTTCTTGAATGGTTCTTTTTTGTCACCATCTTTGTCAACATCAAGGAAATCTGGCTTTGCTTTTGCTTCGTCAACCTTTGCTTCGTCAGTATATTCAACATCATTATGCTTCATATAATCACGTGCTGTGTCAAGATAGTCAAGTGCCTTTGTAATCTTTGCTTGAACCCATTCAGGAAGATTTTCATCATCTTGTAGGATTGCTTCAAGTTCTTTTGCCGCATCTGCCGCACCAGCAAGGTCATTCTTTGCCATACGGCCTTCTTGATCATATTCTGCCTTATCATCATCACTTGGCTCACCATCTTGTGGAATGTTGTCATCTTCTTCTTGTGCGTAGATATAGTTTTCCATCAAAGGCAAACCCGCCAATTTACGCATTTCCATTACTTCTTTACTCATTTTGGTTTCCTTTGTTTCTTTCATATCACGTTCTGGATAATAATGTCCACCAGCATCATATGCACCGTGTGGATTGGTTGAACCGTCAGCATCATACCAGTCTTCTTTATCATCATAGCGTTTGTCATCGGCGTCTGAATCTTCATGTTCTGGTTTGTCTGCTGAACCACCTTCTTTTACTTGATAAGTTTTGCCATCTACTTCAAACTCTTTCTTACCAGCAGCTTTAGCAGCAGCTAATGCACCACTGAACTCATTGCCTTCATTTGGTTCTTCATTTACGTGTTCACTGCTTTCCATAGCTTTTTTAATCCAAGCACGTGCTTCATCTTCTGTTTTAGCATGAAAGACATCACGACTTGGATTACGCTTTAGAACAATTTCGTAACCACCTTTAGCATCTGGTTTAATCATATATGGAACTGGCTTTGAATCAGTCATACTTGCGGCACCAGCACCAAGACCAGCGGCAAGTGCACCAGCTGCTATTGTTTTACCAATGCCTTCATCAGTTTCTTCTTCTTTCATGTACTTGTCTTTAATCTTGCCAAGTTCTTCTTGACTTGCACCTTCACGACCTGCTTTTGCAAGCGCAGCCATACCATCTTTGCCATATTTCTTTTTACCAGTGTAATATTGAAGTCCACTTTCTTCAACTTCATCTTCTTCAATACTTTCTGGATTGTATGCTGGTCCCTTAATGTTAGGCATTAATTCTTTATCAGAACTATGTTGTGCGCCTTTGACAAAACGATCCACTTGATTTGCGATTGCATCTTTTTTATGATCTAAATCCCAGTACATTCTATATAAATTAGCCATTCGTTGAGCATCATGCGGATTCTTTTCTTTAAGCCGTGCATAAATTTGATTAGCATCAGCATCTTCTTTGCCAGTCCACCAATAATCCAAACTTCCATCTTTTTGTTGATCATATTGATAACCAAAATTTTTCTGAACTATATCTAATATTTTTTTATGTATTGCATCACGACTTGTTTGTATATTGGCAATTTTTTCACGAGCAACTTTTGCTGATTTATACAAAAGTTGTGGTGAAAGTTCATCAATTTGTTCTTCACTGACAGCATCTTCACGCATACCAAGTGTTTGCATAACTTGGTTTACCATAGCACTTACATCACTGGTGCCAATTTCTTGTGCACCAACATGATCTTGCGCTACACTATGAATAGCATCTAATACTTTATCAAGACCATGCGCACGAAGCATCTTGTTTGCGGCACCACTGCTCATAAGACGATGACTGATTGCATCAGTGATATCTTCTACACTGGCTTCTTCACCAATACTCATGATTTCTTCTGCAAATGCTTCACTTTCAGTCTTCTTACCCTTAATCTTTTCTGGCTTACGTGTTGTATCTTGACGATATTCACGTTCCAACTTTGGATTTTGCTTAATAAGATTAAGTTCTTTAAGATACTTTTGTGCAAGAAGAATAGCTAATTTCTTGTCACTTGTATATTCTTTGTCATCAGCTTTCTGTCCAAATGCTTCACCTTCACTGCTCATAAGGTCACCCATAAGTGCTGCAAAGTTTGCAACATCATCGCTATCAGGTGCTACAAGACGGTTAGCAATATCACCAAGAATAGCAACCGCCATTGCCTTGCTATCTGTATAGTTACGGCTTGTCATCAACTTGTCAAGACCAGCATCTGCTTTCAAAAGTAATTTAAATTTTGGATTAAGAATCTTGTTCTTAACACTATCACTGACTTCATCAAGTTTGTTAAGTGTATTTTCACGAAGTTTTTTATAAGCACCAGCAGCACTTGCAAGATAATTGTCAAGGTTTTCATTGTAAGTTTGTTGTGTGAACCATGCCTTTACTTCTGTAACATCATCAACTTGTTCACCCAAAAACTCTGCAAGTGATTGTAAACTCTCATCAAATCTACGGCTATTATTGCTCAAACGATTAAGATGACGCTTAAGATTTTCTTTTACAGTTTGTGCGGCACGAATAACATTGCTTGCTTCTGCTGCTTCAAATGTGCGGCTACGTGTAGCACTTGCAAAGCGTCCCAGATTACGCATTTCATTTACTGCACGACTAATAATTTGTCCATTAGAATCATAAGGATTGCCACCACGTGATACGTGATTTGCCATTGCCTTTGCACCACTTACACTTTTAAATGGAAGTAGAAATTTCTCACCACTTTCATTTACAAGGAAGATACGATCAACTTTTAACAAACGATTGTTTGGATTTTCCAACATGCGTTCATTATGAACAACATGAATACGAACATTGTTAAGGCTACCTTCACTCACCTTGCCTTTGCGTTGCCATAATACACGGCTTTCTTCTAATGATTCTTTCATTTTCTTTTTCTCTGGGTTGGTTTTAGCTAAAAATTCATAATCTCTGCGACTTAATACATCTTTGCTTATGTCACGAACGTCAAAATTTAACATATGTGACTTTGCATAACGACGAAGTTCACGTAAGAAACGATACCAATAATCTTTGTCTTCTGGTAACATACGTTCAGTGATAGCATTATCAAAGAACACTTTCATGCTGTTACCATCAATAAGACTGCATGTAACTTCACCATAATCACGTTCGCTTTGCTTATCAACATAACGGAAATTAAAAAAGCGTGAGGCTTCTGGATCAATGGTTGTTACACCATTTTCATCACCAAGTCTGATTTTTGGGAATCTATTTCTTAATTTAAAAAATAGATCGTTACTTGCATTACTTAAATCGGCCATGTAATTATTTATCGCACTATAACATAATAAAAGGCATTGGTGGAATGATATCTGCTGAATCCATGCTCAATCCATCACTGATTCTGGCATCATACATACGTAGATGTAATATCATTCTAACCGCTAATAATGTAGCCATAACAAGGTCATCTGTTTCACCAATCTTTGCTTGATAGCTTACACCATGCGCAACGAATGTTTTTAATTCACTGACCAAAATCTTACTACAAATTTTAATTTTATTTGTTTCTACCCACAACTTAAACTTACTACATGCGGCAATTTTGCTCTTTGGTGTAGTATTAAATCCTTTACGGTATCTACGTCCACCGCCACCAGCAGGTTCACTTAAGAAACTACCTGGTATATTTTCTTCACCAAAGTCAGCAACTGCATTAAGTGCAGCTTCGCCAATAGTATTATTTTCTATACTATAATAGATGTTGCCAGGATCATTTGTAATTTCTTTAATATATTTGCAGATTTCTGCCATAATAGCAACTTGCTTTTGTATAATAGTTAAGTTATGTTGCCATTCAGCTACTTGACGCATGCTTGTTGCATCAAAAACTTGAATAGCGGCAGGATCACCACCTGTACCAAGACTTGGATCAAGTGCTATAATATAAACATGGTCACGTTGTGGCTTTTCATACCAACGAACTTGACCTTGTTTTTCTATCGGTTCTACACCTTTTAAATCTGTCAAAATACTAGGAGCAATAAGAGTTTCGTCATAAATGACAAATTCGCAATTATGTTCACGGCGGAAGCGATCTACACCAACACTTGCCATTTCACGTTCTGCCCAATCTTTACCACGTTCTGGATGACGATCCCAAGTAGCAAGATATGGACTAAATCCGTTACGACCAATAGGTGTTTCATTGCCAAAGCTATCAAATTTCTTATTTGCTTCTTTCCAAATATCAGCAAATTGATCTTCATCACTGTTCGGTGTTGATGTAATAATTGCTTTACCACCAGTTGATAGGGTAGGACTAATAGATGTCCAAAATTCATGAGCAATAGTAGGACGAACGAACGCCAACTCGTCACAGTATAGAAGTGAGATAGACATACCACGACCAGTAGTTTCTGTGGTGGTAGCACTTACAATGCGGCTACCATTGTCAAATCCAAGACTACCTTTGTTATAATCAATAACGCCAGCACGTATATGGTCTGGGCAGTTTTCATAAGCATAACGAATACGCTGCATAATTTCTTGTGCGCCAACATATTTGTTACTTGCAACCAGAATCGTGCTATCTGGAATAAACATTGCATACCAAAGTAAATAACCTGCCGCAATGGTAGTTTTACCCATCTGGCGACCTAACATATTGATACTAAAGCGATTTTCGTGATAGTTTTTAAGTAATTCTTCCTGATAATCAAAAGGAACAAACTTTAATCTACCATGTGTAGGATGCTGAATGTAAAAGAAATTCTTAATAAAATATTCAGGTCCAGTTACGGGATCTGCACACAAACTAAACTCTATAAGTTCTTTCTGTGTTAGTTGCATACGTATATGCGGTTTACGTATAAGGTTATTTTCTGGTTGTTTTGCCATGACAAATATTTATTGACTGATAATCAATGTATGATAATATGCAATTGTCATATTTTACGGGTTAAATAAGTTATATGGATACTCTAATATTAAATGCAAATTATCAACCACTATCTTGGCTTCCGTTAAGTGTAATTCCATGGCAACAAAGTGTGAAATTACACTTTATGGAAAGAATTAAGATTTTGGAATATTATGATGACTGGGAAGTTCATAGTCCAAGTGTGACTATGAAGGTACCTGCTTTGGCTATTACAAAAGATTATCATAGTTTTAACAAAGGTATCCGTTTTAGCCGTCAAAATCTTTATATTCGTGATCTATTCCAATGTCAATATTGTGCTGAAACATTTGATTATCATGAATTAAACATTGACCATGTAGTTCCATTAAGCAAAGGTGGTAAAACTAATTGGGAAAACTGTGTGACGAGTTGTATTCCATGCAATAGTCGGAAGGCTAATCGTATGCGTAAACCAATTCGTGAACCATTTAAACCTGATTATTGGACGTTGAGTGCTAGACGTAAACAATACACGTATGATTTAAAACACCCAAGTTGGCGTGATTATATTAATTAAGCAAAAGCAGTTTTTAATTTTTGTAAGAAACTTTGCTTTCTTGGTTGTGTAACTTGCTTTGGTTCTGGTTTAGGTTCAGGTGTTGGTTCTTGTTTTACAACATCAGGTTTTCCAAGTCCTGCACCTGCTGCCCAAAATGCTTTTGCATCTTTGCTTTGTGCTGGACTTGGTGCTACATCATTACCTAATTCACGAACAAAATTATACATAGCACTGGCAATACCCCGTCTTTGGTGACTAGTTCTTACATTTACAAATGAAACTTCTAAATTTTCACCTTTTGGAATAAATCTTCCAAAACCTACAGCATCTATACTATTTGCTAATTCAGGATCGTCTTTATCAGTAACATATACTATAATACCAGGAGACTTGGCATCATCTTTTGTTTGTGCAAATAAAAAATATTTTCCACCCATAATTGGTTTATGCCATTTTTTATTTGGTTCTAAACTATTAGGGTTTAACTTTTCTGGTAAAAATTCACTTGCTCGCATTTTTTCTTTTACCACTATTTGCGTTTACAGGACTTTTTTGATTTACATCTGGATGTTCATGTGTATTGTCATATCTGTGTGATTTTACTGCAGCATGACCAGTTGCTTTACTTGCACCTTGCATTGCTAACATATCACCATCACTATAAGGTGCAATAATTAATTTATCACCAAGTGCAGTTTGGTCATCATAAGCATCTGGTTGTGGTTCGGGACTACGAGCCATAAGAATACCATAACGATACATTCTGTAAAAATTTTGGCTGGCATCTGGAATTATGAAAGCACCAGGAACTTCACGTGCTTCATAATCTTTGTGGTCAGCTGCAAAGTCTTTTTCATAATCTTCTTGTTCAGTTATAAATTCTTTTGCTCTCATTATATCTATTTACCAAAAGTTCAGTGCATTGTTGTTTAACAAAATCGTCAAAAGGAAAATTCATAAGGTGGTTGAAATTATGTTCTACTATTGGTTTTACTTTTTCTAAAACAAATTCTTGTGGTAAATTTAATAACTGTTCTACGCATTTCCATGCTTTTTCATATCTTTGTTCATTATTCTCAATTAAATCATATGATTCATCTATAATGTCGCAAAATGTTTTAAATCCTACCTCTTGTAATGAACGTAAAAAGTATTGCCCACTGAATATAATAAAAAGTCGCTTTCCCAAAATTGGTTTAGCAGTTTTCTCTGTTGGAAAACTTACACCATTTTTGTAACCAGTTTCTGTTACTATTGTATAAGCAGATTTATTGTATACTCCAAAAGGAATTACATGAGCAATCCATACAGGTTTATCATAATAAGTTATAGGATTACTACTCATTAGCTTTGAATAACTATTTTTATTTTCAATATACTGACTATAATCTACGTCATCATCTCTATACCAGGATTCACTTGTAATATCGTTTAGGTAGCTTGTTATAATTCTATCTTGTAAATTATTCTCGGTAATTTTTTTATAAACAAAATCTCTATGAAATCGCTGTGATCCTAGCAGTGCATCAAATGTAAAAGGTTTAGGGGATAATGGATTTAGTTCATCTAACTTAAATTTTAAATCTTTATAGATTCTAACACATTGTTCTAACCAACTTAAATTAGTAAAAGACTTAAGTTTAAATACTTCATGATTTATTATTCCACCCGTTACAGCAAATATTTTTGGATTTCTTAAAACTTCGGAATATATATTTTTATCACCACAAGTATTAAAATTGTAATCGTGTAATTCTTCATTCCAAATCAGTAATAAATCACAATTATTTGACAAATCAGTGTATTCAATGATTCTTTCTTTTATATTACGATCTATATTACTATAAAAAATACTTTCACGTTTTATTAGTATTCTAAATGATTTTGAATTTACAAATCTATCCCAATCATAACATTGTTCATAATCAAAGGTAAAAATTTTTTGAAAAAAATCTAAACCATAAACAATAACATCCAAAGTCATTTTTTCTTTGGGGGTTTTTCATGAGTTAAAAATGGTCTTGCAAACCATAATTTAAACCAATCTTCTGTACCTGGTTTTATTTTTTCACGTTTTTCACGATTATGCAAGTGAGTTCCATGCTTACTTGTAGCATATCCAAGACTTTTATCATCACCAAATTCTTGATATCTCATTTTCTTTTAGATTTGCCACTATTAAAAGGCACTGGACTTGTTTTATTAATTTGAGGCATTTCGCTGCTATCTTTTGTCGTGAGTTCTTTACTTGTATATCCCATATTTTTACCAGCCTTAATAGCAATCTCTTCATCTGCTGGTGTATAACTTATTGTAACCATATTTGGTCCTGTTGGACCATCTTTAGGCATATCATTATCGGGACAACCTGCCATTGCTACTAACATTCTATACATATCGTATGGATTACCGTTACTTAATTGAGGCCAAACACGTGCACCTGGTATACCAAATATTGCATTTTTAGGTAATTTACTATGACCAAGAGATTCTATTATTTCTTTAAATCTCATTTCTTTCTCCTTGCTCCACTATTATGTGGAACAGGACTTACTTTATTATTAGAGTCAGGTTCACGACCTTTTTCTTTTGTAATCCACTTTGATTTATGTCCAAGACCTTTTATAGCATTATTAAGCATATCCATTTCTTCTGGACAATAAGCAGCAGCAAGTGGCTGATCACGGAAATGTTCATGCTCGTGTGGTGCTTTGTGATGTGGATGTGCGGCAACTACTGTCATAAAACGATAATAATCATAACCTGAATCCATATCAGGATATACTAAACTTGGTGGCATTGTGCTTATATGCTCACCATTGGTTTTTGATTTTGCTTCTATAACAAATTCTGCGGCTCTCATAAAGATATTTATGAGAAAATTACTTCTTTACAGGAAGTATCCAATATTTTGCAGTTTCGCTATCTCTGCTGCAATCTACACCTTCAAGAAACAATTTGCTACGCTTTGAATCTGTTCTCTTAAATGAGCATTCAAATGTTACACGTGCTTCTGTTGCACTTGGATTAATTGCAGTAACTGTAACTTCACTTTCTGGAAGTTGGTCTGTTTCTACAAGACTTGCAACTGCATGACGTAGTTTGTAACCTTGTTCAACCATTGTTTCATTAATTTTATTTGCTTTAGCAATATTACGAACAAAATCTTGTGTAATACCAGCAGCTTCCATTGGTGGTTGATGTAGGAATGATTTTTGAACTTTCTCTCCATCACGTTCAAATGTAAGAACAAACTCTGCCATTTGTTGTGAAACACCTTCACTTAACAAATGATTACGGTCAAGCATGTTCCATGCTGCATTATCAAGGTATAATTTAATACTATTATCAGTATGTTCAACAACACTTGCTTGGACACTACGTAAACTATCAATTTCAATGTTTACAATATCACCAGTTACTGGTGCATTATTTGCTCTTTCTACTGATTTTAAGTAATCACGAAAATTCATAATAATTCCTTAATCAAAATCTACTGCAACGTGTGTTGGATTATCACCACCTGCAACCTTTGGATAAGTTCCTTTAGGTCTTGCTAAATCTGTTCCACTTGGAACTGCTGCACGTGTTGGCTTTACAATTTCATGTGGACTATTTGTATAAGGACGATTTGTAGAATCATCCATAGTAATACTTGTTTCATCACCCATTGGTGGTTCAGCACTAACTGTTGCAACGGGAGCGGCAATAGGTGCGGCAATTGTAGCTATTGCTGGTGTATTATCAGCAACCATAGACATGCTTGTTTCTGCATTAATCATACCAGCAAGTTTAAGAATTTGACCAAGAACAGCATCTTCGCCACTTAAGTCAATCTTAACAGCTTCGGAAACTGGAATACCGTTTAGCTTTGAAACACTACTTATAGCACGACTTACTTCTTCTGGACTACGATTACTGATTTCACCCAACTTTGCTAAAACATCAAACATTTGTGCGCTATTTGCTGCACGTGATGCGGCAAGACCTTCTCTTACTGCACCAGTGTGTGGTGTTAGTTTATTTGCATTATCAATAGCACGACCAATATCTTCGGGGCTACGGTGTGAGATTTGTTCAAGTCTCTTTAATACGTCAATCATTTCCATAATTATGCTCTCCCCGTTCTTGGGCGTTCTGGTAATTTATTTTTTGTTGTTCCAACTGGACTCTTGTCACCCATTGGAAGGTCATTTGTTGTTTTGCCTACTTCTGGCTTTACTGCGAACTGATGTTCAATAGTCTTAACTTTTAGTGCATTTGCAAGGTCAGCAAGCAATTGTGGTGCTTTTTGTGTAGGAAGTGGTGTATCAAGAATTGCACGACCTTCTGCTTCTGGAGCAATAGGTGCGGCAAGAACTTCTTGATTTGGTGTTACAACCATAATACGGCTTAATGAAATACCAGTTGCCTCATGAATTGCTGCTTGCATTTCTAATGGACTTATTGGATAATTTACAACCATATCAATGATATAAAGATCGGTTGCCTTTAAGTGACTAAATCCTGTGTGATCTTCACTAACTGGTAAACGCTTTGGTTCACTGATTGCTTCAAGATTCCAACGAGCGAGAACCTTTTGAAGTTTGTCTAATTCTTCTTTTGTAGGTTCTTGCGCTATTTTAGCACGGAAACCATATTTCTTTTCATGGTCTAACAAATACTGAATATAGGGTTTCATTTCCTAATACCTTTTAGATATTTATTGTTTTCAGATAGTTTTTATTATTAGTTTTTTCTAAATGTACGAAGCAACTCATTTCTGTCAAAAACTTGTGCTTCTATTGTTTCTGGTTCATCACCAGTATTTTTACCCATATCAAACTTTAGCTTCTGTGCTTTAAGAGCAAGTTCAGTTTGTTTTAACTTCTTTTGGACTTTACCAAGTTTAGCAGTCACTGCAGTTGCTAACATTTTAGCACTTGCTTCAAATATGGGTGCACTGAATCGTGCTTCTACATTCATACCAAGACTTTGTAAATTTTCAAAACTTTCAACTGCTTTATCTACCAATTCATCCAATTCTTTATCCATAGCATCTTCTGGTTGCTCTGGAATAGCACTTTCAAGTTGATGCGCATTTTCAATTGCTTCTGCAACTTCTTTACTTGGTGCTGGCGGTAAATCAAATAATTCTTCAAGTTTTTGAGTCATATACTAATTTATCTCTTTTTCTTTTTAGTATTTGAGAACATATCATGTTCAGTTATGACTCTAAAACTTATACCATTACGTTTACAAAATTCTCTAGCTGCTTCCCACTTGGCTTGATTTACTGCGGCTTGAATTTGATTTTTAGTAGAGCGACCAGCGGCTTCTAATGTAGTTTCTTTGTGTGGTTTAATTTCTACCAATTCACCTTTGCGATTACCATTAGCATCTTCATAAATTATAAAAAAATCTGGAACATAACTCTTAACTTTTTTGGCTACTGGATTTTCATATTTTATACTGATACTTTCACTTGCCCATTGTTTTACACTTGGATGAGTATCTAAAAAATTCATAAATCGTAGTTCCCAACTACTGCGATATTTTATACTACCACGACCAATATATTTTTCTGGATTTGTTGGATTAAAAAGACCTTGACTAAACTTCATGGTATAATATTTCTTGCTACGCTTGGTGCTATTGTTGTATTTTTATTAAAACCAAGTTTACTTGTTGCGCCTTTTGCATTGTTAAAAAAGCTAATTAGTAGATTTTTAGTATTATTACTCGTAGGATTTGTTTGAAATTGTTTAATAATATCAAGTGGTTCTAACTTATTATTATAACTTAGTGTAATAACGCTTTGCGCCAGTGAACTTGCGGCATCAACACTTTGGGTTAATTCATAAAAATATCCGAATACTTGACACCATAGTGCTTCACTTATTTGAATAGGTTGGCTAAAATAGCCATTAAAAAATATTTGGGTATCAGTTTGCTGATTATTAGGTATATTTGCCATAAAATTATTTATTGGTTTGAACTTGAAGTTATTTTGTTATTTTGAATATAGTTTTTTGCAAGTGGAACTAAATTAAATCCAGGTGGCACATTTAATTTATTAATATGACTGCTTGCTAAAGTAATATCACTGTCAGTATAACCTTGATTTTTTAATGTTTGAATCCAGTCGTCACTATTATACACAGCGTTTGGTGGACTTGTAGGGTCTGCAAAACTAATACTGCTTTGAACATAATTAGGCTGACCATAATCTACAGCACCAATACTTGCAACGCTATTTGGATCATCAATATATTGTTGTGCTATTACTGCTTTTGCAGTTTCTGTGTTGCTAAAACCACCATAGCTTGCCAATGTTGCCGTAGGAACAGTCGCAATAAAATTAGATGCATCATTTACTTGTTGAGCACTATAACCTTGGTTCCATAAAGTAGTTTGCCAACTATCCGTTTGAAATGGATTTGTTGGAACAAAACTACGTGATGTATCTATACTTTGTGTATTTGTATCTAAATCACTTGGTCTAGGTGGTGGCAATGGTACTGCTGACGCAATAGGTCGTATATTTGTATCTGCTAGTGGAAATTCTGTACTGGCATTAGTTTGATTTAAATCATTATTTTGAATAATAGCATTAATTTCTTCTGGACTGAAACCTTGATTTGCAGTCGGATTGTAATATGCACCTTGGTCAACAAAACCGAAAGAACCTTGTTCTTGTTGATAATACTGTCCACGATTTACAAACTGGCTACCTTGTTGGTTAAGTTGTCCAGTAACTGGATTAATAAAATTATTTCTACCTAAAGCGCCACTTAACGGACTTAATCTATCATCATAATAAGCAGTCTCATTAAATCCTGGCATATCTTTAACATAACCACCTTCATAAGTCACACCATTGTAACGAACTTGCATGGTTGCTTCCATGAGATTAGTGCTATCAGAATAATCATGTGTATCATGTTGGAAACTTGTAATAACAGGACTCATAAGAGTTATCTTATTTGCCTGACCACTTTGCATACTATATATTTCAATTGCACTAAAAAATGGTGTCAAACTACCATTATCTAAACCCCAAGCACTGTGAAGTCGTTGTTGATAACGATCATCATAATTATAATCATTCAGACTATAAAGTCCATCAGCATAATAATAATTGTAATAATCTTGCCATAATTCACGTAAACCATTTTGATTATCATCATGAAATTTTATAGTTACTGGTTCGTATTTTATACGATCTTGAATATAGGTATGTTTATTATATTGGTTTAAGTCCTTAACATCCATAGTAAATTTTGGTAAGTCAATGCTTTTTACAAGATAACCAATTTCACGTGTTGAAACATAACGTGGTACGCCTTGACCTAAAATAAAATTTACATAAAAAAGAAATTTATATTTTGGACTACGACTAAAATTACTAGTTCTAAAAATTTGAGCGGCGTGTGCATAATCATGAACATCACCGCCGCCCAATAAACTATTCAAAAAACCCCATAAACTAGCCATTGGCTAAATCCTTAGCCAGAAATACTGGCCCCACTGGTTCTTGTTACTGGTTTACCAACTCCATTACTTGTTGGAATTTGTAATGCATTATCATAACGAATGGTCAATGTAATAGTTGCTGGATCATTGCTATTATAATCAAAGTTGTTGTAATTTACTTCTGCCAAGAAGCAACCATACAATTGCCAAGTTTCAAGTGTAGTTGGACCGTTTTGACCATTGCCACCATCAAGTGCTTCAAATTGTGTAGTAAACTTATAATCAATACCACTAACTGCACTTGCTTGTTCAGCAAAGTCAAATTGCTTTTGGATTTGCTCACCAACAAGAACACGCACGCTGCCATTGGCATCATCACGAAGGTTAACAGTAACCTGTTGCCACTCTGGACGACCCTGTAGGTACATTCTGCTGTTATAGACTGGAATTTCAATTTGGTTAAAGTTTACGTTTGGACGTGTAAAATCCATAACCTGTTTTGTAAGTTCTGTAGTTGGGTTTGTGACGCCAAAATTCAAGAATGTAACTCTAAAGCGGTATTTTAGCAAAGGCATTAATAAGCCTTGATTGCCCGCACTCTGGTCACTATTACTAGCAACAGGAACCGTCATGTTGAGTAATGATGCAACTGCCATCTGTATCTCCTATTAAAAGTATTTATAACAATTAGAATACTTTTTAAGGGGGGTATAAAACAAAAAAGCCGCCTATAAAGGCGGCTTCTTCTATTTTTTATTTTAGTGTATAATATTATACACCCAAAGTTAAACTTGGAGTAATATTACTTAATCCACCTTGGTTTGCATTTGTGCCAGCAATTGCACCAGTGTTCAAGATACGAACAGGGATATAAATGAACTCTACAGCCTTTGTTGGTTCAATTGCGATATCAATATGCAATTCATTTTGATCAATAGTAGATGGTGTATTGTTTGTAGTATCACAAACTACAAGATAATCATACACACCACGTTGAGTTTTAACATCGTTTAGCAATGCTGATACAGCGTTTGTAGCAGTATTACGTGTTACAGTGTCGTTTGGCTCAAATACCAATGGTTTAGCAATACGTTCAAGGTTGTAACGTAGATAGTTGATTAGACGTGCAACGTTGATACGGTCAAGAGCAGTAGCAGTTGCCTGACGAGTATGGTTACCATAGTTAAGAATACCTTCTGTTGGGAACACTGCAACTGGATTTACGTTATTGCTATATAGTAAATCACGTAGACCTTGGTTAGTTCCAATACTATAGAACTTACCAGTTACACGGTCAACATAACCAATCTTGATTACATTGTCAATTTTACCACGCAATGAACCTGCTGGTGCAAACCATGGAGCACTTGCTTGATCGCTCTTAATAATCATACGTAGGATTGCATGTGTAATAGGAACAACAATCTGACCATTGCCATCAAGTGCATTTGTATAACCTGCACCTGGATAGAACACAGCAGTATAACTATCACTCGTAGCAAGACCATCTTCACCAGTGCTTGCAACACCACTTGTGTTAGTAACATAGTTGCTTACACTTGTAGTATCAGCAGTAAGACCCATTGGTGTGTCAGCAATGATAAATCCAGTGTTACGACGATCATTATTAAGTGAAATTAGATTTGTCGTCAATTCTGGATATCCTGGACATACAAGAAGATTAAAGTTAGTTTGATCTTCACGTATTGTTGTATTATTATCAACTGCTGTCTTAAGTGCATTTACAACAACATTGCGAACTGCCTTACGACCCATGTAAGGAACACCAGCAGTATTGCTACCACTTACACTTTGCCAAGTAGCAGCAACAGCAGGAATAGTTCCTAATGGATAGTTTGCACTTGTAAACTTGTTAGCCTTGTATTGTTTTACATTATAAGTGCTACGACGAGTATTGAATAGCAACATACCACGTGGATATAGTTGTGGATTTGGTGCATCTAAATCAAGATAATTGCTTGTCAATAGACTTACAATTGTTGGCTTTGCATCAAGAGCAGGATCTACTGTGCCGGAAGTATCCCAACGTGCATCAGCAAACAAGATACCATTTTCAGTTGTATTATCAGTGTTATCAATTTGAACCCACTGTGCGGTGCCGCTTACACTCTGCCAACGATAAATCTTTGGATAGTTTTCAAGATCACTTGTATCTACCCATAGGTCACCATAAACAAGACTTGAATTGTCAGTTTGTTTTGTAGGTTGACTTGCACTAATAATTGGACCAAGTGGATCTGTATTTGCAAGATTATATCCACGTGCATCACTACTTACGTTTTGATAACCTCTCCAATCAGTGCCATTACTAATCATAATGTCAACTTCAAGTGGAGTTGAAGCATACCAATAAGTGCCGTCATCAGGTGCTACAACTGGTTGTGTAGCTTGTTGGTAAAGATTACTTGCAGGATACCAATTACTACCAATAAGATAACCATCACTTTCATCATCAAATACGTTATCAAGACTTGTTGTAATACCAGCAGCAGTAATTGGAGTTCCACTTACGTTGTGAAATTCAATATCACCACCATTTGTATGACTAATTGAAATGTAATTAGTTGCACTTAATGATGCAGTAAGATATGGAACATTAGCCGCAAGCACATCACTTACAAAACTTGCCGCACTTGTGCTACTCAATGTAATTGTATATGCGCTACTCCAGCTGCTACTACCAGGACTTGTTGTTCTTATAGTAAAGCTATTACCAGCACTAAATGTTGGATTTGCAACACTACCAGTAACAACAGTAGCAGTTCCACCACCATTCCATTGTAATAGTTTATATGTGCCTGTGTTTGTACCAAGAACATCATATTCAACAAATAGCGTATCTGCTGCAATACCTAAACCACCAAGTGTTGGATCAAGATTATAAAGTGCAGTTTTACGATCTGCATAAACTGGTGCAGGTATAGTGTCAAACGCCATAGTAGCACTGTTATAACGATAAATCTTAAAGTTTGCACCACCGTTTACAGCGGTAGTTTTCATCCAAATACTACCTGTTGGATGTGGTTGCGCATCAGTTGATTTCCATGCAGGAACACTGTAGTGTGCACCATAACTAAGTGCAGGACTCCAGTATGTACCTGGTGTTAAGCCAAGAGCATTAAGTGGGTTACCACTGCTATTACTAATAGTAATTTTACCGTCAGCTGCAGCATTAGCACCACCACTCTTTGCACTTGCGTTTGCAAACAAATTAAAGTAACCATTAACAACTTGTGCATTAATACCAGACAAACCAGCACTATTAATAGTTGCGGCAAGATTTGACGCACTTGTGTTTGCTATTGTAAATGTATTACCATTTATTACAAGTGCTGTTGCAAGAGTTAACGCACTTGCCTGTGCATTACCAATAAGTGTTGGTGTCTTGATTGCCCATGCATTACTACCAATTAGGTTCCAAGAATTATCATAAGCCTTGCGATATATTGGATTCTTAACATCAGTTGCATTGATTGCATAACTTCCAACTGTGCCAATATTACTATAAGGAACACCACCAGTTAACTGTGTTGAATCTGTAATTACAGTTGGGCTTGTTTGTGTGAATGTTTCACTTGTATAATCCCATTCAAATACGCCATAACTTGTAGTTGCGGTATCCATCCATTGTGTTCCACCATCTGGATTTGCATATGGACGTGAACTACTGCCAGTTAACTGTGCAAGGTCAACATTTGCACGAAGAACATAAACTTGATTAGTAACACCAAGTGTGCTGTGTGCAGCCATAAGACCGTATTCTGCGGTCTCGCTACCAAATAAACGATTTCCACTTGCATCTGTTGGGAAAATCGGTAGTCCGTAGTTTGTAAGAAGGTCTTTTTGACTTGTAAGAAGTTGTAATGTATTAACTGTTGATTCAGTTGTATAACTTGCAATACCGCCAGCAGTGCTTGTTTTGTCTGTAGCAGTAGCAAGAAGAACGAAAGGTACTGTGCCAGGACCAGTAGGAGCGTAATTGCTTTGATCAATTACTGTTACTGATACGCCAGGAGATGTTAAAGTTGCCATTTGGTCTATCCTTATAGGTGTTGTTAATATTTAGCGGATAGACCTAAAAGAACCTCCATTTCAGGAGTTATATACGGACATTATAGCAAACTCTTGACTTTTTCTTCCAATTCAGCAATTGTGCCGTCATTATTAATAAGTTGGTCAAGATTTTCTTTGACCCATGACCATTCACTTGGATGAATATCATTTGGTTGTTCGCCATATTGTACAAGTTTAATCATCCAATCAGGGTCTTCACCACGACGAACACCCCATACTTCACCGCCAAGTTTGCGGATCATATTTATTTCATTTGGGAAACGAGTATCTGGAATAACAACATTATTATATTGTGCATTACTATTTTTAGCACCTGAAAGTTTTTTTTCAAGACTTGCAATCCAAATGTCTGTATGAAAACCTTGGCGGCAAACTTCTGTTCCCCAATATTGTAATGCCCAACGTGGTGTAATATTTTCTATACCAAGTCGTGCTGACCACCATTCATCTACGGTTTCACGCCAATCACGGCTTTCTTTTGTGTCACCTTCAAGTAAATGCCGAGGCCATCCAAATACAGTTGCTACAACGTCTTTAAGACTGTCAGCAAAACTTACTTTTTCAAAATTGTGATTGCCTACAAGAATATCCGCAACGGTTCCTTTGCCACCACCGATAAGACCGCATACCCCAATTATCTTCATGTTAATAATTTAACAAAAAATAATATTATTGTCAAATATTATCCGATAACAAACCACATTGGTGTTTCACCAGTCATACTATTGGTGATTTCAAGTTCAAGTGCATCTAATTTGGTTTGACCACGTGTGAGAAGGTCGGTTCCATTTAAACTACTGCCACCCTGTGGACCAGGCAGTGTGCTAAACTTACTACGTGCTTCACCCAAAATCATCATACATTTTGCTAAAGTATATTCACGAAGCCATGGTTTGCTATAGATATCAGTTAATAATGTAATATCTGGTTTATAATTTTCTGTCCAAAGCAAAATGGTTTCTTTGTCACTACGTGGACGGCGCATGATTGTAAGTTCTTTTGTAACCGTATTAAACTTATAATTTAAAAAACCACCAAACATCTTTGCTGCTTCTTTTAAGAAAGCACTATAAAGATAGTATGTTGCCAAACCACCAACACGACCACTTTGTATCATATAAAAGTTTACGAAACCTGCTTCAAATGGTTCATATTGGCTACTTGTGCCACTGTTTGCACCAATATTACGCTTAAAACAATTACGAACACTTATAACTTCATTTGGTAATGTATAAGTGTTTGTATCTTGTATGAGTTCTAAAAATGAATAACTTTCTTCAACACTGTTAGCACTGCGTTGGCGATAGCGAATAATAGCCTGAGTTAACGCAGTTTCATAATGAATTGGATCAAGTTCAATGTCAATGATACCATCACCAAGGGTATAACGGACATAATCAAATACTTCTGTTTTTAATTCTTGCAGTGTTGCCATGCAAATATTTAGCGTGTTTCTATTTCATCACCCCAACGCAACAAAAAATAAACCTGATCTTCTGGTTCTAAATCAGCATGAACTTCTACTGCTGTTCCCCACTGATATAAAGTGTCATAGGTAGTTCGCCATTCTGGTATTCTTATAGCATGTTCCATTACCCAACGACCACTTTCACTGCGTTGCCAATCCATAAGTGGACCAGCGGCATATATTTGGGCATCTTCTACATCACCCATACTAAAACGATGAACAAGCATCAGGTATTTAAGATTTGTTCATCCTGAAATACACGTAAACATTTTTCTAAAGTAAAACGTTTTACAAAATGATTATTTGCATCATATTCTACAAGTTGTGTAGCAATTTTATTGGCTAACCAATTAAAATGATGAACTGGACCATTATCTAAACGATAACGCCAATCTACCTCACCAAATGCTCCAAGAATATAAGCATGCCTAAATTCATTAAAAGCGGCTGTCATAGTGCTATTGTTTATGAAAGCCAGTTCTTTGTAATTGGCAATAAACATCATGGCTTGTGCTTGTGTCATACCTAAACCCATCCAAAAACAAATATGTGTCTTGCTTGGGACATGATAAAAAGGTTGTGGAACATCACTTAAAACAGAAAATGCAGCTTCATTACGCATAATCGTCCTGTCCCACTGCACGAACCCAACTTACATTATCTGCCGCAAACAATTGATCATATGCCTCATCAACAGCACGGAAACCATAAGCATGATATTTTATGAACCGTCTTGCACTACTAACACCAATATTCTTGGTAAATCTAAACTGACGCCGTTCAATATCTTCTAAAGTGTGTTCACCTACCCAAATCTTGTCACCATCAGTTGCAATTTGGCAAATGCTGATATCAAAGTCCTCAATACATTCCTGTGGATTATCATAAAAATTACGACGAATAAGTTGAAGTTTACCAAGATGATTCATGGTAATACCATCATTTATATCATAAGATATGGCATTATTTGTTTCATGTATTGTATGTGGATAATCGTGTGGTGGTATAAGATAATCATTAATTTCACTTATTGTTTTATCTGCACCACGCAATTTTGCTTCTAATGTTTTTTTAAAAATATTAAATCTGATTTCACTTTTGAAATAAAGGTCAATGTCACTGTTTGTTGGACGACCAAGAAACCATGACAATGCGGCACCACCAGCTACCCAATAATTAGTTTTGGATAACGTGATACCAAGTTTGTTTTGTATCCATAGGTCATCACGATGAATAATATGCATTCTAAACTCCAAATCTCATAAGATAGTAAGTTAAATCTTCTGGTTCAAATTGGGCGGTTACAAGTACACGATAATCATCTGTCACAATATCGTATTGGGTATAGAAAGTTACGCTATCTTTAATAGCATTTTCCCACACCCATTGATAATTTTCACACTTACTCCAGTGCACATTTGCTTCACCTTTGGCATCATGCTCAACTACTTTTGGTGATTTACCAACGTGACCAGAATAAACATTAGTGCGAAACACTGTAACAGGTTTAGAAGGGGATATCTTCATCTTCCTTACCTTCATGCCAATCTGGACCTGGATCTTTGCCATCAACAATTGCTTTTGTCATACGATCCATTTTACGCTTGGTTGTGAACTTTTCTTCACGGTCAGCAATAGTTTTGTCCTTAAAGCCAAGCATATTCAAATACTTACGACATTCGTTCCAACCGTGCATAAAGTGAATGCAATCTTCTGCACTGCCACTAAAGATAGTAACACCACGTGTGTAAATTGGTAGAGTATCACCATCATCTTTAGGAATTATAAGTGCAAACTCTGTGCCATTATTAGTTTCATAAGCATATGAATTAAATGCACCACGACTTGGACCGATTTCAAATCCAATCTTGTTGGCAAGACCTGTCATATCGTTGATAGTGCGGTAATGATTATAATTTGTCATGTTTCAAATCCTATTACAAATTGAACTAAATCTTCTTCTTGCAAATAAACATGGTAGCGTGTGTAAGTTTCACGCATTTTATATACTTGCGGTTTAGGTCTTTCATAGTTTTCACGATAAACACTTGCATAATGTGGTGACCATAGATAAATGTCACGCAACTCGCAAATGTTTTGTTTAAACCAATTTTCAACATTAATGCAATTTTGTCTGTCACGCACAATAATACGATGGCTGTAATGTTCAACCATTTTATTACGACCATCTAATTTTGCCCAACTGATACGTGGGTTAATATATCCGCCATCATATCTCATCACGATTTACCTATGTTTCAACCGTTTTCCAACCTTTTAATTCAGGATACAGATAATTTTCCAATACTACGACAGCATCACTCATTGCAATAAGTGCTGCATTTTTATCCGCATCTGCTTCATCATCCATAAGCACATCAATTTCTATTGCTAATAATTGGACAATGCCTTCAAGTCGCTCACGCAACTGCGGATCAAGATTTGTGATGTTGCCAGTGCTTGTCTGTTCCACCTAAATGTCCCCAATCACTGTCAACTGTCATTTTACTTGTAATACCACCACGTGGACGGAACTCAATCTCAAGGCGAATACGTTCAGGATCATATACTACCATAAGATGCTTGAACATAACATCAATGCAACGCTCATAACTGATAATTGTATCACGATACTGATAAAAGTATTCTTTTAGGCTTTTAAGTTCAATGGTTTTATCTTTGCCATAAAACCAAATTACAATATGTCCAAAATCAGGTTGATCGTGAACACCAAGAAATGTAAACTCTGGCACAGTGATACGTTGTTCATATCCACGTGCCGCATTAGGCAGTGCTTTCAGCACTGTAAAATCAATAGTATCCCAAAGTTTTTTCATATCACTTTACCGCTTTTAAGAGGATAGTATCACCGTTCAAGCGTCCTGTCAAGCCAATTTCGACAGCACGTATATTATCAAGGAACTTACGAAGTGCAACCTTGCCACTGTTCTGGAACTCCTTGATTTGTTCCTTTGGCTTGCGAAGTGTCTTTGCTACACTTTGCTTGGCATCATATCCAAGAATAGTGCTACCCTTGATACCCAATACACCACTACTTGCATCAGCAACATATTTGCCAATCTTACGTGTCTTGATATTGTAAACCCATAATTCAGTTGCATTCAACACATCAACAGGGCTGATGCTAACAAGGTTCAATTCATCAAACTTTTGCAAGAACTTAACGTTTTTTACAAGTTTTTCCTTGCTTACAGGACGTGGCTTACGAACCTTGCGAACAGCACTCTTAACATTGCCATAAGTTGTAAGTGCATCAAATAGGGATTTATACCACGTATCATAACGCTTGAAATCTGTCTTTGTCATCCAAGCATAGGCTTCACGTAAATCTGCGTCACCTTTCTTGTTTTGGCTTTCAAGTAATTCACCATACTGTGCCGCATACTTTTCACGTATACGGCTACAGAAAGCCTGTGGCATATTCTTCTCACGGAAGTAAGCCATAAAATCAGGCAATTCAATACTACCTTCAATCATTTCATCATACTTGGCTTCAAGTTCACCAATAGTATCATCTAACTTTTCTGCCATAATTTCGGCAACATTGCGTTTTGGTACATCCTTAACTACCTTTTTAGTAGCCAGTTTTTCACGACCATATGCAAGCAATTCTTCTAATTTGTTTACAATATATTCAGCATCATGTGCCAATGGTGCGCCATTAAGAATCATCTTGCTGGCGCTACCAATTGTAATACCGACCCGATTATCATCGCATTCAGCAAAAGCACTAATTTCTGCCTTGCCCCACTTGTAATATGTCTGCCCAAATTCTACAACATATTTCCGCATATCACCAGCGGTCATATAATAATTGTAAAAATAAAAGGCATGAGTAATTTCCTGACGCTTCTTCTCGTCAGTCCATTTACTGGCACCATCCCACTTTGGTTCTGGACCAGTAAACTTCTCGTCCATAAACTTGGGGGTTGAAACCTTACGTTGTGGTTTTTTAGCGATCATCAATCGGTTTACCATATATACTTCCTTTCGCTTGACCAGAAACTATTACCGTTCCAGTCTTGTTGATCCTGATAATCCCAAAATTCATTAGAGTAACCAGTCTTATCACCGATCAGTGCATTTGTCAACTGTTCTTTTGAGATACCATGTTGGGTATAACCTTCCATGCACATATTATAATAATGTGTGGATGGATTGCTTACATAATCTTGGTCATTCATCATATAAACCCAAGCAACACCATATCCATTACCAGTTTCTACCCATGCACGTTGACGTAGGTAATAACTTGGAAAACTTTCAAGACGATCAAGTGCTTGTAGGCATTTATCGGTTATATCCCACAAAACACCTTCTACTTGACTTTCCCAATCTAATTCAACATCCGCATGACCACGAAATACAAACTTGTAACCTGGCAAAATAGCCGCACCAATAACTTTGCTATCAGGGCAACGACTTGCCATTTGTTGTTTGTTTGTATTCATTCCGTAACCGAAATAAAGATGTCTATTCTGCAATTCGTAATCTACCGTATTCACTATACTAATTTACACCTCACTATGTTGGGCATAATTGCCCGTAGGTTTAAATTACCATATTTTAGACCGTTGTCAAGAGAAAAATTGACTTGGCTAAAATATAGTTATATATTAAAGAATGAAAAAGCATGAAAATGGTTGAAAAATTCCAATTATCTCTTATTTTACAAGGATTTGAGTGTAATGGTTATCCAAAATGTAGGATAACTTTCAATGATCAAATTTTGTATGATAGTCAAATTATTGACACATGCAGTGTTAACTGCGACATTACATTAGAAAAAACAAATATAATAAAAATTGAACAATATGACAAAAAATTTGGTGAAAATGGTATTTGGGATACTAAATTAGAAAATGGAAAAATTGTTCAAGACAAGTATATTATTATAAGAAAAATTTGTATAGATAACATTAATTTACAACCATGGTGGCATTTTGGTTTGTTAGATAATGAAATAATTTTTGAACATCAAAATGAAATTGGATTATACAAAAATTCTACTTTCAATTTAAAATTTGATAGTCCACTATATGATTGGTTAATTTGTAAAAAAAGTGAGGGATTTAAAGAAATTGGACCAGCTTGGAAAAAATCAAGTTTAAATAGTTTTGCTGATGGTTATAGTATAACCATAGAAAGATTTGAAGAACTTATTGCAGAGGCTAAACAGTTATTAAAAAAATTATGATAAAAACACTTGTTATAACAGTTCCTTTTTTAGAATCATTCAGACCTCCAATAAGTGGTGCCACTATATGTTCAATTGCAGAAAGTTGTGGTCATAAAGTAAAAGCATGGGATGCAAATATTAAACTTTATAATTCTATTGGTAATACAAAATTTTATGATTTACAAAACCAATTTACTAACTTGAAAGTATTAGAACAAAATAGTATTTCTTTAGTAGAAAATTTTGTAGCAAGTTATGATTTTTCAAATTTTGATTATATTTTAATAAGTTTATTTTCTTCTTGGTCACATAATTTTAATACTATTTTATTAAAACATTTAAAAAAGGTTAATAATAAAGCAATTATTGTTATTGGTGGACCTGGTGTCAGCAACACATTTGAAAATAATAGTTCATATGGCATGACAATGTTACAAAATAATTTATGTGATTATTATGTTGATGGTGAAGGTGAAAAGACTTTATTAGAAATATTTAAAAATAACAAAAATTATCCTGGTATAAACGGAATACCTCCACAACAAATTATGGATTTAGATTCTTTACCTATACCAAACTACGATTATTATAATTTAGAAGATTATGATTATTTGTTAGAAAATGAAAAGGATTTATTTGTTTATGGTAGTAGAGGTTGTGTAAGAAATTGTAGTTTTTGTGATGTTCCCACTTATTGGCCAACATTTCGTTGGAGAAGTGGTGACAATATTGCAGAAGAATTAATTAAAAATTGGGAAAAATATGGTATCAGGCATTTCTTTTTTACAGATAGTTTATTAAATGGAAACTTGAAAGCATTTCGTTTACTTCATGAAACACTGGCTAAAAATAATTTGCCAAAATTTCATATTGCAGGTTATGCAATTATTCGTCCTAAAAACCAACATCCTAAAGAGTTGTTTGACATGCTACAAAATACAGGCACACATTTTTGGAGTGTAGGAGTTGAACATGGAAGTGATTCTGTGAGAAACAACATGAGAAAAAAATTTTCTAATGAAGATATTGATTGGCATTTAGAACAATCTTATAGAATTGGTTTACAAAATAATTTTTTAATGATGCCTACATGGGTAACAGAAACGTTGGATGATCACAAAGAATACCTACAAATATTTCCACGTTGGCAAAAATATGTTGCAACAGGGACTATTTCATCTATGGTTCTTTCTCCACTTCTTTATGCTTATAGAAATACTCCATTAACAAGCCATGAATACAACATTGATTTTATTCCAAATGAACTTGAGGCATTAAGAGAAATTTTATGGATTAACCGTGATAATCCTGAATTAAATTTAGTAGAAAGATTTCGTAGAACATTAGCAATTTGGGAACAAGCTGTAGTTTACAAGTATCCTTTGTTAATGGCTGAAAATAAAATTATGCGGTTAAATGCAACTATTAAAAAAGTCTTAGAAATATTATAAATTTTTTATGTGGTTTTTGATTATATTTTTACTGATTGTTGGCGGTCTTATAGTCCTTTATGTGGTAGAGGCTTGGCTTGACCTTGACCGTTGGATTGCGGATGCCCCAAAACGTGAGGCAGAAGGGTATCGTGAACCTGTCAATATTATGACACCACCGCCCCAACCCAAGCCAGAACCTGTCAAAATACTGACACCAAGCCTTGAAAATTTCCCTAAAAGTAGTGAAGATGCAAAGGCAAAAATAGATAGATTGTTGAAAAAAAGTGCTTGACAGTCCTGAAATATATGGTATTGTAAGAATATAAGGTGAATTGATGGAGAAAACAATGGTTTTTACAGGAAAACCCGCATACACCACCAAGAAATTGCGTGATTTGCATGGTCGTGGTTGGGCTATTGTTCGTAGCCACAAGCATCCTGATGGCACGACCACCTACGTTATGACTTATGTAGGTAAAAAATAACCCTTGACAGCCCCAAAATCTGTGTTATATTACATTATAGTCAACTGATGGAGAACGGTAATGGCTTACATGTCACAGGAAAAGAAGTCCAAGATTGCCCCTACGGTCAAGAAAATCCTTGCCAAGTATGGTGTTAAGGGTTCACTTTCGGTTTCCAATCATATGACCCTTGTGCTGAATATCAAGAGCGGTGGCATTGATTTTATCCAGAATTATAAAGATACTGTTGATGAACGCACTTACCATCACAGCAAGCAATATTGGCACGATGGTCGTGTAGTAGACAGTTTGAATGTTAATCCTTATTGGTATCACGAACATTTTACAGGTAATGCCAAGGATTTCTTGACAGAAATCTTTACCGCCATGAACGATGGCAATCACGATAACAGCGATATCCAGACTGACTACTTTGATTTTGGTTGGTATGTAGACGTAAATATCGGTAAGTGGAACAAGCCTTATATTCTCTCCAAGTGAGGAGTTTATTATGTCACAGGTTAAAACCAGAGGCGTGAAACTTAAAACAATAATGTATTCACGTGCATTTATGCTTGGTTACAAAGAAGTGGTAAATGGTTTGCCTTTCAATCCTGATTATGATAAGTGGAAAAGTGCTGACCAATGGAGTTATGAACGTGGTCGCCATTTTGCTATTTTAAGTGGCGGCAAACAACCACCAAAAATCGGCAAACAAGTAAACTATCAAGCATTGTTAAACTATGCTGAATTAAATTATAGCGGTGAAATTATATAATAAAAAAGGCGGGAAAAATCCCGCCTTTAATTTTTTTTGATGTTCTAACTATTAGAACTTAACTGTGAAAGCACCTGTTACAGCGTCACCAGTTGCATTCCATGTGCTATCATAGCTACGTGTAACGCTTAAACCAACTGAATAGTTTGATGTGATGTCATATGTTACGCCTGTACCAAGACGATGGCTTTCGTAAGCATTTGTAGTATCAAAAGCATTACGATAACGATAGTTGATAGCATTTAGAGTCAAGCCATCAACCAACTTGTAATCAGCTGCGCCATAAAGTGCATAGTATGGGAAGTTAGTTGTAGCAAAACGCTCACCAACACCAACCTTACCGCTGACAGTTACGCCAGAAAATGCAGGAAGTGCATAACCAGCTTGAACTTCAAGATTTTGCTTAAGAAGCGCACCTGAAACTTGAGTTGTGCTTGCAACGCCACTGACGCTGAAACCACCACCAAGATTATGCTTATAAGTTACACCATAAGCATCATCAACCTTTGCACCAAAATTGTTGCCAAGGTCTTGACCATAGCTAACTGACAAGCTATCATTGCTTGCAGCTGGCTTTGCAGCTTCTGCAGCAACTGGCTTTGCCGCTTCTGGAGCCTTCTTCTTGTTTGGAAGGTCAGTTGCATTTGCAGTTGCAGTAAGAGCCAAAACAGCCAAAGTTGAAATAATAAGTTTCTTCATTTTAAATTTTCCTTTCAGATTGTGGTTATATCATAGACAACGAAGTTTGTCTAATTTTTTTATCAACCAATTTTATTATTAGTTGAAGGCAACGTATGATTTTACTCCCACGGTGTTAAAAATTCGATTTGCATCGCTGCCATGCCCCCCACAATGTTGGGAAGCATAGATATTTATCCCAATGCAATGCAACATAAAATAAAATGACCAAATAATCAATAAATATTTTAATGCTATTGAGTGAATTATACGACGATCAGCTTAATGAGGGACCATGGACAGATGCCCTAAAACGTCTGGCAATGGCTGGAACCGTAGCAACTGGAATAGGAACTGCTGGAATTAGTGCATATAATGCACAAAAATCACCAGAACCAGTAACTGCTGTGGCCCAAATACCACAAACACAACAAACTGACATCAAAGCAGAACCAGCGATACAAAAAGCACAAAAAAGTATTAATCCAAACTTTCCAAAATCACTTGCCGATGTTGACAAATTACAACCAGGTGCACGTGTAGAAACATTTATTAAGACACTACTACCAATGGTTCAAGCAGAAAATAATAAAATTTTACAAGATCGTCGCAGACTTATACAAGATATTAAAATTTTAAAAAGTGGTAAAAAATTATCCAATGAAGAAACTACTTGGGTTCGTAGTTTAGTTGAAAAATATGGTGAAGATAACCTATATGAATTAGCTAAAAAAGTTGATATCATTCCACCAAGTATTGCATTAGCACAGGCTGGCATTGAAAGTAGTTGGGGAACTGATCCTAAAACTGTAAGCAGTAATGCATTTTATGGACAAAAATCATGGGCTAAAAGCGGCGGTGTTGAAGGTCCATATGGTGAACGTTATCGTGCTTTTGAAACACCAAGTCATAGTATTGCGGCATATATGACCAATCTTAATACACATAATGCTTATGATGAGTTTCGTGACGCACGTGCAGAATTACGTAAAACTGGCAAACCAGTTGTAGGGTTAGAATTAGTGCCAAAATTGGTGGCTTATACCGATACGGGTAGCCAATATCCCAAAAAACTTAAAAGTATCATACAAGGGCGCAATTTAGGTCAGTATGACTTACCTAAAAAATAATGCTTGACAACCTATAAATCCGTGTTATATTGGGTTGTAAGTTGAAAAACAGGAGATTTTTATGCCTAATTGGTGCTATAACCGTGCGACTTTTACGCACGATGACCCCGAACAGATTACCCGTCTTGTCAATGCTGCCAAAGCTGGCAAGCTGTTTAATGAATTTTATCCTATGCCACCTGAATTACTTGAGGAAGCACCCGTAGGTGATGATTATCAAGAACGTAGTGCCGCTATTGCAAAACGCAATGAAGAAGAATTTGGGTATGTAAGTTGGTATGATTGGAGTATTGCACATTGGGGAACTAAATGGGATATCTCCGAAATGGATGATGACGACAATTTTAACATCACAAATGATGGCAAAACTGTATCGTTTAGTTTTGATACAGCTTGGGCACCGCCTACTGAATGGTATGATAACATTGATGGTTTCCACATTGAAGCATATTATCATGAACCTGGTGTTGGTTTCTGTGGTAAATGGACCAGTGAAGATGGCGATGACCAATATGAAATTGACATGATGGAAGATATTGAGAGCGTTAAAGAACGTATTCCAAGTGACATTCTTGATGAGTTTGGTATTCTTGATGACATGGAAATGTATCAAGAAGAAAATCAAGAAGAACTTGAAGAAGACGATGGTGAAGAATGGTGGAGTGCAGACGAAGCACTTGAGGGCATTGATGTTGGTGAAGTAACTATTGAAATTAAACCAAGTGAAGATGATGAAGAAGGAGAAGACAAGTGAAGCAGTTTACCTTTAAGATGGATGATGGCGGTATTTTTCTTTGCATCGCACGTGATTTTCGTAGTGCATGTTTGCTTTTTGATCAAAACCAAATGGGTTTCAAGGCACAAGATATTCTTGAAATCGTAGAACGTGCCTAAAATCTACGCACTACCAAGTAAAATATTAGTTGCAGAAACGCTGGTCAAGTGGGAAGTGCTTGACTGGCTTTCTCGCAATATAGGCATTGTTCATAGAAGTGAAGACCCACAAAAACCTATTCATAGCGGTGAGGGTTGGAGATTTATTTTTACATACAGATTTGCTTCTATTAATACACGTAGAACTACTGTAAAAATTGAATTTGATGATAGCGTTCCAGATGATATAATACTTTATTTTTTATTGCGATTTGGTGATAGCATATGAGTAATACACCAGTAGGACAAATATGGTTTGACACTGCAACGAGTGAACTTAAGATGTATGATGGTATGGGTTGGATAACTATTAGGAAAATGCCATACACCCAAGACCCATTCAACACTGGTGCAAAGTTTGTTAAAAGATTTGCATTTTTACCACACAAATGTCATCTAACTGGTCGTAAAATATGGTTAGAATGGGCAATTCGTGGCGAACTAAATGATTTGATTGCCAGATATAAAGAATTTCGTTGGTATGATAAGTTTGAATATCTAAATTGGACAATTGCAAATGCTTGATTTAGACTTTGAAAATGGTTTTTGGATTTCAACTGATTGGACAGATGCAACCGATACCATGTGGAAAAACTTTAAAACTTACTGCAAGAGCAAAGGTAACAATAATGAAGTTATTTTACTGACGGAGTTTAATGCCAAAGCACAAAGATATGTTGGTGATGATGATGAAGATGACCAATGGTTTATACGATTTAATACACCAGAAGATTATACTTTTTTTGTAATGAGATTTGGATAATGACAAAAATAAGGGTCCATGATTTAGGACCGCAACGGTGGCATATGACTATCAGGTTTACTGATAATGGCACTATAAACTTTGAGTTTAAGAAATGGATGAACGACAATTATCCAGATTGCCTTTGCATACACAGATTTAATAACGGTGAACCATTTTGGGAAGTTCGTGGCGGTGATCCAAGTGACCAAGCATTTATAGCAATGCGTTGGGGTGGAGAAAATAATTGACATCATATAAAATTGTGTTATTATAATAATAAACACAGGACTTACTATGGTTAGAAAAAGCAGCGAAATTATTGAAGATTTTATTAAGTCACTAGAAACTCTTGTTGATGCACTTGATGATGAATGGCATCACAATGATGAAGGTGAATGGCGCATGGCAGATAATATTCGTAAAAATGTGCTACCAATTGCTAAACAGCGATTTAAAGAACATCTTGATGAATATATTGACCGCAGAATTGAAACTTATTTGGAGAAAAACAAATGACAGATGAAACCGAAAAAATGATTAAATGGAAAGTTTCACCACGTTATAAGAAAAGTGTAATTGATATTGAAACTTTTCGCAATGGTGAAAATGAAATTACTTTGGAAACTGGCTGGCGTTGGGGTCATGTCGTTCTTCTTGTTCCAGAAGGCATTGACTTGGTAACACAACTTAATCCAGAAGAAAATACACGTATCCAAATTGATGGTTTAGAATATGATATCTATGATCGTGAAATGGATGATGGTTGTTGGGAAGAATGGGATTTAGATGCACTTGATGATGAAGAAGAATTTATTGAAGCATGGGATGAAGATTCACACGATGGCATAGCAAATCTTGGTTGGGAAGCGTGGGACAGTGAATTGTTCTTTGATGGTCCACTTGATATAGAAAATCTTGGCGAACATGTGCCGCCAGTGTGGGATGAAGAAGAAGATGATGAGGATCAAGAACAATGACATATAAAATCTCTATAAGCGATGAAACAGCAGAAAGCATGTTCCGTGATATGCTTATTGAAGATTATCGTCGTGTTCGCAATGACATCTATAACATGACCAACAAGGCTGCAGAGTTTGGTAAACTTGAAAAGTATGAAAGTGAAGATTTAGAAGATTGGAAACGTTGGTTTGGTGCAATGAAAATCCTTATGGAATATTATTTGCCACAAAATCAGTATAATGAAGTTGTAGGCGAATGAAAATAGTAGGTAAACTACGTGATATAGCAGAAGAATGTGAACGTGGTGAACGTTCACCTATTAGCGGTATTTCCACTTGGCCAAAGGAAACTACGGTTGAGTGGAAAGCTGCACATGTTATTGAACAATCTATGGCGGCATTACTAACTATTATTGAAACTGATGAAGCTGTGCCAAGTGAAGCATTACGTTTTATGGCGCAACGTAATTTTGAAATATTAACTGGAATGTGCAATGACCCAGAACTGGACAGTTAAACTTATAGAAGAAGATGGTGAATTATTTTTGCCATTTCCAGAAGATGTAATTAAAGTTCTTGATTGGGAAGAAGGCACTGTTGTATGTTGGGAAATCACTACCAATGGTTTAAGTCTTAAAAAGATGGAAAAAAAGGATGATGGTGAATGAAATATGTGTCAGTGATCGCATTAGGCATTGTGCTGTGTGCTTGCAGTAAAACACTAGATTATGCACTACCACAAAATCCTACTGGTATTGAACGTAAATTACTTACGGTTCCGCATCGTGACTGGATTGAAAGTGGTTGTTATCCAAAGTTAGTAGATGGTCAAGATGTGAAAGTATGTAATGCGAATACAAATAGTAAGTGATTTACATTTAGAGTTTGCTGAAATACCAACAATTAAAAATGTGGGTGCAGAAGTGCTTGTGCTTGGCGGCGACATTTGTGTTGCCCAACATCTATATCGTCATCCACGCAATAATCTTCGTAATAATGATGGACATGCTGTTGATGCCGCAAAATATCGTGATTTCTTCCAATATTGCAGTGATAATTGGGAAAGTGTAATTTACCTTGCGGGTAACCACGAACATTATAGTGGTCGTTGGGATAGAACTGCACAAGTCTTACGTGAAGAAACAGAAAATTATCATAATATATTATTTTGTGACCAAGATCGTGTAGATTTTGGTGATGTAGTATTTTTAGCAACTTCACTGTGGACTGATTTTAATAATCATGATCCACTTACAATTATGTCAGCAAGTGATATGATGAATGATTATCGTGCTATTACTGAAAGTCCAAAGGATTTTGTATATCATAAACTACGTCCAACTACTGCACTTGCTAAACATGTTGCTGATTTAGAATGGTTGCGTGTTCAGTTGGCATTGTTGCGAGACCGTAAGGTTGTTGTATGCACACATCACGCACCAAGTCACAGTAGTATTCATCACACTTATGCGCATCAGCATGTTATGAATGGTTGTTTTGTAAGTAATCTTGATGGGTTTATTATGGATCATCCACAAATTAAACTTTTTACTCACGGACACGTTCATAACGTCTTTGACTATTATATTGGCGAGACACGTGTAGTCTGTAATCCCAGAGGGTATCCAGGTGAACACAGTGGTTGGAACCCACAATTCACCGTTGAGGTTTAAGCCCAAGTTCCTACGCTTGTATTACCAGTAATACTACCAACTGGCCAAATCTGCATAAATGCACCAGATTGTAATATTGAACTGCTACCAGGTGTGTTAGTAAATCCGATAAGTGGATTGATATAACCACCTGTTGTAACATCTATGTCACCATCTATAATCAAGTTATAATATTGTGATGATAATCCACTTGTTGGTGTAATAGTTACAGGATTTGTAAAGTTAGCAGTCAAGTAATTGCTCATCTGGTAAGCTGCGTTTAGTGCTTGTTGGCTTGAACCGCAAGCAGGATTTACAACATATGTATGATGTTGTAGAACAGCATTGCTTTGACCGTTGAAACTACCACCCATAGCATAAGTTACTGCTGCACTTGATGCACTGCTACTCTTGTAAACAACAGCCATAATGCGGTAGATATAACGAGTGCTACTACTTACTACAACACCATTACCTAAACCAAACATAGGTTGTAAACTTGTACGATTTGTAATACTAACGTTAGCATTTGGAATAAATGTTTGAGTTGCTGGTAATAGACCACGTTGACTATCTTGTGGTGTAAAGTAAAGAACTTGTCCATCGTATTCTGTATCACCATTAGTAATGTTGCTATTTGATTGTAGAACACCAGTTTGGAATGTAAGTGGTGCAGTGCTTGTAGTGCCTGCACTTAACGTTACACGACTATTTGCAACAATAGCAATATTACCAGCACTTATATTACCACCATAAACTGGCATATAAGCGGCAACATTGGCATTACTATAAACAGATTTTGAAGATATTGCACTGTTCATAGCAATTAGATTTGCATTTATGCTACTGATTTCACCTTCTTGGTAAGATGCATTAGCGTTCCATGCAGTGATAACATTGTTGATCTGTATGCCAAGACTGCTGTTAGCAGCATTGATGTTAGCACGAAGACCACTGATTTCATTTTCTTGGTAAGCGGCATTTGCCAACCAATTAGTTGCGGCATAAGAATTAGCAGAAGTAATAGCACTATTTGCCGCCGCAATGTTTGCTTGTAGCGCACTGATTAGATTTGCTTGTGTAGCGGCATTAGATACCCAACCAGTAGAATTATAACTGTTTGCGGCAACGATAGCGGCATTTGCAGCCTCAACATTTGCACGTAGTGCTGTAATTTCATCTTCTTGATAAGCCGCATTAGCATTCCAAGTAGTGATGATTGTAGTAGTATTTGCTTGCCATGCACTTGTAACCGCACTGTTGGCAGTCACGATAGCACTATTTGCCGCTGTGATATTAGCACGTAGACCACTTATATCATTGGCTTGTGATGCGGCGTTTGCGTTCCAATTTACAATAATATTATTAAGTGATGTGGCAGTTGCGGCATTAGCGGCAGTCAAGCCAGCCTGAACAGCAACAATTTGACTATCTTGGTAAGCGGCATTAGCAGTCCAAGCCGCAGTTACCGCAATATTTGCATTAATAATAGCGGCATTTGCACCACTAATATTATTATTTGCGGCATTTATATTAGCACGTAAACCACTGATTTCAGTTTCTTGGAAAGCGGCATTTGCTTGCCATGCACTGGTTACAGCATTATTAGCATTTATAATAGCACTATTAGCCGCAGTAACATTTGCATTTGTGCTTGCGATAGCACTATTAGCGGCATTGATATTAGCAGTAAGTGCAGTAATTAAATCTGCTTGTGTAGCGGCATTACTGACCCAACCACTGCTATTATAACTATTAGCGGCAATAATTGCGGCATTTGCTGCGGCAACATTTGCATTAAGTAGTGCAATTTCATTTTCTTGATAAGCGGCATTAGCATACCAAGATGTTGAAGCATAACTGTTAGCGGCACTAATAGCACTATTAGCGGCATTTACATTTGCTTGCAGTTGTGTGACTGTTGCATAATTGCTGTCGTTTGTAAATGTAGAAATAAGTGTAGGTTGGTTATACCATACTGCACCGTTAGAACTGTTATAATTTATACTGCCAGCCGCACTTATAGAACTGCGAGCACGTGCTGTTGTAAAGAATTGGTTTGTATCTTCTGTAAGATTCTTGGTGTTAGCATAAAGTCCAGTTGCAACTACATTGCTCATATACCAAGCAACATTAGTAACATAACCAACTCTTGCGCCAATTGTAGTATTACCAACGTGGAATACCAATGCTGTGTTAGCAGTTTGTGTTCCAAGTGATAGATTACCACCATTTACGTATAGGTAACCATCATTAGCACCACCAATGTTATAATTTGGATCATTATAAACACTGCTGTTTATACCCATATCGATATAGTTTGCACCATCAGTGCCAATATCATTTTCTGCAACAAAGTCAGTAGATGCACTGCCACCTTTATAATGGTTTGTATGAACAACTTGACTATAAGCATTGATATTACTGTCTATTTGTAAATCAGCATTAGGATAATCATAACCAATATATGCGGCACCAAAGTGACCAGCGTCAGTGAAATAACCAAATGTTGCACTTACATTACTTGCATTTAAATTACCAGTAGTAATACCAGTTGTGCCACCATCTACAAGCCAACTATCACTTGCTTGGTCATACTTAATATATTTGCTTATACCACTTGCAACATTACCTAAAACAATACCACCACCACTTATTGCTGATAGTGTATTAGCAGTATTACCAAGATAAAGCACTGTGCCTACTGTTACAGCAGGTTGAATACTATATGTATTGCCAAGAACAGTAAGATTGCTTACAGTTAGGTTAGCAAATGTTACGTTACTATTTGTGCCAATGTTTTGTGGTAAACTTAATGTAACAACATTACCAACATTAGTAACATTGATTTGGTTTGCTGTGCCATTAACGCCAAGAATACCAGTGCTATCAACAGTGACTGCACCAGTAGAACCAGTAACATAGATACCAGCACCAGCAGTTAAACTTGTAACAGCACTGGTTGAATTAAATGCAGTGGTTTGGCGAGTATTATCAGCAAATGTAACGCCAGTGTTAGTTCCAAGAACCAGACCATTGCTGTAAAAACTTGCAGTGGTGCCAATAGTGCTGCTACCAGTTGGCGTAGTTTGGAATGTAATGCGTGTGCCAACAGATGAATTACTTGTAAATGTTTCTGCGGCTTCTAAATTGACACGAACAATACTACCAGCAAATGCACCACCGCCTGTCCAACCTTGACCAGTTAAACGTAGTATAGTATCGCCAGCCTGTGTAGTAGATGGTGAATCAACTGAACCACGGGCAGCACGAGCAGCAAGTGCAGTATAAGAGTTTTGCCCACTTGCATAACCAAACGCATCAAAACTAATACGATTTACGGCATTATCTTGACCAGTAACCTGAACCATAGTGTTACTAAAATTACGTGGTTGAGCATAACCTGATTCAGAACCATTGATATTAAACACTGCTTGTGTATTTGTAAGACTAATAGGTGCTAAAATAGTTGTTAAACCATTTCTATCAACTCTAAATGCTGGTTTTGCTTGTGAGTTTAGCACCTGCACTGGGCGGTTTAAGTTTAGATTACCAGTGGCAAATTGTGTGCCAATATTAAAATCTTCTGTTGGACTTGCAAGAGCAATTGTATTGCCATATAGTGTAAATTTACCAACTGTTAAACCAGTGCCGCCACCAATATAAAGATTGCCATCCTTTGCGCCAATAGTTTGGTCAGTTCCAAGTGTTTCATCCAACACATAAATTGTACCAGCACCTACCCATACGTGACGCCAACGCTTTACAGGACTACCAAGATCATAAACATCATCTGTAAATGGTAATATACTGCTACTTGTAACCGTGCTACCACCAGTGCCAGGAACAAAAGATACGTCAGTATTTGCTGCTGTGGTAATATTAAAGCCAGCATTTACAACATCACGTGTTGTGAATATTGTTGTGCCGTTTGTTGGAATTGATAGGTTGTTTAGAGTTTGGTTTGTAATAACAACATTGGCATTAGCACCAGTTCCAATAGCCAAAACATTACTTAAATATGGAACACCAGTTCCAGTAATATGGTCACCAACTTGTAATGCTGGTGCTGGATTTGTAGTCATTTGATAAACTGACCAACCAGTGCCAGCACCACTTATACCATTAGTAATACCATAATCACCAATATTCAAGTTATCACTGCTGCTTGTGCTATAATCTAATACTTGGTTAAGTGTGAGATTTGCAATTGTAACTGTGATAGGTGCACTTCCTTGCACGATACTACCAACAGGGATTTTAATACCAGGAACACTTACTAAACCAGTGCCAAGTGGTAATAGCGTAATATCACGATTGCTGACTAAACCGCCAATAGTTTCATCACTAATATAAAGATTACCAAGATTAGCAACATTACCAACAGTTAGATTACTGAATACTACACTGCTATTAGTATAAAGGTTTTGGTTACTTAACTGTGCATTGGCATAAAGAAATCCAACATCATTGTTATAACCACTTAAATTACGTGGTAGTGTGCCAGCAGTAAGATATCCACTATCATTTACAAAATAACTTACATTTACAGGTATGCTTGCCGCAGTAATATAATTGGTATCATTAGTATAATAACTTAAATTATGCGGTAATGTGCTTGTAGTAAGATAAGCGGCATCATTATAAAATGCGCTAACATTATGCGGAATACTTGCTGCTGTAATATATGCCGAATCATTGTTAAAGAAACTAATGTTTTGTGGCATAGTAGTTTGTGTAATATAACCAACATCATTAGTATATGCACTTAAAACTGTTGGATATGTAAAAGAACTGCCATTACCACTGATGATAACACCACCAGGTGTATGACCATCGCCAACACGCAGTGTATTTGTAATTGGATCATACCAAATACGCCCAAGTTCACCAAGTCTGGTCATACCATTGCTGTTGTTATTTCTACTGGTGAATAGTTCCTGAACGTGATTTATAGTCACCGCCTAACTCCTTTTTATTCTAGGTCAGTGTCTTCACTTGCAACTTGCACTGCGATAGGATGAATTCCTGCATTACGCTTGATAATTGATAACTCGTCTTCAACATCCTCGTCACCAGGTTGATTAAAAATGCTTTCTTCGCCAGCAACTTTCTTTAAAAGTTCTAATTTTTGCTGCAATGGTGGCACCATTACACCGCCAGTTTCACTATTTGTATGTGTATCTTCTGGAAATGGGTCTTGTGGTGCTACTACTGGTGTAAGTTCTGCGTGTGGTTGTTGCGCTGTTGGTTGGTTTATCTGTGATAAAACGTCTATCAACTTGCGAATTAGTTCTGCGGCTTCCATTATAATTCCTTACGTACTTTGTACTTGTGGGATTGCACTACTTGCTACATAACCTACTGTTACAACGGTTACTTCTGCGGTGCCAGTTGCAGTAATGAACGCAAGTTTATTATTAAGACCTTCCATATTAATAAATCTTGTAGTTCCAGCAGGAATTACATCGCAGTTACCAGCATATGCTACTGGATTTGCACCTACTTGATAGTGAACGTGGGCATTTGCAGTAACTTTTGCTCTTGTGCTTGATATAGCAGGTGTTTGACCACTTGTGCTATTATTTGCTGTAATAATGGTTGCTGATGGCATCTTCTAAATCCTCTGCAGTTATTTATATGAAAGTTCTTGACTTTATTGGATTAAAAGTATAAAGTAAATTATGGCTGATGTAAAGATACTGCACGGTGACTGCCGTGAACAACTCAAAACTCTACCCGACAATAGCATTGATAGCATTGTGACTGATCCACCTTATGGTTTAAGTGTTGAACCAGATATGACAGAAGTTCTTCGTCACTGGTTAAATGGTGATGACTATGAACATACTGGCAAGGGTTTTATGGGTAAAAGTTGGGACAGTTTTGTTCCAGGACCAAGTGTATGGCGTGAATGTTTGCGTGTTCTTAAACCAGGCGGTCATATGTTATCATTCTTTGGTTCAAGAACTTATGATTTAGGTGTCACAGCAATTAGATTGGCTGGTTTTGAAATACGTGACCAGATTATGTGGGTTTATGGAACAGGATTTCCAAAGAATCATGATATAAGCAAGGCAATTGACAATGCTGCTGGTGCTGAAAGAACTGTTGGTGGTAGAGTATGGAGCGGCGGCGCACGTAGTGGTGGTATTATTAAAGATGATGCCAGTGAAACTACCTCAGAACGAATCATTTATGATGAACCAGCAACCCCAGAAGCAAAAAAGTGGCAAGGTTGGGGGACAGCACTTAAACCATCACATGAACCAATTTGTGTTGCACGTAAGCCAATAAGTGAAAAAACTATTGCAGATAATGTATTGCAATGGGGTGTCGGTGCATTGAATATTGATGCATCACGAGTTGGAGAAGGTGCAAAAAAGTGGGTTACACCACGAGGTGGTATTTGGACAACAGATAGTGAAGCAAAAGCGGAACTTGTTGATAATCCATTAGGTCGTTGGCCAGCAAACTTTATCCATGATGGTAGCATAGAAACAGAATGGGAAAAGTTTTTTTATTGTGCGAAGGCAAATAATACAGACCGCAATGATGGTTTAGATGATTTTGAAGGTGGCAAGACCAATGATGGTCGTAAAAAGGATGCGGATAATGCATATCAACGTGGTGCATCAATACGTAAAAACACACATCCTACTGTAAAACCTACTGATTTAATGCGTTATTTGTGCAAAATGATCACTCCAACTGGTGGAACAGTCCTAGACCCATTTACTGGCAGTGGTTCTACTGGTCGTGGTGCTGTGTTAGAAGGTTTTAATTTTATTGGTATTGAAATGAGTGAAGAATATGTTGAAATTGCTAAAGCACGAATTGCTGTGGTAGAAAAAAAGGTAGCACAAGTTGAAGATAAAATTACTACATACAATAATCTATTTGAGGAAGAATAATGGGCGTCCAAATATTACAAGGTGATTGCCGTGATGTTTTGAAAACATTGGCAGATGAAAGTGTAAACATGTGTGTAACATCACCACCTTATTATGGATTGCGTGATTACAAAACTGCTACATGGAGTGGTGGTGATTCTAATTGTGATCATGTTGAAAAGATTGCCGCACATGGCGGTGAACGTGCTGACCGTGACCAAGGTGGTAATGTATTCAAGTTTCGTGGAACTTGTGAAAAGTGTGGCGCAACCTCAAGTGATAACCAGATTGGTCTTGAACAAACACCAGAAGAATATATTCAACAATTAGTAGAAGTATTCCGTGAAGTTCGTCGTGTTCTTAAAGATGATGGCACACTTTGGGTAAACATTGGTGATAGTTATTACAATTATCGCAGTGGAACTGCATTTGTTAAGCAAAGTGTAGCAAAAACTGACCAAGATTTGCCAAGTTTCAGCCCAAGTCGTAATAATAAATTAGATGGTCTTAAAAGCAAAGACCTTATTGGTATTCCATGGATGTTAGCATTTGCTCTACGTGCCGATGGTTGGTATTTGCGTCAAGACATTATTTGGCACAAACCAAACCCAATGCCAGAAAGTGTGAAAGACCGTTGCACAAAGGCACATGAATATATCTTTTTGTTAAGCAAAAGCAAGAATTATTACTTTGACCATGAAGCAATTAAAGAAGAAGGTGTAATACCTGCTGGTACAAAAGCGGCAAAAGGCAGTGCGGAACGTCAAGCAGAGTTTGGTGTAAATGGTCGTCCACCAGAATATAAAATCTATGATGGTATGCGACAAAAGCGTAGTGTTTGGACTGTCACAACAAAACCTTATAAAGGTGCACATTTTGCCACATTTCCAACAGATTTGATTGAACCTTGTATTTTAGCAGGTTGCCCAAAAGATGGTATGGTATTAGACCCATTTGGCGGCAGTGGCACAACTGGATTGGTAAGCAATCGTCTTGGACGTAATGCTACTTTAATTGAACTTAATCCAGAATATATTGATTTGGCAGAAGATCGCATTGATCCACCTGAACAACGTTTAGACAGTAATCTGTTTACATTTGAATGACACTTTCACATACCATTCCCATTATTGTTACAAAGCAACAAGTATTAGATTTTGCTAATTTAACTGGCGATGACAGCGCAATTCATGTTGAAGGTGGTATTGTGCAAGGTGGATTGATTTTAAGCATGTTACCACAATGGTCTAAAATAGCGATAGAATTAGGTAACTTTTCACTAATATTTAACGATAGCATGACTGTTAAAATGGATTGCAAATTTAGTAATCCACTTATTGCAGATACACCAGTAAACATAACGTTTAACTATACACCATTAAAATTTCGTATTTCTAAAATAAGTTGGGAAATAAGTGGTGATATGGAATATTGCAGTGGTGATTGGATTATTTGTAGTTTGTCATAATACTGTCATATTAGTGTGATAAATTAGGTCAGCATACTAAAAGGAGAGAAATATGCTTACTAGGTTTATTGCTGTTGCAGCCGCAACACTTATTAGTACTGCTGCTTTTGCAGTAGAAGTTACAGGTGCAGGTGCTACTTTCCCACAACCAATTTATATGAAGTGGGCAGAAGGTTATAAGAAGGCCACTGGTAATGTCATTAATTATCAAGGTATTGGTAGTGGTGCAGGTATCAAGCAAATTGAAGCAAAGACAGTAAATTTTGGTGCTACAGATATTCCAGTAAAGCCAGAAGACCTTGAAAAGAAAGGTCAAGTTCAATTCCCAATGATCGTTGGTGGTATTGTTCCAATTATTAATCTTAAGGATGTTGACCATCTAACATTAACAACAGACATTCTTGCAAAAATTTATAGTGAAAAGATTCGTCGTTGGAATGACAAGGAAATTGCAGACCTTAATTCAGGTGTAAAACTTCCAGACCTTCCAATTATCAAGATTCGTCGTGCTGATGGTAGTGGCACAACTTGGAATTTTACAAAGTTTCTTACAGAAGCCAATGAAGATTGGAAGAAGAAGTATGGAACTGGTCAAACTGTTGAATGGGTTGGCGGTGCAATCGGAGCAAAGGGTAATGACGGTGTTGCAAACAACGTTTACCAGACAAATGGTTCCATTGGTTATGTAGAATATGCTTTTGCCAAGCAAAATGATCTTACTGTTGCTGATATGATTGGCAAGGATGGTAAGAAGGTTTCACCTGGTCTTAAGGCTTTCCAAACAACTTGGCCAATGGTTGCTACAAGTTACATTGTTCTAAACAAAGAAAATGATAACAAAGAAGCAGTTCAAGCGGCAATTAAGTTCTTTGAATATGGTTATGCAAATGACAAGGACGCAGAAGCACTTGACTATATTCCATTGACTGCAGCACAAAAGGCAGAAAGCAAAAAGGCTTGGTCAGTAGTCAAGTAATTTACATAAAATTACTGTAAAATATGCCCTACAGAATTATTTTTTGTAGGGCATTATTTTTTTCTTGACATTATATAATTATCGTGTATAAATAGACCTACAACAGAGAGTGATTATGACTAACACGCCTAAACATAACGATTATATCATTTGCCGCATGCCAGAAGGTTTCTGGATTACGGGGGCGTGTGCCTAATGTGAACGCACATTAGTGTATGCACTTAGCCCCCGAAGCGAAAGTTTCGGGGGTTTTTTTATTTTCAGGACGGTATCCCCTTTGCATAAGGATACCCACCGACCAGTACTTGGGCCAAATGGCTGAATAGGTGGTTTCGGCGGTGAAAAATGGGGTGGGAGTGTCAATATTTTGACATTTTTACCAAAAAATTGCCTAAAATTTGTGCAAACTTTTTTTGATTTTCGTGCATTTTTTTCTTGACTTATTATACGGTTGTGCTATTATGCATATGTTGATGACGACATGGTGTCGTCCTTTTTATGGAGAAAGTAACTATGACTATCGTATCAAATACAGACCGTGTTCTTGAAGCCCTTAAGTCTGGTGAGTTGCTCACCGCAAAGCAGATTTCTGCCCGTTTTGGCGTTGCCAATCCACATGCAGCTATTTCTGCAATCCGTCTCAAGGGTTATGCAGTTTATCTCAATGAGTATAAGACTGCAAAGGGTGAAGTAACCAAGAAGTATCGTCTTGGCACTCCTTCACGTGAGATCGTCGCAGCTGGTATGCGGGCTCTCATGGATGCAGGCGTTCGCATCTAATTATATTATTATATAATTTCAAGATTAAAGAGGGGCGGCTTCCGCCCCTTTTTCTGTTTTTCTATCAGTGTGGTGTAATGGTAACACAGCGGTCTCCAAAACCGTTATTCAGGGTTCGAGTCCTTGCACTGATGCCAAAAATAACATTATTATGACATTGACACGCAATTTAAAAGGATATATAGTTATAGGATGGCATCAAGCAAACCGCCCATCATTCCAGATAATACTTGCCCATATATTGATATGGCACAAGACCTTATTAGCCAAATGTCTGCCCAAGAAGATGCAGAGTGGCGTAAAAAACAAGCAGATTTAGCAGAAAGTTTATTGGAATATATTCGTGCAGCAAATTTAGAGTTGCGTGAAGGCGGAAAGTATTGGTATAATCGTGCAAAGAAGGTAGGAAAGGGAACTGTATGAAAGGCAAGATAGCGATTTTTGTTGATCACCCAAGAGTTAGCATACATGGTGCTAATGGGTTAATGAACGCACTTGCTCAAGATTATCAGTTTAAGATTTTTACAAGACATGATCTTCCATATGATGATTGGTGGGATGATGTTGATATCTGTGCCGTGCCAGGTGGTATTGGTGATTATATGACATTTAATCGTGTTATGAAACATCATATTCCTAAAATTAAAACATTTCTTGACCGTGGTGGTCGTTATCTTGGTATTTGTATGGGTGCATATTGGGCTGGCAGTATGTTTCTTGATATACTCAAAGGACGTGATTGTGTTCAATATCTTAGACGCCCTAAAACTGATACACGCCGACCACATGCAAAAGATTTAGAAGTTACTTGGTTAGGTAATAAAGAAAAGATATTTTGGTATGATGGATGTAGCATTATTGGAAAAGGTAAGTTTGATGTTGTTGCCACTTACCCCAATGGTGATGCTATGGCAGGTTACCAAGATCGTATTGGTCTTATCGGCAGTCATCCAGAAGCAGAAAAATTCTGGTATGACGAATATACTTGGTTGAAGCCAAAGTATGTTGGAAAAGAACACAATCATGAACTATTACATGATTTTGTTGATGAACTTATGAAACGCTAATGATAGAATATATTATTGTATTTTTATCGATGTTTGTCGTGGATGTATTCTATGCAATATATCTAAAAAGCATTGAAAATAACAAACCTATATTTGCCTCTTTTATGGCTACCATTGTGTTTTTTGTTGCAAGTATCGCAACAATAGGTTATATTGATAATCACTGGTTACTTGTTCCAGCTTGTTTAGGTGCATTTGCTGGCACATGGGTTGGTGTTATGTATAATATTAAAAAGAAGAAAAACTAATTGGGGAAGTGAGTGCGGAATGGTTACGCCAAGGTCTGCAAAACCTGTTCATGTGGGTTCGAGTCCCATCTTCCCCTCCATTACTGGAGATAAAGAGATAGATTTGTTAATACACAAAACTCGTATGTGCTTGTGTAACAAATACTACAATCAAGTTTATAAGTACATTTCTATCTTAGAAACTAAAAATGTTTTCTTTAATGTAGAAAATAATAAAGAATACCAAGAATGGTTACATAATACGGCTCCATCTTATAATGGTTATTATCCTTGACTGTCTATCAGGGGATAGGGGTTCGATTCTCCTTGGAGTCGCCATAAATAACTATATGGCACTAGATCCTAAATCCGCACAGAAACTTGGTGAAGCATATGGCAAAGGCGTCACCGACGCCGTATTTGGTATTGTTGATGATGTTCGCAATGCGAAAAATATCAAAGCATCAAATAATGCAAAGATTGCCGCAAAAAATAAAATTACAGAAATCAACAATCAAATAATTCGCAATAATAACGCACTGCGTGAACAAGCAATGCGTGAAATTGCGGCAGAAGCAGAAGCAAGTGCATTAGCAAAAATGACACCTGCACAACGTCAAGCATATAAAGCAACAAAAGAAGCTAATGCCGCAGCAGCACAACGTGCAGCTAAAGAAGCTAAAAGAAAAAGTGAAGAGTTTTGGCAGTATTTTTGGGCAATTGTGATTGTTCTAGTCTGCATACCAATTTTAGGTGGTGCTGGCTATCTACTACTTAAATTAGCACACTGATTTCAATTATATCAGTATCTCAATTACATCTATAATTTTCCATGTTTGGAGATACTGTTGGATATTCTACCACAAACCTACGATATGGCGTGGGGTCCGTGCTATTGGCGGATGCATTATTTTTATCATAATGTAAAAGAATACCATTGGACACAATGGGATGCCAGTGCTGATTATAGCAAACAAAGCATTATGAATGCATGGGTTGAAGCAAAAAACAAAGCTGATCCAACAATACGAATACGTATAACGTGTCAAAATAACAAATATATTATTTTAGATACACGTCCTTAATTTAACCGCCCATAGATAACGCTGGCTATATCACTGCCCTTTCAAGGCAGAGTAACGAGTTCGACACTCGTTGGGCGGACCAATTAATTTGCATATTCTAATAATTTTTGTTATACTTTCATTATAAGGTGTAACATGAATACAGAAGAATATGCAGCATTTGAAAAAAGTGCAAGACCAATACTAGAAAGCTATCGTGGTAATATTGATTATTATGTTGGCACAATGTATGAAGGTTTTTTAAGTCATCCAAATACAGTTCGTGGTAGTATTGGTGAAGCAATTGTTAGTGCAGATATGTCAAGCCGTGGACATGTTGTAGAAGATCGTATTAATGCTGGTCATGACAGAATTATTGATGGTATTAAAACAGAAATAAAACACGCAATTCAAGGCAAATTTGGTCCAGATAGTCATATTATAAATCATATTAGTGCTGATAAAGATTGGGATAGATTAATATTTTATGGTGTAAACCGTCCATTGGAAGATACACGAAGAGTATGGTTTACAAAAGAAGATTTTATTGCAAATATTAACAGTGGTATTTTTCGTCGTCAACAAGGTGGACAAGATGGTGGAAATGATGATTATATGGTTAGCAACACAAGTAAATTATTGTGTCAACCATGGGTTCATGATATTCAAACTTTTTAATGGCGTGTAGCTCAGTGGTAGTAGCACAGTCCTGATAAGACTGGGGTCATTGGTTCAAATCCAATCATGCCAACCAAATAAAAAATGAGAGGAAATTGCTTTCCTCTCATTTATTGTAGAATAAACTTTTGGGAAAATTACTTCTTCTGCCAAATGTTATAGAGAACCCAAATTGCAATCAAGCCTACAAGACCTTCTGATCCAAGACCTTTTACAATTGATGTAACGTTAGCAATAACGTCTACATTTGGAAGGAATGGGATTGCTACACCCTTGAAAATTACACTAGTAACAATCATAAGTGCTAGTACACTTAATAGAGTGTCAGCAAGTGCTGAAACCCATGATTTAACTGTCTTTAAAATATCCATTTTATACTTCTCCTAATACCTTTTGTCATAAAAAGGTAATAATATTTATTCGCTGTTGGGGCGGTTGTGGAAATCGCACCACTCTCATAAGGTGGGAAAAGCTGCTTCGAGTGCAGCCAACAGCACCATAAGCACAAAGCACCAATTAAATATATTATGAAAAGAATTATTCTAATTTGTTTGTTATTGTCAGGATGCAACACATTACAAAAAACTAGTGTAGATGTTGTTGGAACTGGTTTATCACATCATTTAATTGAACGGACTAATCCTCCTTATAATGAAACCAATAGTGGTGTTGGATTAAGACTTAATTTTAATAATGATACTGCAATACAAAGTGGATTTTACAATAACAGCTATAACAACCAAAGCAATTATGCAATATTAGATTATTCACCATACAAATTATTAAGACAAAATGATTGTGGAAAAATAGATGTAGGTGGTTTTATAGGAGCAGCAACTGGTTATAAAACATATCCAGTTCCAGTTGGTGGTATACAAGGTGCAATTCATTGTGGTGATTTTTATGTGCGTTCAAGGGTAACACCAGCACCAATTGCTGGTGCAGTTTTATCCGTTGAATTTGGCTATACAATTTTTAAATTTTAGGGACGACCTTGACCACGATAGGTTTTAGTATTGCGACGAACATGTTTATTTTTAGGACGACTTGCCTTGGCATGACCTATACTGGTACGTTTTTTAACACTTGCTTTTTTAAATGTAACTTTTTGTGCAGCATTACTTCCACCTTTTGCTTTAGCCATGGTTGATCTCCTATTAAAATATTTACATTAAAATTACAAAATGATACATACAAATATTGCGGCTATGATGTAGAGGTAACCTGTCTCGTTGCCAACGAGAATTCACCAGTTCGATTCTGGTTAGCCGCTCCAATTAAATACCTACATGGAAGATATAGAAGCAATTTCTTGGAAAAATACTCACAAAGAAGATTTATGGGTATTTGATAAACTAATTATTGCCAAGAAAATGGGTTATACATGTGGTCCTGTAGGAGTTGATGTGCCTAAACCTGGTTTTTACATTGTGCGCCCGTGTGTCAATATACCAGGCATGGGACGTGGTGCTAAATTGAGACACCTTATTAAACGAACAAAACACTTACCTACTGGACATTTCTGGTGTGAATCATTCAGTGGTAGACATATAAGCGTTGATTATAAAAATGGTGAACAAGTGTTAGCAGTAGAAGGATTTCGTAGAGACGGTCATCTTTGGCAGTTTTGCAAATGGGAACGTGTAAATGATGATTTGCCATTACCAGAAATATTTCACGACGTAATAAATCGTTATGAATATATCAATGTTGAATATATTGGCGGAAAAGTTATAGAAATTCATTTTCGTCATAATCCTGATTTTGTATGGGGCAATAGTGTAGCATATCCAGTTTGGGAAAAAATAGATGTGCGACAATTATATCCAGAAGTTGACTTTGATAGTTTAACTTTTGTATCATCTCCAGATTATAAACGTTTAGGATTTTATATAGATTAAAATATGCTGGTATGGTGTAATAGTTTGCACATAAGGTTGTGGCACTGGTAGAGTTAGTTCGAATCTAACAGACGGTGCCATTAAAATTTGACTATTGTCAAATATATGATATATTTAAAATATTGCGGGGTAGTGGAAAAGTGCCACGGTTGGCTCATAACCAACAAAACTGGAGCGTTACCAGCGACCGCAACCAATTTATCTCTGTGGAGTTAGGGTAAGATTAATGCGGCACTTGGACTGCCGAGAACCTGGGGCAGCGCCAGGCACGGAGACCATCTAGAAGGCAAGATACACGTATTACTAAGTGGGTGTATCACATCGTGGGCGTGTTGGAGTGGGGCTGCACGATGATTAGCTGATTTTGGATCGGTTACCGTAGTGGCGAACGGCCTAGGCTTTTAACCTAGTATACAAACATCATGGGTTCGAGTCCCATCCGATCCTCCAAAAATATGGGTAGAGCATAAATATAATAAAAGGATGCTCTACCTATGCCAAGTAAAATAAAAAGTTTTTGTAAAAATTGTGGTGTCAGTTTTATACACGGAAAAAGTTCATATGGAATATATTGTAGTAATAGGTGTCAGGGGGAACTAAAATCTAAAACAATTATAGAAAATTGGTTTAATGGAACAGATAAAGGATATAAAGTAGGATTTAGAATTAAACCTGCTATAAGAAATTATCTGTTAGAAAAAACTAATTATAGTTGCTCCGAATGTGGGTGGAATAAAATAAACCCAAAAACTGGAAAATCTCCATTAGAAATTGATCACATTGACGGAGATTGTTCAAATAATAAAGAAGAAAATTTAAGAGTTCTTTGTCCTAATTGCCATTCTTTAACGCCAACATGGAAAGCATTAAACAAAGGAAATGGAAATAAAGAAAGTCATAGATATTCTGGTCTTATAAAATAAGCCTACGTAGTTCAATGGATTAGAATGACGGTCTTCGAAACCGTGGGTTACAGGTTCAAGTCCTGTTGGGTCTACCAATTATTAATATCTTCTTCTATTTCATTAAATCCAACTTGATTTGATTTGGCACCCATTTTATGGTTTGCCTTCCACCAATTTTTCCAAACATTATAAATTCTATCTTTATTAAGTGGATTTAAGTTAAAAAATTCAAGAGATTTGTTAATTTCAATTGTAAATTTATTTCCATTTAAAAACGCAGAGTGTGGAAATTTAAAATAATTTTTATTTTTTTCATCTAAAAATCTGATTAATTCTTTTTCATACTTAATTTGTGCATCAACCATGTTATCATCTGAACCACTACTTTCTACAAAGTTTCTTCTGAATAAAAGCCATTTAGTTTCTTTTTCATTAGATAAATCCCAATCAATGTAAATTAATTTTTCAAAATTTAACCATTCATTAAATGAAAAAAATCTTGGATGAGCTGCTGTTATGTTTTTATGAAATTTACCTTCATATGCTTTTCTCCATGCAAATTTTGGAATATTAGGTGCTTCTGCTGAATATATTTCATCTAATTTATTAAAAAAATCTGGTCCAAAATACTTCTCACTACAACTTAGAATATTAGCAAGTAAATGTCCACCAGTCATAGGAAAATAAGCAATTAATAAACTATCTTTGTGTGGTATTCTTTGAACAGAAAGTAAATTTTCAATAGGAGTAAATGGCCATGTGTTTATCATGCAATATTTAATTTAAATATTTTATCTAATAAAAAAATAATTGCCTACGTAGTTCAATGGATAAGAATGACGGTCTTCGAAACCGTGGGTTGGGGGTTCGAATCCCTCCGTAGGCTCCAAAAAATAATGCTTGACATAATTGTAAAGTTGATATATATTATGAATATAATAGTTATTCCCGAATAGCTCAACTGGCAGAGCACAGTGCTGTTAACACTGGGGTTACTTGTTCGAATCAAGTTTCGGGAGCCACTTTTTTAAAACGCTAATGGATAAAAATACCAAATACCATCAGCAAGTAGGGCAAGTCCAACTAAACCTACAGCAATACTACCGCCCCATAACAGTATGTTAGCACCAAGTATAGCAGTAGTGCTTAATACAATTGCAATTTGAAATGCCGTACTTGCCAATCCAAATAGTGGATTACGTTGTTTAGCAGCATCACGTTCTGCTTCAAGTTCTCGTGCTTCTGCCATAATTTCTTTTTTTCCATGACCTTTTGGATCACTTTCAAGTTTATCAATAACGGCTTGATAACGTGATGCACGTTCTGCTAATATCTTTTTAACATTTGCTGGTGTAGATGGGTCTTCTAGTTGTGCTTTAGTATCTTCTAAATCTACATAATATAAGTTTTGTTTAATGCTTTTTGCTTGATAAAAAGCCCATGCATTTGTTACTTCTATATTTGTTTCCATAATTCTTGTAGCATTTTTACCACCAAAAAGTGTGCATACCGATAATATCATTGCAAATACGGTAATGGTAATTGTAGAAAGTTTTCTTATCTTTGCTTCTTTATCAGCAAGTTTATCTATATCACCTTCTTTACGAGTTTTAAGATATGTGTTTACAGTGTTTTGAAATTGTTTGATGTCCATGGTATTTTTCTCTTGACTATATGTGATATTTAGGATATATATAATACATGCCCTACTAGCCCAACTGGTTAGAGGTGCTTGCCTTAGAAGCAAGAGGTTCTCCGTTCGAATCGGAGGTGGGGCACCAATGCCGCCATAGTATAATGGTATTACAGTGGATTAGTAACCCTCTGACGGAAGTTCGATTCTTTCTGGCGGCACCATATAGGAAGATAGCGAGCAAGGTGCTCAAACCGTCTTGAAAACGGTGCCACCGAAAGGTTGATGGTTCGATTCCTTTATCTTCCGCCATAATGCGGAGTTGGCATATTGGTTGTGCTCCAGCCTTCCAAGCTGGCTAAACGAGTTCGATTCTCGTACTCCGCTCCAATTTTTCTCCAAGTCATAAAATCGTAATAAATATTGTATGGGATATTCAATTGCAAAGATGATCGAGTTTGCGTTATCTTATTTGCTTTCTAATGAATTGCTCGTGGGTAAAACTAATTTACCTGATTCAACCAAAGAAATTATAATCAATTACTTTAATGAACGTATTGCACAAATACGTTCCGAATACAAATGAAACAACCAACAATAGATAATATAATAATAGACCAAACAATAAGTTTGGCACCAAATAAAATACTAATAAAAATATTTCCTAATTTAATTGGAACAGTATTTTTTCCACCACTATCCACAGATTTTCTAAAAGAAACTATACAAGAACCGCTAAAAAAATGGTGTAATGAACATTTAAGTCCTAGTTACAATATTGTTTATAGATATAATGATGGTGATCCGTATTGGTCACTTTTTTTAGACGATACAAGTGATGTGAATATTTTTATGCTACGTTTTGGTAAAAATTAAAGTCCCATTTCTTTGCGAATCTTTGTCGCACTTATAGCATGTATTTCTTCATCAAATACTTCTTGTTCAATTTTATAACCAACATCACGACCATATGTTATGTTTACGATGTTAGGAACAAGTTCTACCACAAAATCTGTGTGGTGTACATAACCTTTTTCATGTAAACTTTGTATAATACGATTTTTTACATCAACAAAGTTAAATGGATTATTGTCTGTTCCACCAACATCACGTATCATAATACATACTTGACCTGTTTTAGAATGTGCCCTTTTAAATAAAGCAAAGTGCCCATCATGCCATGGTTGCCAACGTCCTAACATTTGCACAGTTGGTGCTTGATTATTCCAAGTCATGATGATTTTAATCCTTTTAACATTGCTTTGATCCAAGTTGGATGTGTATCAAAATCAAGTTCTTCCGTGATATATTTTGACCAAAAATCTGCATCTTGTGTATCTACACGGAAATAATAACTGCCTGGTTCTGGTGGAACAAACATCTTATTTGTATCCTCAAACCTACCTTCTTTAATTGTATCAACCCAAATAACAGTAGCAGGCCCAAAGGCCGCACGAGTGGCAGCTGTGGGACATACAAAATCTGCAATTGCCCATGAACCTGCTTCTGTAACTTGATCACATAGCCAACCCATTCTACGGGCTTGCTCTATGCGATCACTTTCACTAAAACCAAGATGGCTATTAATATTTGCACGAACAGCATCTGCGTTCCAATGAACTGCTTTAAGTTTAGGAGCCAAGGCTTTTGCCAGAGTGGTTTTACCCGACCCTGGCAAGCCCATTATTAATATTTTCTTGTTCATGCAGATGTTGTTACAAGTTTTTTACGAGTTACATTACTAACAACATAGCAAAGTGCACCACTACCGAATACTTCAATTAATACAGCAAGTGCCATTATGCTTGGACCACCGCCGAAAAACTGACCATAGATGTAAAGTGGAATACCAATGAATACTCCTACTGCACTACCAGCAAGGAATCCTTGACGAGTAAGGAAGTCGCCAGCCATAAGTGCAAGAATAATTGGAATAGCAAAAGTAAGCATTAATGCCTTGCCCCACATAAACAATACGTTAAGATCAAGACCTGGCATATTAGCTAAACCAACACCAATAGCAGCTACTACAACCATTGCAATGCGTCCCCAATAAATTGGATCTTTTCCGTTGAATCCATCGTGAACATCATTACCAATAAGGTTTGCAGCACTTACCATTTGTGTATCAATAATGCTTACAAGACCAGCAAATACAACGGCAAGATAAAGAAGTGGCAACCAAGTGCCAACTACATTTGCCATAACCATAAGGTTAATAAACTGTGTTTGTGGACCACTTACATCATAGTGCAAACCTGCACCAAGCATACCTAACATACCACCAACAACTGGTAGAATCGTCCAATAAAATGGTGCCATAATAAATGCCTTACGAACATCTTTTTGTTCAATGCTAAAAGCATTTTGATAAGCTGCATTATCAGTCCATGGTGTTGCAAGATGACCCAAAACTGTAGGTAAACCAAAACCAAGGAAAAGTCCAGTAGTAAATGCATCACCCCAAAGTGCGATACCATTACCTGTCTTACCACCAATACCTGCGGCTACTGGTTCAAATCCAGTTGTACCAAATACAGCGATAGCAACAGTTAATAATACTGCCCAAATTACACCAATTTTAACGATATCAGTTGCAACAGTAGCCTTTTGTCCACCACGCAAACTGTAGACAAGCGCAATTACAACAAGCAGAATGCTCACTGTAAAAGCATTAAGACCTGTTAACAATTCAACGCTTCTGCTACCAGCAAAAAGATTGATTGTCATACCTTGCAACATGTATAGAGTTGCAGCCGCAAATACACAATATTGAACAGCACGACCGTATTTGCTTCGGAACCATTGGCTTAATGTAAAACCATTAGGATTATCTTGTCTAATTTTATTAGCACCGTAACTAAAAAGTATAAGTGCAAAAAAATTACCAAGACTAAACCAAAATACGCCAGCAATACCGTTGTTAAAGCCTTGCTGTGCGGCAACAAACAAACCTGGTGCCCAAATCCACGCAGCACCACTACTCAAACTTCCTTGCCAAAAACCTAACTTACGATTAGCAACAAGAAAAGATTCTTTGGTCTTATTGAAGCCTTTGGCAAACCAACTTGTAAGCCAAAAAACAAACAATGCATATAGACCAATTACCAATAGTCCAGTTTCTTGACTGAAAATTGGAAAAATTTTAGTTACATCCATTTTATTTTCCTTTTAATTGAAATAATCTATTAATTCGCCATCTCTGTTAAGGTCACATGTTATACAATGTATACCTCCACTCCAGAAATAACGATTTCTGTAATGAGAGACGTGAACATTTATACCATGTTTTTCTAACTCATCACAAATTCTTTTATTGTAATTGAATACAATTACATTATTCTCATCAATGCTTAACATATTACAGTCAAATACGTTATCCATCATGTATTTCTGCCAACCATTATCTAACCATTCATTAGCAAGAGCAGCACGAGCAGCATCTCCTTCTTCACCATAGTTCCATAGGTTATGATTATGTTTTTGTTTGAATCCTAAGAACTTATACATGCTTACCAAACTGTCACTGCCATCTGTAGTAATAACCTTCCAGTTTGGAAAATCTTTTGCATATTTTTCACTTCCCATAACACTAACGATAAGACCTGGTTTAAGTGGACGATACCAACTGTCACGCCAACCTATTTCATCGTATATAATATTCTCATAACCTTCACCAAATTCAGAAACAAATTGTTGAAATTCATTATGTGATCCATATCTTTGAAATGGTCCACCATTTCCATATGTCATACGTTTGCCAATTTTGGTCATCCAACCTTCACTGTTTATTTGTGTTTTAGTATGATAAACAGAATTTCCTTGCGCTTTAACATATTCAACAATATTTTGATATTGAGCATATTGTTCTGGTTCAATAAACCAGTGGATGAATTTATCACCCATCATCATGATCCAGTCACGAGGCTGCAGTGGGGGTGGCACTATACACTCGGCTGTGGGATATTCTGTGTATTGTAATGGTAATACAAATTGATCATACCATACTCGTGACTGGATTCTCTTTTTGAAATCTGCGTTAGTATCAACCGTGGGACGTATGGTTTTTACACCAAATGATTGTAGCAGTCTTTCTAAATTTTGATAGTCTTCTTCTGTTTCATATGCTATTTGTTCATAACGACGGCGGACATCAATATCTTTTATAAAACTATAAAATTCTGGTGCATAGGTGCGACCAATTACACAATTTTTTAATGGTTGAAATAAGCAATGCTTTTCGAACACCTTTTATATCCTTAAAATATTTCTTTTTTTTGAACTGCTACTGTATACCCAGACCTACGTATAATATCATCTACTTGTGGATTTTCAGCAGATTTTATATATTTTTCATTTGAATCTTCGGCTAAAATTTCTTCTAATCTAGAGTCTTGATATGCTATGGGAAACTGCAACCATTTTCCAATATCTCGTAGATATATTTTTTTATAAAGATACACAAGTTCAGTGCTTACATAAAAAGGAGTAACATCTAGCCATCTAATATACTGTGTCATGCATCCCCATGTTGGTCCACCACGAATTCTACTTTGTTGCTTTGTTAATATTGTTTTATCACGTCCTATAATAACAGGTTGAACTTCAATATCTAAACTTTGTAATTTTGTAATAAATTTAGTAAATGGAGGTATTTGTAATTCATCTTTATTCCAAAATGGAACACTAGCACTTATCACAGCGTAATTCTTACCACCCATGATATCTAATGTTATGCTATCAATATCATTCCAATATTTGTTGTTAGGTTCTTTATAATGGGGAACAAAATAATTATCAGGATCACTTGTATCTAATAATTCTTCCCATCCATGAACATCTGGGTGTAGTGCAAAGATTTTACTAAACAGATGATTTCCACTGCCCTGTGGACCAAAAAGTAAAATAATTTTATTTTTTTCTTTATTTTTAAAAAAATCCATACATATTTCCTAAATCATAAATATTTAGTAAAAAAAAATCTAGTATCTTAAAAATATTTATTAAAATTAGGAAAAAAATAAATGAACAAGAAAATTTATGAGTTTTTATTAAAAAATTTAAATGAAGCATTTAAATTAGAAAGATACACAGAAATTCGCAATAGTATTGATGAAAATACTATTATAACCGATCTTCCTTGGACATTAAAACGTTGGGAAAAATTTAAAAAAGATATCAATGATACTTTTCAAGACGTTGATATAGAATTTAAAGGGACACTAAAAGAATTTACTGAACACGTTGATTACAAATACCAGTGCCGTGTATGGGGTGGTGAAATGTGGAAACCTCGCACTGAGATTTATCGTTTTACTGGTTGGAATATCGTCAAGGATGTAAACGATCTTAAACCAAATGCAGTATTAGATGTTGGGTGTGGGTTTAATCAATTTAAAGCACATATACCTGGCTTGATTGGTATTGACCGTTACAATCCAAATGCCGATTATATGGTTGAAATTATGGATTTTAAATGGAAGCCAGAAAGTTTTGATGCAATTATTGTTTTTGGAAGTATAAATTTTTACAGCTATGATTGGGTTGCGGAAAGATTCTCTAGAGTATTTGAATTACTTGCACCTGGTGGAACAGTATTTTGTCGTGCAAATCCATGGAATACAGAACCAGAAAATAAATGGATTGATCCGTATTACTGGGATTTTGACACCGCCGTTCGTATTGCAGAAGCAAATAATGTTAAATTAGAAACATGGAAACAAGATAACGGTGACCGTTTCTATTTTGTTTATAAAAAGCATTAAGGTATAGGCTGATCTTACCATAAATATCTTGTAGGATCAGCAATGCCACGTTTAAGTCTTTACCGTGAAACACATACAAACGATTACAAATGGCAAGATAATCGTGTTCGTGAATTATACACAATAAGTGGTGTAGGTATAAATGTGCACAAATACCTTGGAACAAAAGATCAAGGTGAAACAACCGATTTAACACAACCACAATACAGCACACAAAGTGAAAAGAATATCCAAGATTTACTATTCTTGGAAAACCGTGACCGTGCATATGATAAAGATGTTTATAATTTACGTGGTCATTATACCATTCAAGACAACGATTTTAACCTAAGTCAATTTGGTCTTATGGTAACTAATGATACACTTTATATTACATTCCATATCAATGATATGAGTGAACGTCTTGGTCGTAAAATTATGCCAGGCGATGTATTTGAATTACCACACTTGCGTGATTACAGTCCGCTTGATGAAAGTATACCTGTTCCACTTAAAAAGTTTTATGTTGTTCAAGAAGCAGTACGTGGTAGTGAAGGTTATGCTCAAACTTGGTGGCCGCATATTTGGCGTTGTAAAGTTACACCTATGGTTGATAGTCAAGAATTTAAAGATATTCTTGACCAAGAAGCAATTAAAGGTGATGGAACACCAACTGGTAGCACACTTGGTGATCTACTCAGCAGTTACAATCTCAACGTGCAAATTAATAATGCTGTTATTGCTCAAGCACAAACAGATGTACCAGCAAGTGGTTATAATGTAAACAAACTTTACATATTACCAACACAAGATGGCATTAGTCCAGTTAAAGTAATTAATGGTTATCTTACTGGTGATGGAACTGCACCAAATGGATTACCAGTTACGGTTGATGTTGCGTTTCCATTAAATGCAACAGTAGGTGAATATGTATTACGAACAGATTATGTCCCATCACGACTATTCCGTTATGATGGCACAGCTTGGCGTGCAATACAAGATGTTCAGCGTGCTAATATTACTGGTGCAAATACAAATACACAACTTGGAACATTTATTAATAACAATGCAACTGTAACATTGGCGAATGGTTATACTATACCAAGTCGTGAGACACTAAGTAATCTATTCAAGTTACAACCAGATATCATAGGATAACAGCGTGGGTCAATATTTCTACGACAAACAGATACGCAGATTTATGGGTCAATTCATTCGCATCTTTGATGAGATGTATGTTGAATTTGGCAAAGATAATAATGGAAATAGTATATTAAAACGTGTTCCTGTTCGTTATGCCGATACAAACCGTCAGGTCAGTGCTATATTAAAAAATAATAGTGACAATAGCGTGCTCAATGTTCCAATGATGGTTTGTTACATTAAAGAAGTAAACTATGACCGAACTCGCATACAAGAACCAAAATATGTTGATAATAAAAGTTTAAGAACACGTGCGAACGATCCACTTACAGGAAATACTAACACACAACAAGGACAAAATTATACGTTAAAACGTTTAATGCCAGCACCATATCGGCTGACGGTCGTAGTCGAATTATGGACGAGTAATTTTGATCAAAAAGCACAACTGTGGGAACAGATTACCACAATGTTTAACCCAGATATGGAAATTCAAGGTAATCAAAATTACTTTGATTGGACAAGTTTAAGTTATGTATTACTAACATCAACAAGTTGGACTACACGTGATATTCCTGTTGGCGCAGATGATCCAATAGATGTTGCTACGCTAACATTTGAAATGCCAATTTGGTTTAGCACACCTGCAAAGATTCAAAAACTTGGTATTGTTCAAAGTGTAGTGAGCAACATTTATGATGCTAATGGTAATCCAAGTAATGCACTTATAGAAGCAACAAACCAATTAGGTAACCGTCAGTATTTTACTCCAACTGGTTATCAAGTATTAGTAAATCAAGGTAATTTAAAATTATTACCACGTGGTGGTCCTGAAATTTACGCAAACAGTTACAGTATGCCAACAACAACTGCAAATGCTATTGCTTGGGCACCAGTTATAAATTTATTTGGTAATATTGCAAACAACTACAGTATGATGTATCTTACTGATAACAGAACAGATAGGTTGGTTACTGGCACAGTTGCATATGATCCAAACAATCAAAATAATTTGTTTTTTAATGTAGATAGTGCTACTATACCAACTAATATATTACCAAGTGTAAATGCTATTGTTGATCCACGTGTTTATGGTCCTGGTATAGGATTACCAGCAGCATCAACTGGTCAACGTTACTTGATAGTAAATCCACTTGGTAATGCATCAACTGGTAATGGTTCAGCGGCTTGGCAAAATGCAAACACGAGTATTACACATGCACTACCAAATGATATTATTCAATATAACGGTAGTGCTTGGGCTGTTTCATATCGACCAAATAGTATCAGCAATGCAAGTTATGTTACAAACACATACACAAATATTCAATATGCATGGGATGGAAATCAATGGGTAAAAAGTTGGGAAGGAATTTACCCAGAAGGTCTTTGGTCAATCGTGATCTAACTGCCGTTGGTGCGCTATTCATAAGTGAAAAAACTGGTCGTGGTTTATTTCTGCTACGAGATCAAGACACATATAGCAATACATGGGGTTTAGTTGGTGGGCAATTAGAACCAAATGAAACATTATATGGTGGATTAGTTCGTGAAGTTATAGAAGAAATTGGATTTGAACCACCAATTAAAAAAGTATTACCACTTGAATATTTTAACAGCCCTGATGGACATTTTAGTTACCACACATTTGTTGTGATTGTACCACAAGAGTTTATACCAACGTTAAGCAATGAGCATAAAGGTTACAGTTGGTGCAGTTTGGATGCAACTCCTAAACCATTACATCCTGGTTTATATAATAGTTTGAATAATAAAATTATAAAAGAAAAATTAAAAACGATGCAGCAAATATTAAAAATCACCAGCTAAGACTGCTTCACGAACACTTACCTCGTGATAATTAGGTAGTTGATTTAAACGATTGCTATAATTGTGGCTAATATGTGTTCTTACACGATAAAAATCAACATCAGTATAAACACTGCAAACATCATATAAATGACCATGATGTTTTTCATGTGTAAAATCATTTCTATCATAACCTAGTGTGTCAGCATAAACATTTTCATTAGTAATATGATCACTGCCATCAAAACCAAATAAGAAAATTTTCTTTGCGCCATCAAATGCGGCAAGATATGCTGCAGTAGCACCACTATCCAAATAATAAACATATGGAATAAGATTAGTATCACGATATGTAACCCACATATCATTTGTGACAAACATTTGATTGTGTTTGTCAGTTGGTATTTCCGCAAATAGTAATCTATTTTTTATTACATAATAATCTGCTTTTACATCACGATAAGCGGCATTACAAGCATAGGTTGTTTTGTATCCTTCTGCAACACGACGATTATTTTGATTTAAAATAAGTTGAATATCTTGACTGTTACGACTAATACCATTACCAATAACTATAGCAGTAGTAACCGCACGATCATATGGAAAACTACGTGGATTTACAAACAACGATTTCATTTTATCGTTATCGGTAAATGTTAATGGTTCACCTTTGTAATCTCTGCGATAATAAGGAAAGTTTAATTCTGGCATAGCAATATTTATGGTATCACAACTTCACTTGGAAAGTGTTCAAGACTATATTTCATTTGACTAAACTGTGTAGCAACATATCGTGAACCTTGTTCGTCAAGTGCATAGGCATCTAATTCAAAATCTGGCCAGTTGCCTTGTGCTTTCCATGCTACATATTCTTGAAAATGACGGTTTTCTGGATCAGGTGTAATATGCCATCCGTCTTCATTGTCAACAATTGTTCCGTGCCAACATAATGTATATTTTGTCATAGTTTACATATCCGCATCTGCATAAAGTGTAACTGTTTGGTTGCTTCCCCATACTAAATTTGTGCCATAACTTGCAATACTTGCTGTAGTTAAACTCCATCCGTCCACTGTTATAGATGTCGCTGTTATACTTGTCATGCTTACATTAACAGGAGCATAAGGAGTGGTAGTAGTAGTTCCTACACCAACCATATTCCAACTTGTGGAACTAAAAGATATAGCAGGTGCTACACGCATTTGTTGAGGATGGTTAACACGACCACGTGTATCGCCATTAGATGTATAAGTTACCCATGGACCCCATTCTTTGCCACCACTTGTAAGAGTATAATAGTATCGTTGACATATTGCAAGTTCCGTTGGATAGTGTCTATTTTCATAAGGTGTTGCGATACTACCTGGCTCAAATTGAACACCAGTCCATTGCATAGTGCTACCAACTGCAGTTAAAACGTTACCACTTAATGCACGACTATTGGCACCAGTATAGTTACCACTTGTCCAAGTATTTGCGCTCGCTGGTGCGTAAACAGAACCATTCCATACTGCAAATCCTAACTCTATACCACAACCGCTACCACCGCCCCAAGTTCCAGTAGTTGAACCTTGCACGGGAATGCTAACATAAGTCCATGTATTTGCACTTGGAATATTATATGTAAAAGTTAAACTTTGGTCAAAGGTTGGATTGTTTCTTATAAATCCACTATAAACACCAGCATTACTACTACGTGTCCAAAAACTTAAAGTAGCATTTCTTGCCCAAGTTTGTCCCCAACCTAAATCACGAGCAATGTAACCTTCAATTTTTTGTGATAAGAAAATGTAATCACTAGTATTTAATGTTGAAGGAACACTTGTAGTTGTCCAACCATAATAGCTAAAATGTCCTGTTGGACTTGTAATACTGCCTTGATTTTGTCCAGTATAACCTTTACTTACGGTATTTGTGGTTGTATTCCAAACCCAACGGTCAATATAATACGCAGCAAAAGAAGAAACAGCAACATTGGCTGCACCATTGCGTTGGTCAATTTTGAAATCACCATTTATGATACGATTTCTTGCGCCAAATGATTGAACCGTGCCAAACACAGTTCCATCACTAAAACCAACGTTGGAAGCATACACATTGCCTTGAACACCAATTCCACCCACGACTTGTAGAGCACCAGTTGTTCTACTTGTTGCAGCAGTATTAGCTGCAATAACAATAGGTGTAGAAACACCAGCCTGTGTTGCAGTCCAAGTTCCTTGTGCACTATTATAGGTGTAACTTGTATTGTTTAATACATATGTTTGACCGTCTGTTGGACTATTAGGAAATGGCATTAATATCTACCTACCGCTATTTCTATTTTTCTTATAGAAGCATCTGTAATTATTTCCATGCTTTTACCAATTATACATCCAACTTCATATTTTGTTTTATCCAATGCACAAGCAACACCTTTAATGTCACTACTGACAAGTAATGTTCCTTTTGCAACTGGTCCACGCACCATACATGGAACACGACCAGTAAGTGCTACTGGAACCCAATTATCTTGTTCAAAATTATCATTCATAAGGTATGCAGGATTTGTTGAAACTACACCAGCAATAGCAGTATCGTGACTTTGTTTTGATACAGTCACATCAAGATCGCCACCAAATACCATAACAGTGCCAGGCGTATAATAATCATCAGCATGATACATTTCTGCCAAATCAGCATATTTTGCTGTAGTTGATGTACCAACAAATGTTACACCATAAATTGTGCTCCAATAAGAAGTAGAAGAACCAAGATTTGCCGAATTATTAGCACTTGGGTAAAAACTACCAGCAACTGCTACTTGATTACGTGATGGATCATATGACAGATATGATGGAGATAACGTTATCGACATCGCAACTCCTTATGCTTGCGCTTCTGTCCAACTCAAACGTGCCTGAATAGTTCCAGTTGAAGCACCAATATTTGTTGCAACAATTGTAACAACATCTGGTCCATCAGGATAAACTTGAATAGCACCAGTTGATACTCCACCACTTAATATACTTGTTCCCATATCACGGACCAAGTTAAGGTCTTGTTGAGTAGCCGCTGCCGCACTTGTAGCAAAGTTTGTATAGAAACCAAAGATAGGCTCACCACCGCTAATTGTTGTGCCACCAAAGTGAATGATGTATTGTGCAAAACTACTACCACCAACAGATGTCCAACTATCACTTGTATATGCAGTGGTGCCGTTAAGGAATAACTGAATCAAGAATGAACCGTTACTAAACAAGTCCATTTGACGCAGAACCATCTGCATACGATTTACAATTTCACGCTGACCAAGTTGGTTACCAGTAATACCGTTACTGACACTTGGTGAAAGTCGGAAACTCATAATGGCATTACGTGCGCCTGAATTAACACTGATGTTTGTATTCATGCCCTGAATAAACACGAATGATTTATCGTCATCAAAGCGACCGTCCATAATAACACTAGTTCCCCAGTGACTGATAGTTGGTGCAAATGCAGGACTATGACTTTCAACTGCAATAGGTGCAGTTGCACTATAAGTCCAAGTTTGTCCACTGCTCATACCCATTGGGCTAAATGTAACAGTTTGGCTACCACTTGAAACTGGATATTGACTTAATGTAACGCTTGTATTAGCAACAAAACTTACAACATAAGTGCCTTGTGGAATACCAACACCTGTTACATATTGTCCAATTTGAACACCACTTGTGCTTGCACCTGTAATAACATTACTTGTTGTTGATAGCGTAAATGTTAATGCACCACCTGCCTGTGCACGAGTTACACCAGTTAATGATGGTCCAAAATAAAGTGTTTGTGAACCAGTTGCTGTTACAGCAACACTTAAGACAACGCTTGAATTTGTAGCTATGCTTATAACATATGCACCGCTTGGAATACCTGTTCCAATTACATATTGTCCAGTAGAAACACCACTTGTGCTTGTCATACCAATAGTACTACTGCCATAAGTTAATGTGCCAGTCAGTGTAGCTGCTTGAGAAACACCAGTATAATTGATGTATTCCTGTTGAGTTGCATTTCTAATTACTGCAGTTCCACTTGTTGGCCAACCACTCCAATCACTTATATAAATTACGTTATCACCACCAGCTGCACTTTGTGTCAAAATGCCATATTTTGAAAATGTATTTGTTTCATAACGGCCTGGTAAGTTACCACTGCGCATATATGCTTCATTATTATAATTGTTGTTTGCAAGTTTATGACAATAAATTACGTTGCCATCTGCTCCACGGAAGCCCCAACGAATGAAACCTGCACCATACCAACTATAATCCATATAGAACATTTGCATCTTGGCAAGGTTCATGTTAAATCCGCTTGGTCCTGTTCCATCACACTTATCAATATTCCAAAGATTTTGTGGAATACGTAGGTCAACAGTTTTGCTTACAATAGCATTTGTTAAGTTTGCAACACCACGATAAGCAGGTGAGATAGTCATACTTGTATCACTAGCAATATTGACAATACGATAACTCATGCCCTTAATAACAATAAAATCATTTGGTTGTAGTTGCTTACTAAAGATAGTGCTTACACCGTTTACTGTTTGACCAGTTACAGTGCTACTACCAGCATTGACGCTGACAAATCCACTTATTTGTTGTGTGCTACTACGACGAACTGCATATAATGTTTGACCATCAAACTCAAAGAAAATACCATTTTGACTATCAAACATACCTGTACGTACAGCAGCATTATACCACCCAACAACACTTACAACAACAGGACCACTTGCTGTTGTAGCAGTTACAGCGGCTGACAATGTATATGTGAATGTATAGGCATCTTTAACTGCAGCAACCGTAAATGTGCCATTATAACCAGTTTCATTTGCACCCGAAATAGTGATTGAAACACCAGGATTAACATTATGAGCTTGTTTGGTAACAACAGTTGCTGTGCTACCTGCTGTTAAAGCATTGGCAGTTAATGAATCAACGTTAAAGTTTGGCTTCATAATTGTGCCAGTGCTCATTTGAATACCCTTACCACTTTGGTAACGGAAGTAACGACGAGTTTGACGAACATATTGTTGGTTATGGCTTTGAGCATTTGTGCTGAACTGAACACCGCCATCAAATGCACGGTGAACTGTTAAACCTGGTGGACGAACAAACATATTTGCAGTCGCAGTGACAACAGTATTACTTGCACTGGCATTAGCAGGATTACTTAATGTAATACTTGTATTTGTTACGTTACCTGTAATGTATGTTCCAAAAGGAATACCAGTTGTTGGCTGAATATATTGTCCAGTAAATGCGTTAGCAGTTGCACTACAAGTAGCCGTTACACTATTTGCGGTTGTTGTGATGGTCAATAAATTGCTTGTTTTAACATAACTTGCTGGTGCACTAGCTACATAAGTTGTAAATGCAGTTGCATTTGGAACAGTTGTTACAGTCCAACTACCATTTGGTGGAGTCGTAGCGTTAGCACCTGTAATTGCTATTTCATTGCCTAAACTTAAACCATGAGGAACACTTGTGGTAACTACCAACAAATTACTGCTTACTAAATCAATATTTGCAATACCTATTTGTGCATTTGCAAATTGTTTACCAGTATAAATTGCAGTTACGCCTGCATTGTTAATACTACCAGTAGTTCCTGTATATGTATATTTTGCAGTATAACTAAAACTTGTGCTTGCTACTACAGCATCAACAACATAAAGTCCGTCCGCACCTGCCCAAATTGTATCTTGTATATACACAACACTACCTAATGTTGGAGGTGTAGATGTAGAAACTAAAACAGTTCTACTACCATTTGTAGCCGTAATATCAGTATATGTCTGTGTTGTGTTAGTATAATATGCAAATGGACGATTATTAATAAGAGCAAGTGATTCCCACTTGGTTGACTGTGAACCATATTCAAAGTCAGTATCAATCAACGCTTGTGGTTGTGATATTCTAAACTTATTAACAGGGTCAGTTAGTGTTTCACTCGGAGTAAATGATTGGTCAAATGTATCGGTAATAATCTGCAATTTATCAGATGAACTCATGGCAACTGTGTTGTAGTTAAGAACAATAGTTGTATAGTTATTTTGACCTGTGCTGTCAGAAGTAATTGTATAACTTGTAGCTGTAAGACTATTATCGCTAAAATTGTAAATTACAGTGTTTGTTGTGACGTTTGTAATCAATATCATACGTTCACGTGGAATAACTTTGTTAATCACAATTGTGCGTGTAGTTGGATTAAATGTATAATATTGGTCTAAAATAACGTTTCTTGACATAAGAAGTCCCTGTTGTTACGATTACAGATATTTATGTTAATCTGCGCCTAGCAATATATCAACTGGTTTAAATGGATATATTTTTGGAGGTTGGCTGTAACTTCCAGTAACTGTTCTAACCAAAACTTGGCTGGCTATTGGTAATGAATCTGCAAACTTAATAAGTGGACCAGATAACACTGTTCCATTTGGATAATAATAATTTATAACCGTATATCCTTTATTACCAGTAAGGACAAAACTTTGCCATAAACTTTCAATATTGTAAGCCCATGCAGGTTGTAATTGTCCATTAACTGTTACTGTTAATTGCCATGGACTTAATATAGTAACATTGGCTTTATTATAAGTTAATGAAAAAGTATTAGTTCTACCATCAACATAATTACTTAAATCATCTAAATCATATATAGAACTTATAATTGGTGTTCCATTTGAATAATAATGACTATTACTGTAAAGTGCATTTGCAGTTACATTACCATTTACATTTAAATTACCACCAACTCCTACACCACCACTTACTACCAATGCACCAGTTGTTGAAGAAGTAGATGTTGTTGCACTATTAGATACAAGATTGCCACTTGTTTTATTATATTGTAGATAAGTTGCACCACCAAAGTTTGTTCCATCATTAAATTGAACAAATGTGTTGCTACCACCAGCAGGCGTAGTTATAGTGCTACCATTACTATAAAGATAGTAATTACTGTAAAATGCATTAGCATTTACTGTATTAGCAGATAAAGTCCCTTGGGTAATTGTAGTAGTGCTTGGTGTTATGATATTACCATTTTCATATATGCGCATGGCTTCAACAAGTGAAGAACCATTATAAGTGCTAAACACCATTTGACCAACGTTGGTTGCTGTTGCACTATTTGTTACACTTATACGTGCACTATTGACAAGTGTATTTCCACCAGGCACTTTGTCAACAAAGTCAATCTTACTTTGGATACCACTGCCGCTACCGCTGCTTCCTTGAATTTCAAGAGCACCAACACCAGTAACTTGGCTACCAGTATCACCAAGACGTGCGCCCATAATAGTTAGATAAGCACTACTACCAGCAATTAAACCGATGTTTTGGACACCAGTTAGTGTAGTAGTTGAACCAATTAATATATTAGCAGCATAAATGTTACCACCAACACCCAAGCCACCAGCAAGAACTAGCGCACCTGTGCTAGTTGAAGTGCTTTGTGTTGTGCTGTTAGATACAAGATTACCACTTGTTTTATTATACTGAATATATGTTGCACCACCTAATGAACCAGCATCACTAAATTGAACCATGGTATTACTACCACCAGCAGATGCAGTAACAGCAACCCAACTTAGATTGCCGTTGCCATCTGTGCGTAAAAAATAACCAGCGGTTCCGCCAGTAACATTTAAACTGTTAACATCTATGTTTAAATTACCAGTTACTGTAAGCGTATTAGCTACAGTTAAATTACCATAACTACTTGGATTGCTACTTAAATCTAACCAATATTTGTTATTGTAAGCATCTTGAATATATTCATAAAGAATATCGGTATTACCCTGATACCAAGTATCACCCAAATTAGGAGCAGTTGGTGCGACATTCCCAGTTCTAAAACGAGGAACCGCAGTAGAACCAAGATAAATGTTTCCACCAGCAGCAACGTTTATATTACCATTATTTGTTACATTAATATTACCAGCAACATTTTGAACATTTGCATATTCAGTAAGTGTAACTGTTTCATATGATTGTGTAACAATATTACCAATAACATTTAAAGTTCCCGCAATATTAACATTGCCAGGAAATGATGTAACATTAGAATTAACGCTATAAAGGTTTGTAAAATTAATTGATGTAGTATTAATTGTAACGTTAGAACCGCCACCATTAATAAAATAAAATGCATTACCGTTTATTGTTCCTGCTTCTACAAACACCATTGCGCCAGGACTAATTTCACGCCAATCATTAAAATCACTACTACGTGTCCAACTACCATTAGAACCTGTTCCTAAAGTAGTTACACGATAGATACCATTAAGTGAAGTAGGTGTTTGGTCTTTAACAAGAACACGATCATTTGCTGACAAACTTACGCCGTCAAGTGTGTTTGGTGCAGCGCCAAGATTTATGTTAGCACCAGTTGATGATGCTTTTACGCTATCTTTGTAATCGTTAACGAGACGAGTTAATGCCATTTAAGTTCTCTAATATAGTATTTACCCTATTAGAGACGACCAACCACCACCTCTATTACACCTACGCCATCACCCATACTTTGAAGTGCTTTACCAATAACACTACCAATTTTTGGATTGCGTTCCATACGAGCAGTTCCATCACCGTTACTGACCATCATAGCACCTTTTTCAATTGGTCCTGTGACTTTACATGGAACACGACCTTGTAGTGCAACAGCAACAAAGTTCTCTTCTAAACCACCATTCATGAGATAAGCAGGATTAGTTGATACTACACCAGCAACATATTGACTAGCATTGATATTGCTTAATGTAACTTCAGCAGTTCCACCAAAATCAACTACTGTACCTGGTTCATAATCTACATCACTTGTATAACGTTCGGCCAAGTCAGCGTATTTTGCTGTGGTTGAGGTTCCAAGGAAGTTTACTGCATATACGTTATTCCAATATAAACTAGTTGTGCCAAGATTTACAGATGCGTTAGCACTTGGTGATACAGCACCACTAAATGTTCCAGTAGTTGCTGTAACAGGACCACTACTATAAACATTACCAACAAATATTGTGTTAAAGTAATTGCTTGGACCACCAAGGTTTAGTGTATTGTTTGTTGTTGGAAGTATATTTTGATTACTACGCCAAGCACTAGCAGCATTGTTATAAGTCCAAGTTACAACACTATTATTTCCAAGTAGGATACCAGCACCATCAACACCACTTGTTGTATTTTGGTTGTTTGCTAATACAAGATTTTTATTATCTGTAACAATGTTACTTGAACCACTTGTTGTAATAGCTCCAGTAACTTGTAAGTTACCACTAACAATAAGACTGTTTACAATGTTAACGTTACCAGTTGTATCAATATAAGCACGAGTAGTATCATTCTGTTTTAAGTTAAACTGACTGTTTGTTACAGAACCAACGTGGAAACTTGTTGCATCAGTAATTGCCATACCAACGGCACTACCAGTATTGTTACGAACAAAAAGATTTCCTGCGCCGCCAGCTTGTAGTGAAGTATTACCAGTAATAATAACACTACCATTCGCAGCAATAAATGCAGGTGTTTGACTTGCCATTTTAAAATTAAGTTGTGTTGCACTTGCACTACCAAAGTGGGTATAGCTGTTATCTGCAACTATATACGCACTAACACTGCCACTATAATTGTTAGCATAAATTGTTCCATAACCATTGCTACCCGCAGGTGCAGTAACTGAAAATCCAGATGATCCAGTTGTTATAAGCGAGCCACCAATTGTAAGGTTACCACTTACAGCATCAATGCTTGTTGGTCCTACTGTAAGACCATTGTGTACTATAAAATTACTATTAGCCATAGTTCCATATCTCCCTGTTGGCTATTATAAAGGCATGTAAATTTGTTGGACTTTAGCATAACTTGACACGCCTGCGTTTGCATAAAGTCTTGCGGTTGTTCCACTTACGTTAGCGTAGAAGTTACCAATACTAGTTCCATTTGCGCTTACTACACCATAGGTTTGAACACTTGCGTTGCTACTGCCACACACAAGAACTACTTCAGCAAGTGTAAAGTTATTGTTTGTATAATCACTCAATGTAACAACATATTTTGCACCACGATACGTGCTTGTTGAAAAACTATCAATTATGGTTGGAACACCCGCACTTAAACTTGTATTTGCGCTTAATGTGCTGATACCACCACCAAAGAAATTACCACTACTATTTGCAAGATGTGCAACACTGTTAACTGCTGTTGTATATACACCACCAGTGTTTGCAACAACTGTATTACCGCCAGTAGCATCAGTTATGCTTGTAACAGTTCCTGTTGTAGTAAGAGCACGTGCGTCAATTATATCAGTGCTTAATGGTGCTTCTGTAAATGTAAGAGTCGTGCCACTTACACTATAGGCAGTAGTTGGAAGCTGTATAACACCATTAATTGAAACCAAAGTGCCTGCGGTAGTAGTGCTTTGACTTAATGTAAAGTTAGTTTGACTGCCATCACCAACAAACTGATCTGCTGTAATAATAGTAAACGCAGTCCCAGTTCCACTCCAAGTTGTTCCAGTATAAAATTCCAATTGACTGCTGTTGGTATTAAAACGTATCATACCTTGTTGTGCATTACTTGGACGATTTGCCTGTGCACCAGTTGGAATAATCATAGAATCTGTGCCATTAATTTGCAGAGATGTGTTACCAACTATTTGGCTTGGTGCTACTTTAATTCCAACTTGTCCAGTTGCACCATTAGTTGTAAGTAGATTTTGATAACCAGCTGCACTATTACCGTGAACAACAAGGTTTGCAACAATTTGATTTGCATTAACTGTAACATTTGTGTTTAATTGTGGGTATAGATTAATATTGCCAGCATTTGCGTATGGGTAAATGTTGCTTGTATAAATTGTTGGAACATTCTTTGATGTAGTTCCATTTATATTACCACCAACATTTAGATCACCAGAAATACCAGCGCCGCCACGAACTTGCAGTGCACCTGTGTTAGTAGTTGTACTTGCAGTTGTGCTACTAATAACAAAACTATTTGTATTTGCTCTCATACGAGCAAACTCATTTGCATTAGCCACACCACCAAGTGAGTAAATGATATCGTTAGCAGTAGTTGTAGAAATTACAAGGTTACCACCACCAGTTGTTGTATTACCAGCAACATATAGATAACCGTCATTTGCTTTTGTTAAACTAAAAGCAGCTTGACTATAACCGCTGCCGTTGATACCCATATCAATAAAAGTGTCAACATCTGTTCCATTATCAGCAGTAACAACAATATCACCACTTGCTTGTGCGCCAGTATTGCTATTTTCTAGGTTTATTTGTGTATAGTTATTAGTATTACCGCTAAATTGAGCCACTACGTTAGCAAGTGGAGTATAACCAGTTTGACCAGCATAAAGTGCATTCATACCAGTTACTGGTAAACCGTAGAAAATACCACCTTGTGTATAAACATTTGCGGTTATAGCATTGATATTACCAGTAACAATTAAGTTACCAGCAATATATGCATTACCATTACCACCACTTGTTGTTGTTAAAAGACTAGTAAATACAGCACTATTTGGAACGTTAGCACCTATTGCACCATTTAAGTAACCAATAACTTGGCCCGCACTGTTTAAGTTTCCAACAGAAGCATTGCCTGTTACTGTTAAACTATTCAATGTGCCAATTGAAGTAATGTTTGGTTGACTAGAACTAACACTAGCGATAGTTCCTTCAAGAATTGTATTTGTATTACCAATCTGTCCAGCACTTACTGCATTTACACTTATGTTACCAGTGAGAGTCATACTTGCACCACTAATCGTAGCGCCAGCATTACCAATAGTTCCTGCATTTAAAGTAGGAGCAGCAACAGTTCCCTGTGATGTAATAGTGCTACTTGTTGTAAGAGTAGTAAATGCACCAGTAGATGCAGTTCCATTACCAATTGGAGTATTTTGGATTGCAGCAGCATAGATGTTACCACCAACACCCATACCACCATAAATTACAGCAGCACCAGTTGTTGTTGATGTTGATGTGTTGCCACTATAAGCAATGATATTACCAAGTTTTACAGTATCATATATTAGATACGCATTTGCAAGATCAACAGTTGTGCTTGGTTCTGATCGAAGATTACTGAATACATACCATGCATTGTCTATGTGATTTCTTACAATACCAGTATGGTTATACCCAACAGCAGCATCGTATTTGTGGCTGTAGAAACCTATTTCATAGTTATAATTGGTAAAACCCGATACCGCAAGGTATAATAGCGGAGCATTGGCAACAAGCGAAGTACTTCCAAGACTTGTAAGATTAGCAACAGTTAAGTTACCCGCAATATAAGAGTCACCGCCAGCGTAGAAACCGCCAGTTATTTGTAATGCACCTTGACCACTGCCATAGCTGTTTGCTGTTCCTGTTAGTGTTGCAGTCGAGGCAGTAATTGCCGCACCAGTATTACCAATAGTGCCAGCATAAACTGCTACACCATTAAATGTGTTAGCATTTACGGCACCGCTGACAGTTAGAGATGATAAAGTACCAAGACTTGTAATATTCGGTTGACTTGGTGTAGCACTACCAATAGTGCCTTCAAGTATAGTAGTTGTGTTACCGATTTGACCAGCACTAACAGCGTTTACACTTACGTTACCAGTAAGAGTCATACTAGCACCGCCGAATGTAGCACCACTATTACCGATTGAACCAGCATTTAATGTTGCAGCGTTAAGTGTACCATTAACGGTTGCAGTTGTGAATACACCAGTATTAGGTGTGTTGGCACCAATTGCACCAGTTATATAACCAATGTGTTGACCGCCACCAGTAGAAGTAAAATTATCTGCTTTTAAATCATTATTAACGGTAGTTGTACCAGTATCAGCACCAATGCTAACTGTTGTTGCTGCTCCACCAATGTTTACAGTTGTAGTGTTTGCATTAAAGACAGATGCAGTGCCAGTAGAACTTGTATCAATTGTTGGATTTGCGCCATTCATCAATACTTGTGTAGTATTTGGTAAGTTTAAGGTTGCATTTTTAATAGTTACTAGACCAGATGTGGCACCAATATTAATATTAGTAGCAGCACCAGCAAAATTCATTGTTGTTGCAACATTATCATATAAACTTTGTGTAGTTTGACTACCAATAAGGAAAGGATTAGCAATATTTGCTGTTCCACTTGTAGCACCCATTTTAAGTGCAGTAGCAGCACCAGCAAAATTCATTGTTGTTGCAACAGTGTTAAACAAAGTAACAGCAGTTGAAGAACTAACGATAGTTGGATTTCTTAATGTCAACGAGCCAGATGTTGCACCCATTGATAGTGCAGTTGCAGCTTGGAAAGCGTTCACTGTGGTAGAAACAGTATTGAATACGGTTGCAGTCGTTTGATCAGTTACGATAGTTCCATTGCCTTGCATAGAAATGCCAGTTCCAACTACCAATGCACCACTAACACCAGCACCACCAGTCACAACCAACGCACCAGTTGTTGTATTTGTAGATGCAGTTCCACTTGCAGCCCAAATATTTCCACTTGATGTTATTGTGCTGCTTGTATTAAGAGTAGTTAAACTTGCACTACCAATTGTAGCATTACTTGCAGCTAATCCATAAACTTGTAAATTTGCAAAACCACTATTGTTTATTATTCCAAATGTAGTACTTGCAGTACTTTGTGTCGTATATTGTAATTGAAACTGTTGAGCATTTTCTTCCCAAATAAATGCTACGTTAGTTGAACTACCACGACCCATAATCATACCAAGATCATATGCAGGCACACCAGTAGCATTTCGATTAATGCTAAACATTGGATCAGCAATTACAAGATTTGTGGTATCAATTGTAGTAGTATTACCACTGATTGTGAGATTTCCAATGGTCATATTACCTGTATAGGTAAAATTATCGCTTAAAAGACCACCACTAATAGACTTTGTAACAACCTTTGCATCAGCATAGATATCACTATTATAAACTTGGTTATTACGTATACGTGTAAGGGATGGTGGTAAGGCCATTTAGAAAACTCCGCAAGTATATTTATAGGAGATTTTGTATTTTAAACGTCAGTATTTGCCAATAACTAAAGAGGAGTTAATTCCACCAAATGCAAAGTTACTTGTCAGTGCATAATCTATGTTCATGTTGCGACCAGTGTTAGGAATTACATCCATATCACACTCTGGGTCTGCTGTTGTAAAGTTTATAGTAGGCGGTGCAAAACTGTTTTGAATAGATTTAATTGTAATGATTGCTTCAATCGCACCAGTTGCCACTAACATATGCCCATGTATTGGTTTTGTAGAAGATATTGGTAGTGAATCTGCATATTTTCCAAATATTTGTCTTATACCAGCAACTTCATTTTTATCATTTAATTTTGTTCCAGTTCCATGAGCATTTATGTAATTAATATCACCTAAAGCTAAATTAGAATCTTCTAATGCACTTTGCATTGATTTAATAAGACCTAAATTATCTGGCTGAACTAAATGAAATGCATCATTTGATGTACCGTAACCTAAAATATATGCTTGTGGTTTTACCCCTCTTGCTAAAACATCACTTTCACGTTCTAAAATAAGCATACCACTGCCTTCACCCAATACAATACCATCTCTATCAATACTGAATGGTTTAATTGTAGTTGTGCTTAATGCGTTCATATATTCCCACGCACGCATTACCCAAGGTTGAAGACTTGCTTCAGTTGCACCAACAATAGCACGATCAATTATTCCTGCTCTTATAAGTTGAAAAGCTAATCCTATTGCTTGATTACCAGCAGAACAACCAGAACCTATTGGATAACTTGGTCCATAAATTTTATTTTCTATACAAATATAACTTATTGCGGCATTAGTCATAGCACGAGGTATAGTGAATACATCATTAGAGTGTGATTCAGCATTTAATTTTGTAATAAAATTATAAATTGATTCTGCGGCAGGAAATCCATTACCTAATATTATACCTGTTCTACTATCACTTAATTCTTCTTGTGAAATTTTACTATCTGCAATTGCTTCACGTGTTGCGATAGCAGCGTATGCAGAAAACAAATCTATACGAGTCTGTCTTGTAAAATAATCAGTATGAACAAAATTTTCGATTTTGGCTGCAATTTTAATTTTGTTTTTTAGATTATATTGATGTCCAATGGGTTTAATACTGCTTTGGTTATTAACAACAGCTTGCCATAATGGGTCAACACCTACACCACATGCAGTAATAGCACCCATACCACTAATAACGATATTTGATTTCATAAAAATATTTAAGAGTTATTAAGAGAAATATAAACTTTTTCAACCCAAAATTCTGCAATAGCTGCATCTACCGCAGGCATTACATCTGCTTCTCTATATACACAAGCAATAGGTTCAAGAGCTTTATGTATTTGACCATTTATTTCTAGATCAACATTAGAAAAATAGTATCTACCTGTTTTTAAACGAAATGGTTGTCCACTTGGTATACGCCAAACTTTATCCTTTACAATTTCATTTTCAGTATTATTAATAAGTTCACGTTGTGTAGCAGGATATATGCAAAAAATACTTGAATTATCTTCAGTAGCAGTTGATACAACACGATCAACATCATAATCACCATTTGGACTTATTATAATTCCATGACGTAATCTTGAAATATAAGGTGATTCAGTATATTCAGTAGCTACCTTTTCTCCGTTTAGATAACCATCAACATTAACCCAACCATTTATAAGAATATGTCGAGAGATAGTAATGTCTTTACCTATACCACGATATGAAAATGATTGATCAATTACATCACCAGCATTTTCAAATGTAACCTTTGCTAATTGCATAGGAAAATTACTAATATGAATTGTATTACCTGTAATAATACTCATAGAATTGTGATGCCTGTCATGTTTCCAGTATCGCCATCAGGAGATGTATAAGTTGTTACATTTATCAAATCAGCAATTGGAAAATTATAAACCTTACCAATTTCTGACTTTGCTGCGGTAACAACATCCTCGTTCTTTTTACTTTGTTCTTTAAGATATTTTTGGTGTGCAATAACTGCACCTTGTTTTGCAATTTGTGCAAGCGCATCGCTCAAATCATTTGGGTTGTAATTATGAATATCAAAACTGTATTTTTCACTTTCATCAACACTCATATCACTTGCATCAGTTGTAAAACTGACAACTAAACTATGATTTTCTTCATTATATTCATGAACTTTTACGGTTAATGTATCCATTTTAATTCCTTAACTACTTCCACCAAGTCTTGTTCCAGTAACAACCCATGTTGCATAGGCTATACCGTTGATATATTTACCAGCAGCACCACCTGATCTACCATTTCCACTTGTAGAACCAGCTTGTCCAGGACCACCGCCAGATGCTCCTCCAGCACCACCAGATGTTCTTGTACCTGCACTACCACCATTAGCACCGCCAGCACCAGGATCATAACCAGCACCGCCGCCACCACCAGTTCCATTATAACTACTGCCACCACCTAAACAACTACCATAAGTTGTTCCACCGTCAGTTGCACCTCCGCCACCGCCACCACCAGCAAGTGTGCCATTATTTGTAATGTTTACAGGAGACTGTAACAATAATGCATTACCACCAGGAGATCCACTACCGCCAGCACCACCAGTACCGTTACCGCCAGCACCACCAGTCCCTATGATAAAACCATTATTGATTAAATTAACAGTATCACCAGCAGCAAATCCAGTAATAGTCAGTGCATATGAACCAGTAGAACTACTACCAACATAAATTCCACTATCAATAGTTAAATTTACTTTTGTAAAATTAGCTACATAACCGCTTACCGCAGCTGGATTTAAAGTATAATTTTTTGTATCAACCGAGATTGTTAAATCAACAGTAACTTTATTTTGTGTTCCACGAAACTCACTAAAATTTAAATCAGTAGTATCAAAAGTGCCAATAGTTAAAGTTGATGGTTTATAATATGAAACACCACGATAAGCTGAAATAGCATTACCCAACTGGAATTCAGTATTAATATTTGCATTAAGGGCAACTTTACCAGTTAACGAAATTGTCATTTTAAGTCCAAGTTATTTTTATTCCGCCATTGGTGCCATTGCCACCAGCAGCACCAATATTATAATTTATAACTGTGCCAGCAGGTATTTGTCCACCAGTATAAACTACTTTTATATATGCGCCAGCACCGCCTGCTCCACCACCTGCACCACCAGCATATCCAGTTGTGCCACTACCATTTCCGCCTACACCAACATTTGCATTAGTAGCACTTGCAGTAGTAGATGTGCCACTTGCAGTTCCAATTACACCACTATTACCATTAAGGAATGTAAAACTTTTTGGATTAGGTATAAATGGTGTTATACCTACATCTATCGTTCCGCCACTGCCACCTGCTCCGTATTGTGCCATCAATATACTCCAGTATCACCAAATCTATCAACAATATCACCATAACCATTTGGTTGTGATGTCTGTGTATATCCAACTGGCACATCATCTCTTGTAAAAAAGTATGTAGTTCCACCACTGCTATTTTGCACACCAAATGATTGTAAATTATCTTTAGGACCACGATCACCCACATCTACTGAAAGAGGTGGAGGAGGAACAGGAACTTTTCCACCATCACCACCTTTACCACCACCAGCAGTATAATCTGCAGTAACTGTTCCACCACTTATTGGTTGGTAGTTAGAGATACTTGTGTCTCCGCCTTTTGCACCATCACTACCATTAGAACCACCGCCGCCGCCACCAGCACCCCATATTTCTATAGTAATTGTATTTCTATAAAGTGGAACGACAAAACTGCCACTACCAGAACTATTACTGAATAACACACCAGCAGTTGCAGGATCATTTGGTTGTTTACCATAAAAATCGCTTGATTTAATAGTGCCACTATTAAAGTAACCAAATAATAGATTACCTGGATAATACCATTTGGTACCACGATAATTGTTAAAATCATCACCTAACCCAAATACGTCACTTATAATATCAGTGCTTACCGCACCAGAGTTAGGGACAAAAGCCATTCAATTACCTCGCTGCTTTTAATGCCTCGACCTCTGCACTTAATTCCTTGATTGCTTGAATTAGAAGTGGAACAAGTTTATCATATTGTACAGTAAGATAATTTTCACCACTCTTGCTACTACCGTCTTCTGCAATATCAAATGGTGCTGCTTTAATGACTTGCGGAGCAACTTGTGCAATTTCTTGTGCAAGAACACCAATATGCTCGTTGTTATCACCTACACCCATTGTAAATGCGAGTTCATTTGGTCGATAAGTGACACCACGAATTGCTTTAACTTTATCAAGTGCATTTGGTATTTCAACAATATCTGTTTTTAAACGTTGGTCGGAATAAAATGCAACGATATCTTGTGTAGCAAGTATACCACCTGTTACACTTAAGTTTGCATTGTTAAATGTAACACTACTATTACCAGCAAGATTTGCACTATCAGTATAAATTGCAACACGACCAGCAGCACCACCACCAGCTACAGGTGTTGGAATTGTATACCAATTTAAGTTACTGCTACCGTCAGTAATAAGAGCTTGTCCACTACTACCGCCAGCAATTTGCACATTACCAACATTACCTAATATTACTTTATATGTGCTTGTTGGATTAAATGTAACTGTTCCATTTGCAAAACCTGCTGCACCGCTAACCTGTAATGCAGTAAGTGTTCCAACGGTTGTAATATTTGTTTGTGTTGCTGTGCTGATAGTTCCAGTTAATGTTGCACTACTATTACCAATAGTGCCCGCCATTACATAATTTGCATAAACATTACCATTATTACTGCTACCATTAGCAATTAAGTTACCAACATAAACATTTCCTGTAAAAGCATTATTTGGTCCACCAACAATAATGTTACCAACAAAACCCGCACCACCTGATACCTGAAGTGCGCCAGTTGTTGTACTATATGCGGGTGATGTGCCACTTATGACTGCAATTTCATTACTTGTTACAACATCCAAATCACCAAGAACAATCAAGTTACCGTTAATTTGAACATCTGCATTAGCAAGAATGTCAAGTGCATCTACTACAGCACCGCTACCATTACGTGTTCTTAAACGTATAATACCATTGTTAAGAGTATTATCCATACGAAGTTCATTACTGTAAACAGTAAATGCACCTTGTCCAGTGGTTCCAATATTGATACCACTGTTATTTGTAACACTTAAAATACCAACTGTACCAGTGTTTTGGTCATTACGCATAAAGCTACTACCGCTGACACCATTAAGTGCGGCACTATCACTAGCTTGACCAACAAATTTATTATTGCTTACAAAAGCAGTTGATGCAATATTAAAACCTGGTGATATTGTGCTAAAACCACTGATTGTTGTTGAAGGTGTAAATGTTGCATCTTTACTTAAAATAGCATAACGAGTGTTATTAATCTTCATGCTTATAACATCGTGACTACCAGCAAGAGTGTCAACAATACTCTCACTAACAACTTGACCAGCACCACCAAGTGGTCCAACAACCACCCAACCCGTTCCATTATATACATTAAGTTGTTGGTTAGCACTATCAAACCATAAATCACCTGCAACGCTACTTGTAGGCGCAGATGCACTGTTAGTTGCACTTGCAATGTTCTTAAAAATTACACCGTTATAAACTTGTAGAGCACCTTTTGTAGTGTTATACCAAATCTGTCCAACAATTGGATTGCTTGGTTGACTACCACTTGCAAAATTTTCCAACATACTTAAGAAATTTTGATCAAGATACTGACCATAATTGGGGTAATTTTTACCAACAAGTGAAAGACTTGTGCTGTTATCTATTGTTCCATCGGCAATAACGATTGAATTAGCACCATTTGAATATGTAATGGTATAAGACATAAAATTGGACTCCGTTAGGAATATTTATGCAGTAATAGCCACTTATTATACTGGTATGTAAATGTTGCTTACTTTAAAGTTTGTGTTAGCTGTTGTGGTTGCCCAAAGCCTTACATTTCCACTATAAATGTTAGCTGATAATGTAAAAAATTGTGAGTTAGTTGCAATAATATTATATGTTGTTACATTTGCAGTAAAACCATTATGAACAATCATAGCTTCTACTGATTGGAAATAATTACTTGTGGTATTTGTTCCACTTACTAGATATTTTGCAGTTCTATAAATTGATGGGTCAAAGCTATCAATTATACTTGTTGTATTATTAACTGAAATGTTGCCAACATTTGCAACAATTGCAGAACTTAAATTTAAAGTATTAAAGATAGCAGTATTAGATTGTGTTAATTCACTAACAGTTACACTATTTGCAATGCTAGTAATTTTTTGTAATCCAGCATCATTATGTATATAAATGCGTGAATTATCATTGCTTATAGTATTGACTGATGTAGAAGGGGTATATTGTCTTGCTTCGATAATATCAGTGCTGATAGGTGCTTCTGTAAAGGTAAGCACATTACCATTTACAGTATAGCTTGATGTTGGAATCTGTAAAACACCATTAACGCTAACAAGTGTTCCTTGTGTTGTATTATTTTGACTTAGTATAAAGTCAACTTGAGAACCATTACCAGTAAATTGGTCACTGGTAACTACAGTTGTTCCTTCAAGACCAACTGCTTCCCAAATAGTTCCTGTATAAACTTCTAAATAATTATAACTTGTATTCCAACGAATCATACCTGGTGTTGAATAAGTTGGGTATTCACCACTATTTCCCACTGGAACTTGTAGAGCAGTTTTACTATTAACGTTAACAATACCAGTTCCAGTTGGTGTTAAGAAAATGTTACCATCAGTTGCCTGACCAGTAATATAATTTGTATAAACGTTTGCATTTACATTGGTTGATACAATACTATTAGTAATATTAAGATTTTGAGCACTTATATTTGCATTGCTTATAACATAACTGCTATTAATATTACCTGTAATAAGATTTGCACTTGTTATATTGCCAGCAACATTAAGTGAAACAAGAGTTCCTGTGCTTGTAATATTTGGCTGACTTGAACTTAAACTAGCAATAGTTCCTTCAAGTATAGTATTTGTATTACCTATCTGACCTGCACTTACAGCATTTACGCTTATATTTCCTGTAAGAGTCATACTTGCACCACTATGAACAGCGCCAGCATTACCAATAGTGCCAGCGTTAATTGTAGGTGCAGAAATTGTTCCAATAGATGTTAGACTAGTTAGTGTTCCAAGACTTGTAATGTTTGGTTGACTTGCACTTACACTAGCAATTGTGCCTTCAAGTATAGTGTTTGTATTACCAATTTGAAATGCACTTACTGCTCTTGAACTAATATTTCCAGTTACTGTTAAACTAGTTAATGTTCCCAGTGATGTAATATTTGGTTGGCTTGCACTTACGCTTGCAATAGTTCCTTCAAGAATGGTGTTTGTATTACCAATTTGACCAGCTGCAATAGCATTTGTTGTAACATTACCAGTAACACTTAAACTTGTTAATACACCAAGACTATTAATATAAGGTTGATTGTTTGTCAGAACATAACCAACTAAATTGGTAATAGCGTTTCCATTAATGTTTACATTATTATAAAAGGTAGGAACACTTACAAAACCAAAAGTTACTTGATTATTAGTAACATAAACATTCATCTGGCTTGTATTACCAAAGAATGTTAGGGTTTCATAATTGATACCAACGTTGTCAGTTCTGGTTCCATCACTGATTGTAAGGTTAGGTTCAGCAGTAGCAATAGCAGTATCAACATAAAGTTTGTTTGCGGCATCTGCTGTATGAACTGGTGTAGCAACATTTGCAATTCGCAAATTATTAGCACTTATATTACCAGAAATGGCGGTTAAAACAAGATTACCAACAAGACTTGTAATTTGGTTATTGTTTATATAGATATTACTGGTTGTAAAACTACCATTAACAGTAAGCGTATTGCCTGGTATAGTGTTATAAATGCCAACACGACGATTAACAACATCAAAATATACAAGATCAGTATCAATTTGCAGATCTGTGCCATTACGCAACAGATTGTCTTTGAGCATCGGACCTGCAACTTTACCAAGAACTGCCATTTATAACACCTTACTTAATATTTATGGTGTTTAACTTACTGCCTTAATTGGCATCCGTGCTATTAAACTTGTGGAATACAACTACTGTTTGACCAAGTGGCGGTGGATTACTAAATGTAATAGTTGCACCAACTAATGTAAATGCATCACCTGGATTTTGTGCAATGTTACCAACAAACACAAGAATACTTGTATCACTTGGTGGAGTATAACTTAATGTAAACACTGTTGTGCTACCATCACCTGTAAACATATCTTTTGGAATGGTAACATTTCCCAAGATAGCAATACTTTGCCAAGCATTATAATAAATCTCAAAACGTTGAGTATCCGTGTTATAACGTATCTGTCCATTAACAGGATTTGATGGACGGTCGGAAGTAGCACCCAATGGTAATTGAATTGCTGTGCTTCCACTTATTTTAGGATTTTTAAGTAATGTAGCCATTATAGTGTAAAATATCCCACAGTTGAAGTAATACTTGTAGCGGCATTAGCATTAGCATAAATTGCATCACCATTACTTAAAACAATTTTTTCAGTGCTTACTACAAGTGTATCAGTGCTTGTAATTGCATAATTTTGATAAACGACAGTGCTATTGCTTGCACTACCACCGCTTGGAACAAGATAAAGATTTATTGTTTTTGTTGCACCGCTTGTATTGCAAAAATAAAGTAGGCTAACAACATTAGTACCACTACTAGTATAAATTGCAGAAGCTGCTGTCCCTAAAACTGTATTTGTAATCGCCATCTTTAATTCCTTAAATCATTATGTTGAAACCTATGGCTCTGTTTTTGCCAACAAGTTCATCGCCATTATTACTATTTACCACATATAGACCAGTGTTTCCACTACCAACTGTGTTAGAAAACAATAATGTGTTATTACTTACACTTGCAGGTGTAATATTTTTAAAATTAAATTTAAGACCTTTGTCTAAAGAAATTACACCTGAACCATTACCGTAAAGTTTTAAATCTTGGTTTGTTCCACTAGTTGTAATATTACCATTTGATATTCTAGTTCCATATACATTTAAGTTTGGAATAGAAAAAGTAAAATTAGCATTACCTAATAATAATCCACCACCTTGATTATATTGAATATAAGTGTTAGCACCAACTGCCGTAACACCAGCACTCGTATTGCTTATATATGAAAGAGTAACAACATCACTATTAGATACTGGACTTGCAGCTTGTATACGTTGTATACCTGAAATGTTACCTGTAAATGCTGAATATAATTCATTATAAATCCAATAAGCATTAGGCAAACTACCACGGTCAACTAAAATACCAGCATTTCCGCCAGTAATACCTGCACCAGTTTCAGCGGTGTTAACTGCAATATAAGCATTTCCAACAGCAGTAGTAGAAGCATTAAAATAAACTATATTACCAACAACAGCAATATTACCATTGATTGTAACATTATTAGCATAAATGTCCCAAGGAGCATATAAATTATCTGCACCAGTAACTTTTTTTACAGTTGCCATTCATTTATCCAAAAATTAGTGACAGTGCTACTGCCCTGTTTTTAGCAAGTAATTCGTCATTAGTAGAATTATTAACAAAGAAAAGTCCACTGTTACCAACACCAACTGTATTTGCATATATGAAAGCTGTGCTTGCTTGATTAGTTGGTGCTGTTTGAAAACTCATTTTAAGAACATCATCTATAGTTACATAACCAGTAGAACCATTAGCACTTAATACAAGGTCTTGGTTTGTTCCACTTGTAGTGACATTACCGTTACCAATTATAGTATTATAAACTTTCAAATTACCATTATTAAATGTAAAATATTGACTACCAGCTAATAAATTACTTACATTATATTGAACTTCGGTAACGTTACCACCAGCGGTTCCACCAACGTTTGAAAGATAACCTTTTGTTACAACATCACTTGGATTTACTGGATTTGCAGCACTTATTCTTGTTAAAACACCACTTATAGTTCCACGAAATGAAGAATTTACTTCGTCCCATACCCAATAAGCATTTGGTAAACTACCACGATCAACAATAATACCACTGTTTCCGCTTGTTACACCAGAACCAGTTTCTGCATCATTTAAAATAAGATAAGCATTAGCAATATTAACATTACTTGTGTTAATAGAAGAAGTATTACCCGTGACAGTTAAATTACCGTGAATAGTTACAACATTGCTATAAATGTCCCACGGAGCGGTCAATCCATTTGCACCAGTTACACGTTTTACAGTCGCCATATAAGAAAATCCTACCAAATATTTATGCGAAGGTGTTTTTATAAAAAAATAGCAGCCCGAAGGCTGCTATTAATCCTACCATATTCTTGGTTATTAAGCGCCAGGAATACGAACAGTTGTTGAAGTTGGATTGTTAAATGTCCATTGATATTCAAGACCACTAAAATCTTGAACAAACTTATTGGTTAACCGTGCTGCATAACCACCACTGTAAATACTTGCTACGCTATTGGTGTTTGCAACAGTTTGTGTTTGACCAAGTGAAACGTTTGCATTTGATTGACCAGTAGTTGTATTTGCAGTGACTGTGTTAACTACAACGTTACCAGTAAGACCAGTGCCACGTAGGTAATCACCTGCGCCTGGTGCTTTTGGACCGCTTACGTTTGCAGTTTGATAAATTACATAAGCATATGTTGAGCTACTGCTTATACCACCATTGCTTACGTTGGCATATGTAATTACTGCAGTATCAACACCTATACTCATTTGTGTTGAAGTTAAGTTTGCATTCGGAACGTTAACAAGTGTGCATTGACCAGTTTGTGTACCGTTTGTTACAAGAAACTTTGCACGACCTTTTTGATTAAGAATTGAACCAAAACCAGCAGCACTTGCACCGCTAATATAAACGTTTGGACGAACTTGGTTACCCGCAATGCTTGTTAGACCACCAGTACCACCAATTACGTTTGTAGCATCGAAATATTGGTTTACTGTTGCTGACTTTTGAATTTTAAATTTTGCCATTTTATTCTCCTTATGTGACGTTCCAGGTCAACGGCTGGCTAAACCGTAGTCTTAAACGACAAAGGTATTTATGTTATTATAATCCAAATCTGCTACGATAATATGCCCATTGTGCTTGTATATCTGTTAATGCTAAAACACTATTATATGCTTTTACAAATCCAATATCAGCAGTTTGAACTTCGGAACCACCTGAACGACTGAATAATCGCAACTGATTAAATCCACCAAAACCTGCATTAGTTGCTGTTTTATAAACTCCAGCAGGTTGTGTATTTGTAGCAATATAAAGATTTGCTACACCAGTTGATGATTTAAAAGTTCCCCAAATAAAATGCCAATTTTGATCAGCAACATCGGAACTTAAGTTAACTGTTCCGTTAGGATAGAATACATTCATATAATTAATACCAGTTGAATAACTACCCAACAACCAATCTTTACTCGCTTCACTTTGCGTGTTTAACAATCTACCATTAGCAGTAGTAGAAAGTTTATATGCCATAAAAACTGTATAATCTTGACCAGTTACATAATTTGGACCACCATATATATAATCTGTTCCACTGCTTGTTGATTTTCTAAAAACGCCACCATTAGCACTATTCCAAGCAATACTACTGCCAGCATTTGCTACGGTAATTGTAAAAGTTCCCGTTGCATCCGTTGTGCCGTTTACAGGAACAGCAGAATAGTTAGCCGCATCAAGATCGTATGTAGGTGATGGTAATCCACGTTCTATTACGATTCCGTTACCAAATGTTATACCTGGTCCAACTATGGTTACCATTATTACACCAATCGCTCAATACTAATTAGGTTGTTGCTATAACCACTGCCAGTAATTGCACTGACACGATAAGCATTTGTTCCAATAGTTGCAGTAAACATAAACATGTCACCAGCAGTTCCACTTGGACTACCAATATTTGCATAAGTTGTGCTTAATGCCGTGTTACTACTACCACCAGTTGTTCCACCACCCAATCCAGATTGGAAAATATAAGTGTAAAGTGCTTGTGGTGTTCCGCTTAAACTACCAAGTTGTAATTGGTTAGCATTGCTACTACCATTGTTCAACCACTGAACCTTAATATTATCCATCGTAACAGCAGTATTTTGTGCTACAATTGCAGAACTCTTACCAGTAACACTTGAACTATATAAATTACCACTAATTGTAGCATTAGTTCCAGTAAATGTATTAGCAGTAATAACGTTTGCACCACTAATATTACCATAATTGGTTATTACAAAATTGCTTGCAACTACATAGCTTGCACCAGTGATGTTACCACCACTGCCTGTTGTTATAAGATAACCAGCAGTTATGTTACCAGTTGTAGATACGTTACCATAAGTTAAATTGTTCGTTACACTTATGTTAGCGGCATTGACATTTGCAGTTACGTTGATATTGCCAACATTAATATTACCAGTTGTGGTAATTGGGTTGGCATTGCTCATATAAATGTTACCATTTGGATACAACACCATCTGTGCGGCACCGTTGTTATAGAAACTTAACGGTAGATATGTGCCAGTGCCGTTGATACCACTAACCAACTGAACATCTGTTGAACCATTTGTAGCAATAAGAATCTTACTTGCATTAGTTGGGTTAGTGCTATTAGCTGCTTGCCAACTTGCCGCAGTGCTACTACCACTTGGAAGAGCATAGATACCAGTGCTGCTATTAACATTAGCAGTTTGGAACATTGTTCTATAAGCAACAGTAGAATTAGTAAAGTCACCAAGAATATAACTATTGCTTGGATGTGTTATGTTTCCAGTTACAGTAATATTACCAGCAGTTAAATTACCAGTATAAGTTGGCAAGTATGCAGCAACTTGCGTATTGCCATAAGTTCCACTTATGCCTGTCAGTATGCTTACACCATTGCTGTAAAGATAACTGTTACCATAATGTGCGTTTGCAATCACATTGCCTGTGACAGAAATAGTTGAACTGATCAAGTTGCTGTTTAAGTAATATCCAACTTGTGTATTACCATAAGTTCCACCAATACCAGTGAGTATGCTTACACCATTGCTATAAAGGAAGCTGTTACCATAATGAGCGTTTGCAATAACGTTGCCTGTAACAGAAATGGTTGAACTGATCAAGTTGCTGTTTAAGTAATATCCAACTTGTGTATTACCATAAGTTCCACTTACACCAGAAAGTATTGATGTTCCATTTGGATATAGATAATTTGGTGAGTAAATGTTGGATACAAAAGCATTACCAAAGAATGTGCTTATGCTACCAATATTGCCATAGTTGTTTGAACCACCATTGACAATTGCATTTTGCTGATTACCATAAACATTTAATATGTAGACACCAAATTGTCCACTAACTGAACCATAATTTAATACAGCATTTCTTGAACCATTTGGTGATAACAGATAACCACTGCCACCAATAACAACACCAGCAAGGGCATCTACAGTTGTGTTAGGCGAAAGAACAAGATAACCAGCACTATAACTATCACTTATACTTGCACCAGTTGCTAATCTTATATTACCATTTCTCAAGATTTGAACATTACTTGTAGCAACAGTATTAGCAACATAATAAGCACTTACTTGTGTATTACCATATGTTGCAGGCAAACCTGTTAGATAATATCCATTACCTGTGTAGAATGATGCACCAACATTACCACTTGCTGTGATATTACCACTTGCAATAATACTGTTTGCATATTCTGTATTATTGATAGTTTCATAGTTAAGTGTAGTAATATTACCAGTTACAAATAGATTACCATTTACAGTAATATTACCAGCACTTAAATTACCGCTATAAGTTGGCAAGTATGTAGCAACGTTTGCATTGCTATAACTAAATGCACCGTTAATAACACCAATAAGTGTATTATTAATGCTTACAATATTACCTTCAACGACTGTAACACGACCAGTTAATGATCCAAGATTAGCATTAGCTGCATTAATATTTGCAGTCATTGCATTGTTTAAGTTTGTTGCATAAGCGGTTACAGCACTATTTGCAGTAACAATTGCGCTGTTTGCACCACTTACATTAGCATTTAATAATGCAATGAGATTTGCTTGTGTAGCAGCATTACTATAAAGAGTAGTAATATCACTTGCTTGACTTGCGGCATTAGTTGTAAGTGTAGCAAGGTTACTTGCTTGTGTAGCGGCATTACTATAAAGAGTAGTAATATCACTTGCTTGGCTTGCAGCATTAGTGAATAATATATTCACGTTGCTTGCAATAGTTCCAGTGTTACTCTGTAGTGCGCTAATGTTAAGATTAGCGGCATTTAAGTTTGCATTTAATGTAGAGATTGAACTATTCGCAGCTTGAATCTGTTGTGTAGTAGCAAATCCAGTACCTGCTTGTATTTGCGCAATTTCACCTGCAAGATTTACAACACTGTTGTTTAATGCAGTTATACTGTTTGCTTGAACGCCAGCATTAGAATAAAGTATAACAATATCGCTTGCCTGACTTGCGGCATTGCTTGACAATGTAGCAATTGCGCTGTTAGCTGCTGTAACATTAGCATTTATTGTAGTAATTGCACTATTAGCAGCAGTAACATTAGCATTGACTGTTGTAATAAGGTTTGCTTGCGTTGCCGCATTACTTGTTAATGTAGTGATTGCACTATTAGCTGCAGTGATGTTAGCATTTATAATTGTAATAAGGTTTGCTTGTGTTGCGGCATTACTTGTTAATGTAGTGATTGCACTATTTGCCGCAGTAACATTTGCATTAATGGTTGTAATAAGGTTTGCTTGTGTTGCCGCATTGCTATTAAGAGTTATAATTGTGCTATCAGTAGGTAGATATGCCGCAACATTAGCATTACTATATGTTGTTCCACCAGTGACTGCATTTCCTCCAACCAAAAGTGATCCATTTGCAACTTGAACCGCAGTTCCAGCAATATAAATTGTATTATTGCTTACATACAAACTCTTCCATTGATTTGTTAGTGTTCCTAAACTATAAACAGCATTTGCTGTTGGTGATATGTTACCAGTTATATTAACATCAGTTACAATACTATTTGTAAGATACGCTGCTACATTTGTATTGCTATAACTTGTTTGAACACCAGTTAGATAATAACCATTACCTGTGTAAAATGTTGCACTAATATTACCGCTTGCAATAATACTATTAGCATATTCAGTTTTAGAAACAACTTCATAATTTGTAGTTACAATATTACCAGTAACATTTAGATTACCAGAAATATTAACATTGCCACTTGCTGTAACATTTCCTGTTACAACTAATCCATTTCCACTTTTAAAACGACCTATTTCATTTGCAGCAGCATCGCCACCAATGGCAAATACAATATCTTTACCAGAAGTTAGGGTTGCAACAACAAGTTTACCACCTTCATTAAGAAGATAACCATCATTTGGCCCATCAAGACCACCGCCACCACTAAATGTGCTACTGTTAATACCAAGATCAATATAATTAGTGCTATCACTACCATTATCTGCTGTTACAACAAGGTCGCCACTTGCACTGGTTCCATTGCTTTTGTTTTGTAATAATACTTGTGAATAACTGTTTACACTATCAACATAAGTCAAACGTGCATTTGCAGGATTAAATGATGGTAATAACCCGATAGTTGTATAATTTGGAATGGTAAGATTATTGCCAGTAATATAAACATTACTATAAAATTGTGTGTATCCATTTACAGTATTATAACCATTACCATAAGTTGTTAAACTTGTATTTCCATTTGAAGTTATATATAAAGCTGGAACACTACCAACATTTGAGTGAATTAAACCTGTTACATTAGTTCCTAATCCACTAAATGTATAACCAGAAAAATTAGTAGTATTGATTTCTATAAAGCCATTAGCATAAATTGTGTCAGCACTTAAAGAACCATCTGTAGAAATACTTGTTTGGGCATAAAGTCTATCAGCGTTTAAACGATTTGCATTTATTCTTAAATTACCCCAATTATTATTTGTTTTAGTAGGATTAATCCAAGTATCAACGCTAATATTTCCAGAAAAGTTTGCATCTTTAATATAAGCACCAGCCCAAATATTAGATACATTTCCTAATGTAAAATAATTAGTAATACTTGGATTTACATTTGCATAAACATTACCTACCGCTGCATTAACATTGGTATATAGAATACGTTGACCACCTGCAGTAATGCCATCCATGACATATACATAATCTGTTGCTTCATCAATGACTAATTCACCGTTGTGACCAACAAGATTACCTATTTCAAGAAAACTAATCTTACCAAAATAACGACGCAGTGCCATGCTTATATCCTAATATCTTATATTTACCATAAAATGATTGTTTAAGAACCCATGAGATTTATGCATATCAGCCATTTATGCACTGCAACATAATAAATATTGCACTGCACTAAATATATGCGTAAAATGCATAGAACATGGAGATTTAATATGAAGACCATCGTAGAAAAGATAGCTAAGGTCATAGAATATAATCGTGAAGCAATTGCACTTCGTCGCAAGTATTATAAAACCTATGATGAATTAAGCCGTTTAAACGATAGAGACTTAGCTGATATTGGTATCAATCGTGGTATGATTGAACAAATTGCATTTGACCATACATATAATACTTCTCGCTAATATTTTTTTATATTTTTTGGTCAATAAAAAAGGGGCTTTTCAGCCCCTTTTTCTTTTTCTGTATTCCGTAAATCTTATTGGAATGAAAGGTTGCTAACGTTGATTTCACTTAGGTAGTCAGCTGCGTTACCGAAGCTGCTTGCTACGTTTGTGAGTTCTACATAACCATAACGAGTCATGAAGCCAACTACTGGTTCGAATGTAGTTGGATCAAGGATAACACCACTGCTCATTAGAGGAATATATGGGCAATAGAACGCAGCTGCATCAGCTTCGCTAGTTCCCTTATAACCAACTAGAACAGGAATTGTGTCATCAGCATAGCTATCAACATATACACGCATTGCACCATTGAGAGTACCAACGAACTTAGTGTTTGTTGGAGCTTCAAAAGCACCTTCTGTAGTACGTGCGAAAGCTGAAGTTGTTGCAGACTGAAGAACAGTCAATGCAGCACTTGATACAACAGCCCAGTTACCTGCACCACGACGAGTGCGTTGTGCAATTAGGTTAGCAGCACGGTTGATAAGAACAGCTAGAGCAGCATGTTCGTCACCAACGAATGTTGCAGTACCACTTACAGTAGCTTGGTTGTAAGTAAATTCTTGTGCAGCCAATGAACGTAGGCTGTAAAGGATTTCCTGATCAATTTCAGCAGTGATTTCTTGTGCGAGAGCAGCCATGATTTCTGCTTCAATGTCAAGACCATGCATAGCCTGTGCATCTTGAGCAGCTTCAAAAGTCCAGCGTGCGCTTAACTTACGAGTCTTTGCTTCAACAGGTTGCTTTAGGATTTGAACATTGAGCTTACGACCTGGTGTACCTTCCATAGCAGCAGTGAAACCAGCCTTACCGTCAGTGCTGTTAACACCTGGTGCAGTTCCAGAATAACCACTTGCAATCTTAAATGGTGAAAGTGCTTCATCATTAAGAGCAACGTCAGTACCAGCCTGACCGCTTGCAGTTGATGTGAATGTTTCAGCATAACGTACACGAAGAGTGTGGATCTGTGCAACAGGTCCAGTCATTGGTTGAACACCAACGATTTCGTTTGCAATAACAGTTGGCATAACACGGCGGATAACAGGGAGGATAACACGGTTAAGTGTTGCAATGTTACCAGCTGCAGTTGCACCAGCACTTGCGCTTTCAGCAAGATACTTCTTAGTATTTTCGAGCACCATGCTCATTGTTGTACGACGATTACCGCTTAGACCTTCCAACAGGGCTGTCTTGGTTTCGTCCCAACGACTTTCAATTAATTCTTGTGACATAGGGTCTTCTCCAAATTTGTATTATCACTTTAGACCAGCAAGACGCTTCATTTCAATTATGTTTGAAGTTTCTTTCTGTTCAGTTTTAACAGCACGATCACCTGTAACTTCTTTCTTGCTTTCAACGATAGTTTGCTTTGTAGCTTCTACCTTTGGAGCATTGCCTTCCATTACTGGGTTTAAGTACTTTTTGTATGCTGCGTCGAGTTTTTCTGTTGGGACTGATTCCAGCAGTTGTGACATCACAGCGGCTTTGTCTTTGCTAAGAGGACTTAGCAATTCGTTGAGTTTACCGTTACGAGCAATGCTTTCATTGATTTTACGGATTTCTACTTCTTTTGCCTTAACTTCAGTCAACGCACGTTCTTCGGCATCACGTGATTCACTGATTTGACGAGCCATTAGCTCGATCTTACCAGTAAGTTTCTTGATGTCTGCACGTTCGTTAAGGTAGCTTGCGCCAAACTCAGTTGCAAAGGCTTCAAAAATCTTACGACCGAAGTTGTTTTCCTTGGCTTCCTGAATATCTGTTTTGAGTTGGTTTAATTCTGTACGTAGATGATTTGTAACTGTGCCTTCTACAAGTGCACTTGCTTTTTTTACGAAACTATCACGAAGTGATTCAAGTTTCTTACGACCTTCGGTTACAACTGCAACCTTAGTGCGAGCAAGATCCATCTTGTCTGCTGCAAATTCTGCAATCTCAGCTTGTAAGTTTTCAGCAACGAATGCTTCTAACTTACTGATTGCATTTTGCATATTGGCACGATCACCACGAAGTTCAGCAACTTCACTTGCAAGTGATTCACTTAGATAAGCATCAAAATTACGAGCCTTATCCATCATTTGCTTTGTGAATTTTACACGGTCTTCGCTAACCATTTCACGTTCAGCACGAATTTTTGACAATTCGTCTGTAAGTGATTCGTTAACCATCTTGTCCAGAGCCTCAACCATATTAGCACGGTCGTGTTCATAACGACTAGCCATTTCCTCACGAATTTCATCACGAATCTGTCCACGTGCTTCTTCAAGTTTCACATTCCATGCTTCTTCAAGTTGCTTACGTGTATCTTCGTTCAGAAGTCCGCTTTCTAGTAATGGTTTTAGAGCTTCGAACATTAATTTCTCCTGAACTTATATTTTTAATTCATCAATAAATTTAGCAAGTTCTTGCTTAAGATATTTTTGAACTCGTTGATCTTGATTTAAATCTTTAGCCATTTCCAAAATGCGATGACCACCGTTCATATTCATTAGTCCTTCATAGACTGCTGTTGGGTAGGCATTAGGTGCACTTGGCTGTGCTACAATATCAACAGTAACGATATCAAAATCGCTTACTGCACCGTCGTTTTCGTTTACATTACCACTTCCACGACTACTTACTCCTAGTTTGACACCACTTTCTAACATGGTGCGAACTAAATTGCCCATTGGAGTAGGCAAAATCTTCATCTTACCATAACCGTTCGGTCCATCTAACCACATTTCTGTAATCATATGACTTACACGATCAAGGTTAATGCGTAAGTTTGTTGGGTGATCTACTTCACCCAACACACTATAACCTGTTCTAATTTGCTTATTGAGTGTTTCAATAGCACGACTAATTTCATTAACGGGATAAACACGTTGATTTGCGTTCTTTACACCACCTTGGATGCAAATGCCCTTCATATAAAGGTTTTTGCCTTCATCAGTTGATGTTTCCATCTTTGCTTGGTCGTAACTAAGATTTTCAATAAGCAAATTATTCATAACTTTTCTTTACCTTACTTTGGAAGATTACTCTTCTTGTTTACATTTGGACCACCGCCAGTTGCAAACTTGCCTTCTGCACTTTGTGGCTTCTTGGCATTTGAGAAACCTTTCTTGCCAGCGTCACCACCTGGTGCATTAAGGAACTTACCACTGTGTGGGAAATTACCTGACTTTGGACTAGTATATTGCTTGCCATTTGGATCTACTTGTTCACTCTTTTGAGCAATATTCTTTGCAGTGCCACCCATGTCGTTCTTGCCAGCAACAACGCTCTTTGGATTTGTTTCACCAGTTTTTACGAATTCACCAGTGCCAGCACCTACTGTAGCACCATTTGGCTTTGCGCCAAACTCGCCCTTGTATGGTTCGCCAACTTTTTCAACATATTCACGAACTACGCCTTCTTCAGCGTGTTCTGGTTCTTCTTTTTCTTGTGCCATTAGCTTTTCAAATTCAGCCTTAAGGTCGTCAAGAGCATCTTCAAGGTCCATTACACGATCTTCAACGTCACCTGCTTCACCAGCTTCGTCGCCCATGTCCATGTCATCACTGTCCATGCCCATGTCATCGTCTGCACCGTCCATACCGTCATGATCTGCTTCAATATCGTGCATCATGTCATCGGTTTGGTCCATGCTCATGTCGTCACCAGCTTCTTCCATGCCGAAGTTTTCTTCAACTGAATCTTCTTCAACTGCTTCTTCGTCCATGTCTTCTGCTTCATCAACGCCTTCTTCCATTTCTTCTGCAACGATTTCGTTGTAGATGTCACGGCTTTTTGCTACAACAAGGTTATGAAATAATTCTTTTGCCTTGTCTTGTTCATCATTAATGATGTATTCTATAAGTTGTTCGTACTGACTACGCATATAAAAAACTCCTGTGGAATTATATCCTGTGATTATATTTAAACTATGGTTATAATAAGTGCCTGAAATAGCCGTATTTTTGAATTTTTTGTGAAAAATAAATTATAAGCCTGGTTGGCCGCTACTTGGCGCACCATATTGTTGGCGCACTAACTTGATTTTTTCAACATATTCGACCGTGCGCTGGTCATTCATTTTACGTAATTGGTTAATTTGAGCAAGTGTTAGTCGTGTTTTACGCAAATCATGAATCTTATCTACACTATTATCACGTGATAGATCTTGATAGGCTCCATTATTTGCATTAAACATTTCACTTAAAAACATAACTGCTCCACTTTTTATTTAGGTTTATGCGCCACCTAGCGCCGCACCAGCAGTTTGTCCACCTGCAGCACCGCCGCCAGCACCACCTGTTGGACTTGGAACACCAGCCGCACCAACTTCACCACCTATTGGCGGTGCACCTGGTCCACCTAGTCCACCACCTTGTTCTGCAGCTTGTATATCGCTTACGGTTTCAAGGTCAGTGCTTATTGCACCTGGTGTAACACCAACTGTTCGTAGATCAGCACCCTGAATCATACCCTTTGGTTGCTCTGTGCCACGTTCTTCATGCCACATCTTATCGTTTTCAGCAAGTTCCATATCACTCAAACCAAGATATTTCTTTAACATAAAGCGTTTACTCAAGTAATCAGTTTGGTTAATTTGTGTAAATGCAGTAATACGACCAGCATTTAACTCAAGTTCACGATATGCTGCAAAATTTTGTGGTTCAGTAAATTTAATTTCAAACAAGCTATTATCAAGGTTGAAACCACGATGTTTTAAAAACATCTTAAATTCTGTATCAAACTTTGGACTTATATAACGCTGCAATCTCTTGCAATATTCATTAAAACGATGTTCTTGTATAAGTGCAGTAGTTACCTTACCATCAACAAATGCACGATCACTGTCTTCTGGACCAGTTGGTAGATAAGAACTTGGAATACGAAGACTACGATACATCTTGTTTTGGAAATAACGCAAGTCATCAATTTCACCAAGATTTTGACCACCAGGTAGAACTTCTACTGATGAGCCACGACCTTCTGCACTTTGTGGAAAGAAAAAATCTTCATTCATACTCATTGGATTATATGAAGCATCCATTAAGTTAGAACCACCACCACTTTGTGTTGGTATTCTGCGTTGATTAATTTCATTCTTTACACGTTCAACAAATTGCATTGCAAGATGTGCTGGCATGTTGCCAACATCAATCTTAAACATTCTGCGTTCTGGTGCACGACTAATACGATAGATAAGAATTGCATCTTCAAGTAATTCTTTTTGCTTGAATACTTTAAAGATTGCTTCAAATATACTAACACCAAATGGCCAGTTGACATCTAAACCTTCAGTTAGACTTAAATGAACAATATGTTCTGCACCAACAGGAAATTCATTGTTACCAGCACCGAAACGTGTATTTGGTGAAAATACTTCACCACCTGCTGTATAAGAACGACTACCGCCCATATAAGGAGCAAAGGCATAACTGTCATTTGGACCAGGTGGACGAGTAATAGTATTATTCTGTAGATTTGGATTTAAATCACGAATATAATAAATTTCAGGTTCTTTACCTTTAGATTCATTAACAATAACCTTGCTAACACGGTTCATTTCAGTCCAAAACCACTTATAAGTTTCTGGATCACGAACAAACACTTGGTCACCATACTTTAATGTGTTACGGAAAATCTTAAAGATACGCTGTTCAAAGTCTTGTAATTTACACCAAGCCTTTAACTGTTCTTTTAGAATCATTACTTCATTTTCAGTAGCTTCTTCATTAAAATGAACATTAAATGGTGTATGTGTTTCTTCACTACGTTGTGTACAGAACTCACTTAAAATATCAAGTGCGCTGTTGGCTTCACTATCTAAATCCATATTTTCATATTGAGTATAACGATCAATACGATTTGGGTGACCGCTATAAACATCTGGCAACATGCTTTGATAGTTACGATATGCGGCGTTTGCTTGTGAACCAAGATAATTGTAACTGCTATAATCTGTTACACTACCGTTTACAGGGCTATATGAACCATCACTTACAATACGCCAATGCTTTTTCCAACCCATTTGTGAAATCCTTGTAGAATATTTATGGATATATGCGGTGTTTTAATTATTATGCTACACGCACACTAGTGCGTTCAGTATGACTGCTGATATCATCAAGTAAACTTATCATGTCATCAAACTTGGAATTTAAAGCTGTAAGCAATTCATCACTCATATTTCTTGTATTCATTGCGGTTGGTATTTGTTCTTTAACTGTTTGTGCACTTTTTGCAGCATCAGTTAATAATTCTGTTAAGTTTTCTGGTAATACTGCTTCTGTTCCGTGCAGCATCGCAAGGTATCCAGATTTTGGTCCAGAAGCAATTCCGCCATTGTCTAATGGTGGTAATCCGTAACTTCGACGTATATCATTAACCGCAGCATCACTGACGCTAGTCATACTTGCAGGTTGCTGATTTGGTTGTGTGTTATTACCACTGTTCATGAACCAATCTGGCATATCAATTCTTGACCTTGTATCAGATTGTATTGCCTGTGTTCTTGCAAGCATATTTCGGTCAGATTGAGCCAACCGTTCACCCATTCTTCTTATTTCAGCCCTATTTTCATCTTCGCTTATATTACCAACAAAACCACCCGCACCAGTAATACCTGATTCAGTAAACTTTCTTATTAAACCAACAATTGCTTCGGTAACATTCTTAAATGCCCATGCAGTATTTTCTAAAACTTTACTATCAAGCATTGTTTCTTGAATTTGTTTAGCCATATCACGACCAGCATTTGCTGCTAATATTAATTGTGTATCAAGTTGTGCTGAAGTAGCTTTTTGTTTTTCTACTGCTTGTTCAGCTGCGGTTATTGATTCTTGCGTTACACGATTTCTTTCTTGTAGTTCACCCTTATACGCTTCTCTTAAATCTTGGACTAATCCAGTAACACCAGCCATACCAGCACGAGCTAAATCAGTGCTTGCGATTATGTCTGCTTTCATGGCACTACCCAAATCAGCATTTATTCTTCGCATACTTGCGCCATCTAACGTGCCGTCTTGAAAATTTTGCATTGCACGATTAATACTTTCACCAAAACCAGCCATATTAGACATCATATATGCACTTGCTGGTGTAATTGCTTGCCCAAATACCACAGTTTCCATGAATGCTTTACGTTGTGCAACACTCATATTCTCCATTGCGGCGATGGTGCCTAAACGTGTTTTCTCATCCATGCCAGCAAGTTTCTGCTGAAAGGCAACTTCGTTTGTTTGATCACGAACTTCTTGTTCACGGCGTTTTGCATCTTCACCAGTAATAGCACTTATAATGCGTAAATTCTCTGCATACTTGGATGTTTGCTGTGCAACTTCTTCATTACTACTTGTAAGACTGCCACCACTTTGACGCATTAAACCCATAGTATCAGCAATTAAACCTGCTTGTTCTCTAAATGTAAATCCAAGTTTTTGTAACTCAAGACTTACACCACTTTTACGCATGGTAGTTCCAACATCACCCATACGTTTAGCGGCTTCAGTACTGCTTATACCCAACAATGATAAATTTTGTGTGTTTGCTTTAACAACTTCTGCAAATTCAGGTAGTGTCAAGTTTAATGCTAAACCAGCGTTAGCCATATCACGTATACCACCCGCAAATACTAAACCTGCACTATTGATTAAATTAAAATTAGTATAAAGTTTATCTAATTCACTTGTTAATATCGGAATTGCAGTTTGTGCCAGTTTATCTGCGGCTTCACTTGCACTATTAAGAAAAATTCCCAATCCTTTTGCCGCTATACCAACACCAGCAGTAATAATGCCACCTATACCAGCACCCAATGCTGCAACAACTGGTGCCGCCGCCATTGCCGCATCACCAAATGTAGATAAAGCATTACCAGCTACACTTGTTGTTTTAAACAATACGCTTGCCGCCGCCGCTGTAGTAGTGCCAGCCATTCTTATGTCAGTTTCACCACCTTGATATGCTTTTACAAGTGATAATGAATTTGTATAAAGTGAACTTAAAATTGTTGTTCCGCCTTGTATTGCACCATTAAACTTTACAAGTTGTGAGTTTAATGACATTACAACGTTATTTGCATAACCTTGATTACGAATATACAAATCAAATTTTGCTTTAAACTCTGGCGGAACTACTTCTTTAACTCTATCATTAAGTGCTTGTAATTGTAACTGTGTTTCACGTGCAGTCAATCTGCCTTTGCGTTGTTCAGACAGTATTTGCTGTTCTTCACGTTGACGTTCACGCATTAAACGTTTATAAGATTCATTAGTATCTTTTGTAGTTTTATTAGTTTCTGTTAATTTTAATTTCAATGCTTCTGTAGCAAGATCTAATCCGCTGAACTTTGTTGTTACATTTTTAAGTGCTTCATTAAAAGCAGCTAATTCGGCATCGCTTATTTCAGCCATTAAATTTCATCCATTTTTTTCTAACTGTAAATAATACTGTCAATTATTATTTATGGAACTCAAAAAATGCAAAATTCAAATCCACTTGCTAAACATTTTCGTCAGCCAGCAGTATTTCTTAAACTGCCTAGTGGTGGAAAATATTGGGCACCAGATAGTTTAGACCTTCCACCAAATGGTGAAGTAGGTATTATGCCAATGACAGCCAAGGATGAAATACTATTACGCACACCAGATGCACTTATGAATGGTCAAGGTGTAGTAAATGTAATACAAAGCTGTGTGCCTGCTATTAAAAATGCTTGGGCAATGCCAACTATAGATGTTGATGCACTTCTTATTGCTATACGTATTGCAACTTATGGTGAAACCATGGAAATGGATAGTAAATGTCCTAAATGTGAAGCAGAAAGCCGCCATGGATTAGATTTAAGTAGAGTTCTATTTGGCGTTAGAGCACCAAATTATAATCAAATTGTAGAAATAGATGGATTAAAGATTAAGTTTAAACCACTTAACTATGTGCAAAGCACTAAAAATAACATTGCTGGATTCGAAGAACAAAAGATTATACAGTTATTAAACAATGAAAACATTGATCCAGATACACGCAAAGCACAGTTTGATATGCATCTACAAAATATTATCAAAAGTAATATAACTTTGTTGAGTGGTGCCACAGAAAGTATTACTACTGAAGACGGAACTATTGTTACTAATCCAGAGTTTATATCACAATTCTACGATAATACTAACAACCATATTATTAAAACTGTTCAAGCAAAATTAAGAGAATTTGCTGATACAGCACAATTACCACCTACACGTGTGCAATGTGAAGCATGTGATAACGAATATAATGTTAATGTAACTTTTGATTACGCAAATTTTTTCGAGCCACTATCTTAACTCTCACCCAAGAAGAATTATTGAAGTTAGTGGCGGATTATGAGGGTGAAGTAAAGAGTATTAAAAAGAATATTCTTAAAATGTGTTGGTATATGCGTGGTGGTGTCACTTATGACGAACTCATGGATATGAGCGTAACTGAACGTAACATTATCGGTAGCATTATTGAAGAAAACTTGGAAACTACTAAAAAGTCAGGTATGGCTTTCTTCTGATCAGTTTTAAGATGCCTACGGCATCTGTTCAGGGACTATCGTCCCTTCACTTTCTTTCTTTCTTTCATTTCTCTTCTAAGATTTAATATTAGTTTCATTTAGACTGGATTTTGGACATAGATTTCCTTAAGCAGGAAATCCATATCCAAACAGCTTCATTTGAGCTATCATAAGGACATTAGCAAACGGAACTTGAAACCAAGTGGGGCGGTTAGCCTGTACCCCTTCACATCCTGTAGATTTTACCAACGGACCTACTATAAACCCTTGCTAACGAACTTATATTAGTAGAGGTTGCTTTTTCTCAGAGCCTCAATCATTTAGCCTAACGTTTGGCCAAACGATTCCATCATAGCAATGTCGGGGTGCTACCAACCTTCAGTTAATACCTATTTGTGGATATGCTGCCTAAATTGCCTGTGAGCCAAAGGTGAGTTATAATCTATATATCGTAAAATTAAAATTACCAGAGATTTTCTTCAAAGCCTAATTGTATTGCTATTCGTGTTTCTGGAATGTTTTCTACACTGTGTGGTACAAAAGCATTCAACAGTGTCCATTTATACAATGGAACTACAATACTGTCAATTTCTTTTACCTGGTCATACTCTAATTGTAGCCCACGTGAAAGATTAATAGAACTGTCAATTGCCTCGTAAAAAACAGTTCTATGATGTTCTCCGCCTGTTTGTATCAAATACATTAGTGTGTATTTTCTTGTTCTGTCAATATGCGGAGCAACCATACTACCCCGCACTACTGTTGTTTGAGCCAAACTACAGCCATTAAACTTATCACTTATATTAGTTTTAATCCAATCAAATAGCTGTGGATGCAGTGATTGTTTATGAAATCTTTTGTTTTGCTCCTCTATATCATTACGAACTATAGTTCTGTCCATGTATGGTATAGTTGGATTTTGAACATAAGGATCAAATATATCTTGCGAAGTATAATTTAAAGTTAGATCAATTAACTGTGTTGGAACACTTGGTAAATTGTCTAATATCTTGTAATGCATTACTCACCCCTAATACTTTTAATAATTTTTATAAATTTGTTTTCACTTGTAATTTCTATTCTACCAAATTCATTAACAAAATCTTTCCAAGATTGGTTATTACGAATTGTCTTGATTTGATTGTTTATATTTTGAATTTGTTCTTGAGATAAGTTGGCACCAACTAAAACTATACTATCTTGCAATAGTGGTAGATCCACAGCCTTTGGTAGCAATTTATATACGCTTGGTATTGTGACACCATCTTTAACAATATCACTTTCACTACCACTAAACAAACAATTTACTTTGTCTAAATTTTTACCTAACCATTCACTATCAACAAGAGTATAATCAAATTCATTGCCTAGAATTACTTCTCTAGCCTTACCACTATTGCCTACAATTACAATATTTGCACTGTCTCCATTAGGAAACGCACCTATGATTTTTTGAATTATATTATTGCTTGCTGTGGTAATTGCAATGTTTTTGCGAGTAGTCTTATCTAAGAAATTCTGCATTCCTAAATTAGTTTTATCTTTGCGATAACAAAGACTGTAACTATAATAGTATAGTTCTTGGATCACTTTAACATTATCACTATATGTTAGTTTACAAGCATCATCAACTACACCCCAACTACCTGTAAGATAAACTAATGGTTGTTTTTCATTCTCAATTGCATTTTTAACAACTGCACAATTTGGTAGAGCATTTATGGTATTTTTGATACCAGATTTTTCCTGTATTTCTTGTAGTATTGTTGCAGTTTTACCAGTAACTCCACCTGGTGGAACGCCAACTGTAATATCAAAAGCATATGCATTTGATGCAAATAAAACTGCAAATAATGTTGTAATATATCGTATCATTCTATTCTCCTTAAAAATATAAATTATACACAATGTGTATAACTGAATCAAATTGTTGCGCCAGCAAAAACCCTAATACTAGTGGTAATAAGTCATGTCGTCGTAACAAAAACCCAATCGGTGCAAAAATTGCACTACAAATCAAATAAAAAGAAAGTTGATTTGTATTATACCCCATTTGAAATACTGCAAATAATAACAAAACTATACTTAAAGTATTAAAAAGTCTTAATCTTTTAACCATTGCTTTAACTAAACTTGCAGCAAGCGGCCAACTGCAAACAAACCCAATTATATTTGCGAATCCAAAAATAGCAAATATCCACCAAAAATTATTAACCAACCAATCATAACTGTAATTTAAACCACGAGTAGATGTAATATCATATAGTAGATATTCACTTGCATTTATTGGTATCGCAAAACAAAACAATGGAATAAAACTAGCAACCAATCCACTGTTATGTGCACTATCACTAGAAACCAAACCACGTATATCACCATCTTTGTTATATGTTTTACGATTAACAAACTTTTCAACAGCCCATGCAAAATTACTGCTAATAGTAATACCCAACGAAGGTATAAAACCACAAACAAAACCAATTATACTACCTCGCATAAAAGTATAAGGATTTATATCAATAATGTATTTTTTGCTTTTTATGTTAACTAGATTTTTGATTTGTGCTGATGACGATAACATCATGGGTAAACTATATAGAAACACTAATATAATAATAGTAGGTATACCGCCATATAGATAAGGAATATCAAAGGTGGCGAATTGTTGTTTTGTTACTGGATCATACCCTACTTTACCTATAAAATAACCACTTACCAAAAATACCGCAGATAATAATATATTTTTACTAGTGAATATAGTAATAAGGTAAGTTAACAATAATATACAAAACTGTAGTTTGAAATTGTATAAAACAGAGTAATTGTTACCTATCCAAAAAATGCTACAAGCTAATATGACTGCTACAATACTACCTAAAAAACTTGCCATAGCGCCACTGCCTAATGCAGTATTAGCTTGACCACGTAGTGTTAACGCATATCCTTCTTTGACACTTGGTAAACTAGTAGTTTCAGTTGGTATACCAAGTATTGTTGCACTAGCACCACCAAAATACTGTGTACATGTAACCATACCAATATAAAAACTTAAAACATTATGTGGGTCTAAATCAATTAATAGTGGATAAAACAATACCATAGCCAAACTGTTATGTAAGCCAGGCATAATTCCAACAAATAAACCAGTTGCGCACCCTAATAATGCAAAAAGTATTATTTCACTCACCTAACAAATACCTTTTGCTCCATGTTCCAACTAAACCGTTGTGTATATTGTTTCCATTTATAAAATATGGATCAACATTATTTGAAATCCATTCTAAACCTGTAAAATATTCCGTAGCAAAATCACTGTTACTATCCCATATCCACCGATTCTTTTCTTTTAATATTGATTTTTCTTTTCCTAAACTAAAAGTTTTATCACTCCAATATGGATAACATGCGGCACGTACCGCAGAAAAATATTCGCCACCATTGAAATTACCATCATTATTGAAGTTTTTTTCTATAAATTCAAGTGTATAAGTTTTATTAATATAATTTTTCACTAAGTGTGATTGTTTTATTGTTACTAATGGCGAGTCAGGACTTACATAAAAAGGTTCTAAACTTATTGGTGATATTGAATTATAACTATTTCCAAAATTATAAGCATTAGTTACATCTAAAAAAGCACTATACCAAACACCATTTTCAAACCAAATTCGTGGTTTTTCTAATCCAATTATTACACCTACTTTATTTTTTTCACTCTTCTTTAACCAATCACTATTTTCAAAAATTAATTTTGGTTTACATAGTTGTTCTAGTGATAGTGATGGTTCACTTGTCATAAACCACTCTATATTTGGCATTATACCTTTTTCAAATTGTGGTTTCATATCCATTTTTGAAACTTTTATACCATTAATGATAATGATTGAGTTAAGCAATTCACTACCAGCATTTAAAACTTCACTGTTTGCTAAATTGTTTTGTAAATCATAACTGCTATACCAATAAGCAACTTCATCTATTTTAATATTATTTTTGAGAAATACTTTAAGTGCATTACTGCTATCGCTGCCACCGCTATAAAGTAAAATAAGATAATCATACTTTTGACGCAGCTGTAATGCTCGTTCCATGTATAAATCTTCAATATTTGATTGCGGTTCATTTTTCCAATCATGACTACCAAAAATATTATCATGGTAATAAAAACGTATATCATAGCTGTTTCGTGATTGCGCCTCTATAATAGTCTGTAGTTTGTTATAATAAATGTGTTGATTGTCTAACAACCAATGACCAAACTGTGCTGCATTACTCATAAAAAACCTTAACAAAAAAATATATATAAGTCAATTTTTGTTAGCAGTTTACTGCATACAGCACGGCGTCTCTTGGCTCTAACCAGATAAAAGGATCACTATCCTTTGCGTCGTTTTTATTGCTGACGCCACTATGTGGCGTTACGAAATTATTTATTATGCACAAGCAAGTGCTACAAAATCTTTATTCAATGACCAAAAACGATCATAATCCATAATTGCCCAACGAATATCTTTATACTGATATAGCATATGATATTCTACAAACAGCGGCACATCATAATGTTGGTCAAATTCCAATGCTACAAACTTGCCTTTACGGTTAAACTTCATAAACAATATATTAAAGTCACCTTCATCAGCAACATCCATAAGCTGATCTATCCAACCATCTAATTGTTTACAACTACCGCTGAATAGTTGATGAAATGGAAAGTCACCATAGTTTTTACATTCGCAATTAAACTTTGGAAAACTTTGCCCAGGTATAATATCACCTTTGAATGATCTTATTTGACCTTCATGTAATATTTCTTTACGTTTTGTATTAGCACCGCCAATATAAGCACCACTATTAGGAACACGGATAAATGGTTCACCATATAATTCTGTTAGGTGTTTGGCAACTTCACGTTCCCAACTATTGCCTTTTGTTTTACTTTTACTGGTCATACTGTAGTTATGTCGCTTCCATAACTAGTAAAACCATTTTCTTTTGTTACAGTAAGAATATTATTAACACGGCCACTTAATTCTTCACGATGTGATACAAGGAAAATACTCTTGCCACGCTCACGTGTCATACGTTTAAGAATAGCCAAACTGTTTTCAACACCACTGGCATCCATACCACTATCAATCAATTCATCAATAAACAACAAATTAATATTTTGGTATAGATTTTCCCAAACATCACGAAACGCCCAACTTAGTGAAAGAATAAGACGATTGCGTTCACCACGTGATAAGTTATCAAAATCAAGGTCACGACCAAGTTCAGTAATTTCTACAGATAGGTCATTAATAAACTTAACTTCATGTGGTAATCCAATAGAACTCAAGTATGCGCCAAGTCTGCTATTAAGATAGTTAAGGTTCTGATCAATAATCTTCTTACGAACAAAACTATCTTTGCTTACGAGCATTTTAAGTAAGAACTCTTGGTGTTCTTGCATTTGTGTGAGATTATTAATAGTATCCCAACTAATTTCAACCAGTGCAGTGCTTTCCATATCACCAATTTGTTCACTATATGGATCAGTTTCTGTTGCTTTCTTTTCTAACGTGACCGCAAGATTGTCAACCGTGCTACGATGTTCAAGTGCTTGTTCTAACGTGTCATATATTACAGTGGGTGCATCACCAATATCTGCAAATTGTTCAAGCACAGCCATGTGTTCCCAACGTTGTGTTTCATTTGACAGTATTTGTGCTACGCTTTCACCAAGTAGTTTCTTTTTAGACTCAATCATTTTTTCTTGATTACTATCATGTAACTCACCACCACAAGCATAACAACGGTGATCTTTGAGTTGTGCTATTTCTTGAGTAAGTTTATCACGTGTGCGTTCTTCTTTTGCATTAGCAGCATCAATACTTGCAATCCATTTCTTGGCTTGGTCACGCCTCTTTACACCTTCATGGTATAGAGCAAGCGCACGATGATTAGCAATTTCTTCATCAATATCAATAGCAACAAGATCACGTAGGTGTTTTTCTAGCGTAAGAACATCTTCTTCGTGTTTAGTATGCCATAGTTTTTGACGTTTTTTTAAATTTTCAATTTGTTCTGCAATACGCAGATTAGCATCTTGCTGTGCCTTAATACGAATCTTTTCTTCTGTAATAGCATCTTTGGTTGATTTAATTTGGCTTTTAAGTTGTTCAGCCTTTTCACTTAAGATTGTAACACCAAGCAACTGCTCAATAATTTGGCGTTGGTCATTGGCTCGCATTGCCAAGAATGGTTCTGTATAAGTGTTGAGTGCCACAACATGCTTGAACATGTCATGTGTCATACCAAGCAGTCGTTCAATGTCACCTTGTGTTTCACGGCTGTCACCTTGGCTATCATCTACATAATCAGTTTGTTCATTGCCATTAATATATAATTTAGTAAACGTAGGTTTTCTGCCACGTTCAATGCGATAATCTACCCCACCAACTTCAAAGTCAACCGTAACAACCATGTTCTTGGCATTGGTTTTGTTAATAAGGTTATCTTTCTTGATATTAGTAAGGGCTTGACCGTAGAGACCATAACTCAAAGCATTTATAATGGTTGTCTTACCTGTTCCATTACGTGCTCCAGTATCATCACCTCCTAAATCCAAGTTCTCTCCGAGTACAAGAGTTAGGTCACTACGGTCAAAGTGTACAGCTTGGGTCGCATTACCCACGCTCATAAAGTTTTTAGCGGTAAGACTTTTAAGTTTCAACATATTATTACCATATCACAATTAAAGGCTATTGTAAATTTCCATCAACAACTTGGTGTCATAGTGTTGTGTATCAAGATTTTGTATTTGATTTAACACAATCTGGTCAACTGACTCAAACTTAACATCACCAAGTGTATCTTCACGTAGCACTTCACCACGTTGTTGTATAAGACTTAATTCACGAACAGCAAATGTTTTAACCATTTCTTCTTTAATAAATGTTGCTTCTTCATAAGAAATGTTAATATCAATGTTTACACGTGCATAGGTTTTATCATTTAAATGTTTGTCTGCTTCATCAATAAGTTGTGATAGTGTAAGAACTCTATAGCGTGGAGCATCAGCCCAATTATGATAAACTGGTTCGGCACCCCAAGTTAAAATCATTGCACCACGAGCATCGTCCCAAGCATCAGCATAATTATGAGGAAAGGCGTTGCCAATATAATGTATGTTGCCCTTACGCTGACGTTTATGAAAATGTCCTGTAAAAACCGTTCCAACATTTGAAAACTCCTCACTATTTAATCCTCCGTGGTCAGGCATTTCTACCATTGCATTCATAAGAAACTGCGGTAATTCAAAATGACCCATAACATAGCGTGACTTAATCTTACGCATATTTTTATGTTCTTCACCAATCAACCATGGCACAAAGGTAACATCACCTTCGGTATGTTGGTCCATAATTAATTCAATATTTTTAAACTTTTCAATATAACGAATACTTGTTATGGTTCGTCTGTCTTTGTGATAAAGATCATGGTTACCAGGAATAAAAAGTACACGTGTGCCAATATTATTAAGGCGTTCAAGAATCCGTATTGAATGATCCATAGTATTAATATTAAGACTATTCCGTGTATCATGAAAATCTCCAAGAAACAGCACTGTGTCACATTCTTGAGTTTTAACTAGATCCAAGAACCAATCTATATAACGATCACAATCGTTTAAGAACAGTTGACTGTTCTGTTTGTACCCAAGGTGTAGGTCGGTAAAAACCGCAGCTTTTTTGAACAGATTAGACATATTACTAACCTAACAGTTTAGTGTTTAGTTGTCAATATTAATCATTAAAACCAAAATCACCACCGCTACCGCCGCCTCTTATGGCGTTGTCTGTTTGACGGGTATAACTTGGATTAAGTCCATTTGCTTCAAGGATGTCGTCACGTAAATGTTGATTTCTCTTCTCAACATTAAGGACTCTAGTAAAACTATTGGTAATAGTAGCAGTATAATAAGCAAAAGGATTATTAGATTTGCTTTCGTCAAATTGCAACCCTACCTGTGATAACTGTAACAATGCTTGGCTTCGCATTTCATCATTATATGTATAACCACGCCAGTTGCCTTTACTACCATACCGTTCACATAGCTTGATAAACATACGTGCTAGATTATTGGTAATCTTGCCATGGTCACGATTAAAGCAACCATTCTCTAGTCCACCCTCCCAATGTGATTTACCACAGCATATAAGTTCACCTGCTTCATTATATCTATAATGTTGGAATGGTGGGAAGTTTACTTTGACGTGGTGGTCAGCAGTTGTCTTAAGACTTTTCTTTCTGCCAGGTGCCAATGGAATATGATCCCATGTAGTGATTCTAAAAATTACTTCTGTTTTTGGAATTGCTTGCCAATCAACTGTATGTTGGTCTAATTTTGTTTTCTTACCATCAACGTTTGATGCTTCCCATGCTTGCTTTGCCAACCTATCAGCACGTGCACGTTTGGCTTCTGCAACAGTCTTCTGATTAATTTTAGTAATACTTGGAAGAATCAAATCATAAACACAATCTTCGGGTGTTAAAAATTCACAGTAAGTATTTTTACTTCTAGCAATTTCTTTAAGAAGTTCTTTATTTGTAAGATATGGAGTTCTTTTGGTTGGTGTTTTTGTTATTGTCATGACTCAATTATATATGGTTATTTTAATAAAATAAATATTTTTGTTGAGAATTTTTTCATATGGCATCATTATTTAATTTCGCACCGCAAAACTATTATACTAGAACACCTGGATACAATCAAAATCCAGCTACTTTCTATAATCCTGGTGAATTACAACCTACTGGTTATGGCAGACAACCTGATGTTGCTGGTTATCTTGGCTATGGTGCAGCTGTTGGTGCACTTACAGTTGGAACACAAGGTTATAGATTACCTACACAAAACTTTTACAATTATGGTGTTAACAATCCTGGTTTGTTTGGTGCACAAACACTTAAAACAAGTGTAAAAGATGTTGCAATTAATGCTGCTCTTACAGGGTTAGTGTATGGATTAACTGGTGGACCATCTACTGATCCTACTAACGGTCGCTTAAGTGGTACTGGTGTACAACAAGGTGCTACACCACGACAATTGTTACCAACACAAACACCAAGAACCAATCCAGATGATGGTAAAGAAGATCGTGTTGTAATATATGACCAAACTGGTAGATTCATTGGTCAAAGTGATATCTTCAAACCACTTAAGAATACTGGTGGTGTGTTATTTCCATATACTCCAACTATTCAAGTTGGTCATAAAGCAAGTTATGAAATGATGCAACTTGTGCATACCAATTATCCTACACCAGCTTATCAACACAGTGCTATTGAGAATATATCTATACAAGCATTGTTTACAGCAAATTATCGTGCAGAGGCAGAATATATTATTGCTATGATGCATTTCTTTCGCACTGCTACAAAGATGTTTTATGGTCAAGATCAATTAGCTGGCACACCGCCACCTATTTTATTTCTTGATGGTTATGGTCCATACACGTTTGATCATATACCAGTTGTAATCACAAGTTTTGATTATACACTACCTAATGATGTTGATTATATAAGTTGCACTATTATGAATGAGCGTCAAAAAGTTCCTACAACTCTTAATGTAAGTTTAAGTCTTGTCCCAACTTACAGTCGTAATAAAGTTAGTAATGAGTTTGGTTTGGTTAATTATAGTCAAGGCACACTTAAAACAAGTGGTCGTGGTAATCGCAGCGGAGGATGGATCTAATGGCAAGCACACCAAATTATCCTGCCGCAAGTTCTTATTATGGCACACCAAGTTTTGATAATAATCAGTTTCTTGATTTGTTAAATTATCGTGCAATACCTAAATTGGTTGATGATATTCTTTTTACTATACCGCCACAATATGAATATCGTCCAGACTTGTTAGCATTTGACCTTTATGGAGACCCTACACTTTGGTGGGTATTTGCTGTGCGTAATCCTAATACACTTATTGATCCGCTTTGGGATTTTGTCGCTAATGCAGTAATATATTTGCCAAAAAAAGCCACGCTACAGAACGCATTGGGTATCTAAATGGCATCAAATTTGACCAAAGATCAACAATTAAGTGCTGCCAATGCTCAATACAAGAATTGGGTTAATCAACAGATTGCCGCCAATGGTGGTTATTATCCAACTATAGACCAAATTAACCAATATAAAGCAAGTGTTCTTAATACAGGATTGTATCCTGATTTAGATATAGGTGTTGCACCACCACCGCCTGGTGTAGATGTAAACATAGCACCAAGTCAATTTTTTATTGTAGGGCAAGATGCATTAAATGCAGATCGTGGTAGTGGTTATAGCGGTAATCCAATCTTTACAGGTGGTATAAGTGATAACACAACATTAGAACAATTTACAGCTGCGCAAGATGCTTATGGTAGTGCACTACAAGCACAACAAGATGCGCTGGCACGTAGTAGTGCCGCAGAAGCACAAGCCGCACAAAATGCACTTGCAGCCGCACAAGCACGTGTAAAGGCATTAGAAGCGCAATTAGCGGCTGATAGTCCAATGGACCCTACTCTAACAAGCAGTGCACAAGTACAAGCTGCAAGTAGTGCCGCAAATCAACGCAGTGGTCAAGAGATTTCACCAACTGGTGCAGTTACTGATCCAACTACTCTTGCTGAACAATACAGTCAGTATCGTAGTGGTGGAACTGTTATTCAAAATAGCACACCTGCAAGTAATCCTGATAGACAAGCACAATTAGACCGTATTAATGATTCTTACACTGCAACAAGCAGTGGTAGCGGAACTGATGTAACAGCCCAAACACCATCTACAAATAATCAAAATATAGAAAATTTTAATCGTGATAGACTTACTGATGCAACAGAAGTATCAGCTGCACCATTAAATAAAACTAATAGTGCAGCAGAGGATAATCCACAAAATGGTGCTACAACAGGTAGCAGCGATAGTAGGGTTTATACTGACCAACAAGTAAATGGTATGCGTGGACGTGGATTGCCTGATAAAAATCCAAGTGGTTCAGATGCAGCAACAAACGGTAGTAATAGCGTAAGCATATTAAAAAGTGGCAAAGCATATGATGAAGGTGTAAATGGTGGTAATCAAAGCACTGCCGCACCTACTGGTGGTAATGCTTCACGCACAAATAAATTACACAATTATGTCAACTACACTTATAGATTAAGTTTATATGCGATACCTAGAGAAACAGTAAACTCTATATTTGCAAGTAGCACTACACCAACAAATCAACAAATACTTGCAAACAGTGTTTGGATTTGTAGTGATAGTGGACAAGGACAAAACAAACGTGATGCTAATTTTCCTGTTGATTTAACAATTGATAATCTTGAATTAGAAACAATAGTAAATGCTAATAATAGCAGAACTCGTGCAACTGATGTAATAAAACTTAAGTTTGATATTATTGAACCATATACTGTTAATTTTCTTGGTAGACTTATGAAGTTAAGTGCCAAAGTAAATCCAAATGGTAATTGGAGCACAATGTTCTTTGTATTGAAAATAGAATTTATGGGATATACAGATAACGGTCAACCAATTATTCCTAGTGGTGGCGGTGATACAATTCCAAATACTACAAAGTTTATTCCATTTACAATGATTAACATGAAGTTTAATGTTACAAGTAGTGGTGGAAAGTATCACATTGATGGTATTCCTGTTAATGCTCTTGCGCTTACTGCACTTGATAATCAAATACCATTCCACGTAGAAGTAAGTGGACAAAACATAAATGATTTATTTAACGAAGGATTACAAAGCACAACTAAATCAACTGCAACTGGTGGAGCAGCAAGAGAACAAAATACTGTTACAACACAAAATACAGTTAATGGTAACAATACTACTGTAACTAAAGGTCTTGCAAAAGCACTTAATGCAAATGAAGAACAAAAGGTAAGTCAAAATACTCAAGGTAAACCAAACACTTATGCATTTGATTTCCAAGATCATTTACCAAGTGCAAAGATAGTTGATCCAGAACAATACTTTAAGATTCAAGGAGTACCTGGCGTAAAAGGTAAAGACCAAAAAGAAATTGACCAAGGTAAGGTTGGTTCACTTGTAGCTGATTTACAAAAAGGTGTATTTCGTGCAAATCCAGGTACTCGTATCACAGATTTTATTTCAAGTGTGTTATCAGTAAGCACATATATGACAGACCAATACAAAGATGATGGTAGTAATAATACAGCACCACTTAAAACTTGGAAGATTACTCCTGTAGTTCAGTTTAATGATATTGATCCTAAAACAAATTTTTATGCACGTGATATAACTTATGTTGTGCGAGAATATACAACTTATGGTCAAGATGCGCCTAACTTTGGTCAAGCACGTGTGCAAAATAATCGTATTGTGAAAACCTACAAATACATTTATAGCGGTAATAATCAAGATGTGCTAGATGCAAGCATTGATTTTCAAATGGCTTTCTTTGAATTAAAAAATGGTGTGCCAATGAACTATATTGATCGTGATGGTTTAACACCTGGTGCAGCACAGGCACAAACTGTAAGCCAAAGTCCATCAACAATAAAGCGATTCTTTATGCCACGCTATCAATATACTAATGGTCTTGCTAATCGCCAAAACACTGGTCCAACTACTATTGATTTGAAAAGCATTGGTGTTCAAGAATTAATGGAAAAATTATTTGATAATCGTGGTGATATGATTACACTTGACATTACAATTGTTGGTGATCCAGATTGGATAAGTCAAGATTATCCACTTATGCATCCAACTCTTGTTGGCAATGATGCTTACTTACAAAATGGCAGTATTAATTACAGTAATGCTGTTTATTTTAATTTTTATTTTGCAACACCTAATACAGATTATAATGATGTTACTGGTATATTTGATGATAGAAATAATTACAGCGAATTTAGTGGAATCTATCAAGTTGTAAGTGTAAAGAGTAATTTTAGTAATGGTAGATTCACACAAAAATTAACTAACTTCCGTGTTCGTAATCAAGAAGAAGTTCAGAGCAGTGCTATACGTAATGATAGTGTAAATCCAAATGCTCCAACCTCAAGTAACAATGCAGGTGCTGCACCACTAGAAAAAGCTACTAACAGTATAACTATTCCACCTGATCCAAGATTGAATATTCCAACAGGAACTAATGCACCATCTAATAATCAACCAATTTATAATGTTACTGATCCACGTGTAGGATTACCGCCACCAAGTAATAATTACAATGAAGACGCAGCTATACGAAACTACTATTTGGGAGTTGATTAATAATGACTTGGTTTACAGAACAAGAAACTAGTAAAACAGCACCAAATACAAAATCAGAAGCCTCTGCTGGTAATCGTATTAATCCTGGTCCTTATATTGGTATTGTTAAAAACGTTGTTGACCCACTGTATAGTGGTAGATTACAAGTTTATATTCCAGATTTAGGTGGTGATGAAACTGACCCCACCAGTTACAAAAGCATGATGTATGCGACACCATTCTATGGTCGCACTAATATTCAAGATGGCAGTAGCTTTGCTGGTAGTCCACACAGTTATGGTATGTGGTTTGTGCCACCTGATATTGATAATAAAGTGCTATGTATATTTGCTAACGGTGATCCTGCAAAAGGTTATTGGTTTGCTTGTATTCCAGATTGGCCAGCACTACACATGGTTCCTGGCATAAGTGGTCCAGTTGATGGTAGTAGTCCTGCACCAGTAGTAGATCATTTTGATAATAAAGATAATCCAAGTAACTTATCTAGTGTACGAACACTTGACAGATATATTCATGAATATCAACAGAAAACTTGGGAAGACCAAGGATTATTACAAGACCCAGATCGTGGACCTGGTCGCAGTAGCGCACAACGTGAAACACCAAGTGGTGTGTTTGGTATATCTACACCTGGTCGTCCAATACTAGATGAAGACCCACAACTTTATCCTGACAATCTTGGCTTTACAAGTGGTGGTGTAAAGCAAAAAACACCTGGTCAACTTATGGGTGTAATGGGTCGTAAGGGCGGTCATACACTTGTTATGGATGATGGCGATGCCAATGGCAATAACCAAATGTTCCGTATTCGCAGTGCCGCTGGTCATATGATATTAATGAATGACACCAAAGAGTTTCTTTATATTATTAACAGTAAAGGCACTGCTTGGGTTGAAATGGATGCTAAAGGTAGCATTAATGTTTATGCTGAAAGCCAGATGAATATATTTGCTAAAGATAGCTTTAGTCTTGAGTCAAGTGGTGCTATAAAAATAAAAGGTAAGACAGTTGATATTCTTGCAGAGAATGGATTAAGTTTACAAGGTGCTGATGTTAACGTATTAGGAAGTGGTAGCACAAAGATTGCTGGTAAACAGAACCTACACCTACACAGTAAAAAGAATACCTATCTTACTGGTGAATCATGTATACAAATTAAAGCAGATGGGCATATTGATCTTAAAGCTAGTTGTCATACTATTAATACTGCTGATGCAACTAAAGCTACTGAAGCGGCTGAAGTTAAAAATAAACCAACAAATATGCCACAGCATGAACCAAGAAATAAAGGTGCTGGTAGTTTAACAGCAAGTCCAACACCTAATGCTAAAAACAATGCAGCTACTAATCCAAATAATCCTTATGGTCAAGGTAATAACTTTGGCAGTGGTGGTGCACAACCAAATTATGGTCCACAAACTAATAATGTTCAACCAGTTGTTTATAACAGTGGACCACAAGGTAGTTTACAAGGTCAAGGCAGTGTTTATGGTAGTTATAAACCAGACAATTATAATGGCGGTGGTATAGATTGGACAGTAGCTGGCACTATCGCTGGTGCTATTGCTGGTATTGCATTTAGTGGTGGTAGTAGTTATAATGTAACAAATGATGCTGATCCAAAATTAAGTGTTGGTGAAGCACAGAACAATCCAGGCAACTTACCATACAATAATACTGATACATTTGCCGTGGGTTATAATAATAATCTTGCCGTATATGCAAAACCAGAAGGCGGTATTGCGGCACTTGCATTAGCATTTGATGCACTGAATATAGGTGTAAGCACACGTAGCATTGATCTTATACAAGGTTTCTTAAATGCAAAGAGCAATGTAGATCCTAAAGTTATTGATATGACTCGTTATATGCACCAAAATTTAGGTATAGTTGCTGATGATTATGTTGCATTATATGATCCTAATACACGTATTGGTTGGGTTGCTTATGCAATACAGTATATTCAAGGTAGATTAATTTATAGTTATGACCAAGTAGTGACTGGTTGTGCATTAAGTCTTGGTATAAGTGTAACAGACTTCTTAATGGGTATTCAACCACTTACTAAACCATGGCAAAACAATAATGGTTATAATCCGCTAAGTGGATTTGTTAATCCTGCACAGAATAACAATATTGTTCAGCGTGGTAGCAGTCCGCTACAAACTATTGGCAGTGCAATTGGTGGTGGTTTGATTGGTGGGTTGATTGGTAGCTTTATACAAGGCAATCAACGTAGTAATCAAGGTGGTATTGTTGCAGTTACTGATGCTAATTCTGCAAGACGTTATTTGGAAGCTAATCCAAATACACCTAATGGCACCGTATTCCAATATCCTGATGGTAGCACATTTACATTAGGCGGTGGCAGCGTAACTTATGTTGATAATGGTGGTTATAATGTAACTAATGTTCAACAATATGGTGGACCAACTAATGAAGCTATCGGTTCTGATATTCGCTTTGATGGTATCATTAATAATGGCACACAAGGCAGTGGTGGCTGTGCTACACTAGCGCAAACATATGCACCTAATCTTGGTCATACAAGCACTTGGAGTGCTGGTGATAGTATTACTAATGGAACCGCACAACCAGGTGATGTATATGCTACATTTGCACCTGGTGGTAGTTATACAGGTCAAAGTGGCACATGTCATACAGTTATCTTTAACAATTACACTTATGATAATAATGGTAATATTAATGGTGCCTATGTTACTGAACAATATGTTGGTCAGCCTCCACATACAGCTTTCTATAGTGCATCACGCACTGACAAATATGAAGTATTCCAAAACTTTAAACGTGTTCAAAGTGATACTGCTCCAAGTGGTGCTAACGTAACACAAACACAACAATATAATAATGTTACTGGTCAAAGAACACAACAAAGTTATGCACAAGATAGTAATCCAATTCCTCAACCAAGAGACAATACACCAGTCGTAGAAACTTCTGATAGTCGTGATATGAAGTCAACTGCTGTACGTTCACCGATGAATCCAAATGATGCATTTGGTGATACTATTGCTAATCCTAAAGATACTGCAACTGGTCGTTATTATGATCCACGTACTGGTGAAGTAGTATCAACATACTCTTATAGTGGTGGTGCACCTGCTGGTGCAAATCCTGGTGATATAGCAACAGGTGGTTATGGTGCACCTGCACCAAACACTGATTTCTATCCTGAAGATTTCTACAGCAGAACAGCAAAAAATTATGATACAATTTATGATCCAAGAACTAACGATGTTGTTCAAGTAGAAAAGCCATCACAATCAGCATATTACTATTATGATGATGTCCATCCTGCAAGTAGTTCAGTTTATAATCCATATGAAGATTCAGCTAATACTGAATTAAAGAATGTAACTCAAAGTTCAACATATTATGAACGTGATTATCTTGACCCAGGTCAAAACAGAAACAGTGATATAACAACCGAAAGTAATTTTGATGCGGCAAGTAAAGCTGCAAATCTTGGAAGTGATAATAATCTTGGTATTGCGGCACCAGATGCGGCTGATGCACCACTGGCTGTAAACAATTATCAAACTACATATGATGTTCGCACAGGTGAAGTTGTTACAGTTGGTAGCAGTGGAACAGCAGTTCAACCACCATCTGTATCAAATGTAAATGGTGTACGGCCAGAGTATGATCCATTAACAGGAAAATTAATTAACCAACCAATTACAGGTGCTAATAAACCACCTGGAACTGGTGGTGCAAACGGTGGACAAAAGACACCACAAGGAAGTTCACAAACAGGAGCAGGCGGTAAGTCCTGTTAAATATACACATGGCATTATACAAAGGCTACAGCAGCGTAAACAGAGATTTTGGTCCATTTGCAATAACTGATAATGATCTTATCATACAGGATTTGCTTAATCATTTAAACATACGCAAAGGTGAAAAGCTACACAATCCAAATTTTGGAACTATTATTTGGTATCGATTATTTGATCCACTTACACCAGCACTTAAGAATGAAATAAAAGCAGATTTAGATAGAATTATTTCATATGATCCACGTTTTACGGTTGTAAGTGAAACATTAGTCCAAGAAAGTCCAGATGGTCATGGTTTGGTATTGAGTTTTAGTTTACAGTTCAGTGGCGGAAACAAGATTGTAGACTTAAGTTTACTGTTCGATAAGAACAGCAGCAAACTTTATGTATTATAATAGTAGCATATTATTTTCAAAATAAATAATAAGAGGTTTTTAAATGGCTACTAATACTCGTCAAACCAATATATTTGCAGCTGAAGATTGGAAGAAAGTTTATACAACATTCTCCAATGCTGATTTCCAAAGTTATGATTTTGAAACGCTTCGCAAAGTATTGGTTGATTACATCAAGACTTATTATGCAGAAGATTTCAACGACTTTATTGAAAGCAGTGAGTATGTAGCACTACTTGATTTGATTGCATTTATGGGACAAAGTGTTGCTTTTCGCACTGACCTTAATGCACGTGAAAACTTTCTTGAAACTGCAGAACGCCGTGATAGCGTCCTGAAACTAGCAAAACAATTAAATTATGTTCCAAACCGTAATCGTGCAGCTAATGGATTATTAAAAATTAAATCTGTTAATACTACTGAAAACATTTTTGATGTTAATGGCAGTAACTTAAGTCGTGTAACAGTTAATTGGAATGATGCAAACAATGCGGCTTGGGTAAGCCAGTTCACACAGATTCTTAATGCGGCTATTACCAAATCTACAAAGATTGGTAAACCATATGCAAGCAAGACTATTAACAATATTCGCACTGAACAATATAACATTGCAGTACCAAATACTATACTTCCAATCTTTGCTTTTAACAGCACAATTAATGATGTTTCAACTAATTTTGAAATTGTGAGCGCAAACATTCTTAACACTGATACTATAAGTGAATATGAACCAGGTAGTCGTGGACAATTTGGTATGATTTACCAAAATGATAGTCGTGGTAATGCTTCTTCAAACACTGGATATTTCTTATATTTCAAACAAGGTAGTTTGAATAGCACTGACTTCCTTATCACAGAAAAGATTGCTAATCGTGTTATTGATGTAGATGTTGCTAATATCAATAACAGTGATATATGGATGTATGAAATTACTAATGGTGCTATTGGTAATAACTGGACACAGGTTCCAGCTACAAGTAGTAGCAGTGCAATTTATAATTCCACAGCACGTGGTATCCGCACTCTTTATAGCGTTAATACACGCATCAATGACCAAATATCACTAGTGTTTGGTGATGGTAGCTTTGCAGATATTCCTATTGGTAACTATCGTGTTTACTATCGTGTAAGCAACGGTTTAACTTACCGTATTACACCGAATGATTTAAACAATGTTACTGTTGCTGTTCCTTATATCAGTAGCACTGGTAAGCCAGAAACACTTACAATTACTGCAAGTCTACAGTATACTGTAAGTAATAGTAGTCGTCGTGATTTAACAAATGAAATTAAGATTAAGGCACCACAGTCTTATTACAGTCAAGGTCGTATGGTAAATGGCGAAGATTACAATACTTTTCCATATACAAGTTATAGTGACATTGTTAAAGTAAAATCTGTAAATCGTTATGCTAGTGGTGTAAGTCGTGGTTTAGATATTACTGACCCTACTGGCAAATATACTTCTACTGATTTGTATGCACGTGATGGTGCTCTTTATAAAAACCAATACAATCAGTTGCTGACTTTTATATATAATAGTCGCAATGATATTATTAATGTTATCAACACACAAATCTTGCCGATTGTTCAAGATTACCCAATGCGGCATTTTTATTTTGAAAACTATACGCCAATAGATTTTGCTACATTACAACCAACTACTTGGGAACGTAGCACAGATGATACTACAAGTAGCACAGGTTTCTTTTTAGATCCTGCTGATAGCACAGATACACCAGTTCAAATTGGCAATAGCACAACAACGTATCGCAAATACTTACAAGTTGGTAGTTTGATTAAATTTACTGCACCAACAGGTTATTATTTTGATGCTACAAATACACTTGTATTAGGTAGTCCAAGCCTACGCAGTGATCGCACTTATGTATGGGCAAGTATTCAAAGTATTACAGGTAGTGGTGCAACTACTGTATTAGTTGCTGGTCGTAATATTGGTGCTGTTACTATAAGTGAAAGCATACCAACTGGTGCTATCATAAGTTCAGTTTATACACCATTTACAACTAATTTCCAATATACTACAATTAATACAATTGTAAACTATATCTTAAACAAAACAGAATTTGCACTTATATATGATTACACTAAAACTGCTGGTGTAAACGATCCTTGGACTATTATACCTATTACTAATGTAAATCAAAGTAGTGAATTTAATTTAGGTACACAATATACTACTAATGATAGTAGTTGGTTATTCTTGTTTACCACTGATACTATAAAATATACTGTAAAATATCGTCAGCTTGATTTTGTATTTGGCAGTCAAAATCAAGTAGCGTTTATTAATACAAATCCACAGATTGTTTATGATGCTACTACTAACACACGTGTTCGTGATAACATTCGTTTAACAACAGTTAATAGTGGTTTAAGTAAAGATGTTAATATGAATGTTTACAAAAACTTTACAACAAGCGATGGTTATAGTGATACAAGTCGTGTATATGTAACATATCCTATAAGCAATACTAATCAGTTGCCAACTGATCCAAGCATTTTTAGTGAAGCAACTGCTGGCACACCTATATTACTTTTTTACGAGCGTTATAATGATGCACAAAATCTTGTGCGTTATAGATTGTTATCAACAGGAACAATTATTGCAACATTTAACACATATAGTGATATTAATTATGTTCGTAACAATTATCCAGTTAGTACAGTGTTTTATGCACTTTTAGATCAACTTTTTTATAGAATTGATATTACTAATACTGTCACATATCTTACAAACGTGACTAGTAGTTATCTAGCATACTATGGTCGTCAAGACATGGTATTTGAATATCAACATAATGCAGAAAATACTCGTCGTCTTGATCCAGCGGCCACAAACTTGATTGACTCTTATATTCTTACACGCAGCTATGATGAAAGCTATCGTAATTATGTTTATGATAATACGAACACTGTTGCAAGACCTGCAGATTTAGATACAGTTCAATTAAACAATAGTTATAGTGGATTGTTTAATTATAAGATGATAAGTGATGAAATGATATTAAATCCTGGTGTTTATAAACTGCTATTCGGAAGTAAGGCTGATGTTCAACTGCGTGCTAATTTTCAAGTTGTTAAAAATAGCAACACTACATTAAGTGATACAGAAATTAAAACTCGTGTCATAGATGAGATCAACCAATATTTCAGTTTAGATAATTGGGATTTTGGTGACACTTTCTATTTCAGTGAATTAGCTGGTTATCTTCACAGTAAGTTAAGTAATTACATCAGTAGCATTGTATTAGTTCCTAATGATGCAACAAGTTATTTTGGTAGTCTTTTTGAAATTCGTTGTCAACCAAATGAAATTTTCTTAAGTGCTGCAACTGTTGATAATGTAGAAATAGTTCAAAGTGTATTGAGTGGCATTAACAGTGCTGGCATTAATCTGTATCAGGGATATTAATAAATGGCAAAACGTAAAAGTGAAAACTTTTTACCACAATCTTTTAGAACATTAAGCAATCGTAGATTTTTAAATGCCACTATAGATCCACTTATACAAGAGCCAAGTCTTAAGAAGATGTATGGTTATATTGGACAACAGGACCAAAGTCCTGTGTTTGAAAAAGGTGACTATTACATTAATGAAAACGATAGCTATAGTCAGTTCTATCAATTAGAACCAGGTGTAGTAATCAAAAAACGCCAGTATGGAACTAACACTTATAAAGTAGATAATGTTTACAACTATGTTGATTTATTAAACCAGATTGCAGCTGACGGTGGTATTAACAACAATCATGATAGATTGTTTAGTAATCGTTATTACAGTTATAATGGTTTTATTGACCTTGATAAGTTAACAAACTATCGTCAGTATTATTGGGTGCCAGGCGGTCCACTTACAGTTGACGTAACTGCAGAAAATACACTTACACAAAAAGATTTTTATATTCACCGTAACAGTTATGTTGCTAATAATCAAACTGAATTACAAAGTGCTGCACTTGGTGCAACTGGTTATAGTGTGGATGGTTACAACAATGTTATTAATCCTACACTTACGCTAGTTCGTGGTGGTAGTTATAATTTTTATGTAAATCAAGACACTGACTTCTGGATTCAAACTGAAATTGGTGTAGATGGTGTAAGTAGTGTACAGAATAATATTTCAACTCGTGATGTATTGGGTGTTTCTAATAATGGAGCAAAAAGTGGAACTATAACATTTACAGTTCCATTAAGCACTGCACAAGATTATCTTATTAACTATCCAACAATTAGCCAAGCTGTTGATTTAATTGTTGATGATGTTACTTACGAAGAATTACAAGGACAAAATTACGATACATTTATTCTATCAAACGGATTAGATGGTGTTCGTGCATTCGATGGAAAGTATATTGTTTTAACAAGCACAACTGGTTGGGGAGATATAGCATCTACACAATGGGGTGGTGTTTGGCGTATAAATGTAGGCAGTGATCCAGCTGCAGCCAATTATCGTTTAATGAATTTAACATATATTGCAGATTGGACAGTTTTAAACAAAGTATTTGTTACTCAAGGTGATGTATATGGTCACGTTTATGCATACAAAGATTTATTTGGTGTTATTCAAAAATTTCCAACATTAAGTGCAGCACAAAGTGTTCTTTATTATGTTGATGCTACAAATCCTCTTGTGTACGGAACTATTCAGCTTGTTGATCCACAACCAAATAGTTTACTAAATGTTAATGATATACTTGGTCGTGAAAACTATACAAGTCCAAATGGTGTACAGTTTACAAGTGGACTTAAAGTAAAGTTCACTGGCATTGTCGTGCCTGCTGAATATCAAGGTAATGAATATATTGTTGAAGGTGTAGGTAGCAGTATTAAACTTATTAAATATGCTGACCTTGTTACACCAGAAATAATTAATACTAATCTAGGTAGTAGTTTTGGTAATAGTCGTGGTTATGATGCTGATGGCACTGGTTTCGATGGAACTACAAATAGTCCAGAACAAAAAGATTATGTAACAATTAATCGTGCTAGTATTGATGGTAATAGTTGGAGTCGTAACAATCGTTGGTTCCATCGTGATGTGCTGCAAGCAGCTGCTGATTATAATAATGTAAGTTATAGCTTTGACAGCAATCAACAAGCAAAGCGTCCTATTATTGAGTTTTTACCTAATATAAAACTTTACAACTATGGAACAAACTATGCTGGCAGTGTCACTTGTATAGACAGTGTTACAACAAGTGCTTTTGCACAAGTAGAGGGTTTTAACAGTTATGCTGTAAAGACTGATGGTGTTTATAATAGTGATGGTATACAATTATTGAATGGACTGTCAGTTATCTTTACACAAGAAACTGATCCTGTAAAGCGTGCAACTCTTTATCGTGTGCAGAATAATAAAACACGTGCAAGTGCAACTTATAATATACTAACAAATGCTTTTACTAACAGTGGTGTAAATTATCTTAACATAAACAATATTGCAAATCTTGCTGTTGGTCAGCATGTTACTGGTAGTGGTATCCCAAACTTTACTACTATTACAAGTATTGATACTGTATTTGATCGTGTTTATATAAGCAATAATTTAACACAAGATGTTCCTGCAGGAACTACAATTACATTTGATAACAGTTATGATCAAATACATCTTGTACCTATTAAAACATTTACCAATGGCGATACTGTTGTTGCTATGGAAGGTGTTGAGAATCAAGGTAATATGTTTTATTACTTGGATGGTGAGTGGATTCGTTCACAGATTCGTAACAGTCGTCCACAATTTCCACTATTTGATGTCATCGATAAAAATGGTTATAGTTTTGGTGATCAAACAGTTTATGCAAGTAGTGACTTTAGTGGTAGTGAACTATTTGGTTATGCAGTAGGAACTGGAACACGTGACAGTGAATTAGGGTTCCCACTTGTTTATAAGAGCATTGGTAATCTTGGTGACATTGTATTTGAAAACTATTATCAAACTGATACATTTCATTATAGTTTAAATCAAGTTGACCAAGAAGAAAACATTAATCAGGGTTTTGCAGCGGTTATTGTTGGTTGGAACAACTATACTCTTGCTAATGGTTGGTATCGTGTAAGTGATAAATCTAAACAATACATTACTAAAGTTTTCACTGCAAATGCAGTTCAACTCAATAATTTTGATCTTGGTGTTGTTTATGATAACAGCTATTATGAAAATAATATATTCGTTTATGTAAATGGTTCACTACAATCAAATTCAACATATGCATTACAGACAAGCAGTTTAACAAGTGTAGTTGTTTTTAATCAAGATTTAAATGTAAATGATCGTGTATTTGTTAAAATTTATGGAACAAGCACAGTGTACAAAGAAACATACACTATGCCACGCAATCTCACAAACAACAGTGAGAACACAGAATTTACAACTATTACGCTAGGTCAAGTTCGTAATCACTTGATTGAGATTGGTAATAATTTATTAGATTTGGTTGGCGAACCTGCTGGCGCAAATAATTTCCGTGATTTAAACTTTAACTATGTTGGTGGTAAGTTGTTACAACACAGTGCAAGTATGCGACCAGCTGCACTACTATTTGCAAACCGTGATGTAGATCCAATACAATTCATTCGTTATGCATCTGATAGCTATGGTATCTTTAAGAATCAGTTATTGAATTATATCAGTAATACAGAGTTTCCAAATCCAACTAATTATCGTGAAAGTTTGGATATGGTATTAGCAGAGTTTAGTAAAGTGGCAAATATTGGTCAACCATTTTATTATACTGATATGGTTGGATTTGGTACTGATTTTATTAAAAATAGTTATACAGTTGCTAACACAACATATCGTCGTTATAATTTGACACAAGATTTTGCAGATGACACTAAAGGTTATCGTGCATTGTATGTCTATCTTAATGGTGTGCTATTACTTAAGAATGTAGATTATACTATTGGAACAAGAACTATTACTATTAATGATAGTGTTACTCTTGTACGTAATGATAAGATTGAGGTGTATGAATACAATAGCACACAGGGTTGCAACATACCATCAACACCAACTAAACTTGGTATGTATCCAAAGTTTAAGCCTGAAATAGTAACTGATGACACATATGTAACACCAACTCTTGGTATTATCGGTCACGATGGTAGCTTTACAAAAGGTTTTGGTGATTACCGTGATAATATTCTATTAGAATTTGAAAAACGTGTGTATAACAATATTACTACTACATATGCTGAAAACAGTGATGTTGATTTAAGTAGTGTTGTGCCAGGTGCTTTTCGTGTTACTAATTATACAATTGATGAATGGACACAATTACTTGCACCATCATATTTGCGTTGGGCACATATTAACAACGTTGATATTTTTACTAATTCAACCGTAACAGGTGATCCATTTACATTTAACTATGCAACTGGAACTGACAAATTGTTTGCAAAACCAGTGCCTGGTTATTGGCGTGGTATCTACAAGTATTTTTATGATACCAATCACCCACATACAAAGCCATGGGAAATGTTAGGTTTTACTCAACGTCCAACATGGTGGACAAATCGTTATGGACCTGCACCATATACAAGTGAAAATGGTGTGTTGTGGAGCGACCTTGAGGCTGGTTTTGTTTATAGTGGAAATCCTAATGATTCATATTATAATACTCGTTACGCAAGACCTGGTCTTACAAGTATTATTCCTGTTGATGAGCATGGTAATTTATTAAATCCAAACCAGTCTGTATTACTCAATTACGATGCAAATTATGCTGCACAGAATTGGGTAGTTGGAGATCAAAGTCCAGCAGAAACTGCATGGCGTCGTAGCGTAGATTATCCTTTTGCTGTTATGATGGCCTGGTGTCTCGCAAAACCAGCGGAATGGACTGCATTAAAATACAATACACGAGACCTTGCTTATAATACACTTTTAGAACAGTTTATTAATAAAAAATATAACAATCGTCAGTTTGATTTTACTGCTACTGATGATACTGATTTTATACCAGGTTACAATGTTTGGTTGCGTGATTATCTAACAAATAATAACCTCGATATTACTGAAAATTGGATTAACGTAGCAAATAATAGCACATTTAATCTTGTATACAAGATGGGTGCTTATACTGATAAGAGTTATCTTACTATTGTTGCAGACCAAGTAAGTCCACAAAGCACAAACAGTAGTGTTATAATTCCGCAAGAAAACTATCAAGTTAAAGTAACAAAGAGTGCACCAGTTGCTCGTGCTGTTTATAGTGCAGTTATTGTACAGAAAGTTGTTAATGGTTATCAAGTAAGTGGATTTGACCGTGAGCGTCCATACTTCTTAACCATTCCAAGTCGTGTAAGCAATAACAACTATACTATCACTGTTGGCACTGAACGTGCTATTGTTTATATGGATAGCAGCGATAATGTATTCAGTTATCCTTATGGTAGTATCTTTAATACAAAACAACAAGTGGTTGATTTCCTTGTAAGTTATGGTCGTTATCTACAATCACAGGGCTTTACATTCGAGGATGTTTTAGGTGATAAAACTACTAAGAGTGATTGGGTATTAGCTTCAAAAGAATTCTTATTCTGGAATCAACAGCAGTGGGGTGACGATACAATTATTTCCTTGACACCTGCGGGCACAGATGTTAAGTTTATAAGTACATTTGGTGTTGTTGATACATTATCAAATACAAACAATTATACCAAGGTTGTTAACAGTGATAATGTTACACTAACTGGTAGTGATTATCGTGTATATCGTGATGATAACTTATTCCAACTTGAATTAAAAAATGCACAAAAAGGCGTGCATCTTATAGACTTGGCGATTATTCAGTATGAGCATACACTTATACTTGATAACAACACTGTGTTTAATGATATTTTGTATGATGAGCAAGTTGGTAGCCGACAATTCCGTCTGCGTCTTGATGGAGCAAAAACAAATGATTGGAATGGTAGTCTTTATGCACCTGGTTTCTTTGTAAATGTAAGTGAAGTTCCGCAATGGGTTGCTTATACTGACTATTATAAGGGTGATATTGTTCTATTCAAAAATCAGTATTATGCCGCACAAGATTTTGTACCAGGCACTGCACAATTCAAGAGTAGCAATTGGTATCCAATCAATGGTGATTTATTAAGTAAAAACCTTATTCCAAACATGGCAAGTGGTGCTGCACAGTTTATTAATTTCCATGATCCAGATAGCACTGACCTTAACAGTGCTGCTGATTTATTGAGTAAAGCCGAAACAGGATTTAGTCCACGTCAATACTTTGCTGATTTAGGGTTGGATAACACAAGCCAATACAAGTTCTACCTTGGTATGGTAAGCCAAAAAGGAACACAGGCTGTTCTTAATGCATATCTTCGTAACAAACAAAAGCGTATTGATAGTGATATTAAGTTAGTAGAACAATGGGCAATTAAACTTGATAATTATGGTGGTACAAATCAAAACGATAAGTTAGAATTTAATATTGGTAATGCTATAACAATTAATAACCAATATCTATTTGAACTTATTAATCAGACTGATCAACGTATCGCTGATACTAATACAGTTAAGCCAAGTGATTTACTTTATAAGCCACGCATTTATACAACAGATATATTTGCAAAAACACAAAACAATAAAGAAGTTATACCAACTGTTGGACCAGTAAATCCAAATGATGTTGATGCAACTGTATATGATATTAACAAAATTTATAACATAAGTCCACTTAACACTATATTAAGTGAAGGCAGTAAAGTATGGATTGCAGCGGATAGTGCTAACCAGTGGGGTGTATATCGTTTAAGTCAAACTGGTCAAGTATTTGTAACTTATATCAATCAGATTAGTCCAACTGAATTACAGTTCACGACAAATCTGCCACATAATTTAAGTCAGTATGATTACATTATGTTGAAGAATGGTCGTCTTGCAGCACCACAAACTGGTGGTGCAATTACCGATATGAGTGGTTTCTATCGTGTTAAGACTGTTACCAACACAACATTTAATGTGAAGATTGCTGATAATACAACTATCGGCACGGGTGCACTTAATGCAATTCTTTTTAAACTTATAAATGTTCGTTATACAACTGCTAATGACTTTACAGGCTTTGTTCCTGTTCGTGGTTGGAATAGCGGTGAAATTGTTTATATTGATGCTGGACCAGATGGTTATAATGTTTTACAGAACAGCAATAGTTGGGTTTATAGTCAAACGAAGAGTCCTGTGTTTACAACACCAAGCGACAATTATGGTAGTAGTGTGCGAATTAATTCAACACAAGGTTTTGCTATTGTTGGTGCAAGTGTAAAAAATACAACTGGTAGTGCTTTTGTTTATGGAAAGCGTGAGGATAATTCATTCCAAGAAATTGGTATTCTAACACCTGATACTGGCGTAACTACGTTTGGTGCTAATGTAGATATTAATGATAGTAATTTTGCTTTTGTAAGTGCACCTGGTGCATATAAAGGTGTTGTATATACAGCTAATGTAAACAGTCAACAAGTCCAATTAACACAAGCAATTCACTATGATAACCTTTATGCTATCAGTGCTGGATTTAGTCAAACAAATAACAATATTTTGTTAACTACAGTTTATAGTTTTGATAGTAATGGTAATATTGCACAACAAGCAAGTTATAGTTTAGATAATTTTGCTGTTGGTATGGGAGTAGGTGGTGCTGGTGTAAATGCTGGTACAGTTATTACAAGTATAACAACTAAAGCTCTTACAAATACTATACAACTTGCTACATCAAATGGTAATAGTAGCATTTTCAGTATTACAACTGGTGACACCGCTACAATATTGCAAGCTAACAATAGTATTTTAAAAACACTATATGCAAATATTACAAGTAGCAATTCTAATGTTTATATTGGTAATACTGGACAAAGCATTACTGGGTTATATGCTAATGGTTCACAACCAGTATTGGGTAATGGTATTCCTGCTGGTTCATTCATTACAGCAATAAGCAATATTACTGGTTATAAAGTTATTACCTTAAACAATAATGTTTCAATAACAAACAAAAGTCTGTTAACATTTGTTCGTAGCAACGCTAACATCGTTCAATCTTCAATATCTAGTATAAGCACAACCGCAAACAATTATTTAATTGTAAGCGGAGCAACAAGTCTTTATGGTGCAGCTAATGGTTTACCAATTATTGGTGGATATCTTCCTAACAGTAGTGTTATTTCTAACCTTGTCGTCGGACCCGCTTATAACATTCTTGGTGTAAGTGATAATGTAAATCTAAATGCATCTACAAAGATTGCAGTCTATCCCAATGTTCAACCAACAAGTAATTTTGGTTATAGCATAAGTGCAAGTGGTGATGGTAAGTGGTTATATGTTGGTGAACCAACAACAAATAGTGTTTATGTTTACAAATACACTTATGTGAATGCAAATAGCAGTCTGCGTCAAGGTGATGGAACTCAAACCAGTTTCACTTATCCAACTGGTGCAACTGGTAGTGCAAATGATATTAAAGTTTATGTAAATGGTGTTCTTAAGATACCAAACTATCATTATATTAAAACACCTGGTCAAGATATTATTACATTTGATATAGCACCAAGTGCAAGTGATATTATTAATCTTGTTTATGAAGATCACTATGCAGAAGTTAATCGTATTGTTACTGATGATCCTGATGCAAGTGGATTTGGAACAAGTGTGAGCACCAACTATGATGGTAGCACAATTGTAATTGGTGCGGCTAATAGTAGTGTAAACAGTGTAACAACTCTTGCAAATAGTGGTAAAACATATGTATTTGACCGCACAGCAGAAATATTTGTTGCTAATGGTGTTGCAAAAACTTTCCAATTAAGTAATGCACTTAGTAGTCTTACAACAATTACAACACCTGATTTAATTACACATCCAAGTGTAACAATTGATGGTGTTGACACGGATGCGACATTTAATTATGCTACAAACCAAGTTACATTTGCAAATGCACCTGAACGTGGTAGCACTGTTCGTGTTCAAACAAATCAATTTGTTAATACTCTTATAAGTTATACTGATGTGGGTCAAGAAAACAGTAATTATGGTTCCGCAGTAAAAATAGATCGTGATGGCACGACGGCATTTAGTGGTGCGCCTGGTTATGCTACAAGCAGCACACAGAATGGTGCAGTATTTCGTTTAATTAATACTCCAAGAATGTATGGTAATGTAGTTGGTAGTAAAACTGGATTCAGCATTGCTGCAAATAGCACAATACGAATTAACGATTATCTTGTAACATTTGGTCAAACATTTAGACCACCATATGCTCCAATTTATTACAGCAGCAATGTTGACCAAGTAATAACAACTATTAATAATGCTGGCATACCATATGTTACTGCTGGTAAAACACCAAACGGTGCTATCTATATTACAAGTAGTGATACTACTGCAATGCCTATGTTAAAACTACGTAACGAAGGCAGTGACATTCTTGGAACATTTGGAATTACACAGTGGAAAACTGTGCAAAAACTTACAAATCCTATTGCACAAGATACTGCACGTTTTGGTGAAATACTTGCGCTAAGTCCACATGCCAATAGCATGGTTGTGGGTAGCACATTATCAAATACAAAAACAACAGTTACATTTGATAGCAAGACTACTACATTCGACCGTTTTGGAACACGTTTCCGTGATACTGTGTATCGCAGTGGTGCCGCTCACCTTTATGAATATCAAGCAGTTGCAAATGAAGACTATCAAAACTATGGTAGCTTTGCTTATGCAAGTCTTGTTCAAGATCAATTTGCAAATAGCTATGACCGTTATGCAAGTGGTGTAGATATCAGCGATAACTTCTTGATGGTTGGTGCACCACATGCACATGTACTTGGTAATCCAGTTGGTGCAATGTATATATACTACAATCAAAATGCGGCTCCTGTGTGGCAAACTATACGCAGTGGTGGTATTGATTTTGATAGTCGCAATATTGACCGTGTTTACTTGTATAATAGCACAACTGCAAGATTAATTGCTGAATTACCAGTGCTTGATTTACCTTACGGTTATCTACCAAATAGCAGTGAAAGTTATATTGATTATACTATTAACTATGATCCTGCTGTTTATAATCAAGCACCAACAACTACAAGTTTCAGTTTTGATCGTAAAAATGCTTGGGGCAAGCAACAAGTTGGTAAATTGTGGTGGGATATTAACAGTATCAAGTATTATGATAATACACAAGGCGATAACGTTAACCGCTTTAATTATTGGGGTCTTGCTTTCCCTAATAGCACAATAAATGTTTATGAATGGATTGAAAGTGATGTTCTACCAAAGAATTACAGTGGTAGCAGTGTAAACAATACACCACTTTATACAGTTAATGATGTTTATTGTTCTCAAGTTACCGTTGATGAAAAAACTGGACAAGCGGTTACAAAATATTATTTCTGGGTTAAGAATAGTATTCTTGCTAACACAAAGCGTCCAAGTGCACGTGAAATACAAACTGCACTTATAAGTCCACGTAACAACAGTGAACCATTTGCAGCAGTGATTAATAAAAATGCAATCGGTATATTTAATGCACAAAATCTTGTAAGCATTGATACCAATCTTGCCATTGAATATAAGAACACTCTTGAACCACAACTTATCCATAGTGAATGGACTATGTTTGACGATGGCACTGACTTGGGCGTTGCTGATGAGTTCTTGAATAAGTTGAATGATAGTTTAACTGGTCAGGATGTCAGTGGTCGTATTGTTCCAGATTTTAACCTTCCTATTGGTCAAAAGTATGGTATGAGTGTTGATTTGCGTCAGAGTTTATTCAAAGACAATTACTATGCACGTATGTTGTTTATTGAAAAGATAAATCAGATTTGCATCAAATATCCAATGGTGTTGACTCGTGTTGATGCTATTGCTCAACTTAACAACATTGATCCGATTCCCGACTCTACTGAATATACACTTACTGTCAATAACTTAACAGAACTAGGCTATATAAACACTGTAGCCTATCCTATCGGCACACGTGTTCTTGTAATACAAGATAGCAATAGTTATAACAATGGTTGGAGTTTGTTTACTTTAGTGTTAAATTCAACAAGTTATGCAAGACGTTGGGAATATGTTCGTGTTCAAACTTATAATGTTAATGATTATTGGACATATGCTGATTGGTATAGCACAAAATACAACCCACAAGCACCATATAACTATACAGTTACAACTGACAATGATATTGCTAACCTTCAATTAAATGTAAATGATTTAATTTATGTAACAAATAGTAATAGCGGTGGTTGGAAGTTAGTTCTTGTAAACACTAATGATCTTGAATTAGTTGCACAACAAAACGCAACTATACAATTCACTTCAAATCTGTATAGTCTTGTTGATGCTGCACAAGGATTCCAAACAAATAGTTTCCAAAGTGTAGGATTTGATACTGACAGTAATCTTGAATTTAGTGCAATATTTGCTGTGATTCGTGATTATCTTCTTACTAATGAATATCGCAGTGAATATAAAGAAACTATTGCACTTCTTATTGATATTGTTGCAAGTCAACATCAACAAACTGATTGGATGATGAAAACAAGTCTTGTTGATTTATATCATCGTGTTCGTGGTTTGGATCAGCTACCTGTTTATCTGCCACAACCAGAAAATACAGTAACTGATTTCTTCAATGAAGTTAAACCATTCCATACAAAACTAAAACAATATGTTGCAAGATATGATAACAGCAATGATATTGATACAGCATATGCAAGTATTACTGACTTTGACTTGCAACCATATAAGAATGCATTAACTGGCAAGTATCGTAGTCCACAATTAGGTAACAGTCTTGATACTGATACTTTGAATAATACAGCAGTGTATCAACCATGGGTAAACAATCACAAATATAGTATTGATCTTGTTACAATGGTTGATGGTGGTGCTGGTTATGATGGTTCAACTACTGCGGCTGTAATTGGCGATGGAAGTGGTGCTATTGTTAAACCTTATATTCTTAATGGTAGTGTTTATACAATTGAAGTTATAAATGCAGGTCAAGATTATACCTATGCTACTGTAGAAATTTATGGTATTGGTGTTGGTGCCAAAGCTGAAGCAGTTTTAGGAAGCAGTCTTGCACGAAATATTAATGCAACAGTTAAATTTGACCGTAACCAATATTTTAATAATATACAAGATTGGGCGGCTAACACAAGTTATACAATTGATACTGTTGTTGTATATAATGCAACACCTTATAGATGTATTACTGCACACACAAGTGGTTCTACATTTGATGCAACCAAGTTCTTGGTATTGATTGTTAAAGTTTGGTATCCAAAAACTGATTATAATGTTGGTGATATAGTTGTTTATAATAATAGTAGCTATGTTGTTGATACAGCATTTACAAGTGATCTTATATTCAGTAGTGCTAACATGTCAAGTTACACTGGCTTCTGGTTAGATAATGCTTGTGACCGTGTATGGGCATATTATGCACCATTAAGCGGTATGGCAGGTCGTGATCTTGCACAGGTTATGACAGGAATTTACTATCCAGGCAATCAGGTTATTGGACCAGGTTTTAATCAAGTTCCAGGTTATGATGTAACTTATTATGATTATATTCCATATGATTATGCAACAAAAGATATTGAAAATGTTTATGATATCTATGGTGTGCAAAGTGAAGATACTATTATTCGTAGCTTGTTCACTGATACTGGTTTAGGTCTACGTCCAGAAGACATTGATGTTGTTGGTGGTGGATTCATTGATACATATAGTAGTCATGCACCAGAAGAATTGGTACCTGGTCAAATCGTTGACACATTAGATATCAAGGTTAATACGCTACCTGATCGTGATGGTGGACCAGATATTATGATCTTCACAAGTAATTATATAGGTAGTGATACATTTAGTTACGATCCAGAAATTACTGGTGTAGAATTACCACTTGGTGGTATTGAAAAGTTCTATGTAATTGACCGTGATTTAGGTCCAATTGCTGAAACATATCACTATACTGTTGATTACTATGCTAAAACAATAACTGTTCTTTACACTCCAGCTGCTGGAACATTCTTCTATGTTCTTATGATTGGTAGTAATGGTGTAAATCCAGTTAATGATCTTGATTTCTATGCTGATGGTGTTCAGACAGATTTTGATATTCCAGATTTTGTTACAACACCAATTCAACAGGCATATGTTAAAATAAATGGTGCAAAAGTTGATAATTGGAGTTTGGTTGACAAACTTGAAAACGGCAGAACTTTACTTGCTGTAAGATTTGATACTGCACCTGTTGTTAATGACTATGTTCAAATTCATCTTTACAATGTTGCAGTTGGAACACAAGCATATAGTGAATGGTATGAGCAAACATTTATCATTACAAGTGCAAGTTATCCAATAAACTATAACTTTACATTGGATCGTGAAGAATTTTATGTTGAGCCTATAAGTTCATTCCCAATTGTTCGTCTAAATGGTAGTGATTTATTGCCACCACAACAAAGTTATTATTTTGGTGATGGTGTAACTACTAATTTCAGTATGACAGATAGTTGGGTTGAAACCATTGCGAATATTGTTGATCCTGAAATCATTGTTGTAGTCGATAATGTAACACAGGTTCGTGATCAAGATTATACGGTTTATCATGATCCAACAAATACTGTTACGCCAGTTATACAATTTACAATAGCACCAGCGAGCGGTTCAAGAATTGTAATAAGTGATAGCAGTCAGTGTGATTTCAAGATTTATGGTAATCAGTTATGGATTAGTCCACAAGTCACAATTACCGATAATAGTAAACTTACAGTTTTAACTCAAGGCAATCATGATCCAAATGAACAGTATACTAAATTGTTTAGTGGTAGCACAAGTGCGACAAGTGTTATCGATAATGGTCTTGATACAACTGGATTTGATAGTGTTGGTTTTGATAATGAATTGAGCAGTTATATCGGTGCAGTATATTATACTCTTCCACGTGCTGTTACAAACATAAATCAACTTTACATTACGCTTAAAGCACCAAATACAACAGGTGGTTTCCCACTATTGCCTTATAGTGACTTTAAATTGGTTACACCATCTATTATTGTGTTGGATACTGCACTTAACATTAGTGGAACAAGTGTCATTACTGTTCGTTTATTTGGTGAACCTGTTCGTCAAAATACTCTTGAATTTAGAATATTCAAAGATATGCGTGAAAATACAAGAATGTATGGGGTAAAGTCAAAGAAAGCTACACTTACTGCTAACTTGACAGCAAATGCAAATTACATTTATGTTGATAATGTTAATTATCTGCAACAACCAAGCACTACACCTAATAATTCTGGTATTATCTTCATTAATGGCGAACGTATTTCTTACGGAACTATGGACCGTGTAAACAATCGTTTAGGTAATTTGCGCCGTGGAACTGCTGGCACAGGCACACCTAACTTGATCGTAAAAGGCACAACCATTTATGATAGTAGTAGCACAATGGAAATACCAAATACACGTGAAACTTATGTTCAAACACCTGTTGCAACTTATATCAGCAGTGGATTGTTTACAACATATGCTAATACTTACACAAATAATACTATCATTGATAAAACCTTACCACTTGTTCCAATTATGAATAACAGTGCAAATGCTGTTGTTCAAGTAAGTGTTGTTAAAAATTCAACAACGCTTGCGGCAAATAGTGATTATGTAATAAGTGGAAATAGTGTTATTATTAACAGTAATGTTAACTTGGGAACCTTTGCGATTGCAAACATTACTAGTAGTAACGGTAACATTTATATAAGCAACACTTACACAACAGTAAGCAATGCAATGATTGGTCAAACAATAATTGGTGGTAACCTATATCCATCAACTACTATTACCAATGTAAGCAATGCTGCTCCATACATTGTTATTGCGATTAGTAATCCACAAACTGTAAATGCAAATGCTAACATACAGATTCTTGATACAATTACTGTAAACCAAGGTGTATCAAATAAAATGTTAGTTGCTGCAAACAGTTATATAAGACAAGGAACACTTATACAGAGCTTTGGAACAAGTTTACAAGACTCAACAAGTGCATATGCAGAGTTTATAAGGTCACAATAATGAAAAAACCAGAGCAAATTAAACCAATAAATACATCTACTGGTATAGATAGTGGAAAAAAGAAAATGAATCAGCCTAATGAACGTGGTGGTATTGCCTTAAGTGGACATATAAAAATATTTGACCCACAAAGTGGTGAAGTATTTGTAAACAAGCGCAATGCTATCCATTATGAAAACTTTAGTTATGCACTTGCACAAAGTGTAAGTAATGCACAGCAAGGTTGGATTCATGAAATGGCATTTGGTAATGGTGGAACATCTGTTGATCCTACTGGTGTTATTACATATTTGCCAACAAATACCACTGGTAGCAATAGTGCACTTTATAACCAAACCTATTACAAAGTTGTAGACAATTATAGCATTTATAATGATGATCCAACACGTAATAAGATTGAAATTCGCCACACTGCTGGCACAGTTTACAGTGATATCTTTATCACTTGCACACTTGATTATGGTGAGCCAAGTGGTCAACAGGCATTTGATAACACTACAAACTTTAATGATACATTTGTGTTTGACGAACTTGGTATTAAGAGTTGGAATGGTAGCACTGTTGATGCTGGTAACTTATTAACCCATGTCATTTTTCACCCAATACAGAAAAGTTTGAATCGTCTTATACAGATTGATTACACTATTCGTGTTCAAACACTAACAAACTTAAGTTCGCAGGTATAACGCATGACTTTTTATATTAACTATACAAACGGTGCCAATTTAACTGCAATTAGCGATGGTACAATTAATACTACATCAACAAGTTTAACACTTATTGGTAAAAACTTTCCGACTTATGGTCAGTTATTAAATCAAAACTTGGTTAGTATGTTAGAAAATTGGGCTAATACAACTAGTCCAAATTATCCACTTGTTGGGCAGTTATGGTATGACAGTAATAATAGTGTTATTAAGTATTATCGTGGTGGTGCCGCAAGTAATTATTGGCAAGACGTTGCAAATATACTTTATAGCAGTAGCACACCAAGCAGCCCACAACAAAATGACTTCTGGTGGGATAGCACAAACCAACAATTAAAGTATTATGATAATCGTAATTGGATTACGATTGGTCCACAAACTACCAATGACGGCTTAAATCGTGTTAGTGGAACAAATAGTTTTATTATTCAGATCGGTGGTAACAATGTATTCACAGTTGATGCATATGGTCGTGTAAATGCTGCATATAATCCTGTTGTTCAGGCTTATGGGTTTGCAACAGGCACACCATTCACAGGTAGTGGATTAACTTCTCCGCAAACTATGATTCCTGCAACAGTTTCAGTAAACGTTGGTAGTTATTTTAATGCTTCAACAGGTATCTTTACTTGTCCAGTAGCAGGAATCTATCAAGTTACGGGAACAGCCATAAGTTTGGGTTATAATAGCATACCAGCACCTTATCAAAAGATTGAATGGTGGAAGAATGGCACTACAACATATATTAGTTGTCAGGCACAAAATCCAGCAAGTATTACAAGTGAAGACTTTGATACACCAATGATTGCCACTGGTTATGTTCAATGTTCTGCGAATGATACACTACAATTCGTTATGGCTGCAAGTGCAAATGGACAAATTGACAATAACAACTCAACGTTGAGTATAAGATTAGTTGCTTAACCAATAAATAATATTGGGTAATCAGCATGTCATATAACATTAAAAACTTTTCTCAAACCGTAACATACACTGTCAACGACAGTACTGCTAATACCAATGCAGTCAGTCTAACGCTTTTGGGTAAAAGTTTACCCAACTATGGAACATACTTTAACCAGAACTTTGTTTGGTTAATGGAAAACTTTAGCAGTGATAGTGCCAATCCACCACCATATGCAGTTCAAGGACAATTGTGGTGGGATAGCACTTATAAATTTATGAATGTTTATGATGGCAGTGCTTGGAAAACCATTTACGGAAATTTAGCAACACTCAATGTTAACGGTGCAGTAAACTTAAGCTCGCTTACATCAACTTCTATAGCCGCAAATGCTATAACTGCAAACTCATTAGTTACAACATGGAATGTTGGAATTGGTGGCACACCTGCAAACTATGGCGCAGGTTATACAGATTTATGGATTGATGGAACAAGTGTTTCACAGATTGATTTGGCTCGTAGTGGAGTTTTAAAAGCATCATTTGTGGCAAATAGTGGTGGTGTGTATTTTGGTACTACTGGTAGTGCGGCTGCAAGCCTTAATATTATGACTGCTACTGGTGCATATGCCGTAAAAAATCAATTCACATTTAATACATCTGGTGATTTAGTTTCAACAAATGGCGGTGAATTTATAGGTTATCATACTGGCGCAATTGGTGCAAATACACCCAATACAGTAGTTGCTACAAGTGTAACAACTAGTAGTGGTGGTCAACATATTGGTTACCTAACTGGTGCTATTGGTGCAAATACACCTAACACTGTAGTTGCTACTAGTGTTACTACAAGTAGCGGTGGACAACATATTGGTTACCTAACTGGTGCTATTGGTGCTAATACTGCAAATAGTGGTGCATTTACAACAATAACTACAACTAGTGGTGGTCAATTAACTGGTTATCATACTGGTGCAATTGGTGCAAATACACCCAATACAGTAGTTGCTACAAGTGTAACAACTAGTAGTGGTGGTCAACATATTGGTTATCTGACTGGTGCAATTGGTGCCAATACTGCAAATACTGGTGCGTTTACAACAATAACATCTACATCACATATTACTCCAACTGGAAATAACACAGCAAATCTTGGAGCAGTAAGCACATTATATGCAAACGTTCATGGAACAAATTATTATGTTGCTAATTCAATAATACCTATTTCAAACATTACTGTTGATATTGGTACACCACAAGCAACGTTTGATGCAGTCTATGCAACTAGCTTTTTTGGAACATCTACTACCGCAAAATACGCTGACTTGGCTGAAAAATACTTACCAGATTCAAATTATGAAATTGGAACAGTTATGATGGTTGGTGGTAGTGCTGAAGTGACACAGCATGATGGACGCAAAGTTCGTGCGATTGGTGTTATAAGTGAGTATCCAGCATATAAAATGAACGATGGTCAAGTCGGTGGTGTATATGTTGCACTTAAAGGACGTGTTCCAGTTAAAGTAATTGGGCCAGTAGAAAAAGGTCAAGCTCTTATTGGAACAGCACACGGACTTGCCGTTGCACAAACTGATGATAGTCAATGGATGTTTGGTATAGCACTTGAAAATCATAATAGTATGACAATTAAGTTAATTGAAGCAGTTATACTTTAATGAAGTAATTCATAAACCGATAAATAATTTAAAACAGGTTTTAAAACATGTCATATACCTTAACCGTAGTCAACCGCACACCAATTACCATTCAAAATGGTGCAACTGATAGTTCAACAAGTTTAACTCTCGTAGGTAAAAATTATCCAAATTATGGTCAAATTATTGAACAAGACTTAATTTATCTTATGCAGAACTTTGCTGGTGGCTCACAACCTGTAAATCCTGTAACTGGTCAGTTATGGTGGAGCACAACAAGTAATAATCTACAAGTTTATAATGGAACAACTTTTAAAACAATTGGTGGTGCAACAGTAAGCACAAGTGCACCGACAAGTAGCAGTATTGCTGGTGATCTTTGGTATAAGAGTGATGATGCACAGCTTTATCTTTACAATGGTAGTAGTTGGTTGCTTATTGGTCCAAATTATACAAGTTCACAGCAACAAACAAATGCTACAGCATTAACAATTACAGATAATACAAGTTCAACTCATACAGTATTAGCATTTTATGTTGGTAATACACTAACTGGTATTTTAAGTAAAGATGCAACATTCACACCACAAAGTCCAATCACTGGATTTGCAACCATTCTTCCTGGTTATAATGTTAACTCAACAATTTTTGCTGGTAACATTACAATTAGTGGAACAATTATTCAAAATGCACAACCATATATAACAAGTCTTGGTACACTTACTGGGTTGACGGTAACAGCACCTATTGTTGGTAGTGTTCTTTATAATGCAAATACTGTTATCTATTCAAGTCAACCTAATATTACAAGTGTAGGAACACTGACAAGTTTAACAAGTAGTGGGACTGTTCTTGCACCAAATGTTACATCAACCTTAAATGGTGCTATTGGAACAGCCGCACCAAATGTAGCAACATTTACAAATGCTACTGTAAATAATCGCCTTGTTCAAAATGTTTATACTGCTGGAAGTGTGGGTGCAACTTATACAGTTGATTGGAGTGCAAGTAATTTTTATACATTAACACTAACTGCAAGCTGCGCACTTACTTTCACTAATCCACCAGCAAGTGGTAAAGAACAAACTTTAACAATTGTTACAACACAAGGTGGTAGTGGTAGTTATACATTATCATATCCAGCTGCAGTTCGTTGGGCTAACGGTGTTGCACCAACCTTAACTACAACTGTTTCATACCGTGATGTTCTTCAATTTGTAACATATGATGGCGGAACTTCTTATTTGGGTCGTGCAATCTGGTCTAATGTAGCTCCTTGAGGATAAAATATGTCTACAATTGCAATACCTTTAGCTAATAAAGACAAATATGAAAATAACTTGTTAGTTGTTTTAGATGGCATTAATGATGAAATGACTATTTCAAAGAAATCACATGATCCCAAAGTAATTGGTGTAACTACTGATTATGACAATGCTGAATTAGGACTTAATGATTTTGGAGAAAATCCACACCGTCTTGTTGCTGTTAGTGGTCGTATTCTTTGCTATGTAAAGGGTCCAATTGGGTTTGGTGATTGCATTGTTACTAGTGATAAAGAAGGTGTTGGGCAAAAACTTGACCAAACAAAGTATGTTCCAGGTTGTATTATTGGAAAATCACTTACCACTATAAAAGATAATAGTGTTGAATTAGTAGAGATGGTGCTGACTACTGCATAAATACCGTTGTGGGAATTTATAAATGACATATGCCAGTGGCGGTATAATCCAAGCATCAGATTTTAATACTCGTGTATCTGCAGTTAACGCATTGTGGGGCACTGGTGCTAATGCTAATGGATATGGTCAAGCAAGCACTGTTACTACAACTTCTACTGGTACAGTTGTTCCTGCAACTGATTGGGCCACACTTATTGCACGTTTAACTTCTGCAAATCAGCACCAAGTAAACAATACCACTGGTATTCCATCACAGCCTACTTCGGGTGGTATTATTACCTATCTTAATACATTAGACAGTGCTATTTCTACAATTAACACAAATAAACTTTCAAGTTTTGCACAACAGGCGGCTGCTGCTTTTACAGCGGCACAAACTGCTTCTAGTAGCACTGCATGGACAACAAGTGCACAACGCACATTTACTGCAACTTTTGCTAATGCAGATGCTGCACGTTACTTTTTTAATTCAAATGGTTATCTGGAAGTTAGTTTTGTCAATAATGCACTCGCTGGTAATAGTAAAAGTGATTATTGGCAAGCATTTTTAGCAAATGGTGTAAAACAACATATTTTAAGAGCAAATGCATCTTATTATACTGGAACTGGTTTTACTCCAAATACTAATTTGACTACACAAGGTTATTATAACTTAACAAGAGGTCTTGCTACTTTCTTCCAAGTATATGATACTCCAAGTTCTGTTGATTATGTTAACAACTACATGAATATACAGTATGGCATTGGTAGTGCACAAAATGCTGGTGGTAATGGAGATAACGGTTCAGTTATCGTTATTAACGTTAATATGTTTGATGCTGCTGGTGACGTGTTAAACGATTCAGTTACTGGAAATACAGTAGTTCAAGTTCGTCCAGTTTACCCAGAAACAACTTATCTTACAACACAAAGTTGGGGCACTGTCACAATCGCTGCTAACGTCAATACTCAAGCATAATTTGACTTATTAATATTTTTTTGTTACAATTTCAATATGACTCCAGAAGAACTACGTGAACGGGCTATTGACGCCTATAATCGTGATTTAGCAAAACAAAACATCCTTACTGCCATGGAATCACGCATGACAGTAAATTATTATGATGGTGTGTTTATTGTTACTCAAGAACTTATTAGTTTTTTAAATGCTTGGCGTGACGAAGAAATTTATATGCTTGATGCTTATGATACACCAGTAAAAGTAAATGCTCATGTATTATTAATTCGCTGCAAGCAGCGTTGGCAAGAAGTTATGAATGAATTTGCTGTAGAATACGAAGAATATAAAAAGATTCGTAATGCAAGACAACTCTAAAGGTTGTATCATATTTGCATACAACACAGATAAAATCGATTATTTTAGTCAAGCGGTAGAAGCCGCTGATAGAGTAAATCATTTTCTTGATTTACCAGTTACTATTTTTACAAATGAAGAAAGAGAGTGTAAACACAATGTTATCATTACTGAAATTCCTCCAAAAAATTACAAACAAAGAAATATTTGGTACAACCGCAGCAGAACTGGAGCGTTTGATCTTACGCCTTACAGTAAAACACTGGTGATTGATAGTGATTATTTCTTATGCACTGATACATTAAAATATCATATTGAAAGTCAAAAACCATTTTTAATTGCGAATGAAGTTTATAATCCAGTTAAAGGTGAGAAAACAATTTTTAATATTGGAAAAAGTCATGTTCCTATGATGTGGGCTACTATAATGATATTTGACAAAAGTGATGAAGCAAAACAAATATTTGAGTTTGCAAAAATTGTTGAAAAACATTATGACTATTATAGTAGGTTATATGGTTTTCATTATTCAAGTATAAGAAACGATTACATTTTTAGTATAGCATGTCACGTAATGGGTGGTTATGGTTCTATATCTTATGCTTTAAAAAATTATCCTATTGTAAATTGCGATAGTCAAACATTTTATGAAAGTTTAGATAATAACAAACTTGTATACAAATATGCACATGATAAAATATACGGAAATAGATTACAAAATATAGATTTACATCTTATGAATAAAGGTCAACTATGAGTTCTGGTTACATATGTATTGCACAAAATAGTGGCGATGTAGATTATTTGCGTATGGCATATCTGCAAGCCTTAAGTTGTAAACTGACACAGACAACATATAATAGTTTTAGTGTTATCGTAGATAAAGAAACTGCTGATTGTATAGAACAAAAATACATTGATGTATTTGATAATATTATTGTTATTAAAGATGACCTTGCAAAAAATAGTAAAATTAAAATGCAGAACGAGTGTCAGGTTTTCAAGTATAGCCCTTATAAACAAACTATGAAAACCGAAGCAGACATGTTGTTTACTTCAAACTATGATGAGCTATGGTATGCTTGGAATGTTAGTAAGCAAGTTTTTTGTTCACATGTTTATACATATGACGGTCATTTAATCACAGATCGCAGTCAGCGTAAGTTGTTTGATGATAGTTTATTACCAAACGTTTATAGTGCTTGGACATATTTTTCATATGACTTGGAATGTAAACAATTTTATGATACAATGCGTGTCATTATAGATGATTGGAATTATTACCGTGACAATTATCTTATAAACTGTCGTTATGATGAACCACGAACAGATGAAGTTTATGCACTTGCTTGTAAAATATTAGATATAAAATATAAAAGCAATGGTTTTGGGTTTGTTCATATGAAACCTAAACTTCAAAGAATTGCAACAAACTCAAGTTGGTCTGAAATGCTTTCATTTGAAGTTCATAACGATTTTGCACCAGTTATTGGTGGGTATAAGCAATCTAAACCACTGCATTATGTTGAGAAAACCTTTGTAACAGATGAATTATTAGATAGATATGAGTATGAATTTAACAAAAGAAGAAGTTAAGGCTTGGTGGGATGAGTTTGAAAGAGAACTTGGAAAAATGGTAATGCCTTGTGTTCCTATGCCAGAACCTCCTCCGCCTCCACCTGTTTACAACCCAAGATGGCGGCATGGAAATACTTACTTTACACTTAAGAATGATATGCAATTTGCTGTTGATAGTTCACATACAAACGCAATGGGCTGGAAATATGAGTAATTTAGTTGATATAAGTGATCTTGATGTAATATTCTTAAGCTATAAAGAAACCAACGCTGATAGCAATTGGTCTTATGTTCGTAGTTTTGTTCCGTGGGCAAAACGTGTTCATGGTATAGAAGGAAGTGATGCAGCCCACAAAGCTGCCGCATCAAAAAGTGAAACAGAGAGATTTATTCTTATTGATGGTGATAATCAACCAAACCCAGAATTTTTTAATCAACAATTAAGACTTAATGATGATAATAGTGAATGTGTATTTCGTTGGCGTGCAAAAAATCACATTAATGGGTTATGCTATGGTAATGGTGGGTTGAGCAGTTGGACTAAAACTTTTGTTAATAATATGCGAACCCATGAAGCAAGTGACGGAAATACAGAAACAGCCGTTGAGTTCTGTTATTTTCAAAATTATTGGGCTATGCATGATGTTTGGAGTATAACATCACCAAATGGTAGTCCACAACAAGCATGGCAAGCAGGATTTCGTGAAGGTGTTAAACTTTGTCTTGACCGTGGTCGCCGTGTAAATCCAGAAGAATTTGAAAAGGCAACCTGGTTAGGCAATCGCACAAATCTTGTTATTTGGTGTAGTATCGGTGCTGATGTTGAATATGGCAAATATGCAATGTTGGGTGCTCGTCAAGGTGCTTTTAAAACCATGTTCGATGATGATTGGGACTATACAGAAGTTCGTGATTTTGATAAGTTAGAAAATATTTGGAATGATAGTTTAGAATATAACGACAAAGAAAGTGAAACGTTTGCAAGAATGTTGCGTAAACGTTTAAATCTTGATATAGTGACTTTTAATGCTGAACAAAGTAAATGGTTTAAAAATCATCAACGTACATATCAAAATATTGATATTATGTTACCAGAAAGAGATGTAGGAAATGTCATCCGAAGTGCTGCTAGACAACTCTGGTGATACTGCCACAGTTAACGAAGATAACACATTAAAAAGTGATTTTCTAACCGCCGCTGAAAAAATGCAGCAGAAGTTAGGTAATTCACTTTGCCTTTCCAAATGGATGCAAACGAGTTTGCACCTAACAACTGGTCATACTAATAGTTGCTACCATCCACCACTACATAGGATAAATGCAGATGATCTCACCGATAACCCCAGTGCACTCCACAACACTGAATTTAAAAAAACGCAAAGACAGCGAATGCTACTTGGAGAACGCCCAGAAGAATGTAGTTACTGTTGGCGAGTTGAAGCCACAGGAAACTTATCAGATAGACATTACAGATCGGGAGAACCTTGGGCTGCTAATAAGTATAATGAGATTCTTATTCAAGACCCCTTAACTTGGAATGTAAATCCAGCTTATGTAGAAGTAAATTTTAGTAATGTTTGTAACTTACAATGTAGCTATTGTTCGCCACAATTTAGTAGTGCGTGGCAAAAGGAAATAAATGAAAACGGTGCTTATCCTACTTCTAATTCCCACAATAGTCCTTCTTACTTTACTACTGATCGTAGAGTTATACCAAACAGGGAAAGTAATGTTTATGTTGATGCGTTCTGGCGATGGTGGCCAGAACTCTACCCAAACCTAAAACATTTTCGTATGACAGGCGGTGAACCACTGCTTGACAAAAACACTTATCGTGTATTTGATTATGTATTAGACCATCCTAAAAAAGATTTACATCTAAACGTAACAAGTAACTTTAGCCAAGATGAATATGTATTTGAAAAATATCTCACTTATGTAAAGCATATGTGTGGTAATAAAGTGTTAGAGCATTTCATGCAGTTTGTCTCTATTGATGGTTATGGTGAACGTGCTGAATATGGTCGTCATGGTCTTGATTTTAAACTTATGCAATCTAACGTTGAGAAGTTCTTAACAGATATACCAGGTCGTAATAGCGTAACTTTTATCATTACGATGAATGTGCTAAACATCACAAGTCTTAAAGAATTGATGCAATGGATACTTGAACTTCGTAACAAATACAATACAACGTATCAACGTGTTTGGTTTGATACTCCAATTCTTCGTGAACCTAAATGGCAATGTGTTGATATACTGCCAGAAAGTTATGCTTGGTTCTTACAGAATATTGTTGATTGGATGAAGCCACAGACAGAAACGGTTGATACAAGATTTAATGGTTTTAAAGATTATGAAATAACTAAATTACAACGTGTTGTAGATTGGATGCGTGAACATCACCGTGAAGATAATAAAGCTATGGCAGATTTTTATAAATTTTTTGCTGAACATGATAGCCGCCGCAAAACTAATTTTTTACAAACCTTTCCAGAAATGGTAGAATGGTGGGATAATTGCAAATATTGGGCAGATAATGCGAAGTAAAAAACCAGAAGAATCTTTTTTAGAATATAAACAACGTGTGTTAGATACAAAAAGTAAATCTTTTTGTGGTGCTAAATGGTATAATGCAACTATATGGCTTGGTAGTGGACAAACGACAAGTTGTCACCACCCACTTCCGCATACTATACCTGTAAATGAATTAGAAAAAAATCCAAGTGTATTGCATAACACATATCAAAAGAAGACTGAACGTGCAATGATGCAACAGGGGGAACGTCCAAAAGGATGTGAATATTGTTGGCGTATTGAGGATAACAGTGATATAGCTATCAGTGACCGTCCTTACAAAAGTATGATATATAGTGAAGAAGAATTGAACGAGGCATTTCGTCTACCATTTGATACTGACGTAAATCTTCGCACTTTGGAGATAGCCTTTGATAGAACTTGTAACTTTGCTTGTAGCTATTGTAATCCCGCTTTTAGTACTACTTGGGTTAAAGACATTAAAGTTAATGGACCATACGTTGACCTTGTTAGCGATGGTCGCAATCATTTTACCCATATACATGATTCTTCTCAGCTATATAGTTTCTCTGATACGAATCCATATGTAGAAGCATTCTTTAAATGGTGGGAAACTGACCTATATAAGACACTACGTGAATTACGTATAACTGGTGGTGAACCACTTATGAGTGGACATACATGGAAGTTGCTTGATTGGTTTAAAAACAATCGTGGTAAAAGCCGAACGAAACTTGCAATTAACAGCAATCTTGGTATTGAACGAGAAAAACTTGTAGAGTTTGTAGATAATATTCGTGAATTGCCACACGTTGAAGTTTATACAAGTTGTGAAGCATTTAAAGAGCAAGCTGAATATATTCGTGATGGTTTAAATTATTATCAATGGTTTGATAATTTAGTTTACCTACAAAATAGTGGTGCTGTTAAACAATTACACGTAATGGCAACTATTAATGGATTATGTTTGCCATCATTACCAAATTTTCTTGAACACATGATGGATTTTAAAATGGGTTATGGTCGTGATAGTTTAACTGTTACACTTAACATTTTGCGTTTCCCAAGTTTTCAAAGTCCAATTGTAATGCCATATGGTATCAAAGAAGAATGCGCTGTTGCTCTTGAAAAGTTTTTAGAACGACATGAACATGGAAAATATTTGCATCAAATGGAAATTGAACATGTTAAACGTTTAATTCAATATTTACGTACAACAACAACTCCACATGAAGGTGCAAGTCACATTGATATTTTAGAAAAAGATTTTAAAAACTTCTATGAACAATACGACAAACGCCGTGGTAAAGATTTTATTGAAACTTTTCCTGATTTAGAAGATTGGTATAATGGCATATAACTATAACGGCAAAGAACCAATTAAAATTGCTGTTGACGATTTAACAGATTCTCAAAAACATTTAATCTTTGAGAACAAATCATTTTGTATGTATCCTTGGATTCATCTTCATGCATTTCCAACAGGAGAAGCATATCCGTGTTGTAATACCGAGATGCCTGAACTTGTAGGTAACACTCGCCATAATACAATAGAAGAAATTTGGCATGGATCGGCAATGCAAGATGTTCGTAATAAGATGCTTGCTGGTGAACCAGTAAAAGGTTGCAGTCGTTGTTATGAGCAAGAAGACAATGGTTTTTTCAGTATGCGCATGAGTGCTAATAAACACTTTGGACATCATATTGCACTGACAGACAATCCCACACCGCCAATGAAAATGATTTATTGGGATATACGTTTTAGTAATTTATGCAATCTTCGTTGTCGCAGTTGTGGTCATATCTTTAGTTCAAATTGGTATGATGATCAAGTTAAACTTGCAGGTGAAGAGTGGGGAAAAAATAACAAACGTATCAATTTTGCTGGTCGCAATGAAGATGATATTTGGAATCAGCTTGAACCGCAGATTGATAATCTTGAACAAGTATATTTTGCTGGCGGTGAACCACTTATCATGGAAGAACATTACCGTTTGCTTAAAGAACTTATTAAGCGTGGTCGTCACGATGTTCGTCTCATTTACAATACAAACTTTACACAAACAGTTTATAAGAAAACAAATGTGTTTGAACTTTGGCGTGAGTTTAAAAGTGTAAGTGTTGGAGCAAGTTTAGACGCAATGGGTAAACACGCCGAGTATATTCGCAAGAATACGGTATGGGCAGATGTTGAACGCAATCGTGAAGAAATGTTAAAGATATGTCCACGTGTAGATTTTTATATAAGTCCAACATTAAGTGTTATGAATGCATTACACTTACCTACTTTTCATCGTGATTGGGTAGAACGTGGATTTTTAAAACCGCAAGATTTAAATATTAATATATTGCAAGATCCACCTCATTATCGTATTGATATACTGCCATTTCAATATAAAGTTGATGTGCAAGAACTTTATTTGGAGCATATTGATTGGCTTAAACCCCAAGATTACCTGAAACGAGCAACTGCTGGATTTGAAAGTGCAATTAACTTTATGATGGCAGATGATAAGAGTAATTTGCTAGAAAAGTTTATTACTAAGACAGTTCAACTAGATAAGATACGAAATGAAAATATTTTGGAATCCATTCCAGAAATGAGATTTATTCATGAATAATTTTTGTGTATTACCATTTACTAGTATTGAAGCAGATCCAATGGGTAAATGTAAGGTATGTTGTTTATCAAAAACTACTATACCAAATATTGACCTTAAAACTAATACATTAACAGAAGCATTTAACAGTGATTACATGCGTAATTTAAGACAACAATTTTTACAAGATGAAAAACCAAGTGAATGTGAACGTTGTTGGACAGAAGAAGCAAGTGGACGCACTAGTAAACGTATGCACAGCACTATGCGACTTCAAAAAATTTTGCAAAATAAATCTTTTACTAAAGATACTGATGGTGAACTTATTTTTCTTGATCTTAAACTTGGAAATATTTGTAATTTGAAGTGTAGAATATGTGGTAGCTTTAGTAGCAGTAAATGGGCACAGGAAGAAATTGATATATTTAAAAATAACAATACAGCACGTGAAAATCTTGAAAATGGACGTTGGCCACGTGAAGCAAACAATTTTTGGAAAGATTTAGCAGATTTATTATCAAATACAAAATATTTTGAATTTACGGGTGGCGAACCATTTCTTATTGACGAACACTTTACATTATTAGAAATTGCAGTCAAGATGGGTTATGCAAAAGATATTGAATTGCATTACAATACTAATACTACTACTTTTCCTAAACGTGGTTTAGAATTGTGGCCAAATTTTAAATTGGTTGAAATTGCCCTATCAATTGATGATATGGGTAAGCGGTTTGAATATCAAAGATTTGGAACAAAATGGGAAACTACTCTTGAAAATTTAGAACGTTTTAGACAATTAAGACAAAACAATAAAAATATAAAGCTACAACTGTGTTTAACTGTTAATGTACTAAATGTTTACTATCTTGATGAAATTTGTAAATGGATACCAAAACAAAAATTTAATTATGTTTATTTTAACGTATTGCATGATGCCTGGTATTTTAGTATCAAACATTTTACTCAACGTGCTAAGGATTTAGTTAATGAAAAATATAAAAATTATACTGGTTTTTACGCTGATGAAATAAAAAATTTAATAACATTTATGAATCAGGGTGTTAGTAGTGATGGAACTGATTTGGTAAGAATACTTAAGCAAAGTGACATACAGCGTAATCAAAAGTTTAGCAATTATCATAGTGAGATAGCGGCGGCAATTGGTTATGAATGATTTTTGTTTGGCACCTTGGACCCACACATATATATCACCACAAGGTGAGCGTAGGTTATGCTGTGCATCACGAGAACCCGCACAAAATTTTAAACAGTATATTGACACTGAACACGGAAATGGTGAATTTCAAGCCTTAGCACTAGAGGAATGGTGGAATGGTGAACATATTAGAAGAATAAGAAAAGAGTGGTTATCTGGAACAATCCCAAAAGAATGTGAAGTATGCGATAAAAAGTTACTTAATACTTCTGTTTATCGTGATTACTTTGCTCATCTCTTCGGTCATTTACGGAAGGATATTATTTCTTCTACTGACCATGAAGGTTATACAACCATAGAACCAATATCCTGGGATTATCGTTATAGTAATGTATGCAACTTTAAGTGCCGTATGTGTGGTGACATGTTAAGTAGTGCATGGGAAGTTGAAGTGCGTAAAAATGATATGGTTGACATAAAAAATCCAAAGAACTATTGGATGCAACCAAAGAATCGCCATGCTATTCGTGATTTTACTCGTGATGTAGTAATACCAGAATTTCGTGAAGCTATAGAAAACAAAACTGTGCGTGAAATCTATTGGGTAGGCGGTGAACCACTATTGTATGACGAACACTGGACTTTCATGCGCCGCATCGTTGAATTAGGTTATGCAGATCAGGTCCGTGTGCGGTATAATACGAATTTAAGTTATACTAAAGATAAAGATGGAACTCTTTGGGATTTATTACACCACTTTCCACATTGGGAAATATGTGCAAGTTTAGATGGAACAGGAGATATTGGTGAGTATATTAGAAGTGGTCTTAATTATAATGATTGGTTGGATAATTTTAAACAAGGAATCCAACATCAGCGACATGTTCGCCAAATGCGTATTGATTTTACTCTTACTTTGCCTGGTTTATATGATCTGGCCAATATTATTAATCTTGTTGATTCTCTTAATGTTTCCCTATTAAGTAAAGTAGTATTTGCTTTTAGCCCTGATATATTATTAAGTCCATTAGCTTTACCTCGTAATATATTAATACCACTTATAGAAAATATACAAGAAAATATAAAATCAAAAATAACTTACAGAACTCAAAGTTTGTGGGATGTATTGGAACATCTTAAAACTCGTCAAACTTTTGAAGAAGAATTTCCTGACAATTATAAACAAGAGGCAAAACGAGGTAAGGCGCATCTTTTAAAATTGGAATCTATTCGTAAAGATGCTAAAATAAAATTAGAAGATATCTTAACTGGTGATACCTTAGATTGGTGGAATAGTATATGAATGTTGTAATGACCCTTCGCAATCCGTTAGACAAAACAGATTTTTTAAATGTTTTTATTGAACCTAATGATACCCAACTTGCAAAAGATTGGCAAGCAGCATTGCAGTTTGAGATACAGCGCAACTCTATTTTGGAAAAAAATTATTGTTGGCATGGTTGGCCAAATGGTGCAAGAAACCTACAATATCTTACTAGCGAATTAAGTCGTCATGCACTTAACATATGGAAGTTTAACGAACTAGGAATCTGGCAAGGTTTAGGACTACCTAATATTAAAATTGAAACTGTTTATACGCCTGAAACAGTTATGCTTCCGCTCACAGATGAACCTGATAGTGGTGGACCAAACCACGATGTTATGAATATAGTGCATAATCATTTTGAACATCTGCAAGGAACTGTAGAAAATCTTAGTCCATACTACAAGATTGCACCACCAAATATAAAGTATAGCATAAGACAATTAAACAATCTTTGCCATGAGATTGAAACATTATGTTTAAGTTTGCGTAAGCAAAAACACAAACCAGATTGGATTCGTCCTAGCCAGATTACAACCTTTTTAAATGCTAAAAGATATAATTTAACAGATGAACATCGTAATGGTTTTTTAACAAATGGACATGACCGAAAGTTTGCACATGTTTATATGCATTGGACACAGATTGGCAAAACATTACTTGAAGTATTTCGTGATGAAGATGCACCACACCTTAATCAAGTAACGTGTGATGCTATAACACATTTACAATATTACAGTGGCGAGTTTGATATTGAATGGGGGCGTGATGTTTGTTATGGAAAACATGATTGGCATACACAAGAGATTGATAAGTTCAATGACTGGTTAAAGCGTGAAGGATATGACCCAAACAATAAATCTTTAAGTCTTGGTTATCTTGAAATTGGTAAGATTGATCTTGAAATGAGTTTTGGAACCACTGACATTTCTACAATATGGGATGTTATGGGCGACTATCTTGACATATACAGCCTTGAAGTAGATGGAGACCATGCTATCTATGATTATAGTTGGGCTGACGAAAACCATGAACAACGCCAAATTGATTATTTGATGCCTGGTTATCGCAGTCATGTTTGATATAGTTTGGTATGATTACAGCGATGGTGATATTCAACATTTAATTGCGAAAGCTAAACAAAGTAGCAAAACAGAATATGTTTGGCTTGCACATCGTCAACTAGATTATGTAAACTTTAATTTTCGTTGGATGCCTAACCGTCATCAACTACAATACAAACACGCTTGGCCAAGTCATAACAATGCAGAACATTATACTACATGGCTTATACCTGTTTATAATGATAGCGGAATAGTGCATCATGATCAACTCGTACCAACGATTGATACAAAATATTATGATACATGTTTGTTGAATACAAATAGTTTTGATAATGCACATACGGTAGATTTTCAAGTTCGTTTAATAACTACCATGCAAACTGCAATTGATACCGCAGTTAAAAAATCAACCAAACCTTGGTTGTGGATTATTGCGGATTGTTGTGAGTATGATGGGTTTGATTTTAATTGGTTACCAAATAATCATGAGATGAATTATATTCACTGCTGGCCAAGTGGAACATGTGAAAAGGGTGATACATTTTTAATTAATGTTGATGCTTATAAACGAGGTGAACGCAATTATAATTTTAATCATGAACCTATCAAACGTAAACGTTGGCCAAGTACAAAGGTTACGCATGATAGTTTGGTACAGGAACTTAATGCAACTCCTAGACTAAATGCAATTTACACCGTATATTCTTATGTTGGATTTATAGATTATCCAGATGTTTGTCTGTGGGAAAAACGACCTGTGGTTAGTTTAAATCGTAGCAATAGCAGTTGTCTTGTTCCACGTGATTGTGTTGTAAAAAAAGAAATATACGAATATCCATATCTTATACGTGAAACAAGTTATGGATTTGATCTTGCAATCGATGTTATTTTTATTGAGAATGGTGAAAGTTGTGCAAAAGAAAATTATGAAAGATTGAAAAAGTTAGAACCATTGACAAAATACTGTGCTGGTGTAAATGGCAGATTAGCTGCATATAAAAATGCTGCAAACCAAAGTAACAGTGATTGGTTCATTGCTGTGTTTGCAAAGTGTCATGTGAAAGACAATTTTGACGATTTTGATTGGCAACCAGATTTTTGGCAAGAACCTAAACATTATATTTTTTATAATCACAATCGTAATAATAATTTGACATATGGACACATGGCACCTATTGCCTACAATACAAAACTAATTTTACAAAATACGGGTGGTCTTGATATGACATTGGCGCAAATGCACACCACCGTGCCAATTTGTATAAGTGAAACCTATATTGAAGATGATCCATGGTTGACATGGCGAACTGCGTTTCGTGAGGTAATTAAACTACTTCATTATAGTAAGAATAATCCAAGCGTTGAAAATGAATATCGACTATGGTCATGGAAAAATATAACAAATGGAAATGATGCTATTTGGCAACAGCGTGGTGTTAAAGATGCAGAAGATTATTATAAAATGTGTGGCGACAATGAAGATGCACTAATGTTGACAAGTGAATGGGATTGGTTGCAGGCACATTATTCATCTTTACAAAGATGAAATTACAGTTTGAATAATATAATCAACTTGTTCATCAGTAAGATGTGTATGACTTGGCAAACTAATTATTTTACCAGATAAAGATTCACTTTTAACACACTGATGTTGATTCCACTGTTTAGCAAATTTTTGAGTATGCAATGGATGTTTATAATGACTGCTATAATTTATTTTTGCATTTTTTAAGTAATTGCATGTTTTTTCATAATCGTTGGTTACAATTGGCATAACATACCAATTATAGAGATTTTGAAATGCAAATTTTGGAATTTTAATTTGATTGTGATTTGAAAATGCTTCACAATATTTTTTAATTATTTGGACTTTTCTTGTGAAAATTTTTTCATAATTTTTAATATTTGCTGTAATAAGTGCAGCTTGTATACTTGTTATTCTGGATGTAAATCCAACATTATCAATATTACTATCAAAACCATAAAAAGATTTACCATTTGAGCAAATTGAATCTAATAATAATGTATCAATTTTGTTAGTGATGATTGCACCACCACCGCCAGCACCCCCAAAATTTTTGTAAGGATTAAAACTTATACAAATAGCATCTGCTATAGTTTGATCATAATCTTTTGTTGTTATACTAAAACTCTGTGCAGCATCAATGATAAGTTTTAAATTTCTCTCGTCACACCATTTCTTTAAATTATAAATGTCACAACCTTGACCATATAAATCAACGACTAAAACAGCACTTACTTCATTAGCATACAAATTATAAACACGAGTAAGATCATTTAAATCTAACAACCAACTGTCATCAATATCAACAAATGTTGGAATACAATTAGCATTTAAAACAGACTGCGCAGTAGCTGCATATGTCATTGTTGGTATTAATATTCTTGAATCTTTTGGAAGATTTAACGATAAGATACCTGCATGTAATGCGGCCGTGCATGTGCTTGTTAATTGCACACTTGCATTATTATATAAATTACTAATAAATTTTTTTAATTCAATCTCATGTTGACCACGATAAACTTCACCGTATTCTAAAGTAAATTTTAAATTTTTTAAAATTTCTTCATTATTGTCTTGATATTGTAAATCCAAATCCGAAAATTTTATCATAGTAATATTTTTATACCACTTTCTAAATCAACTTTGGGGGTATAACCAAGATATCTAACAGCAGTGCGTGTATCCATTGCACCACGACGAGGCATGTCCTCTGGTAAATCACGACCACAAATAATTTCACTTTCGCTTTGTGTCAATTCAACGATAAGTTTAGCCGCATCATACAAACTTACAGCTTGACCATAACTCACATTAGCAATAACTTTGCTTACTGGTGATGTGGCAGCATTAACGATTGCTTGTGTAATATCACTTACATATGTAAAGTCAAGTTTAGCTAATGGATCATCTACATTAATTGGTTCATTATTTCTAGCTGATAATATCCATTTACTGATTACTCTGTTAGGATTATCACCAATTCCATATGCAGCCGTTGGTCTTGTGATAACCCAATTCTTTGCAATATCCTGAACTAATCGTTCACATGCAAGTTTAGCTTTACCGTAATCATTAATGGGACGAAGTGGATCATCTTCACGAACAGTTCCAACCCAATTTCCATAAACCATGCTACTGCTTATATAAACAAACTTTGCATTTGGGTATTTGGTTAATAGATATACAGTTGAATTAATAGTGTTTTGCCAAGCATTGCCAATTTCTTTTGCAAAACTTGCTTGGTTAGGATGGCAAGCAAGATGAACAATAACATCTACATCTTCTACAATGGTTTGTGCACAATCACAATTTAACCAATCATCATAACCATAATCCATACGACGACCACGATCAAGATATAATTGTGTTGTAATAAAACGTAGGTCATCAACAATTGTTACCTTATGTTTTTTATTCTTAAGTGAATTTACAACATGATGACCAATAAACCCAAAACCACCCGTAACTAAAACGTGCATATTAGACCGCCATATCTGCTTTAATAGTTTGGTGATGAATATAATTCATTAAACGGATATCATCCATTTGCGCTGTCCACACATCTTTAACATCACTTAAGTCAAGATGCGGTAATGGAAATGGGCGACGACTCATTTGTTCTTTAACCTGTTCAATATGGTTATTATAAATGTGAACATCACCAAATGTCAAGATTAATTCGCCAACTTGTGCCCTAATTGTTTTGGCAATAAGATGCGTTAGCAATGCGTAGCTTGCGATATTAAATGGTACACCCAAAAATAAATCAGCACTGCGTTGATACATCTGACAACTTAAAATATTATTACGAATATAAAATTGTGCAAACATATGACAAGGTGGTAATGCCATATCTTTAAGTTCAGCAGGATTCCATGCTGTCAAAATATGACGACGACCAGTAGGGTCTTTTTTAAGACCATCAATTAATTCTGCAAGCTGGTCAGTTTCACGATAATTTATTTTGTTTAGGTTGCTATCTGGTTTAAATGGATTACCAGCTTCGTCTACTGAACGCCAATGTCGCCATTGAACACCATACACACGACCTAAATCACCATCATACTTTGCTTTTGGTTTCCAGTATGGTGCTTTTGCATTTGCAGTCCAGATAGTTGTTTTATCTTTATCACGTGTGCCGTGTAGTATTTCTGCAAGACGGCGTTCATCACCACTGCCCTCAATAAACCAAAGTAGTTCACTTACTACACTCTTCCATGCAAGTTTCTTTGTTGTAACTGCTGGAAATCCTTCTTGTAAATTAAAACGTAATTGTTCACCAAAAAGACTAACTGTGCCTACGCCTGTTCTGTCTTCACTTTGGGTGCCATCTAAAATAACTTTTGCACATAAATGATTATAATTTTGCACGTTTCCACACCTGAAATAATTTGTCTTTGCCGTAGGTTTCCCAATCCACTTGGAAATTGTGTAACAATTCTACCACATCTACGGCTACATCACAATTATAATTATCATCAAAAACTGTAAGATATATTTGTTCAAATAAATGTTTTGTGCTTCTTATAAGTTTTGCACCACCAATTATCCATATATCTTTATCAGGATTATTGGCTTTTAATACTGCTAAACTTTGTTCAATAAAATCACCATTAATTACATAATGTGCATCACGAAAATTATCAACAGGTTGATTAGATACCACACAACATAGTCTTTCAGGAAGTGGTTTGGGCATTTTTGGATCTAACCATGTGTTACTACCCATAATAACAATATGATTGCGTGTATTGTTACTGAACCATTGCATGTCTTGTTTATCATGTGGCCAGGGAAGACTGCCACCCTTGCCTATCCCACCATCACGGTCTACGGCAAATATGGCTTTAATCATAGGTCCAGTAATTCGTTAGTTTTGGATTCTACTTCTTCTGCAATTGCAGATATATTAAGATGAAAGTCCACACACTCTATTTCTTCATCATGTGCATCAAGATAGCTTTCAATTACAGTTTCAATTTCTGAATATTCATATCCATTTGCCAACATTGTTGTTACATCAAATGCATGAAGCTGACCATCTTGAAATTTTGCATCTATTCTTTTAATAAAACGAATGGGAACATCTGATATTTCAACACTTGAAATCAAATGCTCCCATCTGTCAAAAAATTCGTCACTGAAACTATCAGACACTGGTCTTATTCTTAACGGTCTTTGCTGGTGCTTTCTTTGTAGACTTTACAACTACAGGTTTATCACCTTTAAGTTCATTAAGTTGCTTCTGCATGCTTTGCATGGTCTTCATCATTTCCATTATAAAAGCAGTCATATCTGGTTGTGCTGTTGGTGCTGGTTGAACTACAGGTGCTGGTGCAAGTTTTGCATTTTCTGCCGCAAGGTCTATGCCAAGGTCTTTAAAACTTGCATTTTCACTTACAAATGCATCTGTCTGTGCAGTCTTTGCTGGATCAGAATAACCTTGTGAATTTTCCATACGCTCAAGTTTCTTAACAGCATCATCACCTTTACCAACTGTAGATAATAGGTTGTTTAATTCATCAAGACGCATACTGCTCTTGCTGTTTGGTGTTACCATAACACTGTTTGCAGCAACACGCTTAAGATAATTTTCTTGACTTAATGCTTGCAACATATTTTGTCCATCGCTCATCATACGGCGTTCAAGAATATCACTGAACTCATATGCAGCTTGACCTTCTGTGCTTTCCAAAATCTTCATGACATCATCATGATATTTCTGTGGCATGATATCACTATAAATGACAACTGCCATATGTGGTTCATCACCACCAATGCTACGCTTGACGATGATAACTTTTTTACTATTGACTTTACCTACGTGTTTAAAAAAACTCATTGATCCGTTCCTTCGGTTGGTTGTGCAGCTGGAGTTGCGTTTGCAATAAATGCTTTTACTTTATCATAAACTGCACCAACGGTTGATAACTCTTCTGCTTTAAATGCACCACGTTGTGCAACAATCTCTATAATTTGCACCAAAAATGCAATATCATTGATAGTTACACTTGGTGGTGTTTGAACTTCGTTATTTTCGTCGCTCATTTTAGTCTCCATTATATTATATTTAATATAATAAAAAAGGCTCCGAAAATTTTCGGAGCCTTAAAAGATGCCTTATGGATGGATAGGATTAGGCATCTTCGTAGTAAGCACTTACACCAAATGGTGGTTCAATGGTCTTGTTATACTTGTTATGGATAATCCAAACAGTATCACAATAGTTTTCATCACCCCAAGAACCAAATGGTTCACCGTCAGTAAACACAATCAATAGCTTTGGTGAAACATCTTCGTGCTTCATCCAGTTCCAATTCACTTCAAAGTCGGTGCCACCAAAACCTTTAGGTTCATAGTTTACAAGGTCATCACCATCAGCAGTGGTATATTCTTGTGGGTTATGGACCTGTGTATCAAAGCACCACACTTTAATCTTGTAATCATCATATGATTGCATAATACCGTTGATTTCACCAAAGAAATTATTCAACTGTTCATTGCTGATAGAACCACTGGTATCAATGGCAACACAGACATCAATAGCTTGGTCCTTACGCATGTTAGGCAGAACAAAACCATTGCTGAAATGTTTCTTATTAGGAACAGTCCAAGTGTAATCATTCTTAACAGTGGATTGGATTTGTTGTGTAATGAGTTCACGCCAGTTGATTTTAGGTTGTGTGAGTTCATTAATCATACGCTTGACATTGCCAGGAACATTGCCAGCGCCAGCAGATTGTGCGGCGGCAAGCATTGCTTCCTTAAACTCATCCTTAATCTTTTGACGTTCTTCTTGTGAAAGTACGGGACGACCTTTGCCATCCTTCTCACCATCACCTTCGCCGCCACCGCCCTTGCCATCCTTGTCAGCATCAAGATGGTCATCAAGCAATTGGTCAAGCAAATCTTCAATGTTGATTTTGGTAGCGTTCTTGATCAAGTCATCATAAACTTGTTCAAAATTCCATTCATCGTATTTGCGATCATGCAATACGGGAACAACAGTAATTTTTGCACCAAGGTTATACTTAATACAATCAGCATTAACAACATAATCCATTGCGATGTTGGCAATGTCACGTTGTTTGCCAATACCACGGTTGATATGGTCATATGCACAATGAAGCAATTCGTGACAAAACAAAAACATCATTTGGTTTGTAGGCAACTTGAGGATAAAGTCACTGTTGTAATAAAAGTGACGACCGTCAGTTGCGGCAGTGGTCAGCCAGCTATCGGCATTAACCAATTTTAGTCGCATGGCAAGATTGCCGAAAAAAGGTTGTTTAAGAACCAGTGCAATACGAGCCTTGAGAATTGCTTGACGTGCGTTGTAATCTACCGTAGCATCAATAGTATCGGACAGTTTGCCACCACCCTGTTTAACTTTAGCCATAATTAATCTCCTATCCATATATACATAATACCACAGAATTATATTATGTCAAGAGAAAAAATAGGGGGGAAGTGTTGCGGCACTACCCCCCTAACCGTAGGAAAAATCACACTTTTTTCCTACCTTATCTCGCCCTCACTGTGATGGAGAACGATAGGGGCGAGATTAATCACGCACTGCCGCAAGGATGAAGTCACCGTTTTTAGCATGATATTCCTTATAGTGCTTCATCTTGCTAGTCTTCATTGGCAACTTGTAGTTACGGAGAATAGTAGCAAGCATCATAACTTGTAATTCCGTATCCATGTTGTCAAGGAAGAAGCGGAACACGTTGTCAAGTTCATCGTGCCAAGCGGTATTCTCGTTGTCTTTCATACGTTCACCACCACGACGATCATAGCTATCCTTGAGTTCATAGCAACATGAAACCGTCAGCGAATACTTTGCACCAATGTCTTTCGCTTTGAGTTCCTTAACCTTACCGTTAAGAATATCGGTAGGATTAGGCATCTGGCTTGCTACCTTACGATGTGCGGCAAACTTAAGTGCAACACCTTCACCAACTGTACCAGACACAAGGTCATTCAGTTCAGTATCTACAAGGTCTTCTTGCAAGAGATCGCTAACAAACGACCACGAACGAGGCGTAGCAAACGATGCACCACTTTGGCGAGGATCAAAGTTGAACAAATCATTCTTGTTGCAAGTTACATAAGCAACAACGTCAGGATTGATAGCATTGTTCAATGCCCAATCATTCCACGACTCGAAGTCAACACGCAAGTTCAAGTGAACAAAACGGTTGGCAAGTGGCGATGGCATACGATACACAACACCACGGTCAGTGTCACGGTTACCAGCGGCAACGATAACAACATTGTCAGGAAGTTCATACGTGCCAACACGACGATTAAGAACAAGCTGATAAGCGGCAGCTTGTGTTGCTGGTGCAGCAGAGTTCATTTCGTCAAGGAAAAGAACCACAACAGGATACTTGGCAGCTTCTTCTGCTGTAGGCAGATCGGGTGGAGCATTCCACATGGCATTGCCAACGGTTGGGTTGTAGTAAAGAACACCTTTAAGATCGGAAGGGTCCATAAGTGCAAGACGCAAGTCATACAGCTTGCCGCCCATGCTTTCACAGATATCGGCAACAAGTTCGGACTTGCCAATACCAGGTGCGCCCCACAAGAAGATAGGACGTTTACGCTTCATACATACCATAATTTCACGCTTTGCAGAAGCGAGAGTAACGGTGCGCACTTCGGAAAGTGCCTCATTTGGTTTAGCCATTGTAATTCTCCATCAGTTGACTATAACTCAATATAACACATTATTTGTAGTTGTCAAGCAGAAATTTTTTGCAAATCTGCAAGCGCACCTTGCAACCAACGTGATTTCTGGACAAGTGCCTTACCAGACAATTCACCGTCACAGCAAAGGTTTTCGGGCGAAAGTTCAGCTTCAAGACTATCTTGCAATTCTGCAATATCACGACTTGTCAAATTATTGACATCCATTTGACGCTTGTTGAAAATAGCGTTCCAAACGTTCTGCTTATTGATATAGGCTTCAAGATTACGCATCAATTTTCTCCATCAATTGACTATAACTTATATTACCACAGGATTAGGGGTTGTCAAGCACTTTTTTCAAGACGAACATAATGTAAACGGGTTACATTTTTGTCATCATGTTTATAGATACGTGCGGTCAAGCTGATTTTCTCGTTATTTTCCAAGCGGTTAGCATGTGGAAAACTTACAAGATTTCCGTCAATTTCAGCCGTATGATACCATTTACCATAATTATGGCTATAAACGGCACTTACAATTGTTACGGTTGCCTTTAACCCATCACCAATTTGTCCAATATGACGGCTGTTTTCGCCAATTTGTGCAATCTTTTCAACGGCTTGCTCACGCTTTACAGCGTTATTATAGGAACTAGGAACGCTGGCAATAACCGCCAAGTTACGGTAATCGTCAGTTTTAAATTCTTTTTGTTCTGTTAAAAGAACGCAAGTTTTCCAGTATTCTTGTAATGTGCCAGCAATAAGTTCAATCATCTTGCTGTCAAGATATTCACAAATTTGTTCAGCAAATTCAATATCTTGCGGTAAAATTTTAAAGTTTTCCATTTCTGGATTAAGAAATTCACGCATAAGTGCGGCATTGCTTAATTCACCCTTGGTGTTGTCAGCATCATGCCGTTTGATATAACGACCATTTGTCCGTTGTGCCGCACAAGCGGCAGACATAGCATGTTTCAAGCCAATAGTGGTCATTTTGCACCTTTATGCTTTGGTTTACGGGTATAGCTGCCCTTGCCCTTACGGGGGGTGACAATTTTTTGACGGTATTTGGGGTCAGCCAATGACTTGGCAATAAGGCTACGCATCGCTAGTTCTCCATCAATTATGCTATAATATCATATAATTATGCCTTGTCAAGACATATTTTGGATGGCTTGGCTTAAATTATTGTCACAGAGTGCTAACATCATGCTTAATTCACTATCCATAAGGAATAATTCACCCTTGCTCATTTGGTAAAACCACGGATGATTATGGTAACGATCCATTAGAACAAGTTCTTTACCATTGATTTGATATTTTTGCCTATCAATATGATGTTCATAGAATTTATATCCATAACTGCGCAATAGTTCAAGGGCAGTATTGTTGAGCCTAAATCCAAAATTTTTATTATTATTATACCAATAAAGAATAAAAATATTTTTTTGATTTATGTGAGGAATAGGCGCATCTTGTCCATGTGACAAATGATATAATTCGTGTGTCCAATCAATTTTGGATTTATTATTTTGTTGGGTAAACGATTGGGCCACTATTGAGCAATACTACGCTAAAACGATTTGTTTTAAATTGTGCATTAAGTTTCTTGCAAAGATTAATAGCATGACCAGGATTGCTAAAACTACTTTTTTTATATTTTGGTCCACTATACTGTGCCAACATGCTTGTAGTTTTAAGATTTACTGGTTTATTGTCAAGAAAGATAGCCCAAATACCTTCACTTGCCAGCACTTGTTCTGACTTGTAAGTTTGCTTATTCGTAATTTCTAATAGTACTTGAGGCTTTGGTCTACTCATAATTGATAATATCTATAGTTTATTTATCGGATCGATTCGATCCTAAAAATCTTTCCCTATCATTTCTACATTTATAGTATCTGCATTTTCAAGTTTTACTTCTAAATCAGCAATATGATTTTCTAATTGCAGAACATATCCAAGTAAATCTACAAGTTCACCTTGGACTTTTCGTATTTCATCATTATCAATAATTTGTTTACCTGCGGCAACAGTTACACGATTATTAAATTCACGGATGTAATGCGTATTAGGCGGTCTCACTATTACAAATCCTTAAACGTTCTTGCTGTTCCAATTTGGTCTTAAATGGACCTTCATACTCATATCGTTGTAGTGTAATGAGTTTTGGTGTAAACTCTGGAACAAAAGTTTTATTATATTTTACAATGTAATAACCAGCACAATAATATGAACTGCTCTTATCGTTCTTTGTATAAATTGGAACTTTAAGTTTTACATTCCATAAGATATTATGTGGTGTATGATTTGTTGGATAATCATACACCGTATTTTCAACAGTAGGTTTTGTTTCACGACTGCGGCGAACAAACTTAATATCTTTGTTTGCAATCATTTCTTGCATGTTTGGAAATACTTCAACACTGTCTTCCATAGTGCAACGAACACCACTTGTGGTTTGCGCAATGTTTCCAATGCGCTCACCACGATCATTTTCAATAATCCAAAAGCGGTTTTCTACAATACTCTTTGCTTTAAGACTCATTTTTAACACTTCCTTTTACCATATCAAGCAATGAATAATATTCACCACGTAATTCAATTACACTTAACCAACCAACGATAGCTACAATACTGATTACAGTTCTGGTAGTATCAGTGCCCCAATAGTGGACTGTATCATAAACACAAAGTGTTACAACTGCCCACGGAAGAATATTATCAATAATTTTAATTACTTTATGCATAGGATTGCTCCATAAGAGGTTTAGCCAAAATATCGGCAATGGGTTGCACATTTTCACTTAACTTGACAAGTTCCCACTTACTACAAAACTTAATAAGATGGGTGCCAATTTGACGATTGCTCTTGGGCTTTACTTGCATAAGTTCAGCATCAATAGCATCACGTATATCCTGTGGCTGTGCAGTTAAATCCACAAGAACACGATTTTCTTCATAACGGTCAAGCACACGATGTTCTACACCTTCATGGTCAGTCCAACGTTGTAACATCATATTATTCCATGCCCAACCACGTTTATCACGGTCAGCAAATGCTTCTACAAGACCAACTTTTTTAGCACTGCCTTTGGTGCGAACACCAGGATATGCAGTCATAATGTTATCAGTTGGGTCACCACGCATACATTTTTCAAACAACACAAACTTTGGATCACCAACAGTCTTGTGTTCTTTGGTTTTATTATCAACAACTGGTTTACCATTATCATCAAAATATCCATCAGTTGTAATATAATGGTTAACTAAACCATTGTAAATGCTGACGTTTTTTTCAAGTAATTGATGAAAGTCACTGTCATTGCTTAAGATGATGTGTTCATCTTGCGGATGTAATGCAATCCAACGTGCAATAATATCATCTGCTTCTGCACGTTCAACTCTAATAACACTACAGTTTGTCTTTTCATTTACCCATGAGGTAAAATCGCCATAGGCTTTCCAAAACTCTGCATCTTCTTCTGCTTCACGTACTGTCATTTTACCCTTAATAACTGCACGGTTTGCTTTGTATGTGAGTTTATGATCCTTACGCCAACTACGAGCCTCAAGTGCAAAAATAACATGGTCAGGCTTGTGCAAACGATTTACCTTTTGGATCACATTAAACATAATGTGCAAGGCAAGCCCAATCTTTTGCCACGTATCAGTTCCACGATTGGTGGAATGACGTGCACGTGCAAACAGGTTAGCTGTATCTACAAGAAGATATTTCATAATAACCTTAATATAATGTATGGACTTTAATTTGTCAAGGGTTATTTTATTTCAGTGCGACCATCACCAAGATTAGTTCTGGTAACATACCGAGTGTTATCTAAATTGGGGGGATTTTGTTCGTTGGTGCGTATGATATTACGTGCCACATCATTAAGCCAAGCATCAACAAGGTCTTCGGGATTGATACCACGATAACCATTTTCACGCAGCATTTCAATAAACTCTGCGTTCCAATCAAGTTCCATACTACCCATACTTGGATTTTTTGGATCAAAGTCAAATCCAAGCACGGATACACGTGGTTCTACTTTTACAGGTTTTTCTTTTTTTACACGAGGTTTTTTAGGTTTTGGTTCTGGTTTAGTTTTAGTAACGGCTGGTGGTGCGCTTTCTGTTTGCACAGTAGAGGCGTCAGCGGTTTTGTTATTTGTATTAGTTAATGTTTCTATAATTTTATTAAAGATTTTCATTGACACACTGTTTGAAATACTGGACGACCATAAATGTCACGCCCAGCAAAGTAACGGTTACATACTGGTTGATAATATGGATCGTAATAAGGTTGCTGTTGATAATATTGTGGTTGGTTCATGCTGTTGAGCATACCACCAATGATAAGACCGCCAACAAGTCCACCAAATAGAGCAGCACCAGCGTCACCGCCACCGCCACGATAGTATCCGCCACCACCATGATGGTGATGACCGTTCCAATCAGCATAAGATACTGATGGCATTAAAGTAGCAGTTACTAATATAGCAGCAATAATCTTACGCATGGTTTTCTCCATATAACCCTTTATACTACGGTATTTAATATCTGTCAAGTACTAATTTAGATAAGGACGATGTTTTGCCTCAAATTCTTTTATAAATTTAGCGGCACTTGGATGTAGGACAATTTTCTCATTTTCCAAGTCTTCTGGCAATTCAGCCCCAAGATATTCATATATTTCACGTGCCTCTACGTATTTTTTACCGTTTTTAGTTTGTTCCTGAATATATTTTAACATAAAATATTCAATTTCTTCTTGGTCAAGTTCAAGTTCTTCTTGGCTATTCATTTGTCACCTGCAATAGTGTTAGGTAGGTTTTCCATGCTTCTTCAAGAGATGGATGCTGTTTTTGAAGTTCTTTTTGTTTAGCGTAAGAAATGTTAAAAAACGCACTGTCATTAGTTTCTAACAATGCGTTTTCAACCCATTTTTTTATATTATTCCTACGAGCATCATGAAAATCTTGCCATCCTGCACTATCACGTGGAATAGCCCGTCCAGTATCATACTCAAAATCGTATTCGTATTGAGTGCTGCTCACCTGTTACTTATCACATATTGCGTAACGATTTCAGTAAGTTCAGCACCAAGAGTTTCTAAACCATCTGGAATTATATAAATCTGATTGTTACAGCGATCCTTAATACGGTCATATTTGCTAAACTCTACGATATAACCACCATTGTCAGCAAACCATAACTTGAAATCAACATAATCTTTTGATGGATGCGAGTTTCTTGTTTGATTACTAACTGTCCTTGGTCCATCATTGAGTAAGATGTGTTGTTCTTTCTGTGCCGCATCCCAAGCCCGCTTTGCTTGTTTTTGGAACCACTTATCAAACCACTTCATTGGAACTGCCTTTCAATGTCATCTTCATCACACGCTTCACCATATTGTGTTTCAATAATAACAAGTGGTTCCTTACCAATATTCACAACTTGATGCCAATTACCAACAGGAATTGAAACAGTTTCGCCTGCCTGTAAAATTGTAGTGTGATCATTGTCTTTGGCACCACTATAATTTTTTACAACTCTTGCAACACCACTTTGAATTACCCAAAATTCACTGCGCTTGCTATGCTTTTGGTAACTTAAACAATGGCTTGGCTTTACTACAAGTTCTTTTACTTTGACATTGCCAGCGTCATGCAACACTGTAAAATGTCCCCAAATACGTTCTTCATAATCTTTGCTCATATTTCTAATCCATCTTTCGGTAAAACTGGTAATTTCATAGCGGCATAAGTTGCCGCCTCTTTATTTTTAAATTCTATATGAACTTTGCCTAATCCGCAAGTTAAAAATGTAAAATCCACATTATATCTATAACCTGCTTCACCCATTGCATTGCAGATTATACAAGCGGCTTCTACATCCTGATAGTTTGCATTAAGTGCACCACCCTCTATATAATCACCAGGATCAATCATATATCCGTTTGAAATCGGTCTTTGTGTAAGTGATTTACTTGGAAATTCAAGTATTAAACTTTTTCTTGGCATTTATATTTCAACGCATAAAAACTACAGTTTGAAGGTTCTGCAAACCTGACTTTAATACAATTGCTATTGTCTATTTGTAAAAAAAGATAATCTTGCCCATTTACAAGATTATCTTCATTAAACCACCTTTTTAAAGTATACATTGCTGTTTGACGACCTACCCAATTTCTTGGTACTTCAAAAGCTACTTCATTATCTTTTGTAATATATGGCACTGGCAAATATCCATTAATTACTGGACGCTTCCGTATACTTTTTCGGTAAACAATTTATCATCAATATCCCAATTATTTGGGATCTTCTCCCCACGCTTTACACGCTCATATTGCGAATAAGCATGCTTATCCTTGCGATAAAGTTCTGCCTCATTAAAGACAAAACCATACTCCACACAAAATGCCTTGAACGCCTCAAGGTCATTGAACACACGATTTACATTTTGGTTCTTAATCATTTGCTATCTTTCTGTTAGCGTTATATGGACTTGCCAGTGCCATAATTGTCAATATACAGTAAACTTATAGTTTGTCAACTACTTTTTTATCTTTATTTTTCAATAACTTATTATAATGGTCAATAGCCGCCTGTATTTTAGGAATATCTTCCTTTTGAACAATTACATCATTCCAAGTTAATTCTGCTCCAAAAATGTATTTTATAGCAGCCCACACTCTCTTATGAAATGGTTTGTAATTAGAAGCCTGTATTTCAATAAAGAAATCTGGTTTATAAGGCATGCTATCGCCCCAATCATAAACTTGGATAATAACAGTATGATCAGGAGATTGACATTCACACGAAAGAAATACTTTCAGGTCATTATCATTCTTTACTGATATATCTTCAATTTTGCTCATTATTTTGTCTTTGCTGGTAATAGATATTCATACTTGATAAGACCGCTGTCAACTGTAATCTTGGCTACACCATCATCACTGAATTGCATTGTCTTATCACCTTGTAGGTTAAGAATTGAAACTACCAAACCTACTGGCCATGCCCAACCCTTTGTAAGAGTTCCAGTTACACCGCTTTGGAATACAAAGTTACCAGCGTGAGTGGAAGCATCACCAAAATAAAACTTTAAGTCACTGCCTTCTGTTTTTGCAATAAATGCAGGTTCTTCATTATTAGCTTGTGCTTGAAATTTAAGGCGTTGAATATTACTACCAGTTGGTTCAAAAGTAACACCAAAATTAGCACCACGGAATGTTACAGTCTTCAACTTTTCGTTAATAACTTCTGTTGTCATAAAACGATAGTCGTTTTTAAAATCACCCTTTGCATTTTCAAAATGAATACCAACTGGTGTTGAAGCACCATTACGAGTTTCACGCTTTAATTCAATTGTGGCATCTTTTGCATATTCTGGAATATTAAGAATAGTATTCAATTTTGGCAGATTTGGCATACCAAATACACCAACAAAATCTGCATTCACTTCGTTGAATGTTGCGTTAAGAATAAGTGTGCGATCTTCGCTAACACTTTGAATTTTAGTTTCTTTATCATCACCTGTAATCTTGATAACATCAATTTTACCAGTTCCAAGTGTATGATGTACGATATCTGTAAGAAAGTCTTTCATAGATTTTTTCCTTTATGTCATAGAATAACAAATTATTAATTATAAGTCAATTATTTCTGCAGTACCACCACCAATTTTATATCTTGGTTGTAGTTCACCAGATTTTCTCCATACCATGTAACTACTTTTTAATGGTTTAATTTCAAAATTGTCCAAAACAAAACCTAACATAGTAAGTTCATTTATTACATGTTGATAATCAATGACGCTTAAATTATTTTCTATATTAGCTTGTTGCGCCCATACTTGGTCATTAGGTAAAAAATTAAAAACCCAAATACCACCTTCATAAAGCAAATCATAAACTTGTTTGCTTATATCAATAATATAATTTTCGTCAGCCTGTATAAATTCACTAAAACAATATACTATCCCAAATGATTTTTGAGGAAGAGATAACATATTATTATCAGGTATTTCATATTTTCTTAAACGACGATTTGCATAAAATGGATTGTTTAATGATGCTGCAGCTTCAATGCAAATATCATAATATCTATCTGCGATGTAGAAAGGTTCTGCAGATACACTAAATGGTAGAAATTGTCCACGACCTGGAAATAATTCTAAAGTAGGAACATTATTTGCGATATATTTTAATAATAAACTTGATAGATTAGTTACATCATATTCATTAAATTTGTTTGAATCAAGAAAAATTCTTCGTGACTCTAAACTTTGACCTTTCAATTTATTAACATAAACAGTTGTATTGTTTTTTAATATTGTTAAATCTTTTTCCAATCCTATTTCAAGTTTTTTTATTAATGTATCATATAAATCTGCAACTTCATTAAAGTATGTAGAATAGTTTTGAAAAACTTTTTTTGATTCTTTTAAAGAATTAAGGTGATTTTGTTTTTCTAATAGGTTCATTAAATAAACTCAAATAAATTGGTAAAAGTATTGCTTATATTAGTTCTGTTAGTTATATCCCAACCTAACACACCAAGCAAGTTTTCTACTTTCTGACTTACAATTGTGTCTTCCATTTCATCACTATCAAATGGCATATCTTTAAACCATTGCGGAATACGTGTTTCATCTGTAGGATAACCAATACTTGTTAATTTAAGTGGATTATCTTTTAGCTTACACACAATAGTTTTCATACCGTCAACGATTTCAATACTGCGAGTATCACCATGCATGCGACGAAGATTATTCCAATTGAGAGCGGCACGAACGTGACCTGGCATATTAGCACGACCTTCACGGCGTTCTGCTTCACCATAGAATGTTAATTTATTAACACGTTTTGGTGTTCCCTTTTCCCAACTTGGTAAGTTTTTAAACTTATATTTGAAATCACGAATTTCTTCAACAAGTGTTTCTTGGTCAACACCATCAAGTGTTTTTTTAAGAATGTCAGCAAGAAAGTCCTGAACAAGTTTTGGTGTATCACTGCGTTTTAAGTCTAAACCCATTGCTTTAAGTTTGCCAGATTTTCCTTCAACATCGAGACGTTTGTTTTCAAGGTCATAAATCAATACTGCATATCGTTTCTTTGTAATAAACAAACCTTTACTTGCAACCAATTCACGACCACCCTTAATGATTTCACCAAGTTCTGGTGTAGTATGAAATGCTTCATACATAAACTTTGGAAACGTAAGGTTAACTTGTTCACCAATACTGTCATAAAGTTGGACACATATCTCTTTGTTCCACTCCATGCGACCAGCTTCAACATCATCTTTGATAACTGGCCATGCAGAGAAATAAACAGAGTCAGTATCACCATAGATTATTGCCTTACCAACATGGTCATGCTCACCAGTAATAAGTTGATTAACTGTAGCATCCATGTGCTTTGCAATCGTACGACCACATAGCGTAGTGCTTTGTCCAATACGTTGGTCAAAGAAACGACAACCTGCGTTAAGAATAGCACCGTATAGACTGTTCAAGTTAATCTTTTTAACCAACTGACGTTTATCCCAGAAAGCAATTTCTTTTGGGTCTTTGGCTTCTTTCTTTTTAGCTTGCAATTCTTTACGTTCACTATACCAACGTTCAAGCAAACTTGGCACAACACCTTGGCGTTCAAGGTTAAAAATAGTTCCATTGGCACTTAATGCCCATGGAGCATAATTGTCAAAAATCATATCATAAATTTGTGCTGCACTGTAAACTTCACTACTACCATTTTCCCAATCAATGGTAATTTCTGTGCCAATTTCACGATTCATTACAGCAGTGTATTCTAATGTTGCAAACAAACCTTCCCATGCACCTGCAAATGATTTGCCTTCATCTATGCGTTGTTTAAGTAGTGCTTCTGTCATAATAGGACGAAGTTGTCCAACGATGGTTTCTGGTCCCATATTGAGTGCACGAATAACGGATGGATACAGTGAGTTAATATCAATAGCACCAATCCAATCATGCAATCCTTTCTTTGGATATGCAACATAAGCACCAGCAACCTGTGTATTGACTTCTTCTTCACGTGAACGGCGACTTGGAACCACTAACCCACGACGATGCGCTTCATTGATAATTGCCTGGTCTGTCACTGCAACAGCACCCATTGTAGTCTGCAACAACACGGTATTATCATGCGCAATTTCGTTTGCCAAATCAAGAAAACGCAACTTTTTATCTAATTTGTTTAACAGTGCAACGTCCTGACGAGAATACTGAATAAAGGTTTCAAAGTCACGATTATATAACTGGTCAAGCGAACCTTCGTATGCTGTCTTGCGTTCATTGAGTTCGTATTCGCCAATAGCATCAAGGCTATAGGAATGGCGTTCTTCATAGGTATACTTGCGATATAGCACCATATAATCAAGATGAACACGACCTACCAAATCATAGGTATAACTGGTCTTGCCGTATTTTTCATATTCACGTTCTTTAGGAAACTGATCCCATAAGCAGAAACGACGAGTATCGTCTTTGCTTAATACACGTGTAACACGATTAACGGTATATGGAATATCAAAACCTTCACTATTCCAACCACTTAACACATCTGCGTCATCAATAAGTTCAAGGAATGTAAGTAGTAATTCACGCTCACTTTCAAACATAAATGTGTTTTCAAATCGTGCGCCAATCTTATTAGCTTCATCTATGCTCATTCCCTTTGGTGGCATGGCAAGTGTAATAAGTTGGTCGAGCCAATCCAAATAGATTGTTATTGCAGTGATTCTGGTAAACGGGTCATCAGGAGTGCTGTAACCTTTTTGCGGATCAAAGTCCGTCTCAATATCGAAAAAGGCTGTTTGTAATTGTGGCGAATCTTTACCAAGATAATTTTCAGCGAGACAACGAAAAATTGGGTTGAGGTCACTTTCAAATATACGTTTACCTTTTTTTACTCCGTTTAATTCACGGCGTAAATCTTTATTACTACGACAACTTACACGACGAACTGGGGTATCATAAATGCTGCGATGAGTGCCATTGTCATCTTCATAATAAAATTGATAGTTACAATTATACTCTTTATAAACACGTTTACCATCTACACGTTCAACAACATGAATGCGTTCTCGTGTTCTGTCATGGATGGCATCAACATAACTCATTTATTACCCCAGTCTGTGTATATTATAATTTATTACTGTGAATCTTGCAAATTATCCGTAGATTGTAGGATACTTTCAATGATATCAAGTTCATCACGTGCCTTATCAAAGTCACGCTTCTGTGCCATCTTTACTGCTTTCTTAAGAAGATTTGGCTTAAGTTGCATTTCTTCTGCTACAGCGGCAATCGTATCATTAAGTCCACCAGTAAGTACTTCTACTTCGGTGGTTACGCTGATTGCTTCTGTAATAAGTTGTTTAAGTTTTGCACGTTCTTCATTGCTAAATGTTCTTGACATGATTTAAGTCCTTTCACTGTCTAATATATATAATCTTTAAAAATAAGTCAATATAATATGTTTTGTCGTCGTAGTGTCATAGTATACAACTTAAATATTTGCGTACCATGGTGGTACACAAAATTCAAACCAAAAGGAACAACCCATGAGATTAGACGATTTGGCCACACGTTTAGTTGCTGTTGAAGCAAAAGTAGCAACACTAACAGGCACTACAGTTAATACAAATGCACCTACTACTACAGAAGAACTTGATGCTCGCCTTTCAGTAGTTGAAGCACAAGTTGACCACCTAATTGCTGCAAAGACCGCAGAACACATTGATGCTATCGTTGCAGCACCAGCAGACGCTGCACCAGTTGCAGTTGAAGATGTTGTTGCTCTCTCACCAAGTGCAGACGTTCCAGAAGCAGCAGCTATTGTAGCTGACGTTGTTGCAGATCAACATGAAGCAGATGCTATTGTTGATAGCGAAGTAGCAGTTATTATTGCAGCCGCTGTTTCAGCAGTTGTTAGCGCAGACCCAGAAGTTGTAACTGATCCAGTTGCTATCGCTGATGCTATCTCTGCAGCAGTTGCAGATGCACCAGCACCAACAACTCCAGAAGCAGTAGAAGCAGCAGTAGCAGCAGTTGCTGATATTATTGCAACTGCAACTGGCGTTGATGAAGTAGCACCAGAAGTTGTTGCAGCGGTTTCAGAAGCAGTTGCTACACCTGCTGACCCAGCACTTGATGCAATTGAAGTACGTCTTGGTACTGTTGAAACAAAGGTTGATTCACTTTTGGGAAACTAATAACCAACGCTCTGCGTTGGGTTAAAAAGTTTTTTTAATACGAAAGAGCCACTTCGGTGGCTCTTTTTTATTCTTCACCCTGTTTGTATAGGTTTAATAGTGTTTGGTATTGTTCATAAGCATCCTTTAATGTAGGATACTTTTCTGTAAAGTATGGGTCATCTGCAATAATCATCATCTTATCTGCAATCATCATAACAGTTTTATACAATTTATCAAGATTTATTTCATTATGATTAGTTTTAATAATTGCATCACCCTTATCTTGTGGCGTAATTTGCAATTCTTTGCTTGTTATTGCTACTGATGGAGTTATTGTATTAAAATTGTATGATGAAGATGAACCAGTAGCAAGATACATTCCACTACCACCACCGCCTCCGCCGCCTATTGTGTTTATAGTAATAGAACCAGTAGGGGCATTAGTTGGAAGTGTATAAGTGGTTCCTGATAATGGTATTTGAGTAATATTGGTGCTCATTCTTTAATTTACTAATTTACATAGCTAAAGTCAATATTATTCTACTCTTCTTTCTATGTCACAAGTAATACAATGTAAACTACCTTCCCAAAAAACATCATTTGACCATTCAACATAGATTGCAGTAATACCATCGTTTTTTAAAACTGAATAAAAGTTCCTGTCATAAAACGGTAAAATTATTGTTTCTGGATTAATTGTTAAACAATTAACTTTTTTGTTATTTTTTTTAAAAAGAGGTTGCCACTTATGTAACCACAAACTTGGATCGTATTGTTCTTGCACAAAAGAAGATGGCAAGGTTTTAATCCACTCATTACTATTTTCTGGAACATATATTTTTTTAAAATAATTAGATAAAACGTTTTCTTTATTAAAAGAAATTATTGAATCAGAATTTAAAATACAAATTTCACTATCTAAATGTCCAATTGCATCAACGTAAATTAATTCAATTCCCAAAAAGTTAAGCCAATTTTTCATCCATATTTTGCCTAATTCTGTTCCACTATATTTGCTAATAAAACACTTACTATTATGTTTTAAAATAGAAGCAGTGTGAAAATAATTTTTTGAATAATTTGAAATGTTATGTTTTATTAACCACTCCAATTTATTAAATGGATCAACTTTTTTTATATTTTTAACAAAACTTTTTGCATGATTTATATTTTTTGGTGGAAAAATTCCTACCATTTTGAAATAATCATCATATGTTTTTAAAATATATTCAGGATTAATTTCTACATCTTCTTGTAAATTTACCTCAGTTGAATTGACAATTAAATTACCATCCCTTAATAAATCATCACAAATTTTTTCTAGCCACAAATGTTGATATCTACGTTCAACATAAGGTCCATACGTTGTAAAAAACATATTACCATAGACCATATAAAAATCACGCATGTTTATAAGTGGGTCATGATTTATTATTTCAACACAATTATAATTTAACGGTTGCTTTGGTCGTAAAACTTTAACATTTAGTTGTTCTAAAATATTTTGAAAATTATTCAGTTCACGATTTGATTGTTCAACAATACTAACAAAATCTTCTTGTTTTTTATCATCATACCTTGAAGGAATTTTATCATTTTCAAAAACAGAACCTAATATAACAGTTTTTAAACTATCATATTCATTCCAACAGTGTATTTTGGTCATAAATTAAACGCTTTTTGGACGATTTTGACGGTCATGCTTTAATTTAGCAGCAAAGGCATCTGGGGTCAATTTATATTTTGCAATAAAAGCATCATGTAAATCTTTTGGGTCAACTTGGAAAGCCACTGATATGTTTTGCATTAAATCATCAATGCTTGCATAATCTATTTGTTCCATATCATCTAATTGGCTTCCAAGACGTGCAACAGCACCCATCATATTCTTACCTTCTACACCTCTTACAACAGTGTCATACTTCCAACGTGCTGCCATAAGACCACGTGCACCAGCACTTATAGGATTGCGTCCTTGAATCGTAGTGCTCATTGCTGCTTCAATAATTTCTTTAACTTTCATTAGGTTGCCATAATTTTTTTAAGTAATGTGGGAGCAAATAAATTTTTAACTAATTCAGATTTGTAAATTTCAGAAGTCATTTCTTTAAATTTTTTCATTTCATCTACACCAAATTCAAAAAACCCACTGCATCTATTTTTGCTTTGCTCTACAAATTTTTCACTATCCTTAATAGTTTCTGTTCTTTCAATTAAAGCGGTTTTTTTAGCAGTTTCTTTAAATAATTTTTGATCATTTTCTGATAGTGAATTCCAAAAATCATTTGATATAACAATAGTTGTTAAAAACAAACTATGATTTGTATTTGTGATAAAAGGTGTTTTGTGTTTGACTTTATCAAATCTGACCAAAGTTGTTTCACCACCATCAAAATTAATATCTTTCATTCTTTCAAAGTGTGCGGATAAATCATCACCATGTTCATCTAAAATCGCATTTGCTCCTAAAATATCATAAACCTTTTTTGTAATTGGGCTTTCTGAACAACTAACTGTTTTACCCTTAATATCATCTATTTTTTTTAAAGGTTGATTACTTACCATGATACGGAATCCACCGCTGTAAGTAAAAGCTAATCCTCTCATTGCAGTATTTTTACCTAATAATTCTAAAAGATTTTCTCCTATAGAACCATCAAGAACTCTGGAAGCATGGTCATGGTCTTGAAACAAAAATGGCATATCAAATATATAAAAGTTATTAAATTTTGAACCTATTGCCGTAGTTTGAAACTGTGCCATTTGAAATTTGTTGTCACGTAATGATTTATAAAAACTTGCACTATGATTATAACTAGGATTAGAAAAAAATTCTTTTCTAGTTAAAACTTCAATATTGATTCGTCCACTTGTCTCTTTTTCAATTATATTTTTAAAAGTATTTGCTGATCTTAAAAATAGATTAAGAGGTTCATGAGCAACAACCCAACGACAATTTATTGAAGTTTCAGTCATAGTAATTCCTTTTTACCTATTTATGAATAAAAATATGAAATTATATGTTATCTTAAACTTTACCACTTGGGTCCATAATAGGCGGTAGACCTAACTTATTGGTTTTATTACCAAATTTGGCGGCTTGACGCTGTGTTTCGCCAGGTTTTATATCAACTGTCATGCTCATAGCATAACGTGGGTCTTTTGCCATCTTTTTATTGCCAGCAACTACGCCTACACCAGCAGATTCACGGTAAACTTTTTCGGCACCAACAGGGTTAATCTTAAATCCCCACATCTTTAATTTATATAATAATTCTTCTTCATCTTGTGCAACAAAATCATATTTGTTTGTATAACCATAATAGGTTCCATTAGGACGTTTTGTTACATATGCAGTTTCGCCTGTGCGTGGGTTATCATATACAGTGGCGTAAGTTGCTTCGTCTAACTGTGAGAATAATTCGTTTAATAACATTACATTAAGTCCCATTTTTTAAGAGACCATTTTTTAACCATATCACGTGATAAATTTACTTTGGTTGATATCTCTCTTGCTGTTAAACCTTCATTTTTTAACATCTGAATAGAATCAAATTGTTCTTTCGTTAAACCACGACGAATCATCGCTCGTTTCTCTATAATTGATTTTTCCCACTTTACCCAAGGTTTTTTCTTACCTTTATGTGATTCTGATATTTTCTTTTTAGATTCTTCCGAATGAATTTTACCGTGCATTCTTGTATAATTTTTAGCAATGCCTTTTAATGCTCTACTTCTTTTTACATTTGACTCTTCTGACATAATTATGCCATTATTGCCATCGCCACCTTTTGTAGAATTATATCCATTTTTATAGGTATCAAATTTTTCTATAAGTTCTATTTCTTTTTGTTTAGCAACTTCTGCGGAATCAACCAATTCTAATAATTCTATCTTCCACACATCAGTTCCATACTTGTTTATAGCATTGTAAAATTTTCTATTGTCACGAATTTTTATAGCATCTTTCTTATGCTGTTCAAATCTTTCAAATATGGTATTACCAGTAAAACCAATATATGATTTACCATTTACATTATTTGTAATTTTATAAACAGAATAGGTTTTTGCAATTACCATGCACGGCAACTCCAATATCTTGCAGTTGTTCTATCTTTTGCTGTTTTGCAATTGTGTCTGGCTCTAAAAGACTTTCTGCGTTTTGGATTTGACCGCTTTATTCTCATTTTTTTGTCACCAAAATTTACTTTAATTACTTTGCCTGTTTTTGGATTTTTCACGTACACTTTTTTCTTTTTAACATCGCCCTTCATAGGTTTGCCAAGTGGAACTTTACGACCATGATATTCTGCTTCTGCAACGAGTGATTCATGAAGTTCATCCATAAAGAAACGAACTTCTTTGTCGCCTTTGTTAAGAACAATATCATCATCGTCTTCGTCAATATCCCAACCCATGTTGCTTAACATTTTTACGGCTTGGGCATGCTTACCTTCATCACCATGCCACCACATCTTTGCCAAACGTTTTAGAGTTTGGTGATTATCTTGCATAGAAACTACTTCACCTTCTGCTACACTACTTTTCTGTGCGATTGCACGTTCTGCAGCTTGGTTGATGTCCTCACGACTTGCGCTATATGGGCTTACATTTAGCGTGGTGATTTCTTCGTATGCAGGCGTCATTTCATCATCGGTTTTTACAACTTTTTTAAGAAGATGATAATTTGTCTTACGAACATCATCAGACTCATGACCACTTGTTGCAATAAAATAATCATCACGATAATGCTTTACATAATTGTTGCCACCAAAATCACGTTCTCGCCAAAGTTTTGCTTCACCAAGATATTTGGTTTCAATTGCGCCTAAACTTTCTAATAAACCAAGTAATTTTTCATCACCAAGTAATGTAATACTTTCGTTATCCATTTCCATAATTTCAGTATCTACTTGTAGAATATTACTGAACTCAAGATAGACACCATCACCAATGGTTGGACGATCTTCGCTTATGGCTGTAAGTTTTTCAATTAGGGAACGCATATCACTCATGTTAAAAATCCTGATATGTTATTTATTTTGCTTTGGTGCTTACACGAATTGGTGCTTTACCTGTTCCGCCAGTATCTTTACCACCACGACCTGCTGCATTTTGTGCTTTACGTTTACGAGTAACTGCACTGCGTTTTTGTGCCGCACTCATTTTACGTGCTTTGGCTGCTGGTACACATTTTGCATAGCCACTCTTGCTGCCGCTTGTTCCGCATGGTGGATGCTTACCGCCAACCTTCTTGCCAATATTAACCCACTTGTCTTTAAACCACTTGTGTAGATTGCCCTTGGCTTCTGGTAATACAAGATTTCCGCAATGAATACAATAATCAACTTGTTCAAGTAGCACACTCTCGGTAATTGGATCACATGTAAGTTCTGTGCTTTCTAAGGTCATTTCCATAGCGATTTTTTTCTTATATACGTATAGTTTGTAACCTGAAGCATCATCGCTAAAAATCTTTTTCTGTTGGACTGGATCAGTTACAGCCTTAAAACCCATCTGCTCAAAGAATTTTGCTGCCCTATCATATAACTTGATTCTGCTTGGTTCGTTTGATTTTGCACCCATGACAATTACTTCAGTTTTAGGATGTCTTGCAATAAAGTGATTCAAACAATAGGCAACGCCATTGAATATTTTAAAAACAGTATCTCTTTCAGTGCCAGTTGCAGCATGGGTATCAGGTCTGCTCTGCGTTTTATTTTCAAATGCCAATACATAATAATTTTCATTATATTCTTTAAATGTGACTTCAATTTTGGTTTTATTAACGGTGAAATCATAATCAGAACCGTAATTATCTGCATACACATCAAAATTTTCTGGCGCTTTGTTTACGTCGATAAATTCTTCAATTTCTTCGCTTTCGTTCTTGACGCAGTTTGGATACTTCTTTCCAAACATTGTTTTCATGCCTTCTTTATGATAGCCTTTCCAACATGCTTCGCCAAGAACATCTTCCATCTTCATTTGGATTTATTTCCCCAGTTTTTAGCACCAGCCTTGCGGCACTTAACTAACGCACCGCTTGCATAAGCACTTGGCCATACTTTATAACGGCTCTTAACTTTGTAATAACAAGCATCTTTCTTTTCATTCATAAGACTTGCTTCATACATTAATCCACCACAATGTGGACAACTTTCTTCTACAGCTTCTAACTCATCTGTTGTATCACCAGTAACAGGATATGTCTTGCCACCAACATTGAATGATTTTTTACCTGCTTTTATAGCATTCATTCTTGCATCAGTAAAGGCATTGGATTCTTCCATGTCATCGTGTTCAGCATTACCAATGATTTCATTATAATTGTCCATGCAAAGATAATCATGACTCTTACTCAACTCTATAAGTTTTTCAGCAACATCGTGTAAATCCATATCAGTCTTTGCATCTTCACGTGCATATTCCATGATTCTAATAAGCAATGGAACATCCATTGTTACAGTATCTGTAGCATCTGCTTCTGGAATTACTTCAACATTTTCTTGTGGAATTACTTTTGGTTTACGAATAGCACTACCTGGTATCATCTTGTCCATTGCAAGTTCAACACCAGCACGTTGTTTTTTGCTTTTACCAGCAGCATGACCCTTCATTAAATTAGGGTTGCGTGATAATCGCTTTGTTACATAAGAAGTAAGAGTTTTATTGCGTAGTTCTTCTAAATCTGTCTCAACAATAATATCATTTATACGCATTAGTCACCACCTACCATTTTATCACCAGGTGGTCCACTATCTGTACCTTTCCAATAGCCAGTAAATTTTGGACCAGTTTTTTTAGATTCGTTTTTTCTACGTTTCTTTTGCTTATATGTTCCACCGAATAATGATCCAACACCATTGCGACTTATCATTCCACCTAATGGACTTGAAACAGCAGCAATACCACCTGCACTACTTGCGCCAGCACTTGCACTTTCACCAATCACGTGAAAGCCAGCTTGTTGCTTACTTTTAACTTGTGCTTGTGGAACCATAACAGGAATACCCTGAACATTACCATTTGTATCAATTTTTGCCATCTTTACCATGCCTGGTGTTTGTGTCATACCAGGTGGCTTTTTAGGACCAAGTGTTTTTTGTGGCGTTCCTGTTGTTGTGGGCTGAACTGGCATTTCTGCTTCTGTCATTTCACTTGGATAACGCATTTCATAATCAAGATAATCAAAAACACTTTCAATATAATCAGCTGCACGAGTTAGTTTACGTTGAACCCAACCCTCAAGTCCTTGATTTTCCCCAACATTTTTAAGCATATCATGTAACATGATAGCAAGTTTAGCTGTGCGGTAAAGTTCCTGACGTGCCATTTGAACTTCGTGATCTGGATACTGATTATATGTTTGTGGCATAATTTCGCCAGTTGGTTGTGCTTGGCAATCACATTCATCAAGACTCTTAATAGTTTCTGGTAGTTTAATCATATAACGACCAGTTGGAAGTTTCCAAACAGTGCCGTTGAAACGTTGTAATAGTTTTTCTGCTTCATCGTAATTTACAATTACTGGCTTGCCATTTTTAGCAAGAATTTTACCATAAACGTAAGTGTCTTTAATCTGATAATCCATTGGAAATTTCCTCTGTATTATTTATTTTACTTTCTGTAACAGTAAGGTTAAGATTTTTGATAGTAATACCATTGAAAGAATTAAATTTAATGTTATTAATATTCATTGATTTAATTTTACATTCTTTATTTTTTAAATTAATAAATTTTAACGATTTGGGTTCAAACCCTTCATTTTTTACATAAAAAATATCAACGATGCCTTGATTTTGTTGCAAAACAGGCAAACTACGTTCACTTATAAGTTGATCTTCAAAATATATTCTATAACATATTTCTTCTTCACCATAATCATATGATTCTGGTACAATTATTAATTTAAATTCAATTTCCGCCATTATAAAACCTGTTGCAAACCTTTTAATAATTTATCTTGGTGCAACTTTGCTGTTTTACTTTTACTTTTTTTAATTTTTTGGATTTTTGCGTGAAAGCGGCGTAAATCGCTGCGAGTGAGTTTTTTATTTTTCTTTGAAAGAAATTCTATAGCTTGGCTTTTTATATTTGTGGATTGTATTTCTAAATTACTGTTTATTTGATACTCTTCCCAAAGTTGAACGATTTGTTCCCATTGTGCTTGGGAGAGAGCAGTATTGTCGTCAAGCATTGTACTCTCCTCATTAATTGTATCTCCCCAATTTTGCATAACTGGAGAGTTCTCTTGCAACTTTTCCAAATTCACTGTCATTATACTTGATGCCAATGCCGCCAGCACTTTGCCAACTTGCAATGTTCTTGCCATAATCATCTACAAGAATACAAGAATTACCACCCAATGTGGCAAACATTGCTTTATTATGTGTAAGTTCAATGTGGCGTGGTGGCATATCACTAAAGTGCATATTAACCCAAGCAACCTTGCCTGGCGCACTACGTGGATCACCTGTTAGCGGTGAACTGCAAATATGATAACTGCCAAACTCTTTAATAACATGTCGCACTAACTGACGAGCATGTGGAAGTAACGGTAGGTCAACCCAAAATGTAGGATGGTCACGGACCAACTGTAATTTTGCCTCTGGATTGTCTATATCTTTATAGTGGTCTTTTTTATCTAATCTGGCCCACTCACCAAAAAAATCAGCAAGAACGCCGTCCATATCAAGATAAACTCGGAATTTTTGGTATGCCATAGTAATATTTACCTAATTTTGCCTATGGTTTATACTACCACGGATTTACAAATCTGTCAAGTCTTAAACTTCACGCAAAGACAATCTACCCGTCTCATATTCTCTTGTAAATGTATCAAGAAGTGCTTGACCACCAGCTTCTTTATAGTGTTTTACCAATATTTCATATGCTTCCGTTGGTGTATCAGCACCAACTTCAATAAATCGATCAACAGAGGTATCTCTATATAATGCAAACACTTTACTTGCATTTGCACGACCAATACGGTCTACAATTACATTAGAACGCTGTGGCTGTGGTTTTGGTTGTGGTTTTGGTTTTCTTACACCAGTTTTATAATCAGTTGGTGTTACCAGATGATATGGTCCATTACCATTACTAATATTATTTGCAATGTTGCGATAACCGCCATTATTAAGATTTGCTAATGCACTTTCTTCACTATCGCCACGAACACGAACAAATACAAAGTTATTTGTATCACTTACAACATAGAACTCAATCTTGCCGCTACCAACAACAACAATGTGATTTATATCTTGCTTGCCTATGGCTTGACGTGCGTTTCTGCTGCCCCAATGCAATCTACGATTACCACGATAAACAATCATATTGTTATCAAATGCATTTGCATAATAATCAGCAATTTCTGCAACTTGATCTTGTGTATATTTTGCTGGATCAAAACGTGCAATAATATGGTCATCATAATCTTCAATGCGATATGCAAGAGTATTGTAAACCTGTTCAGCATTAGGTTTGCCATCCAAACCGTTTCGCTCAATTTTTATGATTTCACCATAAAGTGATGCAATGTTATTATCACTATAATTATATCCTATAACATTCAAGTAATTTTTAACATCTTCTCTGCTAACATTTGGTATAAGATTTTTTACAGCTTCAAATTCTATTTCATCAGTGTTTGCTTGATTTGGATAAAGTCCTAATCTGCTATACTCACGATTCTTTAAACCATTGCCCTGCATATAAATCGTTGTGACGTAAATGTTAAAATATGGGAACTTTAACAAATATGCTTGTGTATCCATATTGCGTTCATTTAGCCAATCATATGCAAGTTTAATCATTTCATATAGTTGTTCACCATGAACTTCTACTACTTCATCACCTAATTTAGTTTCAATTTTAGCAGTAATTTTACCTTGACCGATTGGTTTAACTGGCTCACGTGACTTACGAACTGCTTGAACTTGACGCACCAATTCTTCTTTGTCAATATCACCAGTAACATATTTTGCAAATATATCAACTGTGCTACTGTCTTTCTTTACGCTATCTACAATAAGTTTATAAAACTTCTTGTGATATTCTTGTTTGCTATCTTCTGGATCAGCAGCCGCAGCCATAGCACGAACATAACGTAACATTGTGTTACGGATTTCATCATACTTTTCAAAGTAATTGCCACCAGCACTACGAAACTCAATATAATTAGACTTGATGTTTACACTTACGTAACGATCACCTTTAGTTCCACTGATAATTTTGTTTACTTCTCTATTAGTTTGGTCAAGTAAACCAGCACGTGCATCATCCAATATCTTTGGTAGTGACTTACGGAAATCACGTGTTTCTGTTGCTTTATATGCTTGGTCAAACATACTCTTTGTCCAACGGCTGTTTAGTCGTTCAAAACGGTCTAATACATACTTGTCACCAAGCAACAATATAAGTTTAAGGTGATTTATATTTGCCATAGTTTGGTCAGGAACACTAACACCAATATGGAAACCTGTTGTGCGATTAGTATAATAACGGTTACGCTTTGCCCATGTGAATACGTTATTAAGTGCTTCAAGTGCATCATCAAGTAACATTGGTGGTGATACAAGTTCTACACCGCCATCTTCAAAGTCTTCTGGACTATCTAAACTGCTATCTGGTTCAAATATCCAGTAATCACCACGACTTGTGCCGTGATAACCACTGCTTTCAACTGCGCTATAACCTGTTGCATTTTCAAAACTATTCACTAAATCATCATAAGTTACATCACCTGAACTACTGCCATCAGTCATATATGGCCAATCAAGACTATCAACATTTGTTTCACGATTAATGTAACGTGCAAAACCTTGCATTGTGTCAATTTCGTGGATTCTTAAAAAGTCTTGCCAGTTTTCTTTATCGTTTTCATTTTCCCAATTTTCACGAACAGAAGATTCGGCTTCATCTTTTTGTTCTTCGGTTACTTCACTGTAATCATCTACGCCTACTTCATCAGCAATTGCTTGTTTCCATTCATCGCTGTTTTCATATTCATAATATTGATCACTTACATAATCGCTAAAGTTTTCATAGAATGCTTCTAATGCACGTTCTACACTGCGACGACTATTGCCATAATCACCTTCTGTAAAGAAGTCTATAATCATACGTTGGCGATCTTTGTAAGTTTCATCTGCTGGAAAATCTTCATCTTGATCATAATCTGGCTCTGGGTCTTCTTCTTCACCTTGTAGACCAGGTACATACATTTCAGTTTCAAAGCCAACACGCATTTGTTGTGCAAACTCGCTCTTGGCAAATGCTTCCAAACTCTTTGGATTCATTTTTACTTCTGCAAGGAAAGATTCTGTTAGACTTTCTTCAATGCTTTCGTTGCGTTCTGGAACTGCTACAATAGTATAACCTGGTCCCATATTATGTTCAGTTGCCCAACTTTGTGCATAACGACGAGCAGCAGTTTCACTTGCAGCAGTAAATGTATGGTAAACACCGCCCATACTACCTACAATATTATATGTAGTTTCTCCTTGCGGTGTAGCACGATGCTGTGCAATAATTAGTGGTGGTATTGTATTGCCAGCAATATCATAACCACGCTGTATTTCCCAATCTGCATATTGTCGTTGTTGTTCTGGTTGTGGTCTTGGTTGTGGAATTAGTTGACCTTGCGCATCCCATAGATTATTGTTGTTTGGTGTTCTAATTGCAATATTTGCTAATGATAGACCACGTTGTTGTGCAAAACTTTGTGCTGCTTGACTTGCTTGGTAAAAACTTCGTGCTTGTGTTGCTAATAATTCTGTGCCATCGCTTCGGTTTACAACAACATATGTTCCGCCAGATTGTTGTTGCTGTACTGGCTGTGCTGATGCACCGCCAACAGTTCTCCATTCCCACCTGCCATTTATAAGACGATTATCATCTGCCCATTGTCTTGCATATTGGTATGCTGCTGCTTGACTGTCAGCAGTAAAACGATGAACAACACCGCCTTGCGATAGTATTTCAAATTGTTGTCCTGACTGTGATGCTTGTTGTGTTTCATTAGGTCTAAACAGATTGTATGAATCAAGTGCTATATTATTTCTATTTGCATATTCACGAGCTGCTGCAATAGCCTCTTGGGTAGTAGTATAAGTTCCTTGTGCAATTACTCTATCACCACTACTGGTTCGCATTTGGAATACAGCGCCAGCAGTTTGGTATGGCATTTGCGGAATAGTTGCAGCAGTTTGTGTTTGTCCAACAGTTTGTGCATCTGTTTCACGGCGTGTCATAAATTGCGGAACATCAATCATTTCACCACTTGGTGCTTGTAGTTGAACACTATCAGGATAACCACCATCACGTGCAATTCTGCGACCATAACCACGAGCACGATCCATTACATCAAGTAGTGTGCCAAACATAGTTACTTGACGTGAACCGTTTATAAACAACATAAAGTTTTGTTGTGCGTCTTGTGGTGTTTGTGTTTGTTGTGGTTCGCTACGGCGTGTTTCGTTGGCTGTAAAAACATTATAATATGTATTAACACCCATATAATTGTGTTTTAATTCATAATTATTATAATTTACACCACGACCACGCAACCACCTAAATGCTAAATCAGAAGCATCGTATTTGTTATCTGCACGAACAATCTGCACTGCTAATTCTGTATCTTTATAAACTATTTCATAACGATTGCTACCACTGCCAATACCAGTGTCACTTGCAACAAACGCCAGTGGTGGTAGTGCAGGCATTAAACCACTTACATACGTAGCATTTTTCAAACGAACCAGCATTACATCTTGTAGATAATAGCCACTGTCACTGCTTGTCCAATTACGTGCATCGTCATAAACTTCATAAGGATCATTGCCATAAAACTTTTTAAGAACTGTTCCGTTCTTGGTGCGAACTTCATATTCCTCTACACCAGAACCTTTTTTATCACGACTAATAGCACGTTTACGCTGTTCATTACGAACATGTGATAACAGTGCAGTCTTTGGAATAGTGCCGCTTACATATTGACTAAAATACTTGATTGTATCTGTATCTTCTTTTGGTGCATTAGTTGCTAATAATTTATAAAACTTCTTTGCATATTCTTGCTTTTCTGCTTCTGGATCAATCGCAATACTCAATGCATAAACTGTGCGGTAAAGGGTGTTTATAACTTTATCTAAATCCATATCTAACCAATTACCGCCAGGACTACGAATCTCAATACGATTATCTTTGGTGTTGATACTGGTAAACTTATCAGTATTAGTATCGTGAATCATCTTACTAACAGTTTTGTTTAAGTTAGTGCGAATCATACTAATTGCTTGTTCTGCTTTGCCTGGATTACGCTTGATTACAGTGGCTACTTTATCTAATGCACTTACTGCATAATTATTACCAAGACGACCGAATGTATCAAGAACATACTTGTCTCCTAAAAATAGTGCCATCTTTACATAATCAAGATTTTGCAAACTATAACCAGGCAGACTTACATTCATATGCAGACCAGTGGTTTTATTGGTATAAGCATTTCCACTCTTTGCCCACGCTGCAACTTTCTTTATAACATCTACCATTTGCGGAATAGTTAGTGGTGGACTTACAAACTCCCAACCTTCACCACCACGACCGCTGCTTGCATGCAAACTACTATCTGGTTCAACCTTAAAGTAATTAGGTTTTTGGCGTTGGGTGTGATAACCACCACTTACTTGTATATCATAACCTACGGCTTGACTAAAACTACGTGCAGGCGGACCATCGCCACGACCACGACTATTATCATAATCTGGTTCTGTCCAGTGCGGCCAATTTATAGTTCCACTAAAATAATTGTGAATGTCACTATATGTATCACCACCAATAACACTATCTAAAAAGTCTTCTACAAGTGAGCCGTCTTCGCTTGCTTTATCATACCACTTTTCATAGTTTTCACGAGTGAAGCGCATGTAAGCATCAATTGGTGGTATTTCAGGAAATAGTTCACCTTGCTTTTCATAATCACGACCATAGGTTTTATCTAACCATACTTGATATCGTGTATCAGTTTGTCCACTTTCTTGACTATTTGCCCAATTATCAAACGCAATTTTAGCATAAGTTTCATATTCACCAGCAATACTTTCTTGAACTTGTTGTATATCACGGCGAGTATTATGGTCACCACGGAAGAATTCCATAATTGAATTTTGTAAATCAGTTAGATTATCTGCAAATATGTTTCCATCTTGGTCATAATCTGGTTCGCTGTCAAAGTCTTCGTATGGATCATAGTCATCGTCATCTTCAAACTCTGTAACGATAAGTTCAAACTCTAAACCAGCACGTGCAAGTGGCAATGCATCAACTGCTTTTTTAAGTGCAGTAGGACTCATTGCAACTTCATTTAATAATTCTTCTGTAATCAAACTATCGCCAAGCACTACATCTTCAAGCCAAGGAATCTTTGGACTTTGTTGATCTCCACGTGGATATTCATCCCATGGAAACTTTGCTACTGCACGGTCAGTAAGAGTAGGACCACCACCAACTGTTCCAAGAATACTTGGTGCGTGTTCGCTTTGCTTTTGTGGTCCAAGTAAGCGCATAAACTTTACCTTGTCTCTTGGCATTACATAATCATAAGAAAGTTGGTTATCAATTGTTCCATCAATAATTATATCTACTGCAATATTTTTGAATCCAAGTGCGGTTTGTGCATATACACGATAAGTCTTTCGCAGATCAGGCAACGTTCCTTGAACAAAGAATGTGACAGTTGCTTTTGCAAATCGCACATATCCAAGTTTAAATGCTGCTTCATATCCATCTATACCTTGGCTATGTAGATAACCTTCGTGATATTCTGGTGGAACATAAACAACTTTACGATCAGGCAATATCCAACCATGTGTTTCATTTGGGTCAAGTGCTTCTTCAATGCTTTCAGCCTTTTGCATCCACTTACTTTTAATGTATTCAATTACACCCATAGTATCTTTAATATTATTCTGCTGCATGAATCGCACAATCTTGCGACCATTTTCATAATCAGTATCACCAGGCTTTCGTGAATTGCTTAATTCTCTACGTAAACCAAAGTCATCACCATCAATATTATAATAACGCAAGTCAAACAATATCTTGCTTGCTTCTTTGCTTAATGTTGAACGATTCTGTCCAAATAACAATTCAACATAAGGAGCCAAATAACTTTTTCTGCTATATTGCTTACGTGATGGTTGTGGACCTTTAAGGATATTCTTTGCCGCACCAATTGTAATACTCTTTGCAGTATTTTGTAATCTCCATGCTTCTTCATCGGCATAAAGATATGTTGGAATACCACGCTTTTTTGCAGCAAGTAATACACGGCGCACCGCTGGACTTTGGAACTCATGTTGTTCTTTAATTAAAACATGAACACTCATTACTGGTGTAATTGCAATAGTGCCATCACGACTGAATACACGGTCTTCACTTTCACGATGACGTGTAGTGCTTTGGTCATTCCAATAATCAATTGGTTTTACTTTATAATTTTGGTTTAACCAACGACCATTCAATACAAACATTACAGCACTATTACCAACATATTTGTGATAACCACCGCTACGACTGCGTGTAGTGCTTAAAAAGTATGGATAACCTTTTGGTTGTAGTTTATATTCCCAATCACTGCCAACAGTGTTGCTCAACTTAAACTCACCACTTGTTAATATTTCAGCGGCAGCAGTTGTTCCTGTGTAATGGTATAGAACATCAGTTGCTAATTCTGTTAGTGGTTCAACGCCTTCATCAAGTTGTGATTGTATACTTTTAACAATTTGTGGTGATGCTTTTCCGCTTGTCCATTCAGTTTCAATACTGCCATCAGGATTCATCCAGAATAATGCTGCTTCACCATTGTCAATAGCATCAAGATAACGATCAGCAACATAGAAATTATGATGGAAATCATTTTCTGCAGCTTTTTCATATGTATAGGTTGCTAATACATGACCATCACGTGTATCAAATACACCAATGTAAAATGGTTTACCACGGAAACTACCAACATTCTTGTTGGTGCTTTCTTCTAAATCTTTACGATGACTACGCTTGTAGTATGAACACCAACCATTAGGCGCAATCTTGCCTTTTACCGCACTACAACCATGAGGAGGACGCCACATAGTGCAGTGGTCGCAACGTTGACCATTGCGAGGCATTGCCTGATACTTTGCTTCGGCTTTGGTTGATTTTTCTGCGGCTTCTTCAACTTTCTTTTGTGCAAGATGCATTATATCTTTTTTAGGAACAACATAAACATCAATGGTTTTCTTGTTCTCTACATCAATCGCTTTTTTCATACGATTTAAACCATCAGCAACACTTAAATGACCATCATCATTTTGTATTACAAGTAGCGGATAACGTGTGTCAGCATTCTGCATACGCTCACGCTGTGCTGCATTATCTTGCCACCAACTTAAATCGTGTTTAATTTTATCTAATGGAAAATTCTTGTGCAAATATTGTGGTTTAGATTGTGCAAACTTTAATACCGCTTCTACACTAAACTGATTGCCAGCATCATCGCCAAACTTACTACCGTGAAAGTAATCTTTTGCTTCATACTTTGGTAAACCGTATAAATCTAAATCAACACCGTGTGTAGAACCATAATAGGTATCATCTACATTTGGTTTATATGGTTTACGACCAACCTTTACAAGTTTTGGTAAATCATCCCAATCACCACCAATGCCTGGTGCTTCTGTAATGTTTTCTTCAACTGCTTCGCCTAATCCCAAACCAATACGCACTGCTTGCATAAGTGTTTTGCCATCTACCATGATGTTTTGTGGGACTTGTGTAGCACGTTCAAAAGCATCTGCATCACCACTCTTTGCTGCTTCACGTGCATTAGTAGCACTGGTTAGTCGTGGACTTTCAACAAATGTAAGTGGTTCAAATTTATAAAAACCGTGTGCAACTTCTTTGCCATTATATTGTTCAAGCACTGGACGCATACTTGCCATATCATCTTCGCCAGCAACAAAGGTTGCACTACGGAAACCTTTTTCATAAAGATAAGCAGCGGCTTGTAGGAATGTTTTAATATTTGGATCTTCTACGATATGACCTTTGGTTTCTGGATATAATGTATAAAGCCAACGTAGTTTTAAATCATATGGCAGTGGATTTTTTTTCTTGTCTTGTGACTTACTTAAAAATCCTGCCCATGCACCATTCTTTGCACTGGTAATTGTAGTTTGGATTAATCCCTGATGACCAAAATGTGGTGGATTTAGTCTGCCAAAGAAGAAAGAGATATGTGGTCCGCTTGCTTCTTTTAATGTGCTGTTAATAATTGTCATCATATAATCCAGATAAAATATTTATCTGGATTCATTTAGAACGATTTTTACTATAGTAGCCATTCTTAATTGCTCTTATTGTTTTAAGAGCATGGTATCTTTGTTTTAAATCACCCTTTTTCTTATATTCTGCGCTTTTAAAGTGTGGATTAGCGTCAAGTTCTTTGTGTTGTCTTAATAAATCTTCTTCTGTATCGTTATCATATTCATGTGGTCTGTATGTTACAACTTGATATGGGAAATGTATTCCCTTGTTCATTGTTGCAAGATTTTGTTCTACCCAATCTGCACCAATACGATCAGCTTCATCTTGAGAATCTGCACTAAAAGTATCAACTGTTCTGTATGAACGTTGATTGTATGCATTTGGAAATAATAATTGTACGGCATATGTTTGTTGGGTATCTTCGCCAATTATTTCACTATAACGCATCTTATAATCCTTCAAGTATTATTTATTAGGTTGGTGTCCAACGATGTCTTGGAACCAATTTAACATTAGGTTCACCAGCTTTACCATAAGCAACATAGCCCTCACCACCAGGCTCACCTTTTGTAGTTTGTGTAATGTCACTTAGTTCACTGTCAATTTGTTCAATAATATTATTCTTGATAGCACGTAGATTTTCTAATACATTAAATGTAGCAAGGAATCCACGACTATTCTTGTTTACCCATTCAGTAATCTTATTCTGCATAGGAACACTTTGGCGACTGCTTGGTAACCATTCTAAAAACTTGTTAGCAAGTCCAGTTGTAATACCACTACGTGCCATTTGGTTGTTAAAATTATATAATACTTGCTTAAATCCAGACATCTTCATAGCTGCAAGATTCTGGTCATTTAAGAAATTATCAATAGCAATCTTATTTGTGGCAACATACTTCTGTAAATTAGCAAGTGCAGTTGTATCTATTTTTGGTTGTGATTGGGCATAACGTGGACCTAATACAATCAAGCCAGCAGTTTTATTAAATGCTGTAAAATCATTTATAGGTTGTTGCTCATCATCACTTAAACCAAACTCTGGGAAGTAAGCATGACCAACAGCTGCTGCTGTGCTTTTTGCAATACGTTGTCCAAGTTCACTATTTGCCTTAACACTGTATGTTACATTGTTTGGTGTAAATGTGTAAGCACCGTCTTTAAGTGGTGGACGATTCATATAAAGTAAATCAGCATATACATAACCACGAAATTCTTTCGGTGTAGCTGCTTCAAATAGCGGCCAAAGGCTTGCAAATTGTGTAGCAAATGCTTGTCTTTGCTTGATTTCTTCTGGTGTTTCTGCTTTACCAGTTTGCATAATAAAACGTGCAAGGTCACCTGCACTTTGTGATTTACCATCTATGGTTCGTTTTAACCAACCGTTGTGACCAACCATGATGAATTTACCATCAGGTTCACGTCCCCAATATACTTGTGGTTTGCCATCCCATTTCCAACGAATATTTTGCTGTGGATTTTTGGCAATTTCTGCAAGTTTGTTTATTGCAGTAGTTGCACCCAAACTACCACTTATAAGAACCAAGTCTTCAATATGTTGGAAAGCACGACCAACTTTTGGTGCTTCGGTAAGGATTTGGTTTATAAACATTATAAAATATTTAGTTTGTTTTTTCTATATGGGCCACGAGATTTTCCTTTTCTTGCATTCCCCATTTTAATACGTGTTTCACTTGATAAAGTTCTTCCTTTAAGAGATGAACTTATTTTTTGTTTTGTTTCTTCCGAACGTTTTTTTCCTTTATTTGCATTACCTATTTTTTCACAAATTTCTTTATTGTTTGGGTTATTTTTCTTTACTTTGCTTAATTTGGCACGATGCTCTGGTGATTTTATTTTTCCTTTTGTTGCAATACTTAAATTATCGCAATGTTTTTTGGAAAATATTCTGCCTTTTTGTACAATACTCATTTTAATTCGTGTTTCTTTGGATGGTGATAATCCACTTATTCCATCGCCGCCATCTGTTTTATTATGTAATATACCAGTGCCAATATCTTTGCGACCATACCACGCAATCATACGCCGTTCTATTGCTAATGCACCTATTTCGGTTAAATTATGTTCTAAAATAATAATATTATTTTTGTTTTTTGGTGTAGACGTATTATAATGCTTTTCATATGCACGTCTATCTTTGCCTTTACCAATATAATATGGAGTTAAATCATCTGCTCTTATATAAGCATATACGTAATATCCGCTTGGCGGATTAGTGCTGGTAAATACCATTGCTGTGTTCCCTATAAACATAGAGTAGGTAGGGCTGCAACCCGTGACCTACACTATTATTTATAATTTAATTATATTACAAATTTTCTAAAAACCACATATAGGTTGGAACAGAGAACTTTAATCGCCATTCACCATTCCATCCTAAATTTTTATAACTGTCTGGAAGTGGTTCTGCTTCATACTCTGCTGAACCATTGATTTGTTTATGATATTTTCCAAGACTGTAAAACAAATAGTCTAATTCAATTTCATCAATTTCTATTTGTTTAATGTTTAACAATTGGTCTGCAAGTATATTACCATTTTCATCAACGGGTGTGTGACGATTCTGTTTATCAACAAGTCTTATCTGTAAAACATGATCGCCTTCAATTAAATCTTTGCTAAAAGTGATGACTTTTTCATCACCACTTTCTGCTTTTTCTACAACTTCACCAGATTCAATAAGTTCACCATCAAGTAGCACTTGGTATTTTGGCGGTTCATTATGCCAAATACTATCTAAAATAACTTTAAATTCTACAAGTTCACTATCAAGTTCTTCACTCATTGTTTAGCCTTTCTTAATGGCATCCTTGTTAATGTTTTTATTTAATTTTAATTTAATTGGTTGTGGTGCTGCACCTGGTGGTTGTGGAGCCTGACCGCCCTGTGGTTGTTCAAGTGGATATTTTGCATCTGGATTAAGATGATGTGCACCACCATTGCTAATTTGGTTAGTAAGAACCTTCTTAAGTTCTTCTACGTTACCTTCATACTTGTGATAACCAGTGTGGTCAAGTTTAATACCTGTATCAGCAAAAATCTTACCACCAGCCATACGCCATAGGTAACAGAATGTCCAATCTTCGGAAAGATAATTGTCATCCTTGTCAATCATGGTATCAAACAAACCATACATAAGTGGTTCATATTGCGGACCAATACCGATATTATCACGATATTTTAATTCTGGATGTAGGTTGATAAGTTGTTCAATCACCTGACGCTTTACCATCATGAAACCAGTTCCCAATGTAGAAACTTCAACGAGGTCACCCATAGTAACTGGATTTGGAACAGTGTTAATAACATAACGAATTGGAATACGCTTCATTGGATAAACACCACCAACAACATCTTGGTTGGCAAGTAATAGACGAATGATTGCTTCTGGATCAAAACCAAGGTCAACGTCAATAAACATCAAATGTGTAGCAGCTTGGTTAAACAAGAACTTTGCAACAAGGTTATTACGACCACGAGTAATAAGTGATTCGTTAACCATTGTATCAATGCTATAGTTAAGTCCCATCTTACCAGCAATGATACCAAACTTAATCATTGCGATAAAGGTTGCTTCATTACAAAGTCCACCATACATTGGCAAACAGAAATGAATATGTTGTTTTCTTAAAAAATCCAATGCCTCTTGTGGCAAACCAAAGGTATTATCTTGTTGTGGTTGATTTAATTGTTCTGTCATTGATCTTTCCATAAAGTGTAGATATAATTAGTTATCTACTACAAGCAGTATGACAGAATTTTTATGTATTGTAAAGAACTTGATTAATATTACCAGAAGTAAAGTTAGTAATATGTGCACGGCACCATACAAAATTACCAGTAAAATTAAAGAAATAACTACCAGTGATTGGTGTAGTTCCATCACCAATTATAGTTGATGTAATATCAAACCAATCACTGTCGGTTGGGTTTTGTAGTAATGATGCTTGGAAATCAATAATCCCAACAAAGTTAGATAAGTTGTAACTTACTGTATGCAAACCATCTGTGTAACCATAGTATCCATTACCTTTAACTTTGTCACTGCTCCAAGTTGTGCTACTGCCATTATATGGTCCATTTGCTTGACCATATGCAATAGAATTTAACACTACTTGTGGGATACTACTCATTATTATTCCGCTTTTTCAATTTCAACGATTACTTTTTCACCAACAAGTTCCTGAACAACTGCTTCAATGTTTTCAACAACATCACTACTGATGATTGTTTTTGAACTTGATTCTTTGTCAGCAACAAGTTTGCTTACTTTGATAACCAATACTTCTTCGTAGATTTTTGCCATCTTATGACTCCATAGTATTTATTCGTGGTTTACGTCCACGCTTTTTACCACCACCACGTGCGGTGCCATTTGGTTTAATATCATAGGCAAGGCCAAGACGTGTAGGTTCCATACCATCAATTTCCATAATTTTATCAGTTGGAACACTAAACTTACGACCATTTCTATGACTTGCAATAAACTTAAAACTGTTATCTTCCCAAACTACATTATCTACATTTAAGAATAGTTCTTGTTCACCTGGCATACCACCAAAAACTTGAACAGGACATTTAGCAAGTATTCTTGTTTTTCTATTAATTACTTTCTTTTCAATTAATGCACGTGTTAGATCTGTATTCATTACGCTTTACTCTCTTTCTTAACATGTTTATAAATCTTATTGACGCCATCCTGAAACATCATATACATAAGTGGAATATTGTCACCACTTTTGGCAAATACACGAACAGCACCATAATAATAACCACCACTACCAATATAACCATCCACAATTTTCTCACACCAACGGTCAAGTTCATATGTCATGCTTAAATCGTCACTGTTGGTTTTTACAAAATTATATAATTCAATTAGATTATCTTTCTGTGTTGATCTACCACCTACTCTCCAACCCCAATAGGTATGAAAATCAATTTGATATTTGATATCTGGATCATACTTTATTGCACTGATAAGTTTAACATCAACAGCAATATTGTCAAGTTTATCCAACTCATCAACATATTGTATATTACTTGTTGTTAAACCATAAACATGTCCAAGCATTTCTGGATCATCAAGAAACGCATCAAGAAGTGACGTTTCATTTGTAAAAACACGCAAACATCCTTCTTTACGCACACGTGCGGTTGGATCAAGTGCTAATACTTTTTTTCGCAAAGGAGTTGCATGAGTATAAGAAAAATTCCTTATACTACCATGTGGATCGCCTAATTCCAAACGGAATCTATACTTGTTCTTATACCAAGTTTTAGCTTCGCTTGTTACACGCCAATGTGGAATTACGTTTTTAAACTTTTCCTGATATTCAATCAGCGTTTGTTCTGTCACTGCCATTTTCTGCCACCAATTCTAACTTGTCATCAAGCAAGTCTACTTTAATTGTAACACTGTTCTGTGATTTGTCAAACAGTATTTTCTTTGCAAGTGGAACCTTGATGTGTTCATGAATTGTGCGGCTCATTGGTCTTGCACCAAGCAATGGGCTATAACCCTTCTTGACAAGCCAATCATAGGCAGCGTCAGTAATATCAAGTGTGATATTTTTACCTGACATCTGTGCTTCAAGTTCAGCAATGAACTTTTCAGCAATCTTACGGATAGTTTTGCTATCCAGTTTGTTGAATGTAACAATCGCATCTACACGATTGCGGAACTCTGGACGGAAATGTTCTTTAACAGCAGTTTCAACAACATCACTACGATCTTGGCTGCCAAAGCCAATAGCAAGACGTTCACTATCAGCTGCACCAAGATTACTGGTCATAATCAGCAATGATTGGCGACAATCAGCACGTTTACCATTTGTGCCAGTGATGAAACCCTCATCCATAACTTGCAACAATACTTGTGCAACATCAGGATGTGCCTTTTCAATTTCGTCAAATAATATAATACAATGTGGGTTCTTGGCAACTTCACTGATAAGCAATCCACCAGCAAGATTAGCATCATCATAACCAACATAACCTGGCGGAGAACCAATTAATCGTGAAATGCTATGCTTTTCTTGATATTCACTCATATCAAAACGTAGCAGTTTCATATTAAGTTTTTCACTTAACTGTTTAGCAAGTTCTGTTTTACCAGTGCCAGTTGGACCAAGGAACAAGAAGGAACCAACGGGCTTGTTATCAGCCTTCAAGCCAGCTTGACTTACCCATACACGATCAAGAACTGCATCAACCGCCGCATCTTGATTATAAACTTTACGTTTAATTTCTTTGTCAAGAGTTGGCATAAGTTTCTGTGTATTCTCTGCACCAAGCTGTGACTCTGGAATACCAGTGATACGGCTCAATTCACGGCGGATTTGTGCAACATCAATAGTGCGTGATCCACGTGACTGTGTGCGGCGTAGTGCTGCGGCACTATCAATAAGGTCAATAGCCTTATCTGGTAGACGTTTATCTGCTTGATAACGATGACTTAACATCACTGCTTCTGTGACAGCAGCATCTGTAATCTTAACATTATGAAATGTTTCATAATTGGATTTAATGCCAAGCATAATTGTCTTACAATCTTCAATGCTTGGTTCACCAACACTCACACGATTAAACCTACGCATAAGCGCACGATCTTTTTCAAAGTGCTTGGTATATTCTTCCCATGTAGTAGAAGCAATAACCTTGAAATCACCACGAGCAAGTGCTGGCTTAATCATGTTGCTTAAATCAACACTGCTATTGCTACCACTGCCAGCACCATTCATTTGGTGTGCTTCATCAATAAACAGAATAACATTACCTTGTTCAGTTGCGGCGTTCATAATTTCTTGTAGACGTTCTTCAAAATCACCACGATATTTGGTACCTGCAAGCAAGCTACCAATATTCAAACTGTATACTTCATGTCCACGTAGGAACTTTGGAACATCATCATGCACAATGTTGTAAGCAATACCCTCTGCAATAGCAGTTTTACCAACACCAGGATCACCAACCAACATAACGTTGCACTTGTTCTTACGTGCAAGAATTTGTGTCATATCTGCAATTTCACTTGCACGACCAATGACAGGATCAATCTTGCCATCACGCACAAGTTCATTTAAATTTGTGCAATATTCATCAAGCGCATTACCACCAACACCAACTGCTTTTTTATTTGTCTTTTTATATAATTCTAAAACTTTTTCTGGTTCAACACCATACTTGTTAAGGAAATAAGCAGCATGGCTTTGTGTTTCCTTACTGATGCTCAAATATAGGTCAGTAATATGAATTTGCTGACGACCAAGTAGAATAACTTGGGTAAAGGCACGGTTGAATACACGTTCAAGACTTTGTGTTTTCTTGGGTTCTGCACTATCACTATCTTTTACTACTGGAATATTATCAAAGATATAATTTTCCAATTCTAATACGAGATTATCAACATCTACACCAATTTCTCGTAGGGTTTTGCTGAAACCACGTTCGTGGAGCATACTAACCAGTAGATGTTCTACGGTGTAATATTGGTGGTTGTTGTCAATAGCAAATTGCTTTGCTATTTTCACTACTTTTTCAAGGTCGCCGTTGCTGCTAAATTGTGTCATAGTCCTAATATAACATGTATTCAGTAGTTGTCAAGTATTTAGTGGACGAATTTTCTGTATTTCTTTAACTAAATTAAGTTGTTCATTAGTCAAAATTGTAGGTATTTTTATATTAATTTTTGCAATATACTTGCCACGTGTTCCATTTTGTCTTGGGAAACCTTCGTCTGTGATACCAAATTGGCTATTATTTTGGGTTCCACGAGGAATATGTAATTCTATAATTTTACCACTTGGTAAACTAATAGGTAAATTACATCCTAATATGGCTTGAAATGCATCAATTGTAATATCTTCCATTACATTTTCAGCATTTCTTGTAAAACGTTCATGCCGCTGAACACGGATTTGGACATCTAAATTACCACGTGGAACGCCTGGATTGGCATCATCCCCACGTCCAACTACCTGAAATACATATCCATCTTCAACACCTGCTGGTATTTCAATTTGTATTTTATCTTTATTATTTGTGGTATTAAATTCTATAATTTTAACTTGTGGATTTAGTGTATCCAAAAAGTTAAGGTCTAATACTACACGTAAATTACGGTTTCTTGGCTGTTGGCGAGTCTGGAAGCCAAATTGGTTAAAGAATTGGTCATGGAAATTAGCAAATGGGTCTGAACCACCACCAAAGTTAAAGTGAAACTCAAATGGATTTCCGCCACCTTGATGCTGATGAAAATTACGGAATTGTGGTTGTGGATTTTTCAAACTATAATCATAAGCGGCACGTTCTTGTGGATTGCTTAATGTATTATAAGCATCGTTGATCTGTTGAAACTTGTCTTTGCTACCACCCAAATCAGGATGATGCTGTTTGGCAAGTTTTCTAAAAGCTGATTTAATTTCTTCTGGAGTGGCAGACTGTGCCACCCCAAGTGTTTCATAATGACTCATACTAATAATTTAGCATGTAATTAATTGCTTGTCAAGGTGCTTTTTGGTGTAGCAGCCGCAGTATCTTTCTTTTCTTGGGTTCTGCCCCAAGCACTTATACCTAAAATTGCACCAAATGCAAGATGTATAAGTCCACCGTTAGATAATGTTAGACTTGTCCATTGTGTGTATGCAATCGTAGTTGAACCAAGAGATTTAAGAAATACTGGCATCGCCATTGTTAAGAATGGAGCAACGATAAAATCAAAAGCACAAATAAGCATATAAAGAACTGCCATCATAGGACGCCAAAATTTTTGCATCCAATGTTCTGGTGGTTTTTCATTTGCTTTACGTTCTTCACGCAATTGGCGTTGACGTTCATATTCTATTTCATCTTCTTTTTGTTGTTCACGACGATCTTCAATCATCATCTTGTGAAGTTCACGGCGTTCTTCAAGATGAAACTTCATTTCTTCTAATGCAATTTTACGAAGTTCTACATTTTTTTGATCTTCTGCACTTAGTTGTGTTTGTGGAGTAGGTGCATAAGATGTAGCGGCAGTTGTTAATTGTGCGTCTTCTGGACGCTCATCATCTGCCATACGGCGTGGACCAATTGGTTCATCATCGTCATCTGCCATCTTATTTTGTTCCTGTAGTTGTTTTTGTTGTATCTGGCTTTGCGGCTTGTGCATCATAGTATTTTTTGTATGCTCCAAGTTGTGCTTGATATTGTCTAATGATTTTAACAAGATTGGCTTGGTTGATTGCCATGTCTTCGTAGTCTTTTGGAGTAATTGCGAAAAGAGTGTCGCTATTTGCCGTTCTAAATGTTGTGTCAATGTGATCATCCGCACCAGTTTTGGCGTTTTTATTTATAATATACCATTCTACGTCACTTAATTGAACTTGGTCTACATTAGGTAACATAAGAGTAGGTTTTTCTACTGTAATTACTGCTGTTGTTGGACCTGTAGTTTGGCAACCCATTAGCAATGCAGTTGCAAATATAGCTGCAAGGATTTTAACAACCTGAGACATTTGCGGTTCCTTTGTTGACTGTTTCTTCTATGCATCGGAATGATTTTGCAGTAGCATCATTCATGCGTTTCTTGACTTCTTTTGGTTTGGCTTGTGCAAATGCTGCAAGGTCACGGTTATTTTTTTTAAACTTTTCTTGTATTGTGTTTACTTCATTACGAGCAGTCTGATAATCATCATATGCTTTTTGTGCAACTTCTTGCTGCACTTTTAAATCTTCTTGTGTTTTCTTAAGAGTTTCAGTAGTTGTTTTAAGAGCAAATTCTTTTGCTGCTACTTCTTGATTTAATCTGGCTAATTCGTCTTGGGTGTATTTAAAGTAGCCTACAATACTACCTACTATCGCAAGAACGATGCCAATCTTCCAAAGGCTGATTCCAAACATTAGATAATTCCACTTAATTTCTTGATTGCGTCTATATCTGTATTTAACTTTTCGGTTTCACTCTTTACTCTATTAAAACTTTTTACACTTTCTTCATATTGTGCTGGATTTTGTGGCACAGACTTTGTAAAGTTTTCTTCATTCATTGGTTGATAATCATTGCTCTTATACCAACGGAATTTCCAATCGCCACGCTTTACACCTGTGAGATGATTTAGATCGTCTAACATTTCATTTACATATTTGTAAACATTTGGTCTGCGTTGGACTTCAACAAATACAAGACGTTCATTATCAGCAACTTCACCCGTGCTAACATCAGCATCAAGAATAAAATCATAACCATTTTCAAGAAAACTTACTAAATCAGTTGCTGGCATTAAGTCTTTTACTTTAAAACTTAATGTAACAACATCACTTGGGTCACCCATCTTACTATTATATTCATCAATATGAATAGTATTATCAACCAAATATTTTAGGTCTTCTGCTTGTAAACCTTCATTTAATTGATTATGCTTGTTCATTTTCTTCCTCCTCATTTTCAATTGGAGCTTCTTGATTTGTATCTTGTTCCTTTGCACCCTTATCACTCAAGCCTTTTTCAATGCTTGCTTGTAGGTCAGCAAGATCAACTTCTTCACCAGCAATATCCACACTACCTTGTTTAATATCACTCATAAGTTTCTTTGGTAGCAACATTTCTACATACCAAATTGGAAATTCTACAAGTTTACCTTTATGACTACCTGGTCTAATGTCAGCGGGACTACGAATTTCAATTGGAACTCGCACTTTTTCTTTTTTATAAGTAATCTTTGCACCATATGGTAGCAAACGTTTAGCCGCAGCTGGATCAGGCATACGATCTAGTGGCCACATGAATATGCACTTTACCCAATAACGACTAATAATTGGACCTTCAACCAATTCACCAATACGCCAGTTTGGGAAAGTATAGAAATCCATATTGTCAAGAACACGTTCAAAATCGCAGAGCATGCTGATTGCTGCATCACTCATATAAATTTGCTTTACTGCTTTTAAATTCTGTTTAATATCCATAGTGACACTCTTAAGTTATTTATAACAAATTGAGGTCAAGATACATTACATTATAATGTCATATATTGTGATTTAAATACTTTTGTGCTACAACCAGCACGGGAAGAGAATACTTTATGAAGCGTAAACAAAAGTTACATCAAATGAACCCTAACGCACAAAGCCAAAACAGAAATTATAACAACATAACTCAAATAGAACAGTTCTTACCACAGAAGAAAAGAACAGTTGAAATTATTCCCAGAAATATAAATCAGGAAACCTATCTTGCACTGCTCATGGACCCATCTATGAGCATTATTATTGCAAGTGGACCTGCTGGCACGGGTAAAACACTGTTAGCTATGCAAGCTGCAATTAAATTCCTTAAAGAACGCCAAATTGATAAAATTATTTTAACAAGACCAGCAGTTGGTGTTGAAGGTGAGCGTCATGGGTTTTTACCAGGTGATTTAGTACAAAAAATGGAACCTTGGACTAAACCACTATTTGATGTGCTACACGAGTATTATACCACACGTGATACACTTTCTATGATTGAAAATGGTGTTATTGAAATTTGTCCACTTGCTTTTATGCGTGGGAGAACTTTCAAAAATGCAGTAATCATCGCAGATGAAATGCAAAATGCAACACCAAATCAAATGAAAATGTTATTAACACGTATTGGTGAAGGCAGTCGTATCATTGTAACAGGCGATGTTCGTCAGACCGACCGAACAGAAGGTGAGAACGGATTATTAGATTTCAACAAACTAATTAACCAATTCCGCTCCAGCGCACATGTTGGCACCGTAGAATTTACAGGCAGTGATATTGAACGTCATCCAGCAGTAGAGGAGGTATTGCGAATATACGGTGATATCAAATAGTCTTACGACTTAGTAACTTTAATAACCGCCATTGGTCATAAGCGTCTTTTACGGCTTCACTTTCATGTTGGCGATCTTTTGCCCAACTTGTTTCTTGAATCCATCCGCCGTTTTTACCCTGTGCTTTATATATTGCCCATGCTTCTGGTAGATACTGTTCAAACCAAGTATCTTCGCCCAAATCATTACGGGTCATACCAAAGAAAGCATTTCCGTCCATTATAGCCATAACTTCGGCTATTGGTCGCAGCAATTCTTTTTCTTTCTGTGTAAACTTTCTCTTTTTAAGTTTTTGGTTATAGTTTTTCCAGAACCATTTTAAAAAAGAATCAGGTTCACTTTTATTCATTGTAATTCGGCTAACTCACAAAATGTAGCACTTAAATTAATTTCAGCATCAGCAACCATACTATGATTTACCAAGCCATTGCGAATGATAACAATTGCACGATCCTGTGCATCATCACTACTTGCAAACAAATCAAGATTATCATACATCCAACGGAATACTTCTTCCATCTCATCAGGACGAACTTGACTACAAATTAGTTTACGTGCTTCACGAATCTTTTTTGCTTTAAACAATTCAACTGCTTGTAATCTATAGTCACTGCTATTCTGCGAACCTTGTGCAACCTTTTGTAGGGTTCCGCCACTACTTCCACTTTGTAGTGCATTAATACATTTACGAAGGTCAGGATATTGTGCACTTACATAAGTGTCTAACACATCTAAGTCAAAGTTAATATTTTCTTCAACAAGAATAGTAGCGGCACGTGCAGTAAACTCTGTTTTGTCAAGTTTCTCAATATGGAAACCTTGACAACGACTATGCAACGCTGGAATAATCTTGTTAGGATAGTTGCAAGTCATAATAAAACGAGCAGTGCTGCTGTAAGTCTCCATCAAACCACGCAGCACTGCTTGTGCGTTAGGCGACAGATAATCTGCCTCATCCAACAGCACCACCTTAAACTCACCAAATGGCATTGTAGATACAAATCCTTCAATGCGGTCACGAATAAAATCAACACCGTTATCTCTGGAAGCGTTGATTTGCATAATATCATAATCTTCTACGCCAAGATCATTCATAAGAACCTTGGCAAGCGTGGTCTTGCCTGTGCCTGGTCCACCACTGAATAACAGATGTGGAATATTCTTCTCACTCACCCACTGACGAACCTGTTGTTGTTGGGCATCATCACGCCAAACATAATCATTTACCGTGCGTGGGCGGTATCGTTCTGTCCAAAGATAATTTGTAATCATGTTTTTATACTAACATACGGTTATAGTGATGTCAACTATTTTAAGTTGGGTTAATACCAAAGGTTAAATCTTCTGTTGGCATTTCATCGCTGCTCATAAGAATATCTTTGGGATCAACCAGACGAACAGTGGTAGTTTCACCGCTTTCATCTGTCATATCAAGACCACGAGTCCAACGACCATGTGCAACAAGAATATATTCACCTGGTTTTACATCTTCTTGTAAACGACCAACAGCAACAACTTGTGCCCAACGTGGACGAATACCTTGTCCTTTCTTGTCATCATCAATAATGATGATACCACCAAGTGTCATACGCTCACCAAAATCCATGTCCTTTACAAGAACATTATTTTTAGTTGGTATAATTTTTCGATAGTCTTCACGAACATGGTGTAGACTACTTTTTGCTTTATTGAGTTTTGTCATATTCTGCGTCTCTGGTTTCTTAAACGGTCTGCAAGTTCTTGGCTACGTGCTTGTGCATCATTAATACCACCAGTTGTTGGTGCTGGTGTATTTGGATCAACTGGTGTAGATTCCTGCTGTGAACTAACAAGATTTTCTAACGGAGTTGGTGTTTCAAAAATATCTGCTACTGCTGCGGCATTTGCCTCATCAACCGTATTATAAATTGGTGCGTCTTTTAATGGACTACCTTTCTGTGCATTATAATAACTTTTCATTCGCTGATCCCTTGTTTCAACAACTTGTCCACCTGGTCCAAGTATATCACCACGTGCATTTTGCCTGCTATTACCTACAGCAATAGTTCTTTCTTGTTGTATTTTCAACGCATTTATATCTAAAAATTTGCCATTTGCTGTGCGATTCATAAAAACTCTACTCCTTGCGTATTTAACGCATAAATTCTGCGAACTCTAAATTATTTCTTAAACTATGTATGCGATGAACACCAATCAAATATAAAACAAAACTTGCTACACTTGAACCACGACCAACGCCCCATACTATACTATTCTTACGCATGGTGTCAACAAAATATTTTAAATACTGCAATAGTGGTAACAAATCTCTTTCAGCATATTCTAATAATTCTTGACCAGCACGTTGTAATTCATTTTGGTCTTGGCATTGATCTAAAATCCATTTAGCAATATCCAAATCCAAATATTCCTGTGGCATGAACCACACCTGTTGATTACGTTTATGAAACTCATTCACACTGATATCCAACGCCTCTAACTTTTGTAAAGGTTTCCAATCAAGATATAATGATTTAATTGCCGCATTATATTTTTCTGGATTAGTTATTGGAATATCGGATATTTCCCGTTCAGGATTAATATAAAGTAATTCTGCTAGTTCAACATCATTTATTACTGAACGGGAAAATTCGTCAAGATTTGTCACCTTTGATTACCTCTGGCTTCCAATTCTTTTTCAATGGAACAACATTGTTATCATTCTTTTTCTTGATTTCTACTTTATCAGGTTCTTGTTCCCATTGCAACCATTCAGCCCATTCAGCTTCATGATATACCATAACACTTTGACCTTTTTGTTTTGTTAAAATATCAAATGTTGTGGGTGTTGGGCGAAACCACCAAGCAGGTTTATTCCAATTTTTCATGGCTAATTCTTCCATGAGTTCATCTTCCATTGCCATGTCTTGATCTATATGAATACAAATATTATCGCTTTTGTCACAACTTAAATCAACATTTGTTAAACTTACACGACCTTGCCCCATACTTAAAATTTTATACCAAGTTGTTACACCAATGCAATAATTGTTTGGTGCAAAGGGTAATGTAACTATTTTAGCATCTAATTTTTTATAAAGTGTTGGCAAAATTGGATTTCCAACCCATATAAAAATGCTATCTTGGTATAAATCTTTAATTAAGTGACGAATACGACCAAAAGCAGTTGCTTGGTCTTCGGGTGTTAATGATTCATCATCAAATGTAATATTAATATTATAATTGCATGGCTCCATGATTTTAGCATAGCAATTAATTGCACTAAATTCGGCACTCCAACTGATTGTGCTCATCCTACGTCCAAACTATCTTTAAAAATTGGGTTCTTTTTTGTAGCTTCTGCTTCTGCACGATAACGTTTGTTAATTTCTTCCTGGTAGGTATCAACAACATTACGCATTTGCTGTATCATGACACCGTTGCCCATACGACCAAGCCATGCCATTTTCTTGTGTAAACCGTTAACTGTTTCTAAAAGTTCATCAAGTGTTTTGCCACTTAAATCACTCATAAGAGGATGCATTATAGATCACCTTGTTTACGATTTTCACTATGCCAAGCATCAAATTTACCGCCTGGATAGCGTGATTCTAACTTCTTAACATTTTCATTAATTACATCATTTGGGTCAAGACCAAGTGCGGTGCAAGCATTTACCCAATACCATATAATATCACCAAGTTCACGCTTCATATGAAATACATTTTCTTCATTAAGTGGTTTACCTTGAAAGAAAATCTTCTTAATAATTTCATTAAATTCGCCACTTTCGGCACTTAATCCCATGCCAGCAGTCAATAATAATGCGGGATTAATCTTGGTTTTGTCATCTTGATAATTGCTTAAATAGTCAAATCTGTCTAGAAAAGCATAATTGTGTTTACTTTCTTCACTGGTTACTACGGTAACAAATTCTTGGTAAAGTTTTAAATCAGTCATTAAAATACTCCTGATATAATATAGTTATTATTAAATCAGGAGTCAATATTAATTAGTGGCAGTTCTAAACCATCTATTTGCACTGTTTACGAAAGTAAATCCAATGTTACTATTACCACTTAAAGTAGTGGTATTGCCATTAATTGTATTTCCAGCAACAAGGAACATATTTGCAATAGAGACATTCGCACTTATGCTTAGTGACTGACCATCCATTGGATAACTTGGGAAAGTTACCTTAACATTTGCAAGAGCACCAGCGGCACCGTTATCAAGAATTAACTTGCTGATAACGCTTACGTTTGTGGTATTCGTGGAACTTGTTCCATTACTGACGTTAGAATAAAGATAATCTGGATTTACACGAGCACGGCTTAGTGGGAAAATTGTGATTGTAACACCCGCATCATCACTAATAAACTCATACCAATAAATTCCTACACCACTTTGTGTGTAACCAATGCTATTATTAGTTTGATCATAATCTTGAAGATATTTTGTTCCAATACTTACCGCACTTGGTAAAATTAAACGGTGACTTGTGCTTGTAACATTTAGCTTAAGACGAATACGACCAACTGTTCCTGCAGCAGGAAAGTTACTAAAAGCAAGTGTTACTGTTCCGTTAGTTTGAACTTTATGATAATGTCCACGGCTATGATCTAATGTGACGTTAGTAGAGATAATACCATTGTCATATTCTGTTTCACGAAAATCTTGAATTTGCGCACTGCTTAATAGTGTGCCGCCCATGTTGTTATTCAACGTTGTTCCACTTAAGGCACTTTTTACGATTGCTTTACTTTGTAAATCATCAAGTTCACTTTGCGCATAAGCAAAGTTATTCTTTATGTTTGTAAAGTTATCACGAAAACCTTGACTATCGTTATCAACACCAGCTACAGGATAAGCAGAATTGATATTATTAGGGTTAATGTTACTCATTTAATGTTTCCAACAACTATATTTATTTATGTAGCAGTTTCCAAGATATTTTGTAATGGGAACTTCAAGTAACTATCATTTGCAAATGGCAACTGATATTGATCTTGATTATTGATGAATTGTGTTTTTGTGTTATCAAATGTGGTTGGTGATTTCAATTGTAAAGTTTGAAAATTACCTTCTTCATATTTTGGCACAGTCTGATTGCCAACACCAACATTTTTACTACTATACTGCCAAGTTTGACCAGCCTTTGCACCAAGTTGAACTAAAACAACATCGTTTAATGCAATTTCTTGAACAAATGTTAATGATACTGTTCTATTAGATATGCTTATTTGCCAAACACCGCCACGTTTGTTTACCGTTGCAGAACCATTTTGAACTTCTGCATAACCTGGTATAACCGCACCATTTTGATTCCAACCATCATTGTATAGTATTGGAAATTCTGTTGGATTATAGTTTTGTTGCGTGCTGAATACAACATACTTACCATCCCAATCACCACTTTCATCACCATCCATACCGCCTATATCATTAATTTGGGTTATTGTAGAATTGTCTACATGATCAAATGGTATATCTAATGCATAACCAACGGTTGCTGTTGGTGTAATACTTAAAACATAACCAGTATCAAAAGTTGTATATTGTTTTGTATAAAAGAAACCAGTTGCAATGTCGTAATTTATATCTAGATTATTATCAAAAATATAACGATCAGCAACAAATGGTACTAATTTAATATCATTTGGAACACCGTTCTTTAACAAATACAGCACACGCTCACCAGTGCCTGGTTTTAAATAAGCTAAAACTGCCGCAGTTTGAAATCCTAATATTCTACCATCATTTTGAATACTTGTTTCCCACTGTGGTAATGTATTGGTATTTGTTTCACCAATACCAACAACCAAGTCATTATTCATAAGAGTTAAATCATTTGGATATAATCTTCTACCGTCATTAATTAAAAAACTTGGTTGTGGAACACTTGGTGTTAGATAACCATTTACATTTGTATAAGTTTTTGTATCTTCAATTAAATCAACATACACTACATCATAAAGTGCATTTCCGTCAGCATCAGTGGCAGTTGCGTAGTGATAATCACCAAAGTAGAATTTTTTATTAAAATGACGGCGTTGCATGACACTTATATAGTCACTTGCTTGGCTACTAGTTAAACCATATCCAACTAATGCTTTAATATCACTTTGTATTCCCCAATAAGGATCATTTGGACGATAGATATCTTCTAATTTAAAGTAATCAGTATTACCTAAAATTGTTGTAAGAATATTACGTTTTGCAACGCTTGGTAAACAAACTATGTATAAGTTATCATATGGTTCATATGTAACACTATCCACTGTTAAAGTAAATGTTTTTTGTCCACTTATGTCCTGGCTGTAATCAGTTGCATTTATAATAATGGTATAAGTTCTATCAATTGTAGTTGGTGCTGCAGTGATACCATTTGTAGTATTTCTCACATCAAATGTTGTTGTTCCTTTATCTAAACTAAACTGTTGGAAACTTATACGACCACTTAAATTTCCATCATTTAATAAAGTTAGACCTTGTGGTATTTTACTTCCACTTGCAAGATAATAATATAATTGTCTACCACTTGCTGCAGTTGCATTTATTGATAATTGACTTATATCACCAGTATTCACAGTGCCTAAATTAGTTGGCGTATTCCATGTTATTCCAAGACTTGTAGCACCTAAAATTGTTACTGTAAAAATACGATATTCACTTACTATAGTAGGTTCAATAATGCTATAAACTTGAACACCAAAGCTATAACTTTGACTGACATAAGATTGTTCAGGAATAAATCCTGTCATCCAACCTGTTGTCCCGTCTAATGTTAAGCCAGGTGGTAAACTGAAATTGCTTTGATCCCATGGACTTGTATCCCATGGCACAGTATCAGCATCCCAACCAGTGCCAGTAGTGCCAACTATACTATATCCAACATTAATATTGTCGTAATCTATACCTTCAAATTTAAATGCAAAGTAATTACCACTTGTAAATATTGCATAATCACCCATTGTTTCAGTTAATAGCAATGGACGGCGATAGTTAGTAATGTCACTTGTAAAATAAGTTTCATCATCTGTTATAAGTGTATTATCAGCGGTTAGTGATTCATGATTGTAAACAACAATATTATAATTTTTTATGTCAAAACTTTTTCCATCACTAACTTCAATTGTAAAGTAATATGTAATTTTTCCAAAACTAGTAAAAGTTTGACCTGGTGGAAGTAACAAATCAGTTTGATCATATGGGACAGAATCCCAAGGATTTGCATCAATGTCCCATCCACTTGGAGGAATATAATTTGGAATAAGTGGACCACTTATAACACCATCAGTGCTTAAACTTGTTCCTAGTGGCAATGTTCCACTTAAAAGTGTAAATGTAAGGTTATCACTATTAAGATCAACTGCGCTTATTGGTATGCTTATAATAATACCATCAGTAAACTCGCCTAACGTGGTATAATTGCTTGTAAGTAACTGTGGTGGATAGTTACCAGTAACTGTTATACTAAAACTTCGATCAGTAATTTTACCACTACTACTAAACGCACGAACAGTAAATTCACTTGTGCGATCTTGTGTAACTGCTTCTGGAACACCATCAATACTATATGTGTCTTTTGGATTACCTGTGACTTGTCCACTGCTATCAATTTGCATACCAGCAGGTAACCTACCAGCAATAAGTGCATAATTTACATCTTGTCCATCAGGTTGTCCAGTAGGATCAACCGCCTGTAGTCCAATTTCAAAAAATTGTAGTGATTGAATTTTACCAAGGTTACCTTTTGGTGTAACCCATTCTGGATAACCTGTTCCATAACCTTGTGCTTGTTCTTCCGTCAAGATGTCAACTTGTTGATAAAAACTTTCACCAACAACATAGGGATAAACTGGTTGACCACTGCCATCCACACTACAAAAATATGCATAAGTTCCGCTTGGATAATCAGGTGTTACGCAATAACGACCATTGTGTGTATCTAAATCACCAGTGCCATTATACTGATAATCTTCTATAAACATACCCATAGGGTAAGTTACCAAATCATATGCAGTCGTTGCAGCACGATAAGAACTCGGACGTAATCCGTAACCGCTCTCAAGGTCTTTTACACCACTATTTGCATCAAGAGGGTCAATATATCCACTCGGACCATAAATTGGGAAACCATCTAAACTAAAACCAAGTATTTTACTATGCCCATCAGTATGAAATAAACTGCCATCAAGATATGGTATTACATCAACTTCTGGTAAACCACGAACAGTTGAACTATATGGGCGTCCACCTAAACCACTTACCCAAATAGGTGCAAAATTATAATCGCTGTAAAAATAACGACCTGTAGTTTTTGCACGACCACCCGCATAATCTTGTTTATACCAATGTTGTCCATCATCTATTTCATTTTGTGCTATTCCATTTGCATAACTTTGATCAAAATGGAAACCAGTAGGTGTTGTAAAACCAAAAGGAGGCAAAGTATCAGTACTTGATGAATAAATTGCAACACCATTTAGCCAAAAACCAACAATACCTTGTCCTACCGTTTGTGCATCTTCGGTTACAGTTTCACCACCACGCCAAACCCAACTGCGATTATAATATTGTGCAAGTGGAACTGTGCTTGCATAAATGCTACCATATCCATGATATGGTATACCAGTTGCTGTTAAATTAATTGTATTTTGAAAATCGCCTGGATGAACTTCAACATTTTCTAAAAATGTCCAGTTACTACTGACATTTATAAGACGACCAAGTTGAAGGTTGGTTGCGAAACCATTATAATTAGGCATGTTTTAATTTTCCACAAAGATATTTATGGATTATTAAACTCTTATCCAGCGTGGACCACCTGGTAATTGTTGTGGTATTGGATTGCCATTATAAGGTGCATATTTTACATAATGCCAACTATAAGGAGTTGTAGAACTTATGCTACTAACATTTCCTTGAACAGTGCTATCATTTGCAATAATACGCAAACTGCTTACACTGATGTTACTACTAATAGTAATTCTTGTTCCATCACTTATATTAGCATTTGCAGGCATGTAAACGTTAGCAACAGAAACTGTTCCGCCATTTGTATAATCAAGAATAAGAGTTGATGTATTGCCAGTTAAAGTAACATTATTACTACTTGAATTTGCAAGGTTTGCAAATGTGTAACCATTAATTGTAACATAACTTAACACATATGTGTTACTTGCTACGCCGTTTGCACTTAATAAGTTTGCAGTAAAATATGCTGGTATGTATGCTGCAACTTGAGTATTACTATAAAGTCCTGTTAGATATTGTGAACTACCAATAAAGTATGTTGCGTAAACATTGCTTGTAGTATTAAGATTACCAGCATTAATATTACCACTGTAAGTTGGTAGATATGCTGCTGCAATAACATTACTATACAAACCAGTTAATAGACTACCATTACCAATAAAGTAAGTGCCGCCAACATTACCAGTTGCTACAAGATTACCAGCACTTAAGTTGCCAGTATAAGTTGGTAGGTAACTTCCAATATAAGCACTTGCTTGTGTATTACCATACATGCCACTTAATGTGCTACCATTACCAAAGTGATAAGCAGCAGTAACATTTCCGCTCGTGGTTAAATTACCAACACTTATATTACTTGAAACTGTTACGTTACCTGTAACTTGTAATTTATTGGAACCATCATCGGTTCCACCTAATACCCAACGTCCACTTGTAATACGACCTGCTTCATTTGCTAACAAAGTTCCATCAGTGTGGAATACGATTGCTTTACCAGTTGATGCAGTTCCAACGGCAATATTACCATTAGCAACATAAAGATAAGCATCATTTGGATATGTTATAGTGAAACTGCTGTTGTTATAATTGTTAGCATTAATACCAAGGTCAACAAAGTATGCACTATCATTACCATTGTTAGCAGTTGCTACAATGTCTGCGCTTGTGCTGCTACCATTACCAATATTTTGGATGTTGATCTGTGTATAAGTTGTGCTGCTTTCAACAAATTGTGCAGTAAGATTTGTTAGCGGAACTGTGCCTGCTGGTCCTACTACAAGATCATATGATGAAACAAGATTATTTGCATTTACGTTACCAGTATAAGTTGCAAATGAACCAAATGTATTACCAGTTGTTACAATATTACCGCTGCTATAAATGTTACCACTTATACCCATACCACCTGTAACAACAACAGCACCAGTAATTGTGCTACTTGCTTGAGTTGTATCTTTTAACCAAAGAGTTGTTGCATTAGCAAGAACTACATCACCTGTTCCATCAGCATCAATATTGATATTTGCATTGGTTCCACTTGGACTTGTGATATAACTTGTTGCACTTACAACTAAATTAGCACCAGCACGTAGCGCAACATTACCAGCTACGTTTAGGTTGCTTGTAAGAACGTTACCATTATAAAGTGTCAAATAAGCTGCAACATTACTATTACCATAAGCACTTGGTGTAATACCACTTAAGCCACTTAAGTAATAACCATTACCCAACACATATGCTGTAGTTGCAAGATTACCAGCTGCTGCAATATTAGAATTACTATAAAGAGTTTGTATATTTGCAATTGCAATATTAACAGCAATAAGATTTCCAATTGTGTTAACATTAGGTAAACTATTACCACTAAAATTCTGTGCATTAACAGCAGTGCCAGCAGTAGTAGCATAAACTGCAGTAGTTGCTAATGTAGCACTACTTGCTACCCCACTTAAATTACCTATGATTGGGTATAACGTATTTGTTGTAATTTGACCGTTAAATGTAGCATTATTAGCATACATTGTGGTGAAATTTGTTTGAGATGCAACAATTGCTGCACCATTAGCTACAACAACATTAGCACTACCAGGAGCAAGAGTAAGGTTAGCACCAGCAGTGTGAGTTTGATAAACATCACTGCTGTTGAGATTACCAAATATTTGGCTAAAGTTATTATTTGTTTTTATATACGCTGTTCTAAGCGGGTCGCCAGTGCCATCATTACCAAATGCACCAACGTTAATAACCTCTTGTACCATTAAAAACTCCTGCGATATTATTTAGCAGGAGTTATTTTGTTAGAAACTAACGCTAGTACCACATCCACAGCCACCACTGGCATTAGGATTTTCTACAACAAGTGAACTACTTATAAAATCAGTTTTATAATCAATAGTGCTACCAATTACATAAACATGAGCAGTGCAATCTACGATAAACTTTTGTTCATCACCCAAATCAATGATGTCATCACGGTCTGGTGTGCCTTTTTCATCATATTCATTTGCATCAACTGGAAGCCAAAAATATTCAAATCCAGCACAACCACCACCTTGCAAACCAAATACAAGATGAGTTTTTTTCATCTTTTGTAGGGTATTTTTTATATGACTTTTTGCATCTTCTGTTAAATTTACAATATGGTCAGTCATGTCATTTAAACCTATAAGTTATACGTCCACGAGTTAAATCATAAGGACTTAATTCAACACTTACTCGATCTTCTTCGGTAATTTTAATTTTGTTTTTACGCATATTTCCACTTGTATATGCAAGTATTAAGTGTCCATTTACATCTACTCTAAAATTACCATTAGGTAGCACGTCAACAACCACTCCTTCTAAACTTACTAACTCTTCTTTTGCCATAGATTACTTATATTTTACACTCATGCTGTCGCCTGTGTCAGAGTCAAACATTGTAAACGCATCCAAATCAGTAGGTGATGCTGGCATTACTGTTCCAGTGGTTACAGTTGTAGTATTTTTATACAAATCATTTGTTAATTCTGCCAACTGTTCATCAGTCAGTTTTGCTACGGCACTATATCCACTCATTCTATCATCAGCGGTGGTAGTTGTATAAACTCCCCAATTGCCATAGTTTCTACCTTGCTCATATGTCTTTGGTGACCAGTATGCGCCTCTGTCTCGGTTCATGTTGTAAAAACTAATATCATTTTTAAGTTGTTCCATTTCACGGCGCATATCTTGCAATCCACGCCACATTTGTTCAAGTGGACCAACAGGATTAATATTCATGCTATCTTCTGCTACTTTGGTCAATACAATAGCTTGCTTGAAAGCATCAATAACAGTTGGATCACGACTTAATAAAACTGCATCTAAGTCTCGCAATCGTTCTATTAAATCAGTTATTGCCATTGTCTAGTAAATCCTTTCTACGATAAAGCATTGTTAAACCAGGTGCCCAATAAAGATTTTCAGCAATATGCCATGGGTCATTGGTTTGCAAGAAATTGTTAATACCAAAAACCATACCAATAGGTTGCCCACCATTAATTTGAATTGGTGCAGGTTGATGAGCAAAAGTATAAGTATCTTGAATTACAATATAACGTTCTACAAATTGTGCAAACTTTTGGCAAACGGTATTAACAAAATTTCCTTCTTGGAAACTGTTGATAAACATCATATCAGTATCTTCAATAGTTTCATCTTCCAAAATCATTTTGTTATGGAAAACTAATTTAATATTATAATTATTTGCGATTTCTTGATATTCACTAATATCAATTTGGTTATGGTCATAAATTACAATCGTTTCTGGTTTTGCGCTTAATACACAAAGTGTTCCTAATCCTTGTCCAAAACCAACAATTGTAATATGTTTTACACGACGACACCATTCCATAAATGGTATCATCTGGCTATTTGTATTAATGTTTTCTGCGATGTTTTCATAAATGTCTTGCATAATATTAGTTATACACCTTTTTCTTGTTGAATGCAAATTTGTAATAGTGATTGATAATGTTCCCATGCTTCACGAACAGCAGGATACTTTTCACGAACCAATGCTTCATAATAAGAATTTTCAATAATTTCATTTACTGTATTTTTTGGAGTCCAAATTTCTTCACGTGTATTTTGTGGACCAACATTTACACGAAAAAGATAATCTTTTTCTAAACCAGCATTACCAAATTCACGCCGTGTTACAGTTTTACCACCATCTGGACTTTCATAAATCCAAGTAGTCATTACTATATCCTAATGTTTTTGGGGCATGGTCAATATATGTTTTGCCATAAAAATAAGCATCTTCGTCAGTAATTACAACTTGCAAATCGCTATGGTGAATATCATAATCTGTAAAATTACCACCTTCATCATAAACACGAAATACCCATAGGTTTCCTATGGGTAAAATGCATCCTTTAACACCATTTGCACTAATTGGTTTGCTCATCCTCGCCTACTCTTACTTCCTACTGTTGTCATATCTGTTTCAGGCGATGCATACTGATAACCACCCTTATTAAAAAGTGGCATACAGCGTGATGCTTTTAACATAATTTCTTTTTGCACTTCTGGACGTTCCTTGTGCAAATTGGTCATGATACCTTTCGCAAAACCGTTACCAACGCTATTACCAAGTTTACCGCTATCACGATCCAAAGAATAATCTGGTAAATCATTTTTATATTCTCCAACTTGACGCTTTTTAGCGGCAATTTGTGAAGGATGCAACCCACGTTTCATAAGCCATTGGTCATGGGCTGTCATTTTTTTGACAGTTGTAGACTTACATTTGGCTGTGCGGTTGCTTGTAAAATATGCTGGCAGTAGGTGCATGGTCATAGGAATACCCCTGATTTCACAACTGCCTAGCAGTATATCATAGTTTTGCACCCTTGTCAAGTCCATTTTATGTCAGAGTTGTGCCATATTTTTCATTAATTTTAGCAATTTCTTCTTGTCGTTCATAATTTCGTCGCAATTCATCAACGAGCCGCTGTTCGTTATAACGTTCACTTTCTACTTTATCTTTTGCCATCAAATAAACACAACCAGTAAGACCAACAAAAGATAATAAAAATCCAAACGGAACCGCACTATCAAACAAATAATATGAAAGTATCATAAGTCCAAGTAGTGAACCAAATGCTCCACTTATAATTAAAATTCCATATACCATGTAAAGTGAAAACTTCTTAAGAAGTCTTGTGTCGATTGTGTTCTGCATCTTCTGCCTCTAACTGTATAATACCATCACGAATGTTCAACCGCTGTTTTTTAAGGTCAGCGATCATTTTTTCTTCCTGTGCATCAGGAAATTTATGCTTGCGTTCCAGTTCATCAATCTGGTCATCAAGCATTGTGTGCATCATTTTAAGGTGATCAATTCTTCTCATACACTTATATTATCACAAAATTGTAAGTTGTCAAGATTTATTTTTTTGTAGACATATGGATTTATATATATTATAAGATAATATGTTTTTCTCAATTTCTAAAAACAAAAAAGACAATTTTCCAAACCATTACGACTTTGATGATTACATCGTAAACACTGATGCTGGTTGGAAACAGGTGACAGTTAATGGATCACAATTGCTGTATAAAGGTTATACGGATCTTAATAGTATTGAAGAAAATTTAGAACAAATTATTAAAGAAGAATCACCTACATTTCTTGGTAATTTCTGTGTTATAGTAAAATTTAAAGAAACAAATAAAATTATTACAGATTTATACAGAGGGTTTCCAATAAGTTTCAATGAAAATGAAATTACAAATTTAGAAAATATTGGTCAACCTGTTTGGTCTAATAATTTACTTTCTTTTGATAATGAATTTAAGGTTGAAATTACAACTATAGATACTACTGGAGAAATTGAAACTGACCTACTAAATGAAGAAGAAGCGTTAACTAAAGTTGATGATATATTATCGTTGAAAACACAAAATTTTTTAAAAAGTAATACATTACCTATAAAAGTTTTTTTAAGTGGTGGTATAGATTCACTTCTTGTTTTCAGCTACATTCAAAAATACACCAATGACTATGAATTAATATTAAGCCAGCACATTGATTTTGATTATTTTTGGCTTAAAAATTCATACACTTTACAAAAATATTGGGGGTATAAACAAATTCACCACTGGAATGAAGATTGTATATTAACAAGTGGTGCGCCAGGTGATGAGTTTATGCTACGCAGTCCATCAACTGCAAATATGTTTTGTAGATTTTATAATCAGTCTATTCCTAAACTTCTTTCAAGTGGAAATCATAAGGATAGTTTACATTATGATTATTTTTCTCTTGATAAACATATGAAAGTTTTTTCACAACAAGAAAATGAAAATCACAAAATAGAAAATTTTACTGAACTGACAAAATTTTTATGCAATATAAATTTAAATGATTTCCAACATTGGCATTTGGGAAAAACATTAAATTGGACACCATTAAGAGATTTGAATATTTTTAAGATAATGATTAGATTGCAGTTTGAAATAGCAGAAAAACAAATTATGGACAGTCATTTTAGTAAAAAATTAATAGAAAGAAATAATCCAGATTTGTTAAAGTTATTGAGTGATGACAAAAATAGTGGCAATTACTTAAGCAATCTTGTTCACTTAATTAATTGATATAAAAATTCGCTATAATCTTCTGCTTTAATACCTTTAACTTTATCCATCTTGTGGACAAAATCAATAAATTTTTTATGATTAACTTCATCATAATTGTTATTGGATAATATTTCTTTGTAATTCTTGATAGCATTGATTGCATTTATCTGCTGCATAGCTTCAATATTACTTGATAATAAAATTTTTATAGTTTCTTCTAAAGATTCAATTATTTTCTCTCTTAACTCAATAGGTATAATTTCTAGTTTAAGGTGAGGTTCTTGAACAACTCCAAATGTAACTTGATGCCAATCATCTGATACAAATGCGATTAATTCTTTGATGTAAGAAATATTATATGCACTTACTGTAATATTAACACATGCTTCTACGTGTGAATATTTTTTGCATCTTAAATAATTTTCTTTAACTTTATCCCAGTTACTACCAAATCTAATGTATTCGGAACTTTTTCCAACACTATCAATGCTAAAAACTAATTTAATTTTACCATTATAATTTTCAATAAAATCATAATCAATGAAAGTGCCATTGGTGAAAATAATAATATTTGCTTTTAAATTATTTTTTGCAAATGATAAAAACTTTAAACAATTCTTATCATAGAATGGTTCTCCACCCAATACAACAACATCTTTAATTCTATGTTTTATTGAAGATAGTATTTCAAAATCAGTATGACTTGATGATATCTTTTTGTTTGGTATTATATCTGCAGAAACGTAATATTGATAAACACGACTACTTGCTTCTGGCCAACAAGTTTGACACGCAAGATTACAAGTATTACCAGGTCTTATTTCTAATGTTATATCGTCGTCTGCATAATTTCCGTATGAACTCGCTCCATTTAAACGAGTGCTATCACCACGTCCTTGGTCTTCTAATTTCTGACATTTGTAACATTCTTTTGGCCAGATATTATTAGCGAGTTGTTCTCGTAAATGTTTTACATCATCTTTATCATGCCAGATTGATAAGTCATTGTTAGCTATCTGATTATTTTCTATCCAATTATTATCTGGCACAAATGAACAACAGGGGACTATAGTTTTATCATATTTTAAACTAAATCCGTGTGATAAAAATTTACATTCCATGAAAATGTATTTAAGTTGGTAAAAATCATTAAATAATTTTGCTTATGTCTTTCTTGTCACATATTTTTAACTTTGTAATATACCCAAAAGGTGCATGTGGTCAGCATTTATCTAATTTAATAAATTTAGATGAAACTTTTAATAGTTCAGATTATGAATTAAACAAAGAGCAATTTTGTTTATATCTGGAAAACTTTTATGAAAATTACAATTTTAATACTAATGGATTATCAAAAAAAAACACACAAAATATCATACTATAATAGGTGGTCCTGAATGGTTATTAAATTTAAAAAAATTAGATTTATCATATAAAAATAGTGTGCATAAAGGACATATACGTAATTTTGAAACAAGTTGGTATAATAAAATAATTAAAACTTTCAAAAATTGTCGATATGTCATAATACAAATTACTACTGAAAGAAGCGATGAAATTTTAAAAAATCGTAAAAATAAAATGCCTACACTTGACGAAACTGAACATGAAGTAAATATGTATAATAATTTAAACTTACCTGTATTCAATGAATTACCAAATTTTGTTCATGAAAATATTATCACCATTGAATTAGAAGAAGTATATAAACCAGATATAAAAGATATTATAGAAAAAATTAATAAAAAATTTAATCTGAATATCCCAATTGATAAAGCACAATTCTTACATAAGTTTTGGTATAATTCAAATATCAGTTAGTTCTTTATGACGACTTAAACGATCTTGCAAAGCATTTGTAAGTTGTTTTAAGGGGATTTTATTTTCACGATAGCCTTGGGCTATGAAGTTTATATATTTTTTAGTTGGTAAATGTTTATCATGGTAGTTACTGAACATTTGATAAGCATAGGCTTTGTAAATCTTTCCACCATAATTTACAGGAACTATAAGGTGCTTGTAATGACTGCGATGATCTTCCAATGCATCCAATTTAGGAACAGCATCTTTTGGGATAGCGTATAACACACCTTGAATAGTAGAGTTTTTATCAGGACGTATATCACTAAAATGTTCAAGTGACATCTTATAACCATGAACACTTGCACGACCAAGAAGTCTTGCTTCTGGAACTCGTTTGTGCATTTCACCTACATTTGTATTGTGTCCGTAACTAAAATATAATACTTCATCAGCCATAGTATTACTTATTTTAAAAGTTGTGAGAATATAAAGTGACAACTTATACGATTTTCAATTAGACCAATGTCACCTATCATTTCATGCCATTGGTCATAATCGTTAACTTGTAAGTAACCTGTATTCATTTCATAGGGAAAGAAATATTTTGGTTTAGTTTTTTCACGGTAATAATAAAATTTAGTTCCCAGATCATTATCACTTTCACTCAAATATACTTGCATACTGATGGGAATATTAAAATAACCTTTTTGTTCAACTTCTACAGGATCAAAGTCACGGTGTATTGGACTTTTATATCCATGCATATCTCGCCATAAACTTACAATGGTTCTATCTGGATATTGGAATTGCCAATTTAATTTTTCTTGTAATTCTGCGGCAATACCAATGCTTATTCTTTTAAGTTGCGATAACTCCTTGCAACTTTGAAGTTTTAGTAGTTTTCTTGGAAATTCTTCTTGTTTAAGTTGAACATCCCATTCGTAATCATCCCAATTTGCTGTTTTACAAAATTCTACAATTTCCTGTGGAAATACATCCGTAACACGATACAGATTGCTTGCCACAGGAATTATATTCATTGGTCGTCTTCTGGTTTCCAACCCTTACAAATTGCTTTTTTATTTTCTGCAACTGCTTTAAAATCTACTGGCCAAAGTGGTGGTTTGTTCAACTTATTTGTGCCAGGTGGAACTGGAATAGAAAGACCTGTTGCAGCTTCAAGGTCTGCAATAGTAACTTGAACTTTAGTTAAATCATTGCCTTGATTTTCTGCTTGTGGAAATAAGAAAGCCAATACTTCATTTGTCTGTGTATCAATTACAACTTTCCATAACTTATTTGGAACAGTAACCTTATTATTACCTATTGTTTTATCTTTACCAACTGTGTAGACATCACCTGCATATATTACAAGAGTATGTTTACGACTGAATGTCCAAGCGCCTGTTGAAGTTTCAAGCAACTTCCAAATACCACGATTAAGACCAGGCAATTGTGGACTCATATTACTCATCAAAAATGATTCATATTCAACTTGTTGATCCCAAGATTGGTGTGCATCATTTGCAATATGTCCTTGGTCATAACCACTGCCAGCATAATCACTTGGTGTGCTACGCTTATCAGCAGGTAGTGCGGCATCAGCAACAAATGCGTTGGTGCGCTTTACACAACCATTTACATGTTCTGGTGTAATGTTCCAAGCTGCCCATAATGGAATCTTTGCTGCATTGTCGTGCATAATAAAATAACCTTGACGGCAAAGTGGTGTAGTGTCATGCTTACCACTGGCTACAATTTCACCATATGGCATAAATGCTTTACATACTTTTGGGTCTTGGTTTGGACGTTGGTCCCAAGCTAGTGCTAGAGAAGGTAGCATAATTGCTACAAGTGCAATGATAAGTTTTTTCATTGATATTTCCTTTAATAATATTATTTACATAAAAAAGCACCCATAGAAACTAATCTATGGGTGCCAATTCTCACTTTATTATTCTATTATTTTTTATATTCTACACGTTATAAGCTAGTTATTACATCTTATATTTTGTAAGTTTTTTAATTTTTAAGCTAGTTATTTTTCTAAAGTTAGTTTTCTACTGTTTCTATTTTAAGCTAGTTGTAGGGGAGTTCCGCACTCGCCTACATTTTTATTTAGCACTTAATACCGATATCACTCAACATTTCTTTCGCTTCACTACATTCTTGTTCTGTCAGTTCATCACTCATTGCACTTAAAAACAACAATTCAAGTTCAGTTTCATCAAGATTTGTTGTCCAATCAACAGGTTCTTCTTTTTGTGGCCAAGTTTGTTGAAAAGTAAACTTATAATTCCAAAAGTTTTGTTTATCGTTTTCCATTACCATGCCTCATAATCAGTTACATCTTTTTTAGCGATTTGTTGACCATCGTCATCAAAAGCGATAGCATTAATACTTTGACCAATGCCAGTAACATTTTCAGAAATAATCTTTACACTTCTGGCAGTCATCATTAAATCACCATCAAGCCACTCTTTAATTTTAAAGAGTTCGTTAGTGAGAATGTGAACGCCAGTAGTGTTACGTTTTCTTTTAGTCACGATCCATTGCAGCCGCTTCGTTGATAAGTTCAACAAGTTCTTCAACTGAACTTACAAGAATCTTTGCACTCTTCCAATCTTCGTTACTATCACGACCACTAATTTCAAACATATAACCATTGTCATACATTCTAATAGTAATATCTTCATTTACCTTTGCAAGTTTATCACCGATCTTCATAGTTTTTCCTTTTGCCATTTCTCTCTCCTTATAAACATAGTATAGCATTAAATTAGCATATGTCAAGTATTATTTTAACGAATATTTTTCTAACATATACAGCATATAATGAAAGACTTTTGCACCATATCTTATTTTAAACGTATAAGTTCCAGGTGTATCCATATATCCATAGTGATTATAAAGAATTTTGTTATCAGATGACCTATATACCCCAAATCTATCCAATAAAACTAAATGTGTATCATCACACATGATTTTTTTAATAATTACTTTACCATAATCTAATTTGACACAAATGTTTGTTATAGTTTTAGGATCATGTTCAAACACATATACTTTGACCCCATCATCTGATTCTTCAATACAGTTAGGAGTTAAAGAATATTTTGAATTATCAAATGTTTCGAGATATAATTTTATTTTTTGCATTGGTTTCTTTATATATTTTCATCAAGTTATCAACTTCGGCAACCCATTTATTAATTACAAAAGCATCATGTCTTTCATAATTTAAACTATCTGCAAATTCAATTAGTCTATACCAACGGTCAATTCTTACATCAAAAGTATTTTCTGGGTTAACAGTGCTTGTCCAAAATTTTTGATATAAGTGTAAATCAACATTATGTGTTAACCCATGAGATTTCATTATTTCTCGATTGGTAAAAAGAGGTGCATTTTCATTTAACATGAGTGTTGGACTTGCAACCCATGTTATCATCTTATTTGCAGCAAGATGTGAATGTCTTTTAAACATTTCTAAAGTTTGTTGAAAATCTTCTTCGGTTTCTGTTGGATAACCAACAATCATTAACCATATTTGTTTAATGCCAACCCTGTGCAAATTTTGAATACTATAATCAAGATCGTCATTATTGAATTTCTTTTTCATATCAAACCTTACACGTTCACTACCGCTCTCTACACCAATGCTCCACCGTTTGCAACCTGCTCTTGCAGCCAAGTCAAAATCTTCTTCTGGCATTTGATGTTTTCCACGGAAAATAGCATAGCCTTGATAACTAATTTCATTGGGAATTTCTTTTGCTAAAATTTCATTGATGCGTCTATAATTGGTGACACTACCGTTTATTAAGTTATCTGTAAACTCTACATTACGAATACCAGTATTTCTATAATAAGAAATTATTTCGTTTGCTACTTTTTCAGGATCTCTATATATAAATTTTGGCCAAAAACTTTCAACATCACAAAATGTGCATTTTCTTATACAACCTTTACTTCCTGTTACAACAAAATAAGGTTCTTGAACTATTCTCTCTAGGGTAGGATGGTTTTCAAGTTTTTTGTATTTAGTTAAATCATAATCACTATATTTTGGAAGTGGAACTAAATCTAAATCTTCTTTAGTTTGTTGTGGAGATTCATAAATTCCTGTAATATTTTCTTTTATTACTGTTATAATACTACTTTCCGCATCACCTACTACAACAGTGTCAGCAATACCATTCTCAATAAAATTGACATAGTGTTTTTTAGAATTTGTAGTTAAACCACTTGTAACTTCTAAACCCTTACCACCAGCAATAATTTTAATATGGGGGTAATATCTTCTTATCAAATAACTTATAATAAAAGAAAAATCTAAACTTTCACTTGTAAAAATACTTAAACCAATCCATTCTGGATTATGTGTGATTACTAAATTGTTTAAAAATTTTTTAGTAAATTTTAATATATCTAAAAATAATCTACGTGGAAGTTTAAAGTCATACACATATCCAATGCAAAAAGTATTTTTTACCCCGATCCAATGGGGATTATCTATAAATTTTTCAAGAAAAAGTGTATTAAAATCAACAGCAGTTGCAGTTATGCCTGCATCATTTAAGCAAGCACTTAATAAAATCGGCGCAACTTGAGGATGTGGGTGTATATAAGGAACACTTAATATTACTACTTTAGACATTGACCTTATTTAAACGCACAAAATAATGGTTTAACATCTTTAGAACCATCACTCATTGTAAAAAATCCCCAAGCCTCTTTTGTTTTAACATTCCAAACAACCTTAAACATATTGCCATTTGCATATTGTACAACTGTGAGATTAGGGTCATCCCAATAAGTTTTAGCGGGTTGAAAATCTCTATCACCCCACTGTATCATAGCAGTGCTTCCACCTTCAACGACAGTGAAATTTTCACCAGTTTGAAAAGCACATACAATACTATTTGTTTTAGCCACTGCAGGCGTAGCAAAAAGCAACGCTGCTAATAAAATCTTCTTCATGCTACGCTCCATGTATAATCATCAACTGTCATAACAGTTTCCATACCATCATATTCATCAATCCGATACTTTGTGCCAGATGGTAATTCACGGATTTGCAAATCACTAAAACGGTCACTTGCCTTATCACCCAATTCTTCTACAACCTGCACAAGGTTAGGATCAGTGCGTGAAATATCATGGTCGGACCAGTATTCGCCATCACGTTTCCAATGGCTAAAAAACTCGTTATCATTATCTTCACCAAGTGTCATTTTGGCACTTTCCAAAGTAAAGCCACTCAATTCAGCATACCGAAGAATTGCCTCTTTAGACAATCCAAATCCACCATAACATGCATTATATACAATTTTGGTCATATGCCTACTGCCTCTGCTCTTTCACGATCTATACTCATAATAACACTGTTACCAATATCTGTCAAGTCATTATTTGGGAAGAAAATGTAAGCATTTGGGTCATTTACCTTGGTGCCGTTTAGCCGTATGCCGCCGCTATCTACCAAACGGTTGAACTCACCTTTACTTTTAGCAAGTTTAGCATCTACGCCAATCTGTGCCAAGTCAATAGCACGAGCATATTCTGCCAGTGGAATATATTGCCAAGTTGTCAAGATTTCTTCTAACACTATACGTAATCCTCACTACATGTTGGACACAACAGTGTGCGTGTCATTTCTTTTATATCTGGGTTATCAAATCTTGAAAATGCATCCCATACTGGTTCCATCTTGTAATAAGAATAGTTCCAACCACGCAACTGTTCTTTGCGCTTTGCTGCACGGTTTTCAATATTATCAGCAAGGTTATCCCGCTCGCTTTCCTCATGTGCGTGTTCTTCTGTATGGCTACACGCATCACACGTAAGCGTAAGATGATATGTTTTAACTGTGAAGGTATCTAAACCCATCAGTAAGTCTCTACTTCTTTCAACAACCGCTGACAGCGTTTGCGCCAATCATCACGCTGCTGTTGTGCCTTTTCATAACTCAATTCATGCGAGTCATTAGCAATAAACCATACCAAATCACGATACTTCTCTAACTTGGCAATCTTTTCACGGATTGCGGTAATTTCCGCTTCCATTACCGATACACTCCTGATCCAGCAATATCTTTTAAGGTATGACCATGCAAGTCCTTGCGGAAGTTATCACGACCTTCTGCACTCATTTCAGCATAATCTAATTTGTATGCCAACCGACCACATCCAAAATACACGCAAATGTGGGTTTCGTGCCTGACCACTACCGTGTAGGCACCCGAAATTGCAGCACCACCCATGCCACCATAACCAAGTGCAGTGCTGCCCCAAGTCTGTGGGAACATTACTACTTCAACTTCATCTGCCTGAACACGGCGAGTTTTAGTAACTCTTGGTACGGTGTCGGTCTTCATTGCCGCACCTTGTTGTTCCTTGCTCAAAGCACGGTAAGCATCCCAATCTCGGTCTTGGTAGGTAATTTCAGGCAAGTCACGATGCACAGCAGCGGCTACGGCTTCATGCAGTGCATCAAATGGTGTTCCTAATCTCATTATTCAACTCCAAAATATTTCTTTATATCATCACGAATCTTTTGAGCAGTGCCATCAATTGTAGCATGAACATCACACCATTCCATACATTCACGCACAATCAACTGCGCAAACTTCTCAACATCTTCTTGTTCGGCATGTCCATTAATAAAGTAGTGTCTAGGTGTTTCATGATCTACATAGTTCAACAGACCAGCATCTAACGCAAGTTCTTTAATTCGCTCGTTCATCATCCCAATTTTCCCAACACTCATACTCATCGTCCCAATGACGATTATCATATAATTTAATACTAACATAGAACCATAGTATTGTCAAGTCAAATTCTGGACCAGCATGATCACGACCAAACCACCAAGTGTCAAGATTGATGCTAAAAAATTCATCTAAACCGCTCCAAAATGAAACTTGTATTTCAAAATGTTTATGTCTGGTAATGCGGTAATTTCGTAAAAAAACATTACGAGTTGATACCCAAGACTTGGCAAATGGATTGCCTATTCTCAAATGAAATCCTATCATTCTGCCCACCTCATTGCAAATAGTGTTGCATGTTCTGGATTATTAAACCTTATCTTTGTTTGTTTATACGTTGGTTTAGTTCTACTATCTGTATGCCACATTTCCCAACCATATGCTTTTAATCGTCGTTCATACGTTTTAACTTGACCTACATTTTCAACAAGCCAAATTACAATCTGCGACCACTCTTCGCCACCACGCCCATACAAACCAGGTATTGTAATTGTTTTGCTCATGACCAACGAACCAAAAATAAAATATACGCCTCTTTATCAAAAAAGTCAATAGTTTCCCAACCACGATAGCCAAATGAATTGTTTGGTAAGTTATCCAAGCACCATTTTAGTATTTCTTCAAAAGAAGCAATACCATTATATTGCCATTCATTATACCATTGCCAATTCTCTGCTTTTATGCCCATCGTACTGCCCACAATAAAAAATCTTCCTCACTGGCAAATTCAAGTGATACAAATCTTCCTTGGTCTCTGCCTATCGTTATACCTTGATCCTCATGCCACACTTCTGCTAATTGAATTAAGTGTTTTGGGTATTTTAGTTTACCATTATATTTTTTTACAATATAGGTATTACAACGATCAAACTGCCGTGAAACTTGGTTTATATCAATTATCATACCTACCTCAAAAAAGTAGTGGGCAACATCAGTCGCCCACTGCACCATCATAGTTCCACTTAAATGAACCCCATAGTGAACGGGCTTCATCTACTTTGGTCTGGCTACCAAGATGCTTGCGGATCAAATCCATAACCATCTTACGAGTATTCTTACCATCAAACTTACCAAACACAATACCAGGTGCAAACTGGTCTTGTGCCTTGATAGTAGGCATCCACTCTAACGCATAACGCTTGCGGTCAAGACCATGAGCAACAACCGTGTCAAAATAGTGATCATATGACTTCACGGTTTGGTTTACACCAATCCAAAAATCGGTTTCAAAATCTTCAACACGCTTGCGGTCATCATCCAACATAAACGCCTTTGCATCATCCATCTTTTCTTCAACAAGAAGTTCAATGATGTTCTTCTCGTGAAGCAGATGATCCTTGGTCTTATGAATACGCAAATACCACTCACCCTTGCACTTGACCATGTGACCATCGTCAAAGCGTATGATATAACCTTCAATGCCTTCTGCATCTTTGGTTTCATCCATAAGGTGTGACATAGATTGTGCAGAACCTTGGTAAGTCTGCACCACTTCTATGTCAAACATATCACCGTATTCTTGCAACCATTGTAGGCTTGCATACACGCCGCTATCCTTACGACGAGCAGCAATCAACACAAGACGATCTACAGGATAGTCCACAACAATACGTTGCTTACGTGAACACCATTCAAAGATAGGAGTGTAACCTGTCTTGTTTTCACACCAACGAGCAAATTGCTCATACTGTGGATGACGAGCAACAAACTCTTCTGCTTGCATAGAGACTTCGGTCAAACCCATCTTGGTTCCCCAACGGATGCTACCATCAGGCATGTAGACAGGCGTGATCATAGAGCCGTCTAACTTCTCCAAGATAACATGTGGCTGCGTGAAGTCAATCACACCAAACTGCGTTTCATCACGTTCACCAATGTTGAAGAACTTGTGCAGACGGCGTGACATGATAGAGCCGTCCTTGTGGAACAGCATACCACGACACTCACGACGAATAGCCGCAAGGTTGACAGATTCAGGGCAACGCTGTGAACCACAGTGATCAATATCCTTGATCAATTGCTTGCAACCAGGACACCAGTATTCATCTTCCGTAACAGGAGGAAAGGTATCGGTCATGGATACCATGTAGTTGACTACATAGCCCCAATCACGTTCTGCAATGATAAACTCATCACGACCTTCAATCGCAGGACGAACCTGATCAAGGTGGGTGATGCGTGGGAAATCATACTTCATAGCCATTCTCCATTAGGCTATAATACCACAATTTAGCGGTTTGTCAAGAGATCAATTCGGGTCTTAAGTACTTCTAATTCAAAGAGTTTTCCAAAGGCTTTACGGGCTTCCCGTTCACATTGGTCCTCTAACCTGTCAAAATGGTCTACTAACAGGTAGGCTTGATAGGAATAAAATACTAAAATAGCACATATTCCCATGCCCAATAACCAAGCCAAAAATAGCGACAAATAATATAATATCATGCTGCTATCATAGCATGATCTTGGGGTTTGTCAACCTTTAAATTTTCGGTTTTAATATGGGCAATACCAAAGTTTTCACGGCGTTTCCAGTAGATATATTCCAAATACTGTGCTTCGGTAAGATTAACATCGCCATTATACTTGAATGTTACATGAACTGGTGTTTCAAGTTTAGTATTGTGCAGTAGATAATTGTAGAAATCGTAGTTGTATGTTCCAGTTACAGGATAGTTTTTAAGTGTATGATAATCAATTACACTCTTGCGTTGGAAGTCAATCAATTCATCAATAAACTTCTTGTCAACTTTGTATGTCTTACGCACAAATGCTTCAACCAAATTAAGAACATGTTCGATCTTATTATTAGCAACAATACTAATAATAATCTTCCACATCAAACTCATGCGACGAATAGTAAAGTTATTAACCATCATCTTTTCATTACCACCAGTCCAACTATCATAGAAGTCAGCGATAGATTGGAACTCATTGCGCATAAACTCATCGCCTTGAAAATATTCATACAAGTTTTCATAGAAGTCAGCATAACTTACGCCAAACTTTTTGTTCAATACACGTGCAACATAACTTGTAATACCATTGGTATGCAGACCCATAAGATAACAACTGAATATAAGTGACTTCTTAAAATCTTCTGGTGGCATATCTTTTGTTGCAACAGTGATTTCCACGCTCTCTTGCAAATCATCAAAGTTGTTTACACCATGGAAATAATCTGGTGCAAGGATTGTTTTAATTTGGAACTCATCACGTTGCGCCAAGTTAAGTTCAGCATTTTCAAGCAACATACTGATCCATACTTCAATACCGTTGTGATTACCTGCTTCAAAGATGCGATAGAAGTTCTTGCGCCAAGTATCATATGTTTCACCTGGCAAACCAAGAATGAGTTCACTATAAACAGGAATATTTGCTTCTTCACAAAGTTTATAAATTTCACCTACACGGTTGATTTCAAGGTTCTTACGCTTAATATTAGCCAACACATCTTCATCAAGACTTTGGAATGATACTGTTAAACCATAATTTGGGAAGTTACTGTTGATAAACTTGCTTACGATCTCAACAACTTCTTTCTTCTGGTTCTTGGCATAGTTAATAACATAGTTACGTGGATAACCATACTTGTAATTGGTTTCAATAAGTTTATCCGCAATCAACAAATCACGTTCTGGAAAAATACCAAAGTTAGCATCACAAATTGTAAAATGGTCTAACTTGTTTTGTCCCATCCATTCAATTTCAGCAAATACACGTTCTAAATCAAACTGCTTAATCTTGCTTTGTGTGATACTACCCCAATCACAGAATGTGCACATATATGGGCAACCACGATTGGTTTCTAACATACCATTCCAAGTAACAAGTGGATTGTCTGCCATAATCTTTTGGAATAATCCGCTTGTATATGGACTTGGAATTTCATCAAGTTTATCAATACGTTTGCTTACACCAGTATCAACACGTTTACCATTATCGTTTACAAGAATACCCTTGACACTTTTTAAATCGTCACGGTTAAGTAACATGTTTTTAAAACTGATTTCACCTTCATTCTTAATGACTACATCCATAAATGGATAACGTTCAAAGATGTCCATCTTTTCAATCTGTGGTTCTGGACCACCAAATACAATCAATATATGCGGATATAATTTCTTAATAGTTTTAGCCAGTTTGTAATTATAATTACGATTCCAAATATATGTAGAGAAACCTACAATATCTGCATCTTTAAGTTTTTCAACAGCGACATCAATATCGTCTCGTCTCCATAACATTTCACCAAGTTCATATTGGTCAGTTACTTCACTAAACTGACTTACATAACTCCACAGCAGTCCTACGCTGTAGGGTAGATAAAATGCGTTAAGGTGTGTTGGACCTTGTTGGAAGTTGACACTTACGAAGCTGATTTTCTTTTTCATGATAAAATATTTATTGTCCTGTGATTTCACATAATTGTTTTATTGTAGTTATTTTACTATCTTGATTACATAAGTCAATATACTTTTGTGTATCACGACTCCATTCAGCACCTGTCCACCATTCAAAACCTGATAACTTTGCTTTGTAAATAGAACCTTTTTCATATCCACTACCTATATAGAGATAATTTAATCCTAATTGTGCTGCGCAGTTTACTTCAAAGTTTAACATATCTAATCCAAACTTATTTTTTGGATGCGGTATGTAGGCATTAAATTGACTTTCTAATCCACCCGTATATTTTGCAAACTTTGTGAAACCAACTAATTCATCATTTACATAATACTCCATCCAACGATCACGTTCATTTGTTACAAATGGGTCATAGATTGGTGGATATTTTTTGCTTGTAATATAAGTTTGCCAGATTTGTTTGTATAATTCTATATTTGGATTATTTTCTATAAAAAATATACGGCAGTTTTGTTGTTGATAATTTAGTTTCCAATTCGCAATACAAATACGTGTGCTACGTGACTGATACCATAGGTCATTATATAGCAACCAACCATTCGCTAATGCTTCACCTTCTTCATGTGGTTCACATTGCAGATTTACATTATATAATTGTATACTGTTGTTTTCTTGTTGACCGTAATAGTGGTCATAAGTAATCTTCATACAGGTAATTATAGATGGTTGACATAGATATCGCAAAAAGTAAAATCAGCGATTGGATAATTAATTTTTTAGATGTTCCGCAAGAAACACTTAATAACATTGCTCCTTGTCCTTATGCTAAAAATGCATTATTGGGTAATAAAATAAAGTTTGTTGCTGGTGGTGAAAACATAATAGATGATATGTTATATTTTCATTATCGTTGGGATTTTAATTATGACGGTGTAGTTATAGTATATCCAAAAACAATTGATGCTGACCGTTTTGTAAACAGTGTGGCAGAAGTCAATACTGGGTATTATACTTTTAGTGGATTGCTTGCACTTGAAGATCATCCACAAATAGATGAAACTATTGCTGGTGTTAATTTAAATAATGGCGATTATGCATTGGTCATTATTCAACCAGCAGTTAAGCTACAAAAAGCTATGAAAATTTTACAAACCAAAGGTTATTATAAAAACTGGACACAGCAAGATTTAGACAATGTTGTTAATTGGAGATGGTAATTGTATAGCGTTTACCAACATTGGGACAAACTTAAAACGTGTGTAGTTGGTCAAAGTTATCCACCAGAATTTTATAGTTATATTACTAATCCCCGTGTTCGCAACGTTATGGAACGTATTGCCATTGAGACAGAAGAAGACTATCAAAAATTAATTACATTATTAAAAAGTTTTGATGTTAAAATATTACGTCCTGAATTGAAAGATTCAATTGAATTTTATAAAATTGAAAATAAAAAATACTCACCTCCACCAATGAATCCACGTGATGATTCTGGCATGTTTGGAAATACTTTTTACATCAACAACCATTTTGATTTTTATACTAACATTATTAAAGATATACAAAATACTAATACAGTAATACAAGGTAAAAATATTAACACAGCCTCAATAACAAGAATAGGCAAAGATTTGTATTTTGGAACACCATCTGAAAAAGATTTATACAAATTTATTGAACCTAAGTTTGCACATAAAGAAAAATTTTTAAAACAAAAAGAAAAAATTTTAAAACAACATATGGTAAAACAAACAGAGAATTTTCCATCTTATAGATGTCATGTTGTTAAAAGTGAAGGACACATTGATGGATGTTTTTGTCCAGTTGTTCCAGGTCTTATTGTAAGTTTATATAATGTTCAAACTTACAGTAAATCATTTCCTAAATGGGAAGTTATATATTTGCCAAATCAAAGTTTTAATGTAATTGAGTCTTTTAGAAAACTAAAAAATAAAAATAATGGTAAATGGTGGATACCAGGTGAAGAATTAAATGATGATTTAACTGATTTTATTGAATCATGGTTAAATCATTGGGTAGGATATGTTGAAGAAACAGTTTTTGATGTTAATATGTTGGTAATTGATAAAAAAAATGTAGTTTGTAACAACTACAACAAAACTGTGTTTGATGCTTTTGATAGGCATGGTATAACACCTCATGTAATCAATTTTAGACATCGTTATTTTTGGGATGGTGGTCTACATTGTATTACAAGCGATTTAGACCGTGATGGTGTTATGGAAGATTATTTTCCAGAAAGACTTTGATATTCATTATATAAATCATAATAAGCATCGCTTACTTGTTGCGGTGTAATACCAGCATGACGAAATCCATTTAAGATAGACCTTACATAACTCATACTTGGTAAATCACCATCTAAACTTTCACGTGCTACAGGTGTCATATAATATACCCATGCTTCATAACGTTTTCCACCACTTATAACTGGAACAGTTTTACGACCATAAAAACGTGGGTAACCTTCAACTGCATCTAACTCACGAATATAATCAGTTGGCAATTCCCAAAGAACACCATCTACACTGCTACCACCACGTTCATAAACATTTGCAAATCTTGCAAATTCATAAGCATAATTTTGTAGCACTGCAGGTCCAATAAATTTAGCACCAGGCATCATTTGTGGATCAGTAAGCATACCATAAGCGAAGTAATAAATTGGTTCACCACCTGCTTCTGTAATAATATCTTTTACTTGCATATGTTATTTATTGCGGTCTTTCCAGACTTCATCATTGGCAATGGGTTGCAAAAAATGTATTAGTGCACCTTCCATTGCACTTAACTCAGTTTCTTTTTGCAGTGGAATATAATATGTTTTCCAAAATTCAGTAGGATAATTAGAATTTTCCAATAAAGTTTTCCAACCTTCTGGCATGTAGATATTTTTATTACCAATAGTTTTTTGATAGTGCATATCTTGACGGGTTCTAATATTACCTTTGCCTATATAGACAATATCAGTATTATTATGAACAATAATATAAACACCACGCATTTTTTGTCTTGGTATTTTACGCCAATCTAAAAAAGATATTTCTTTTATTTCACAATCAATATTAAAAAAATCAGAGCATTTTTTTACTGTATCTAATATTTTCATAAATCACCTGTTAATGGCGATCTCACGTGGACTCGAACCACGACTCTGCCGCTTAGAAGGCGGCCGCTTTGTCCAGTTAAGCTATGAGACCATCTAAATTAAATTCATCTTCCAAATATATTTTATCTACTTTTTGTATAAAGCTATTTGATAATCTTTTTGGTATAATTGTTTTACATATTCTTATACTAACATCATGTGTTATTTTGTCAACTGCATTATTATGTCTTTGATCAATTACTAAACATAAAGTTTTACTAGCCTTATATATTTTACTAAAAGTTGCCACACGGTTAGTAATGTATTCACTATAACCTACTTGAATTACTCCACCTTTGTAGGGTGTGTCTTGTGATACTTCAAACTCATCAATAACTTTTAGATTTGTATCTTGACGAAGTAATTGTGAAATTTTTTCTATATCTTCAACAAGAAATAAAATTTTCATACTAATATTTCTAAAAATTTTTCCGCACCCTTGTGCATATTTTCTTTCCAGTGTGCACTTGCATCTTCATCTGCAAAATCAGTCATGTATTTGTAGCATTCAAATTGTTTATTAAATCTTTTACATACTTTTGCAATAGCATATGCTTCCATATCAACAGCGTCAGTTAATAATTCAGGTTTAGATTTTACAAAGTTATCACCAGTGCTCAATGTGAACACACTATCATTCAGAACAATAGGACCACCATCATCTTCAAATGGTGTATAACCTAACTGTGTAAGTGGTCTTGTATCCATATCACGTTGATAAACAGTTCCAATATTGATTAACCGTCCAATAATATCTTTATTAAGTGCACCCGCTGTTCCATAGTTTATAATTTTAGAACAATTAGGATCTAATGCACAAATCTTCGTTGCGGCAATAGTTGCATTTATTTTTCCAACACCAGTATAAACTATGCTTATACCAAGTGAATCAAACTTAATTGGAAATTCTGGTTCAAGTGCAACTAATATGTAAATCATAATAAAAAAAATAATGGCGGAGCGTATAGGAATCGAACCTATTCAACCTTTCGGTTGTACACATTAGCAGTGTGCTGCATTACCGGCCTGCCCACGCTCCATTATTTTACTTATATCATCCTTTTTCCATACTGTCAACTTATTTTTAAACTGTTGCCATTTACAACGGTCTAAATCTGTTTCATAACCCTTAACTTCTAAATACCCACCCAATTCTTCAACATAAAAGTCTGGAGTATAGTGACTTATTTTACCAGATAAATTTACATAAGCAAATCTTTCAGTGTTTCTTTTCCAATTCCAATTTTGGGAATCCATATATTGTGCAGCTTTAAGTTCCCAAGTTCCATCTAACAAAACTTCACCAGCAATAGGACTAATGTATTTTATTTTTTTGCATCTACCCGCTTTTGGCATCCATCCAGTTTCATATCTTGATAAAATAATTTCTCTATGCCTGTCTCTAAATTTTTGTTTTTTTTCTTCGCTAAAAGTATGCCAATTTGTTTTTCCTAAATTTGCATTACGTAATTTTTCTTTTTGAATTATAGCACCTTGCGGTCCAAATATTTCATCGTATGTTTTTCCTTTAAGACTTGTTCCATTCGATGAACCTTTAGGATGTCCATTTTTCCAATAATTATTGCCTAAATCTTTTCTTAAATTTTTTATTTTTGAACGATTTATTTCTTTCATTCCATTACAGGAACTTGTAGATTTACAACAACAATTTTTTCCATTTTTTAATTTGTATTTTGCTTCTGTTCCGCAACCATAATCACATAAATCTGTCATATAATTATTTATACAAAATAATTAAAAAGGTGCTTTTAACCTCTAAATTGGTAGGCGATGACAGAATCGAACTGCCGTAGCCGCCGTGTAAAAGCGGAGTTTTACCATTAAACTAATCGCCCCAATAGTTTATATATATCATATTATCCAATTTTGTCAACTATTATTTTAAATAATTTTTCTGCCATTATTTCATGTGCAATTTCATCAGGATGACCATCAGGCAGTTTATGTGGATATGTTATGCTACACATGTTTTCACTATTAAACCAAATATAATTGTTGTCAATATTTTGACAGTAATGGTTAATAGGCATTACATCAAAGAATACATAAGGAACTTTATTGTGATTAAGATATGCAGAAAAAAGTTTTACTTGATTTATGAACTTTTCATAATAATATAATTCATCATAATAATCATGCCAGAATATATTTTCAAACTCTGTTAAACCACGGCGATTTGGAATGGTTGTAAATTTTTTACCAGTTTTATTATCTTTAAATTCTACACGACTTGGCTGTGTAAATCCGCAGACAACAAAGCTATTATGTAAATCTTTTTCAATTATACTTTGTATAATATGTTCATTACCCATGCCCTCTCGTGCAAGATTAATGACACTTAAGTTTAATTTTTCAGCCAGCAAATACGGCCAAGAATTAATTGCGTTCTTTAATCCATATCCACTGGTAAAACTACAACCACTACATATTAATTTTGAAAACATTCAACAATCTTTGGTAATATAAGTTGTAACCAATCAATATGTGCATTGTGACCAGGATGATTACCACATTTTGGATAATCTTTTGCCCATTCGTTAAATGCTGCATCACGATACCAATGAGTCCAGTCTAGATCATATAATCCACTATTGATAATATCATTTGGCTGTGGTTTAAAAAGTTCGTCACTAGCACTGCAAAAGAAATACGGTATGTTTCTTTGTTTACAAAACATTTCTAGAAACATCATTTCTTTTAATGAATTATAATTATGATAGCTGTAATCACCAGTTACTTTATAAAAACTGTCACTTGCATGTACAATTCCAATTTCATTTAATTTATTATGTTGTTCAAGAAAAAATTTTCTTTGTTTTTCATCTAATCCGTTTGGGAAAAATTCCATCTTTTCATCAAAAGATAAACCATGCCATGCGTTAAAATTTATCCAATAATCGTCAATATCAAAACGTGCTGCAACAATTGGATTTTTAACTATAGTATTGTATGGGTGCATGTTGCGAATTCGTATTTCACTGCGATGAGTGTATGTCCACATAACCGCAACACATAATTCTTTATCTTTATTATCATTAATTGCTTTTATAATACGGCGGCTAATAGTATTATTTGCACCACCTGGTTTAGCAACACAAATATATTCCATATTATACTGCCTTGCTAAAAGAGCACTCCAAGTTTGTTGACTTGGAGTGTGTTCTGTGCTACTAAATTTATCATCACCTAGTTCACTTCCCCAAGTGAAACTATCACCGCCTGCAATAAGGGTTGGCATTAGTCACCTAATACTGAACGTGCTTTTTCCCAAAGATGTGTACGTTCTTCAAGACCAATGGTTCCACCATTAATAATCTTTGTGCACTTTACAATGTCACCAGTATCAGCTACTTCATTGCAACCATTTTGTTGAAAGAACCAACCAGCACTACGTGCTGCACCTTCTGGTGTAGCAAGATAATCACTGTTTTCTACAAGGTCCATGCCTAATGCTTCACCACATGCAGTGTAGTTATTCTTACCAGTTAACTGAATTAAACCACGACCACGAAAACGGAAACCATCGCCGCTGTGTTCATCACCATTACCCATACGTGAAGCATAAACACGATTAGCAATCTTTTCTGGTTGCTTTGCAAAATCATTTGGATCTACATCACGGAAATATTTTGGAAATATCTTTGTAAGTGTTTCTGCTTTGTAGTTTAAATTTTCACTTACAGCACTGAACATACCACTTTCATGTGCACACTGTGCAAGAAACATAGCACAACGAGCGGGTGTATTAATTTCAAATTCATGCATTGCTTCATTAAGTGCATCACAATATTTCTCTAAATTCTCACCTTTTGCTTGTGGAAAAATTTCTTGTAGTTGTTCAAAAGTTGCCATTTTATATTTCCTTTTTGATTGTTATCAGTATTTACCATTCACCAACCTTCATATAAATATCATTATGTGTGTTATAGTTGCAAAATATTTTGATAATGTAGGTTGGGTTGGTGTAAAAAATCGTGATCGCAACTATGTTCCTGATTTAAGTTTTCGTAAAAAGAAAAATAAAAATACAGAAGTATTATATTTTTGGGATGATATTACACAATACTGTGAAGGCATGAATGACAGCGGAGTTTGTGTGTTATCTGCAAGCCTTATGGTGCTAGATGATGAAAAAGAAATCACTGTTCGCACCAAGACACCAAGCAAAGATGGCGTAAAGATTCAAAAGGCATTGCGACTAACTGATATTAAAGCAGTAGCAATGAGTTTAATTAAACAAAAGCTACCAGGATGCACAATTATATTTGATCGTGAAACTTGTTATCTACTTGAAGGTGCATGGGCACCTGGTGGATATGAAGATAAAGATTACAAATATAAGATAGAAGAAATACCACATGACGAAACTGTTGCAAGAACTAATCACGGCGTATGGTTAAAGTGGGCAGGATATCAATATAGCAGTGATGACAGTGAAACTGCCAGTGCTATAAGCAGTCGCAGTCGTTTAATCATTGCAGAACATATTGCAAAAAATGCTGAAACACCTGCACAACTTATTGATTGGTTAACTAAAAAATATGTTGATAACTGGCAATTAAATGCACTACGTCTTACAGATGAAAAGAAAATGATGCGAACAACAGCACAACTTATGTTAGTTCCAAAAGAAAATACAATGTTTGTTCGTCCAATTCAAAGTAATATTACTTTTAATTTTTGGAAACTTAATGGTAGTGATAGTAAACTTTGGGTAGAATTATTAAGTAATCGTGTGCTACGCAGTGGTGAAGATGATCCAAGTATTCCTACTAATTTAGGTCATATCACAGACTAAACTGGATGCCACATCATACCCCAATCACTATCTACCCAACGTAGGGTAAAGTGAGTTGCATCTTCTGCTTTATCAAATTCAAAAACGACTTGAAATTTTCCTACAAGCGTTCCATCTTCAAAATATGAAAGTTCTGGATACTTAAAAACATAATTATTTTCAAGACAAAATCGTATCATTTCATCAATCCAATAATCTTTAGCTAAAACATGTTGATGTGGAATGTGAACTTTTACTTCTGTCATTTTAAAACTTTTTAATTGGTGCCCACGGTCGGATTTGAACCGACACTGTGGCGATTTTAAGTCGCCTTTCTCTACCTGTTGGAATACGTGGGCATTAACTTAATCTACCACATCCATAGTGGCTTTACCTAATTCTTTATAACCTTTTGCAGTAGGATGGATTTTATCTTTACTCAACCAATCTTTATGTAGTTTAATTGTGCCATCATTAAAATCTCTGGCAAGTGCTTCAATATATTCTATGGTTTCAGCACGAGTATCATTAGGTAGTATCCAAATAACATATTGTGCGTCGATACGTTGACGGATCAACCAAAGATTTTCATGTGTGTGCATATCTTTAGAATCATTGGTGCTTAAACTTATAATAACAATATTACTTGTCGGAAGTTTTGTGCTGTATGTCCCAAGAAAATCTTGTGAATTGATACCAACTTTAGCAATAGTCATGCAGTCACGACGAACATCACCAAGACCCTTTGCAATACTGTCACCTATAATCAAACAATCTATCATAATACTTCCTTAATTTATGGTAGGCGTGGCCCGACTCGAACGGACACTAGTGCTCTTATGAGGAGCAGGTACTAACCATTATACGACACGCCCATGTTTTTTTAACCAAGATTCCCTTAATGCCTTTTTATGTTCTTCACTTTTTGGTTTACCCTTCAATGCAATTCCACCTTTACGACCATTTTCCTTAAGTTGTTCTGTTGTGAATTTTTTGACATTTTGCCTTCCATTTTCTGCCAATAATTCTTTAGACCAATTTGCTGCATCGTAACCTTTTTTTGCATTTTCTTTTGTAAAACCACCAACACCACCAAGTTTCATATTATAGTTGTTTCTATTATAAAAGTCAAGTGTTAATTCTTTTTCTTTATTGAACGCTTCATTTTTATTTTCAGTAGTGAAAAGAATTTCTTTTTTAAAATTTTCCTTACCATAATTTTTAATTGCATTTTTAATAGCAATGCCACTTCCCATATATGAATCATTTACATTTTCAGTTTTATGAACCCCAATATAATATTTTTCATTAATAGTATTAGTTATTTTATATACAATATACATATGAAACTCTCCATATGTATTTATATAGCGGCTGGCTTTACTGTCCATTAACTATATATTAACTTTTTTTGACCGTTTTGTCAACTATATTTTTATTTTCTATGAACATTCTATATAATCCAAGTTCACGACCAAATGCTTCAATTTCCCAAGGCATGTCCCAATAATTCATATTTGCTTCTTTATAAACTTGCCCCTTATACCGACTTACTTTTTTTCTTTCGTTATATGACAATTCACGCTTAACATATTGCTTAACATGAACCATTTCATGTGCAAGAGCAATCAAAATTTTACGTTTGCTAAATGAGGAGTCAACAGTAATAGTATATTTTCCACCACCCTCGTTGACACAATATGCTTCGTCACCATGTTTTTTCTGTAGATTGCGTTCAAAGTCAAGCCATAGGTCAACTTTATTTTTTGTTATATTAAGATAATCGGCGTAGAACGCCACTGCCCTCTTAATAATATCACGGTTAACATTTTTACATTTACCAGTAATAGTAAGTTGCATAGTGAACTCCCCAGACACTAACAAAATATAAACATAAATTTGGGCTTTGTCAAGCCCAAATTATCTCATCCCAACCTTCTTTCAAATCAGGAACTTCCAAGTTGTCAATCATAGACTTCATAACATCCTTTGGAATGCTCTTGCCTACACGACTATCAAGACGGCGTTGCAATTCCTCTGGTTCAGGAGTTGCAAAGAATACACAAATCTTACGCCATTCTTTTGGAATACGACCAAGTTTAACCTTACGACCTTTGGCAGTCGTGTTGGTTTGATCCCATATAAGGGTCTTGTCCAAGTTGATAGCACTTTGCACTTGACCATCCACAAACTTTTGTGCATAGCCAATAGCACGGCTGAAAATCTCGTTATAGGTCTTGTTGCTTTGTGCTGCAACACGGTCAATATAATCATCGCTTGATGCAATAATTACATCATCAAAGTCTTGGTTCTTTATCCATGTTGACTTACCAGAACCTGGTACACCAACTAACATATAAAGCGTGGTCATTTTAACACCTTGATTTCACCAATAAATTCTACTTCACTTTCAGTTTCAATCCAAACCTTTGCACCACAACTTAATGGTTTATCTGGACTGTAAACAACCTTGCTTGGTCCATGAATAGCAACCTCGTGAGCGTAAGTATTCTTACGACCTTGTTTGACCGTAAGAGTAGGCTCACGCTCACCAGTTTTACTATTGCGTTTAATCACATGTTGATTTACATGTATAATAGATTTAGTCATATTGTATTCCACTTATCTATAATTGCTGTTACAATCAAATAGATAAAAGAAGTAATTCCAAGAATAAAGAACGCTTCAACCGTATTATATTTTAATGCAGTAAGAATACCATCTGCAATAAAAACTGCCAACACACTTGTCCAAAAGTTCATATGAAATTTCCTTCTGCTACTTGTAACACACGAACACCACACGCACGGATTGCATCAACAACCTGCTGACGATCATCAAACCATAGATAAGGCTCGCCATAATCCTTGCGGATTTGTTCAAGCAATTCTACCTTGACGATGCTATCCTTGCGATAGTCTTTCTCTGCTCGCATATACAGTTTGTCCCAATAGAAATCGTTATCACGCAACCACTTTTCAGTAACTTCACGATTTTCTTCACCACGTCCACTACAAAATAAACGAATAATTTTATCTTCATACTTAGGGTGGTTCACATTCAAAAATGTCAGTGCATCCCAGATAAACTTAATATCAGCATGGACTGTATCGTTAGCCATGCCAGCGTTCCAAGCTGCCCAATTTTTAGGCTTACTTGCAACATACTGACGACGATGGTCAACGTTAGCCATAGTGCCATCAATGTCAAAAACGATAACTTTGTTCATAATTGCCTCCATCTAACCCAATATAACACAAAAATAGTGATTGTCAAGGGTTATTTTTCACTTGACAAAGCCTAAAAATGTGTTATTTTACAGGTATATAGGAGAACCATATGAATCAACGTGCTGGTAAAACCCATAAAGCTGCCCTTGTGGACAGTGATAAAATCCGTTATACTGACCTCGTAGAGTTTTGTAAACGTGCAAGGACTGATCTTGAAAGCGAAGGTGACGGTGATGCCGCCCTACGTTTTGAAATCCTTGAAGACTGGCTACGTAATGAGTTTCGTGGTAATTTCAAGTATAATTCAAAAATGATTGGGTTATGATGAAAAATATATTAGTTTGTGGTGATAGTTTTTGCGCAAATTATGATAAAAAATATTCTTGGACTAACATTTTAGCTGAATTGCTAAATGTTAATGTAAAATCAGTAGGAATACGTGGATGTAGCAATTATTTAATTTATAATCAATTTTTAAAATTTAATTCTGATGAATATGATTATGTGATCGTAATAAAGACTGCAGAAAGCAGAATTCCAATAGTAAACAAACATCCTCATATGTGCGCCACTCTTGATTGGAAAAAAATAAATTTTGATAGAATCAAATTTAAAAATTATGAAAAAGCCTTAGAATATTATTACTATTACTATTATGATTTAGATTTTGTAAAATGGACAAGCTATAATGCGTTTAGAAGTATTGAAAATTTACAATTAAAAAATCAAAAAATTATTTGGATTAATGCCTTTGAAAGTTCGTATGTTCATGAAAAAAAAGCAAATAATATAATTGTAAATGGTTACTTATCTTATGTAAGCACAATGTCTATTGATAATAAACATATCACAAATTATCATGGTGATCACGACATAAATGGAAGTGCAAATCATCTCTCACCAATAGACAATCATAATTTGGCAATTTTTTTAAAAGAACTTATAAATGATAATAATGGGAATAATGATTTAAATAAACATAATTGGTCTTGGATGTAAAAATAAAAAAATTAAAACTTTTATTTACAGTTACAATATTATATAATTACCTTTATGAATAATTGCAAACCACTTCGTAAATGTCTTTGCTGTGATAGTAATGACCTCAAACTTACATTAGATTTAGGTTCTCAACCTCTTGCCAATAGTTTCAAGGCAACAGCAATAGAACGTGAAGAAACATATCCACTTGCTGTAAATTACTGTCCACATTGCCATCATCTGCAATTAACCCATGCAGTTGATGCTAATATAATTTTTAAAGATTATGTATATGTAAGTGGAACATCACTTACTATGCAAGAATATTTTAAGTGGTTTGCTGCATTTGTTATGGAATATTTTCAAGATGTTCCGCCAAAGCGTGTGCTTGAAATTGGCTGTAATGATGGCACACAGTTAAACTATTTTAAGAAATATGGATTAGAAACGTGGGGCATTGATCCTGCGGAAAACATTTATCCAATCAGCAGCAAAAATCATAACATTATTTGTGACTTTTTATCTCAACATGCTTTGGATAAACTCAAGCGTCCAGTAGATATTATATACGCACAAAATGTTTTTGCGCATCAAGACAATCCACAACAATTCCTTGAACTTTGCAAATCTGTGATGAACCCTAACACACTGTTGTTCATACAGAATAGTCAAAGTGATATGATTCAAAATAATGAATTTGATACAATCTATCATGAACATAGAAATTTCTTTAGCATTAGTAGCCTTAATACCCTTGCTAACCATGTTGGACTACACCTTATTGATGTAGTAAAGGGTACAATTCACGGTGGTAGTAATATCTTTGTGTTCAGCATAGATGATGAATGTCCTGCACGTGTCAAGGGTTATATGGATTGGGAACGTATCCAAGGATTATATAATTACAAAACCTATCAGAATTGGGCAGATGGTGCTAAACGTACAGTTAATGATTTAAGCATTGTGTTAGATGCACAGCGCAAAGCACACAATCGTGTGATTGTAGGTTATGGTGCGCCAGCCAAAGGTAATACGCTATTGAACTTTGGTAATATATCACTTGATTTTATTATAGATGATAATCCATTAAAGCAACACAAATATACACCTGGTATGAGTATTCCTGTTGTTCCTATTGAACACTTACAGAAGTATGTTGGTGTAGACATTTGTTTTGTGCCGCTTGCATGGAACTTTTTTGATGAAATTGTAGATCGTCTTAAAAAGGTTCGTAATAATAGTGGTGATGTATTTGTAAGATACTTTCCAAGTATCCAGATACAATAAATATCTACATGCGAATTAGTGAAATTATTGTTGAAGCACCAACTGATGTAAGTCGTCGTGGATTTCTTAAAGGATTAGCAAGCATTGCTGCATCTACTGCAATGCCACAAAATGCTGTTGCAAAAATATTAAAGGCAGTTCCTAAATCACAAATTGAAATATTAGACGATCTTTTTAAAAATGTACATCCAATTGTACTAGACACCGTAGGCAGTGAATATGGCAGGGTGGGAGTACACGGAGAACACGCTATAAGTGCTTTTACTAACTCAGAATATGATGCTTTACATAGATTGGTAAGACCTCTTTATAAAGAACAAGGTTTTGCAACTGAACGTGATGCAGTAAATGCATTAAAAAAAATAGCAACTATGAGCAGCAAAACTACTAATGAATATTACAAGGTATTTGAATACCTACTTGGAAGACCACTTGAAGTAAGAAAATTAGAAAACATACTGGCATCACATGGCACCAATGTAGACAGTTTTTTTGGTCAAATGATGAAGAATGAACCATTTGAAGAAGCGTTTATGCAATTATCAAATGAGGCTTATATGAATATTGGTGGCACACGTTATTTTGAACCTATCGCAAATTTAAAACCGCTACCACCAAATTGGGCAACGGCACTTGGACAGTCAGTAAAACGATTTGCAAATAATGCAGGACAAGTAGCAAGATTTACAGGTAAAAACTATCTTGATAAAAAACTTCCTGATTTATCCCCTCAACAACTTGACCAGAGAAACGCAACTCAAGACAGGGTAGATAAAGAAAAAAAAGAACCACAAAAACCAAAAGAACTTGAAAAACCAAAAGATGATGAAAAGAAAATTACATCATATGGCGGTAGTGCAACTGGTAAGTTTGTAAAACCAATTGCTGCAAAAGTTAACGCTTAATAATATTCCATAAATATCTGTATGCGTTTTACACAATTCAAACCAATAATTCTCGAAGGTGGAAATATGTTTAAGGGAACAACATCCTATGATCAGGCTGTTGTTCCACAAGTATTAAAGATAATTAATGATGCGCTAAGTGGTGCAAGACTTAAAGTTACGCCAGTTGGTAGTGGTGCAAATCCTGTCAAGGGTAAAATCAGTAACGATTTTGATGTTATGACAGATGAAGATGCTGTTAAGGCTTTCTTTAAAACCAATGATGCCAAGGAAGCACGTAAGAAATTAGCAGAATATCTTAAGAATCTTGGATTTCAAACTGCACAAAGTGGAATAATTGTGCATGTGTTGGTTCCTGTAGCCAATATGGGTGTGCAAGCTGATATTATGGTAACACCACAAGCAGATGCAATTGCCAAGTTTCATACTCATAATATTCCACAAAATAGCCCATTCAAAGGTAAGAACAAAGTTCTGACCATGGGAGCAATCGCTAAGGCCAAAGGTTATATGTTTAGCCCATGGCAAGGGTTGTTTAAACGCACACCAGATGGTAAAAAAGGTGAACTTGTAAGTAATGATATTGAAACAGTTGCTAAAGTATTACTTGGCAATTCCGCAACTGCCGCTGACTTGGGTAGTGTAGAAAGCATTCTTAAAAAACTTCCACGTGCAGATGCAGATAAACTTCTCGCAACTCTACGTGCTGATCCAAATTGGGAAGAACTTAAATGAGAGCCTCGCAGTTTATTTCAGAGTCTAGAGGCATGTTTGGTCGTAAAAAGGGCGATCTGTATATAAATGACAATGGTCAAACAGCAACGTTTAATCATGCTGAAATGTTTCCAAATACTAAAACAAATGATGCTTATAAAGATCATCCTACTGCTTTAATAGAAATAAATCGTATTGAAGCAAGAGAAGGTTCAAAAATTAGTTGGGTTAATGCTGAAAAACAAAATACCAATGCTTTTGCTATAGTTTATATGGATAGTGATGATGGCAGTAAAATGCTATGGGGTAGATGGTATAACGTTGTGCCAGCAAATGTAGATTCTACTTGGAAAAATGATCAATTACCACAAGGTTGGGTATGGAGTAGTAAAACTGCTACAAAAGCAAAAAGTGGTATGACCCCACAAGATTTGATTAAAACTGAAAAAACATTTAATAGTTCCGAAGAACTGCTACAAACTATTTCAAATAATGGTGCAAGTCCTGAAATTATGGAAGGATTGCAGATGGTTAGTGCAGGTTCAAAAGTTGTTGTATTTAAAGGATTAGGTGATAAACTAACTAGTGTTCGTGATCATCTTGGTGAAATTATAACACCCCTTGCCCTCATTAGTGAAGTTATCAATGATACAAATGCAATTAATGCTAAAAAAGATATTTTAAAAACAGAATATAGTAGTTGTGCTATAAGATTTCCACAAAATAAAAATAATAATCTTGTTGATAGTGAATTTATTGCTCCAAGTGGTGAAATTTTAGGAATAAGCACTAAAGGTAATAAAGGTGCAGATGCAAGTATTATTAATATATGGAATGCAATGAACAAACAAGAAAATGTTTCTCTTGCAAAAAAATACAAGTATGCAGTAGACGTTGTTAGAATTATTGCAGATAACGGTCAAAAATTAGGTCCGCTTGTTCTTGGTGAACAATTAGGCATCATTGACAAATATTTAAAAGATGAAATATTACATCATATTGATAATAAAACAAATAAACCAGAAGAAATGAGTGAAAATGCTCAAAGATTGTTTATTGCTTATAAAAGTGAAAGCGATACACCTGGTTTCAATATTGGATATGTATTATTAGCAAATTGCGCAAAAAAAGTTGCAGAAGAAATTAATAAAGATAAAAGATTTGAAGAAGCGTGTCGTGCTTTCTTAAATCAAGCAAGTATCATACAAGTTTATACTGATGCTAAAGCATCTGGCAATGATGTTCAAATTACAGGATTTAGAAGTGTATATCCACCAAAATTTGAAGGTTCAATTAAACTTGAGGCCGGTAAAACTTATATGAGTACCGGCATCAAGGGTAAATTTGTTTTTAAAATTGGTAAAGGTTAAGCATCACGACTGATGTAATGCATACGAACCTTTTGTGGTTTAAAGTATTTGTCAACAGTTTCAATTACTGTTTCATTAACAAATGGCTTGCATGAAAATACATCAATATAGAAGTTACCATCATTATCACAGAAATGTCCAGTGATGTTTGATGTCTCAATCATCTGGCAAAATGAAATACCAGCTTTATCTGCTGAATGAGTAGCAAAACGTTCAATCCATGGTTCACCAAATGCAACCATATCAATTGCTATAACCAATTCCTTGATGAAATTGTAGATGTTTTCTTTTGAACCAATAAGTTCTTTGTCACCCGCAGTGCAGTCAAGCAACAAATGATAACCCCATGTCTTGTTCATTCTTTTCTCCTATAAAGACAATTTAAGAAATTATTTATTAGGATATCTTCCTAATTTTTCAAAACATTCAGTCAATCTTTGGATTTGATTAAGACAATCCCAAAGCGCATGATGTTTACTATTACCAGGTATAAAATGTTCTGGAACCATCTTATAAATGGTTCTTGCATCTAAAACTTGCCAGAACTTCCATGGACTTTGTAATCCAAGTTCACGATTACAATCTTCTAAAATTACATAATCAAAGCCAGCACCATTTGCCCAATAACGGTCTGTTCCACTTGCCCAACTATTCAATGCAATCATTGCATCACGAAGTGGCAATCTATCATCAGGATGAAATGCTTCATCACGGGTTTCTTTTGCTTGTTCAGCCCACCATTGAACTGTATCATCGTTTATTTCACGATTTTGATTATCTACTTCAACACGACAATAAAAATAGTCTAAATCTCTTGGGTCAGCAATAGTTCTGTAATCAGCATAGCGGTCAAAAGTTACGCCAGCAATGGTTAACACCGTGGCTTTTGGAGTATTACCAAGTGTTTCAATATCAATCATAATGTCACGATGTTTCATAGTCCAAATATACCATAGTTCAGGTATTTGTCAAGCTATTTTTTACATATTTTTGGTAAATATATACAGGTATTCTTGGAGCCAACATGACCACGCAAGAGTGGCAACTTATTAGAAAGTATATGCCAAATTATTTTAGTTGTGTTTATACTTGGTCAGGAGTAGTTCTTGGCTCACTTGTTGGTGTGATATTATTAGAATCAATTATAAGAATGATAGGTCAATGAAATGGATTTTTTCAAATTAGTTGGTGAAGTTGGATTTCCTATTGCAGCCGCCTGTGCAGGCGGTTATTTTGTTTTTTTAACCTTAAAATTTATATTAGCTGGTGTTACTGGCAGTGTTAATGGTATCAAGGGTATCATTATGGCACTTGATAATCGTGTAAAAACAATGAACCACGATGTTATAAGAATTGATACACTTATGAGTAATGCTCTTGGTGTTCGTCCCGATCTTGACCGTATTGCACGTGCAGACGGTAAAAATGATGCAAGGAGAGATTAATGAAAAAGACAACTATATTACTTCTAACACTATTTTCTACTTCTGCATTTGCAGGTAATAATATAATGAATTTATCACCACATAATGTTTATAATTTAACACCATCAGGAGCAAATAATATAGCATTTGAAAGTGTTGCTGTTTTATCAGACCATAATAAAGTAAAAGAACACAAGCCAAATATTGATAAAGTAGCAAAAGGTAAACTAACTGGTAAAATTATTGGTAAACCAATTAATAAATTAGAAGCCATTGATGAGTTTCCTATAGATGAACCAGGTGATGGTGTAATTATTGATGATAATGATGAAGTGGTAGTAATTACTACTGATCCTAGAGAGTGGAAAGGTATTGAAGAGGGTGGATGGGTACCAGAACTAGAACCAAGATGTGCTTGTATTGGTATTGATCATATACCTTTTGATGATCTACAACACGAATTACCTGTTGATGACTCAAGTAATAATATAATTTATTAAAGTTTCGGAGAAAAAAATGAAGAAGATTATTTTAGTAGCAACAATGTTAGCATTTAGCACAAGTGCATTTGCTGCAGAAAAACCAAAAGCAAAAGCAAAAGAACCATATAAGCCAAAGACAGAATTTTCAAAGTGTGATCCTGTAAATCATCCAGAACTTTGCAAGTCAAAAGTTCATAAGAAAGCACCAAAGAAACCTAAAGTTGAAGCGTGTGATCCAAAGAAAACTCCAAAAACTTGTAAAAAGAAATAATTAACTATTTGTTAAGTATTTGGTGGTAGAATAATGAAGTGGAAAATAAACAGTATCCTTACCTGATTCAAGAATACCGTGGTTTCAACGGTAATAGGTATTTTTCTGTTTATTGTGGTGGTAGATTAGTAGCAAGATTAAGAACAAAACGGGCAGCAGAAGAATATATAATTTTAAACGAAAAGTATAAAAATGAAAATGGATAAGGATTTGATATGCCCTTTTATGTATGGAACGGAACAGAGTTTACTAAAGATATCAAGTGGGTACCGAGTCAAGATGGTTCAGTGTTTCAAGCCGTTCCTCATGGTGACTATCAGAATATAGAGGAAGAAATTGTGAATCAGGAAACTATATTAAACTATTATGAAACACTGAATATAAGTGAACGTTCGGCGTTGATTGCAGCACTACGCACAGATGAAGTGGCTATATTAGCACGTGAACGTGCTGAACTTATAGCACGTAATCTAGCACTTGGTGTACCTAATGGCAAGACTAGAGAAGAATATAGCACCAGTGCTTGGCAAATAAAACAAGACTATCCAGACAGCGAAGATGGTGTATACTGGATTCGTAATGATAACTTTAACAACGGCAACCCAGTACAAGTCTATTGCGATATGACTACATTAGGTGGTGGTTGGACATTGGTTGTTCAAAATACTTATTGTAATTGGACAGAAGAACAAGTGTTTAGTCGCAACGCTACTACTTGTCCTACTCAACTAGCCACCTATGAAAATAGATCTAGTGAACAGAATTACAGTATTCTATCTTGGGCAGACAAGATCAAACGTGCAGAGTCAGGATTTGATTTTATGATTTGTGCTCGTGAACATGGATCAGCTGGTGGTGCATGGACTGCTAACGAATCATATTCATTTGTGCAAACTCTTGAAGAAGGTAGTTTGGGCGATCCAGATTTAGGAACAGCAGGTTGGCGTAAGAACATTACAGAATTGGCACGTTGGGGCTACAATGGTAACACATGGAACTATACGTCAGAAGCCATGGAAGCACGTATGCCTTGGGTAGGTATTGGTATTAACTATGGTTGGCTAACTACAGATGGATTCCGTGGCGGATGGTGGGGCACAATAATCAGCAATCCCAATGGTGGGTTTGATCCAGCACCTTGGTTAAGCAATCTCCAAGACTGTGGAAGTCCAGGTGTCATCTGGTATTGGGTAAGGTAAGAATGGAAATGGATTTAGTAGCAAACATCAACAAATATGGGTTTCCTATTGTAGCAGCAGGTGGAGTAGGTTATATGATCTACTTCGTATGGAAATGGGCAACCACAGAAGTTAAACCTGTATTAAGTGAAGCAAACACAGTTCTTATTGCACTTATAGATCGTATCCGTATGCTTGACAATGACTTAATACGCCTAAATCAAAAACTTAATATTGTCCTCATGTTACGTGGCAAAGAGATTGAAAGTCAACGTCATCTTGATGATGCAAAAGCCGCAGTAGCTGCACAACAAGTAGAGTTGGAAGCAGAAAAAACTCTTAAAGAAGCTGCTGACAAGTTAAGTGAAGCAAATCAACAAAAGGATAAAAAATAATGGCTATAGATGCAATACAAAAACAAGATTTAACAGAAGCACGTAATCGTGAAGTAGAACTACTTAAAAGTGGTGATAAAACAGCAAGTCACTTCTTATATTGGTATGCTTGGTTTTGGGCTGTAACCAGTGCGGCATACTTCTTTACAGTTACTCTTGTTCCAATTACTGATAATGGTCAGCACTTTGCAGATATTATTCTTGGATTCTTGCTTGGAACAGCAGTAGCAACTATAATTGGTTACTTCTACGGTAGTAGTAAGTAATTACTTGGTGCTGGTTCTGTAAACAGTATCCCAACCAGCGCCTGGTGGGTTTGCAGCCATTTCTTCACAACGTTCAATCCACATATCATAATATCCATCCATTTGCCCGTCAAATTGACCTTTAATTTTTTTACAAATTTCTATTGCACTTGTAAATCTTTGAGCACGATAGTCATCCATCATGTGTTTATGATTAGTTTTAGCAGCAAGATATGCAATTCTATCACTGCGTTGTTCTAATACTGTAAAGATATCAACACCTTCTTTTTTACCTTTAACCGCAATGCAGTCTAATTCAAGTGTAAAGTAATCATCTTTTACATATTCATTTGTCTTTGGTCCAATAACCATAGCAACATGATATGGTTTACTTTGCCCTTCTAAACGTGAAGCAAGATTAACGCCATCACCAAGACAAGTATAATCAAATCGCTGGCTACTACCCATGTTACCAACGACGACAGTAGCAGTGTTGATACCAAGTCCCATTCCAAAAGGTGGGACTCCCTCTTTGGCAACTTCTTCATTAAACGCATTTAAACTTCCTAACATTTGTAGTGCTGTCTTTACAGCGTTCTTGGCATGATCTGCATCATCAAGTGGTGCGTTCCAAAATGCCATTTGTGCATCACCGATATATTTGTCAAGTGTGCCTTCATTCTCTAATATCTTAGCAGTCATCGCTGTCATATAGCGGTTCATTATTTTGGTAAGACCTTGAACGTCACTACCGTAATGCTCAGAAATGCTAGTAAAACCCCTAACATCGGTAAATATAATTGATAACTCACGTGACTCTCCTCCCAATGCTAATAGTTCTGGATTCTTTTGAAGTTTTTCAACCATTGCAGGTGAAAGATAAGTTCCAAATTGTTTCTTTATTTGTTGCTTTTGTAAGAACTCACTGACGAACTTAACACCGTAGGCATGCAAAGCGACCAAGATGATTCCAGCAACAGGAGCGGTTGCGTCCCATAACTGTAAAGCGTGATTAAACTGATAGAAAGAAAAAGCAATACTGCCGCCGACCAATACAATAACCGAACCAAGCCCAACATATACCCACCTCGTCAAGAATAATAATAACAGTCCACCAATTACGAGTGCAATAAGTTCTGCACCTTCTGCATAACTTGGACGTTCAATGTTAACCTTATTTGCCAACGTAGCAATAATCTTTGCTTGTATATCTTGTGGATATACTGCACCAACAGCAGTAGGAACAGGGTTTGCAATACCAGCAGCACTAACACCAACAATAACAATTGCGCCATCAAACTTTTCTGGCATATTTGTAACGCTTACTTGTTTGTGTTGTTGACTTAAATCAATCCATACACGACCTAAACTATCAGTTGTGAATATATTTTTACCAATACCAAGTTTATCAATTCCAAGTTCATTTAACTTAACTTTCATATTCTTTTCATTATAAAGAACACGAAGTGTTTCAAGACCGATTGTAGGATAAAGTTTACCACCACTGCCAACAAGCAGCGGAATACGACGATTAACACCATCTATTTCAGGAAATACGTTTGTTGTTCCAACACCAATTGCACTATTTTCTAAATCTGGAATGTTGGCAATAACACCAGGATAATTGTAAATTCTATCAATAAAATTACTGTTGACAATGGCGGCACCATTTGGGCGTGGTGTGTTCTTGCCTACGCTACTTGGAATATTACTTAAAATTACTGGATGATTTTTAAGAGTTTCAGCAAGTGCAGCGTCACCACCTTGGCGGTCTGCTTCTGGCATTAACACTGTCCAAACAACAATGCTTGCACCACGTGCATAAATGTCGTTAATTATATCCGCATATATCTGTCTATTAAACGGCCATTGTCCATACTTGTTAAGTGCGGCTTCATCAATATTAACTGTATAAATTGGGTTTTCAGTTTGTGTTTTATTTGTGATAAGTTGGTCAAAGTATTTTAACTTGACGCTTTCAACAAATGTAGGTGATGAAACTTTTATGGCAACTACGATTGCCAATGTTATGAGTGCAGTCCATGGGCTTAATAGAATTTTTTTCATGGTAATATTTACCCAAGAAAAAACCCCGTAAATTTCTTTACGGGGTCTTATTAAATTAAAATTCAAAGACTTTTTCTAAATTATCAGAAATTAAAATACCATCTTCAATTTCTTTAACTTTTACTTTAAGTTGCTTTGTGCAGTCAGTTAAATCATAAATTAAACTATCCGCATGAGTAGTAAGTGAAACTGGGTGCAATGCCTTTTCAATTTCTTCTTGATCATACCCAATTCGTTTCTTTTTTGCCATTGAGTAAACCACCGCACGAGTAACTAACCATGCCATTTCATTAGATGCAATTTCTTTTGCTGCATCTTTTATTTTTTCAAATATTTCTTCTTCTCTGGTTTGATATTCTGCAACTAGTTCTTCTACTGCCTTATCTACAACTTCATACATGCAATTTACATAAATTGCCTGATCTTCAATATATTCTGCAGCACGATGTTCTAAACTTGTAGCACTTGCTTTTTCTAAATCATCTTCTGTTCTAATAAATTGAATTGCAGGCACTGTGGCGGCAATTTGAAAATTACTGCCTGGCACATATGGAATTTGTTTTGTTTTAGGACTTTTTACAGCGTTGAAACTATTGCCAGCACCTTTTTTCTTACTAGGTGCCAAGAATCCTGTTTGCCCTTTATCTCTTGTTACGGTAACCATAAGTTCATCAAGTAATTGTTGTGCACGTTTAGTAATATCTTCACTACTGACATTTGATGGTGCATATTCTCTAATTTTTTCTTTAAACCATTCAGGCATATTTTCACGAATTTCACGTGCATATTCTAACATTTGAATTTCAGTTTTTTCAGCATTTGGTTTTAATATTTTTTGACGATACTGATCTGGTTGTACATTGCTTTCGTCTGGCAACTCAACAAAAATGCGAAAATATCTAGCACTGTATAAAACACCTAATGCACCTGCAATCTTTTTCCATTTACTATCAGTTGCAACATCATAAATTTCATTTTTATAAACAAGACCACTAAAGGAAGCAACAGTAGCATAACCTAATGCAGTAGTAGTTGGTTTATCTTGGTTAGCATATCCTGAAAAACCACTTGGACCATCATAAACATACCAAATTTTTATACCACTTCCATTTTTGTCATTAACAAATTCTTGAATAACCTTATCGGGTTTTGACATAGAAGTATGTGTAATATGTTCTAAAATTGTTAAGAATCGTATATTAAGATGTTTATGTTTTGAAAAACCAACTTCTAATCGCAAACTGACGGTATTTGGAATTCGGAAAAAACGACGATACATTTGATTGATTAACCATGCACTAGGTTTCTGTTCTTCACCATCATAGGGACGTTCAACCGTATTTTGATTAGGATTATTACCACAAAGCACAATTGCTGTCCAATCTTCATTGGTATCCCATGGTATTGTTGCAAGTCCAGTAATATCCCAAACATCCTTATACCCAGTTGGACTTTCACCATCTGTTTCTACAAAATCATAACGGCAATAATTTGCTTGTCCTTTGCTATTAATTTCTTTTCGTAAAAGTGAAATGGAAACTTTCTTATTCTTACATGAAATCCAAATCATTCCTTCTTGATTTACACCCATTGCTGTAACTTTTGCGCCGATACCAAAATTTTGATCAAGGCGTTGAATTTTGTTGAGTGATGATGATAAATTAGTAACTTCTCGCAATTCTTTGGCAGACATACCAGTGCCATTATTCCAGAAAGTAAGTTTTTTTATATTAAAACCAAAATCACCAAAAACATTTTCGTTAAATCCAAAAACAGAAGGATCAGTTTCTAGTATTTGAATTTTTGGTTCTTTTGCTGTGATAGATGCTTCAATGGAATTTTGAATTAATTCTCGTATCATCATTTCACTTGGGGCTTGTTCAATTGTACGAGTAATAAGATAAGACGTATTTGTAACGTTTAATGCAGTCATAATGTTTTCCTTTTATAAGTTCTTAAAACTAACCAACTATGTGGTAACTATGTTTTAGGTAATAATACTTATTATACACACTCTGCATAAAAAAATAAAATTAATTTTTTTAAAAAAGTGCGGGTAGGATTTATACCTACAATTTGATGGTATTAACAAGCTACAGATTTAACAGACCCTTGCTTTCTAGTTCCTTTATTTCCATCATGCCGATACTCCAATACGTGTCCTGCCCACGCCGCCGCACTTATCTCTTTATATATTATTGTATTAGTGCTGTCAATGTATTTGTTGTAAGTTTTTTAAAAAACTATTTGTGCATTTTTCCCAAGTATAATCTTTGCTTATTTTATGTACATTTTTGCGATTACAGTCTAGTGCATATTCAATGGCAATTTGTAAATTGTCATCCATAGCACCATTTACACCATTTATTATAATATCAGTTGGACCTGTAACTGGATATGCTGCAATTGGTGTTCCACATGCCATTGCTTCTAACATTACCACACCAAAGGTATCAGTCTTACTTGGAAATACAAATACATCTGAGTTAGCATAATATTCAGCAAGTGCATCACCATGTTTATAACCTGTAAAAATTACGTCGTTATATTTCTTTTTTAATTCTGCCAAGTATGGACCATCACCAACTAATATTTTTGTTCCGTCAGTTTTTAGACTGCAAAAATCATCTAAACCTTTTTCTATGCTTGCACGACTTACGCAAAGTAATATAGGTTTAGTTGCTTGATTTGACTTACGTTTTTTGGGATTAAATATTTTAGTATCAACTCCACGATTCCATACAGCAAGACGTTCAAATCCACGTCCTTGTAATTCTTGTCGCATAGTTTCATTTGTAACTAAAACCCGTGTGCTAAACTTATGAAACCAACGAATAAACCAATAACCCCAATCTACGGGTATATTAAAATATTTGTTAAAGTATTCTGGAAATTTTGTATGATAACTTGTGTTATGTGGAATACTGCGCTTATCTACTTTGCAATACCAACGTGCGGCAAATCCTAATGGACCCTCTGTAGCAATATGAATAGCATCTGGCTTAAACGATTCAATCATGGGACCAACACGCCAAATATTAAGTGTAAGTTTTATTTCTGGATAACCTGGCGCTGGCACAGTCTTAAATTGACTAGGTTCAATAACCTGAACTATATGTCCAAGTCGTTCTAACTCTGCAACAGTGTTTATAAGAGTTGTAACAACACCATTTACACTTGGTGCGTATGTATCAGTTACCAGTGAGATTCGCATTTTTATATTTAATTATAAACCAATGACCATTATAATCTTCAACTAATGCTGTGCAACTTTCAACCCAATCACCGCAATTCATATATTTTATATCACCTATTTCACGTATATTTGCGTGATGTATATGTCCGCATATAATTCCATTTGCACCACGTGTTCTCGCAAAACTAGCAAGATTATCTTCAAAATCACCAATAAAGTTTACTGCCTTTTTAACTTTATATTTTGCCCAAGCACTTAAACTCCAATATGGTAACTTAAATAAATTTCTAATTCTTGCTATAACAACATTTAATGCAATTGTTAAATCATATGCCCAACTACCAATATGACTTAACCATTTCATATTTTTAATAACAACATCAAACTGGTCTCCATGCATAACAATATATTTTTTACCATCTAAGCTGGCATGTGTAATATTATCCACGAGACAAATATTACCAAAGCTATACTCTCCAAATGTTCGTAAAAATTCATCGTGATTTCCTGGCAAATAATAGACTTGAACGCCTTTTCTTGCCAAACGCATAAGTTTTTGGATTACATCATTATGATGTTGCGGCCAGTAAAAACTTTTAGCCATTGCCCAACCATCAATTATGTCACCAACAAGATACAGACGTTCACACTCAAAAGTTTTAATAAATTCAAGCAAATCATTTGCTTGACTCATACGAGTGCCTAAATGCACATCGCTTATAAAGACACTACGATAATAATTCATATAAAATATTTACCTGACCATTTATGTAAGTTTTATGATGCTTTTTAGTGTTTAGTATAAGAATAACCACTACAAGGAGGAGTTAAACATTGTATATTCATATTGCTACTATCTGGTGTATTAAGGTTATCTTGCACAACAGTTGCACCAATATCACTACCACTCAAATTAAGAACAAAACTTTTATTAGCATCGCCAGTTTGGGTAATACTTGCATTATTATTGTTGTTTTGTGTTGTAGCATCCAAATTAATGGCGGCAGTATGATTACCGCTACCATTTTGTAAAATAGTAAGTGTGTTGTTATTGTTATTTGAAGCATTTGTATTAGTATTGTAAGTCCCATCATAATTTTTTCCTACTGGTGGTGTTCCAATAAAAGCAAGATGATCTCCGCTTCCTTCTTGAACTATTGTATGATTATTACTATCGCCTTTGTTTAGTAGAATTGCTTCACTATTTCCACTTGAACTTTGGTCTAGGTAAAAAATATTTCCATTTCCAACTTGATCAATATAAACACTGCCTGCGTAACAAGGTGTGGTAATCATTAGTAAGAATAATAATTTTTTCATTGTGATTGTGCAATCCTTATCAAGCTACCGCCAGCATGTTGAACATTTTGAATAAGTGTAGTTCCATCTTGTGTTAATTGTATAGTTGTTGCACTATCCTTATCAACTCCAATTTGGCTAAAACTATTTGCGCCAACACGATATAGCACAACGGTTTGGTCTTGTTTATAATATAATAAACCAGCAGCTTTATTAGGTTTATAATTTGGCAACATTTGATTTTCACCACCCAACATACTTTCAAGTAGTGCAGCATTTAGCAAGTCAAGTTGATTTACCAATAATACAGAATCAAGTTGGTTAATATCAAGTTTGTTGAATCCCATAAGATAATTCATATCAAGTTCATCAAACTTTAGAAAATCTTTATCAAGAAAATTAATATCAAGTGCAGTTTTTTGTGTTGTTTCATTTTCTGCTGATTTCTTTGGTGGGGTTAAAATTAACATATTATTAATTTGTTCTTGATTTAACACAAGTATAACGGGTTTAGTTGGATTCTGTTCTTTTGCACTTGTAGTTGTTGCTTGAAATGGTTTATCAAGATGAACTGTACCCATATCAGTAGTGACATCAATCTTTCCAGTAACACAATCTTTTTCAATATTTTTGTAACCTACAGGACAGCTTGGCAACAGAACTACAAGACTGCGACCTAATTCATCAACTGTCATACTAAAGTCAGTTCCACGAACACCAATGACAGCAGTTGGTGTTTCAATTTTAACTTGCTGTGGATTTTCTTTTGCTATTTGTCCACTGGCATAGGTTGCAGTTCCAATAGCAACTTTAATACCAAGTTTGCTTGCACTTGCATTATTTGGATCATATACAAAGTCATCAATTACAAGTTTACTTTGTTCAGTGATTTGCACTTTGGTATCATCTTCGAAAGTAATACCTACACGTGCACGAGCGGTGACAACGGCATCATTCATTTCAACGCCGCTGTTCACCGCACTTGGTATACTTTCTTTATCTCGTTGAATTTCAGTTGGTCCAGTTTGTTCAGTTACTTTACCAACAGCCGCCCAACAATCAGTTACTGCTGTTAACAGTAATACTGTTGTTAGAACCGTTGCTCTTGATATCAACTTTACTATCGATTGTGCCACCTTGTGTCACTCCAACGTTATTTGAACTACCTGTTACATCAACTTTTGCATCAAAACCAGTAGCGCCAGCAGGACCACTTTGTTGAACGCTTACTACATTACTGTCACCAGTTGCTTTAATATCAGCCTTTGCACCTAACATATTAGTAGTGCTACTGTTGATACTTGCATTATTATTGTCACCAGTTACAGCAATACCCATAGTGCTTTTTGCACTTGCAGTCACACTTAATGTATTTCCACTACCAGTTGCGTTTGCAGTAATGCTTGTATCAGTACAAGTTGTTGTTGGTGCGGCACCGCAAGCAACATTCACAGTGTTGCTATCACCAGTTACAGTGCTGTTTAAACTACTACTTGCACCTTGCATATTAACATTATGTGTATTTTGGCTTCCTACTTGATCAATGCTTACAGTTTGCGTATTACCATTAAAAGTGGCACGAGTCGTGTCATTACCGACTTCATTACCACTACCTGTTTGAGTGATGCCGATAGTGCTTCCACTACCAACTTGGTCGATATACACGTTATTGGTTGTACCTGCAAACACATTGCTTGCATACAGCAACCCAACAGCCATTAATGCTGTTCTTAATACCTTATTCAAATGCCTACTCCTTTAGGAGTATTGCTTACTTTTTATCGGAAGCAAAACCCCATAAACCTTTATTTGCACCCTGTTTGATCATATCCACAACGGCTGCTTCTGTTGCCAGACGCACAGCATATGTGGTGGGTTCGTTGACATTTGCACCTGCTTCTAATTGAATACTCATAGTTCCTTGGTCAAGAAATGTTAGTGCATTTCCATTTCCACCAGTGCTTAAAATAGTTTTTGTGGCACCAGCACTTACAAGGACTTCACCTGTATGAACACTGATTAATCGTAAAACAACTGTGACTACATCAGTTCTATATTGTTGACTTATTCCAATACCTAACATGGCAGCTCCTGCACCACCACTTTGAACATTCGTATCGTAACCTACGATACCACCTTCTACCATTACACCAGCAATAAGCATTGGTGATAATGGTTTTGCATCTTTACCTTCATAAGTTTCACGTTGATTACGAATAAGTTGACGTTCTTTAATAAGATCATCTAAACCCACACGTTCTACAACTTGAAACCATTTACCACGACCAGCATCTTGCAATGCTTTAATTAAAAATACTTCACCACCTTGTGTTACTGCACTGCTTAATACACTAAATTTGTCATTTTCTTTACGTTGTCCAGTCTTATCATTAAAACCATACATGGCAATAGTGATAGGTGGACCCGCTGGTGGTGGCATACTTGATAATTCATTATATGTACTTTTTTTAATTATTTGTGGCATGGGCGTAGCCTTTTCAGGAACCTTTGCCTCATATGGTATGGTTGTATTACAACCAGCTAACATCATTGCCATAATTGAAAATACTATCTTACGCATTAGAACTTGAAACTCCCTATTGGAACTGTGACATCAGTCCGATTACCAGTAGCATCAATGACAGTAAGAGTAATAGTTTGGTTAACAGTATCTTTTAACCATGTTAAAGTGCTACCCTCAAACTGCATTGTACCAGTGGTTGCCCCATCAGCAAACATAGCATTGCTTAATTGCAAACTTAATTGTGCATAGATACGGCTTTCCAGATTGTTGAGAAACTTATTTAAATTTGTGTTATTTGCCTTTGATTCAGCTGCTTCTTTTGCAGCTTTTTCTTCTGCTTCACGTGCTTTACGACGAGTGTATTCTTCATTTTCAATAGTCAGTGCATGACTACTGTAACCATCGCCGCTAAACTCTGGATTTTTAAAACCAAAAACCATTCCACTTGCAAAGACAGGTGTAGAAAACATCATTCCAGTGATGAAAAAAGGCACAATTTTACGCATATTAATCCTCTTTTTTATTTATTATGAGGATTTTTTAATAATATTAAGACAATTTCTTTATAGGTCTGCGAAATTCAACTATTGATGCTACAGGATATGCGCTTATGTTAACACTGTCGTCTTGGTTTCCACCAAGAAGTTGAACATACTTTATACCATTATCAAATGTCCAACCATAAAAGAAAGCGACATGGCGACCACTTCCACCGCTACGGCGCATTAAGACAATATCGCCTGGTTGGGGGTCTGTAACTTTTATTCCGTAGTTATGATAACTTGCTGCACTTAAATTACCAGTGGAATCATAACCAGCACGTTCTAATACATAGTTTATAAAACCAGCACACCAAGGAATTTTTACAGGATCAATATCTAATATGGCTTGTAATTCTTTACGATTCTTTTTTGCATCATAACCATTATAATTCATGGCTATTTGCATTATATCACCACGTGTTTCACCAAATGTTAAACCATTGGAGTCCCAATTAAATGGAATCGTTAATTCAAATGCGCTTGCACTATTGAAAGGTATTAGACAAATACCAATTATTGCTAATAATCTTTTCATCATATATTTATTTTAGGCTGGCTGGCTGGGGAGCCAGGGATCGAACCTGGAATCTCTTGAGTCAAAGTCAAGCGTGTTGCCAATTCCACCACTCCCCAATCGTTTTTATAATTTAGCATTAAATTATTGACCTGTCAAGAAATATCCTATATATTATTAAAATACACGGAGAAAATATGTCAAAGAACGTTCTTATTACTGGCGGCGCAGGATTTATTGCACACCATGTTATTGATCATATCCTTAAAACTACAGATTGGAATATTGTCAGTCTTGACCGCTTGGACTTTAGCGGTAACCTAAATCGTCTGCATGATATGATGCAAGATCATGATCCACAAACACAAAAACGTGTAAAGGTAATATTTCATGATCTCAAAGCAGAAATTAACCCTCTTACTAAAACTCGTATCGGTCCTGTTGATATTATTCTTCACTTGGCCGCTGGTTCTCACGTTGATCGTAGTATTGATTACCCTATGGAGTTCGTTCTTGATAATGTTGTTGGAACTTGTAATATTCTTGAATTTGCTCGTAAATGTGATAATTTAGAACGTTTTGTATATTTCTCAACTGATGAAGTATTTGGTCCTGCACCGCATGGCGTAAACTATGGTGAGTATGATCGCTATAACAGCGGTAATCCATATAGTGCTACCAAGGCTGGCGGTGAAGAATTAGCAGTATGTTATGAAAACACTTATGGTCTTCCAGTTTATGTGACACATACCATGAACGTATTTGGTGAGCGTCAGCATCCAGAGAAGTTTATTCCTATGTGTATCCGCAAAGCTCGTGATGGTGAAACTATTACAGTTCATAGTGATAGAACTCGCACTATTCCTGGTTCACGTCACTATATTCATGCCAAGGATGTTGCCAGTGCACTTATGTTTATTCTTGGTCTTAAGGATTTTGTAATGCCACCAGAGTTTGGTGGTGCAAAATGTCCAAAGTTCAACATTGTAGGTAAACAGGAAATCAATAACCTAGAACTAGCACAGATTATTGCCGATAGTCAAGGCAAACCCCTTAACTATGAAATGGTTGACTTCCATAGCAGCCGTCCTGGTCATGATCTTCGTTACGCACTTAGCGGTGAGTTTATGAAGAACCTTGGTTGGGAACCTACTATTGAACTTACAGAACGTATTAAACAAGTTGTAGATTGGACCCTTGCTCGTCCAGATTGGTTGAACTTAGATGTCTAAGAAAAAAGAAAAGAAATATGGTGTTTTTATCACCAGTGCAATTAATGCAAAGTTTTCACTTTATAGTCCAGCAGAGCGACTAGAACAAACACTTGAAACTATTGCAAGTGTTCGTGAACGTATTCCAAATGCTGTTATTTGTTTAACAGATTGTGGTATTCCTGGCTTGACTGATGAACAAATTGAAACATTAACAAAAGATGTAGATCATTTTATTGATTTTAGTCTTGATGATAATGTTGTTGAAATTCATAAAAATATTCAAGTTCAGGATATTGTAAAAAATCTTACTGAAATGTGTGTAGTTCGTAGCTTTTTCACATATGCACTTGAAGAAGGTTGGTTTGATGGTTGCGACCGCATTTTTAAAGTAAGTGGTCGTTACACACTCACTGACCGCTTTAATACTAAAGATTATGAAAATGATATAATTGGTGACAAATATGTTGTAAGCAAACGCTTGTTAAGTCAGTTTGCTCACGGTATCACTGGTATTGACCAACAATATATGTTACGTGTTTATAGCTTTGGTGCAAACCGTCAACGTGAATTTTTAATGCTTCTTGAAGATATGATTAACCATATGCAAGAACGTGTAAGCGTTGGTGGATATATTGATATAGAACATCTTTGGCATAAGTTTTTACCTCGTGATGCAATCATTGAATTTGATCGCACAGGTGTTCGTGGACACGTAGCACCAAACGGAACCTTTATTGAGAATTAATAACTTTTTCTATTTCTGGAAAAAACACATTTTCTGAATATTGATTTATTTGTTTTTTTTGATAGAAATTATTATAATTTAATTCTAGTTTTTCTTTTGTTATAGAATCATATGGTGAATAATTAAAGTTTTCAATATTATCTTGTATAATTTTAACTTTTTTAATAAAATCTTCTTCTTCATCATATGATTCATCAAATAAATTTTCAAAGGTTTGGAAGCCCCAATCCTTCATAAGTTTAAGAGAATTTTTCGAACCCATAACCATGTATGGATGAAAATATTGTATTGGTTTAAATGTTTTTTCCGTTATAAAAATTGAGTTATTGTTTATATTTGTTTCAAGAACTAACGAAAAAAATGTAGAATCATACCAACTTGGATTAAAAAATCTATCATTAAAACTATTATTAGATCCATCATTGGGAAGATATATTTTTTTGTATACTTGACTATAAATTGCATCTTTTAAATAAAATGTCATATAGTGGATAAATCTTTCTCTCCATTTTTTATATTGTGCAACTGGCATTAAAAACTTTTTCTCGTAGTTTTTTTGAGGTATATAAGTTTTTTTACAAATTGACTCAATCAACCACCAGTAAAAAGGAAAATAAAAATAATTTTGTTTTTTGATTGATGGGTAATTTCCATAAAGAAAATACAAATTACTATGTTCAATCTTAATATTAAAATCTTCTTCACCAATTAAATCATAAAAAATAAAATTATTTGGATATTTTTCTATAATTTTTTGAATACGGTAAGGTTCGTTTTTTAAATCTAAAGAAAAATTTTTAGAGTTAAGAGTTAATACTAAAATATCTTCATCTTTAATTTTATATTCTTCACTAAAATTAACAAATTGATAATTTTTATTAGAGTAAAAACATACAGTTTCAAAAGATGAAATTTTTGAATCAAATTTTATAAATTTTTTCATTTTTTTATTTAATATTATAAATTTTTTCAATATCATATTCACGCAAATCAAGCAGTTTTGATGTACCATCAGTGGTAACAATAGCAACGCCAAGACCACTTTCTTGGCGTTCATCAGGATAAGTCACTGCACTTACATAATCAGCATAATCAGTATTAGCAATAATACGCTTAATATGATTAAGAATTTTAAGATGTTTGAATTTATTTGAACAATCGATAACTTCGGACATTATGCAGCCTCTACGACATGACGACAGTTGCGACGAAATTGAAAACCACTGCAAGTGCAAGATTTATACTTACCATCAATGGTTACAAGATATGTGTTACCTTTGCTACCACTAACTTTAATCGTGCGTTTTGCAACAGGTTCAGCAACAAACTTTTGTTCAACAAGTTCATTGTCAATTTTAGTAATATGCTCACGTGCGATGATACGAACAGGAAATTGGCGATCACCCGTTGATAATGCGATGGCAGGATAATCTACCCATTTAGGAAGTGGCATTTCCTCACCACTATACACAATTTTGGTTTTACGACCATAAAGGGTGTTTTGGACTGTAACGTTCATATCGCACCTATCAAGCCGCTTGACGTTTTTCTTGCATCATTTCGGCAAGAATAAACTTGGCGATATTCATCTGTTTGCGGATGCGTTCTTTGGTATCGACGCCGTAGTTCTGCATTTCTTGGCAATCGCTCAAAATACCCATAACAACCATTTCCAAACCTGACAACTTGGCGGTAATATTATTGATATATTGGTCACGGATATCGGCTTTGGACATACCAAACATGGCAAAATCAGTGTCAGTCATATTGTTTCTCCATCAACAATCTATGACTTATAATATCATATATTTGGGGTCTGTCAAGCAAAAAAAGCACCGTAAAAAACGGTGCTTTTTCAATGGGTTAGCAATTATATAATATATTATTTCTTATAAGTTGCCTTGGTAGCTTCAAAATACTGCTTAACTTCCTCTACGGTCAAGGCTCTGTTATAGACAGTTACCATACCAACAGAACCAGTTAAACTTTCGTTAAACTTTGCTTCTGTATTAGTAGTTACTGGTTGACGACCAATATAGAATAAGTCTGGTATTGTATTAAGTTGTGTTCTTGGAACCCATGACTGTTTAGTTTCACCATCGTCAATATAAATTGTGTTGGTTGTGCCATCAAATGTAGCAACCATCAATATCCATTGATCAACAAATGCTGTTGACATTTCTTGTTTTTGGTAATTATTAGTTCCTACTTGAGGATCTGTAAATGAAGTCCAGCCATCATAGTTACCATTGTATAGCATTGGACGAGCATCCCAAGTACTACCTAATGAGTATAGATAACCTGATTCATTACGGCCAAAACCGAGAACATACTGACTAACAATTTTACCGTATCCAGGAATAACTGATTGTCCAAATGGTTTAAACTTTACCCATGTTGCAAAGGTACGAGGCTTCTTAGCATTTAACTGATAACCTAATTGTTGTGTTCCGTTAGGATCACTCATTTTAGCAAAGTCAGCTGCACTCATACCAGGTATACTGGTAACATGCTTCTTTGTATCAATTTTAAATGCGTTATGATTAACAACGTCAAAATTGAAACATTTATTTACTGCATCATAAGTTGGAGTGTTTGTCGCTGCTACGGGAACAGCATCTAAACCACGACCTGTTTGATCAATCCAATTACCAGTGCCATTATATTTTGAACCATCAAGATGTAAAAATGGGTCTTTTGGTATTTCTACTTTAGGAACAAATGTGCAATAATCACTTAAAATTGTTCCAACTGCACATAATTTTGCTTTTATATCGTTTATTTCAGCTTGTAATGAATCTAATGTAGGTGCTGCCATCTATGTCTCCTTTTGAGTGTGAAATACGCTGCACCAATATTTACCTAAAGGACGCTTCATAAAAACGTCAAAGAAAAAGACCGCCGAAGCGGTCTTTTAATTACTTTGCTTTTTTAGCCTTGGGCTTTTTAGGCTTTTCAGCGGCTTCTGTCGCTTTTTTTGGCTTTGCGGCACGTGCCTTCTTTGGGGCAGATGCGGCTTCGGTGGTGGTGCTTGGTGTATCGGCAGTTACAACTACTGGTGCAACTTCAACACGGTTTGGGTTCTTATCGCTTATAGCCCATTCAGCATCACTCAACTTATGCAATCCAACACAATAACCAGTTGAACTGCGACCACAACCACACTTTGGTGGTTCCTTCTTTGCTGCTTGCTCAACAATTTCATCAACTTTTAAAGTTTCAGATTGTTCAGAAGCATCATCTTTGTGACTTAAGAGTTTGTAAATTAATGCAACTCCAGCGGCCACTACTAGTAGAACGAGAATAGTTCCCATTGATATCTCCTTGGTATTACTATTTACGTTCTATAGTATGCCATAAAACAAAATACTTGTCAAGTATTATTTGTAGCTTGGAGTATAATATTTAAATGCTTCTTTCCAGAAAGTGCTGTAAAGGTCATTACTAACCTGTTCTTGCATCTTCTTGAAATGCTTGCCACTGTAAATCTGATCAGCAGTCTTTTGGATTTCGCTTGCAATTGTACCAGCTGCGGCTGATGTTGCCTTTACTGCTTCTTTTGTATAAGTTGTTTGAGCATCAATAAATTCATTCATAGTCTTTGAAACATTATCACTATAAACAAACATCTTTACCCAATCTTTCTTTGCTTTTTGTACTGTATCAATAAATTCATCCGCATTGTTAAACATTTCTTTATCCTTTTCTATGTTGTAAAGCGTATCCGCTTCTTCGTTTGTGTAAGGCCACATTTTTACTTCCTTATTGCACTGCATATATTTATACCGCAGTGCAACAATTATGTCAATATATTATTTTAGAAAAGATCAACAGTTTCCCATGGCAATCCATCCTTACCAAAGTGACCATAGTTTGTAGTAGAACTATAGATAGGACGGAACAGGTCAAACTTATTGATAATACCAAGTGGTGTTAGATCAACATTATCACGTATCCATTTTGTCAAACCACGACTATCGCCATTGCTTTCAACATAGAAACTCATTGGTTGTTCAAGACCAATAGCATAAGATACCTGAACTGTTGCCCAATCTGCACGACCACTTGCTACAATATTCTTGGCAAGATAACGCATCATATAAGCTGCAGAACGGTCAACCTTTGTAGGGTCTTTACCACTAAATGCACCACCACCATGTGGAGCATAACCACCATAAGTATCAACAATAATCTTACGACCAGTTAGACCAGTATCACCATCTGGACCACCAATAACAAAGCGTCCAGTAGGATTGATATGAAACTCTGTGCGAGTATCAACTAAGCGGTCAGGAAGAACACTACGAATAAGTTGTTCTACTCGTGTGCGAACCGCATACATATCAGTATCTTCACTGTGTTGCGTGGAACAAACTACCTTGTCAATACGATAAGGAAGATTATCATCATTGTATTCAACAGTAATTTGGCTTTTGGCATCTGGACCAAGCCAATCACGACCGCTTTTACGATGTTCAGCAAGTGCCTTTACAACTTCATGGCTGTAATGAATAGCACTTGGCATGAAGTTTGGTGTTTCATTAGAAGCATAACCAAACATTAAGCCTTGGTCACCAGCACCAAATGTATCAGTGCCAAGTGCAATATCAGCACTTTGTCCATGCATTAGATTAAGAATATTGACCGTGCGCCAATTAAATCCATTTTGCTCGTAACCAATATCTTTAATAGTATTGATAACAGCGGCATCAACTAATTGTGGATCAAGTTCGCCTTTATATTCACCTGCGATTACCACTTGATTAGTAGTAACAAGTGTTTCACACGCACACCGATAAGATTTATCCTGTGGTGCCATCATCAAATCCAGAATCGCATCACTGATTGCATCAGCGACCTTATCTGGATGTCCTTCACTTACGCTTTCACTAGTAAACAGATAACTCATTATGTATTTTTCCTTTTTAATACTATTTTCCGTATTTGTAGTCTAATTTTTTATAAAAACTTTTTCGTAATCTAACGATAGGTTCTGGTTCTTTTATATTTCTTTTATTAGCAGAACCTTTTCCACCATCTGTGTAATTTTCTAATATTCCTGTATTGTTGTCTAATCTACCATAATGTTTTATCAAACCTTTTTCAATTTCATATGCTTCATCTTCTGATAAATCATCAATGATAATATTAATTCTATCGTTATAGCGAGGAACTAAAATGTCATCATGCTTACGAAAAGCACGACTTCCTTTTCCTTTCCCAATGTAATAAGGAGTTCCATCTTCACGAAGATATTCGTAAACATAATATCTCCTATATACATTTCCTGTTGCTGTGTGTGTTCTAAAAGATTTATGCATTTGTCAGATATTTGTATAATTCAGTGCTTGCAAGGTTCTTGGCTTTACTTTCTACTTGAATATCAAAGTTTTCCCAAAACTCTGCAACATATTGGTTGACAGCAGTATTCCACATGAAATCACTGTGAGCACGAAGTTTTTGTTTTTTATGTCCACTTTCAAGTAGTGTTGTCATGGTAGGACGAACGCTATTGTCATGATTAATAAGAATAGACTCACTGCTGACGCTATAATGCATAGTTGGGCGCACACCACGCCAACTGTCAATAACACGCTTGATTTTGTCATCAGTAGGTTCAATATACTCTCCCGTTTTAACCCAATGATGGTGACAATCAAAAACAGTAGGAATGATATCTGCAAGAGATAAAGTGTCATCCAAACCATAACTATTCTCCTCGTTTTCTATTGTGACGAGGTTTCTGGCTTCTGTTGAAAGTTGGTTCCAAATGGCTCTAATACCGTCTGGACCTTTACGACCCGATATATGGACATTAATTTTAAAACCATGGTCGTGAAAGCTATTCCCATAACCCATCCATCTAGCCAAATCAGTGTGATACTCAAATTCACGGATTGAGTTGGTAACAATAGTTTCGTTATCACTAGCCAAAACGCAAAACTGACCAGGATGAAAACTAACCCGTACATCAAGCATACGAGCGGTCTCGCCAATAATAGCGCATTTTTTGGCAATGGCTTCTTTAACATCTGGTAACTGATAAAAATAAGAGTAAGTTGACTCAGTATAAACTGGAAACATATCGCTAGATAGCCTAACCATGCGTTGTCGTGGTTCCAAAGTTCCAACACGTTTGACCAATTCAAGTGTAGCATTTGTATTGTGCTCCATAATATCCCACAACCGTTGTTCGGCAACGGCACGTTCTTGGCGGTTAAGCCAAGCTACTGTGGTTGTTTTATTGTTAAGTTTCAGTGCTTCATCCTTGGGTTTAAACCCATCCACTTGGCGTGGAAGATCAAGCCATTTGCAGCAAAAACCGATACGTTTGTGTGTCATATTACCACTATAACATAGTTTTTTACAGTGTCAAGAGAAAATTTCAGGGTATAAACTAGCAATATGGAATTGTTGGTCAGAATTAATATAATTTCTTATATGAGGAATTATATTGTTTGCCATTATTTCGTGCCCACGAGGACTAAAGTGATTTAGTCTTTTATCATTGTTTTTGTAATCCCATGTAGGATCATCAGCTTTACTGCAAATCATTAATCCACCAGGTGCAAGAAACCACAGACCATAATCTTTATCTAAAAAACCATGTTCAAAACAAGGAATATTAATCATTTTAATATTTCTTATTTTACATTGTTCTTGCATATCTTTGATTAGTAATCGTTGAATAGTTTTAGCAAATTCAATATCAGCCAATCCTTCATTATACAATCTTGTAAATTCAGTATGGCATACTATTATAACATCTGGTTGTGGGACTAAAGTTTTAATAAAATTATCATAAATTTTATACTGACTTTGTCCTCTAAATCCATAACAACTTATCATTTCAAGATTAAGTTCATTACATACTCGTTCTATCCAAGTGTTTTTGTAACTGTATGTAAAACTATCACCTGTAATTAATATACGCATCAAAATATCCGCACATTATTCAACTGACTAAATCTTTGGGCATCTTCCCATGTATTCACCAATGGTTCACCCTTGATATTCAAGCTAGTGTTTAGCAACATTGGACAACGAGTTCTACTATACCATGCTTCCAATATTTTATACATAATACTTGGAGTAGGTTGGTCAATAGTTTGAACACGTGAAGTGCCATCAACATGACAGATTGCTGGAAAAGATTGTGGGTCTATACACGCATCTGCCCATTGCATATAATCGTGATTAACTTGCATCTTACTATAAAAGTATTCACTAAACCAAGATTTCAATATGATTGGAGCGAATGGACGAAATGGCTCACGTTTCTTAATTTGGTTTACACGGTCTTTTACATCTGGTCCACGAGGATCAGCAATCAGCGAACGATTGCCTAGCGCACGTGGTCCAAACTCTGCACGACCATTGGCGATACCAACAACTTGACCTGCTTCTAATGCATCAACTACATCACGCACATTTATTGTGCGATTAATATCGTGACCAAGAAACGCATGTTCTAAATGCACATGTTTTTTAGTATGATAGGTAACTGCGCCTAAACTTAAACCAGCATCACCAGGATTTGGTGGCACCCATATTTTACTAAATCCAGTAAATGTTTTTAATCGGCTATTTGCTACACAGTTGAGAGCGCAACCACCAACCAATACAAGATTATCACTGCCAATTACTTCACGAGTATAACGACAAATTGCCATTAGGTATTGTTCATATAATGCTTGTGCAGAAGCGGCAATATCTTCTGGTTTCCAATTTTCATCTTTAGGTTTAGTCCACCAACGCATACCACGATGTAGGTTATGCTTAAACTCTATATCAGGTGGTGACCACTGCCCAAAAAACTCGTTAAGCATTTCTTTAAGATGTCTTGGTTCACCACATGCTGCCATACCCATGACAATATATTCTTCTTCATTAGGTTTAAACCCAAGATAATCTGTTACCGCACTATAAAAAAGTCCGATACTTTGCGGATAAACATTGTGCCAAACTCTGCTAATTTTATCACCATGTCCACGACATATACTAGTGCACTCTAACTCACCAATCGCATCAATAACCACAACTGCTGCATCACTAAACCCACTACTATAATAACCCATAGCAGCATGTGCACCATGATGTGGCGTTGTCACAACTGAAATATTGCCTAACCCATTGTTTTTTAAGTATTTTTTTAAGTTATAGTGTAGTGGACGCTGACCACTTATAAGGTTACGTATTGTGCGCTTCCATGGTTGTTCATACCATACTATTTTATCTGGTATACCATATTGTAACGCATCGTCAATCAATGATTCATTTAGATGTGGATCATTCTTTACTCTGCTATACCGTTCAGCGTGACCAGCAAACAGAATGTTAGAGCCATCAACAAGAGCGATACTTGCATCGTGATTATTAGCATTGATTCCAAGAAACATGTTTACCCTTAATAAATGAAAGGGTCACGTTTTTTAAGTTCTTTTAATAGTTGACGGCGTTTATGTTTGTAAACTAAATCATCAAAGAAGTTATAAATCCAACGAAAAATACGCATTATAGAATCTTCCCCCAAATATTTTGACCACGGCAACTGTATATAGCACTACCATCACGCAATATGGCGATTTCATTTGGCTCACCGATGCGTTCTGGTATACGATCTACTATGTCTAACAATAAACCATTCCAACGTATTTTTCCATTTAATTCTATAATATTATCAGTTTTAAGTACAATTTGATTTTGATTGTTACTGCCTAACGTAATATCATTACTACGAGTGCTACCAACAAACATATTTTTTTGTGCATATTTTACTATGCTTAATTCACTGTCTTGATCCCAAATACTTAAAACACCAGCAGTTTCTTCTGTATTAATTCCAACTCTACCCATGTTAACTGTAAGAGTCTCACCTATAAGTGCTTGACCACTTACAACTAATTCTTGTAGATTTCCTACCTTACGTAAGTTACTGTTAATAATATGTGGACCAAGTGAATTGTTACCTAATACGTGCTTGTCGCCATCAACAATATTACGGTTAGCAATATTGATATCTTGACTATTAACGTTTTCTATATTCTGTGTACTCGTAGTATGACTTACTTGTTGGATATAACGTTGTAAACCTGGACTTTCTAAAATATTACCATTAACAGTTATATCACCATCTATTGTTACATTTTTTAAAAATGTATTATCTTCAATTAACAAGTTTTCAGCAGTGATACTATTTGTAGTAATAATACCATCATCAGTAATTTCTAATTGTAACTTGCTTGCGCTATCTTTGATACCGCTGCTTGTAAAGTTTCTATAGATACCATTATTAATCCAACCAGCATTAAATTCATTGCCATCCATACGAATACTTTCAAATGAAATACTTTGTGGCGGAAAATTGTAATTGCTTGCGGCACGATTAACTTCATTTTGAACACTGCTTACAATGACACGATTTAAATCACTGCCTTGAATATATTCATTAATTTGTTTACTACCAATTTCTATAAGTTGTTCAAGGACAATACCTTTTACAAGTTGTGTGACTTCATCTGCAAAATCACGTTTAGTCGTGATTTCATTATAAACTCTACCAGTAAGATTAATAACAACATTGTTAATCTGTTTTTGCAGCGTATCAGCAATTACTGCTGACAAATCAGTGTTTTGTAGATATGTTTCTACGTTATTACGCACACTCTGTGCGATTGCTTCTTGAATATTAATATCAACCAATTGGCGTCCTCAAAATTGCACGGTTATAATATGTTCATAATTTCTTTTAAAAAACCCACGATATAACATGTTCTTTTGTATAACATAATCGCTTCCACCAAGGTCGCTGCTGTATTTTGCAAGTTGCTTGAAATACATTGTGCGGCGTTCTACTGGACCGATAACTGTTAAATCACGGTTATTTTCTATAAAGTATATATGATTTTGCCAATTCTGTTTATTATTTTTATCTACTTGACTTTGTTCAAGTATGATTGTATCACCATAAACACCACTTTCAACATGGTTGCGTTTATGTGGTGCACTATTTTTGTAATCTTGTAGGCTTGTAACAAGATAACCACGAGTTACACTTTTAATTTCACTTAATAATTGTCGCTGGTCATTTTCACTTGTAGCAAATGTAAAATATTCATCAAGTGCGATAGTAACATCTACTATATTTTTAACTTGTGTAATGTTATCAATAAATGTGCTACTGCTTTGATAAGCATATTTTACACTTTGGTCACCAACAACAATGCAATTATAGTGTTGTTCTAAAAGCAATACAATAGGATTAAAATGGGTAAAGAGTAGGGTTTTTGGTTGAATTTGTAATCCACCAAATAGTTTTTGTAATATTTCAACTTTTGCTTGTGCTTGTTCTAACCAACGGGTTGGATCTGCTACTGGTTGCAATTTTAACCAATAATCACCTAAAATCATTAAAGCCCACCTTTACCTAACATAATATTTAGGAAAAAGTGGGCTATTTCTTACTTGATAAGCAAACCAAGTTCCTTTAAGTCTTCATAAAGGATATGATCGTTAGGAATGGTTTCGGTTTTACCATCCTTGACATTCTTGACAATCTTCTCAATATCGGTTGCAGTCATTTCTGTGCAACGCTTGATAGCTGCACGAACCTTACCCCACTCTACAGTTCCACGATAACCCATGATCAACATTGTCATATACTCTCTCTGTTATATTATTTTACCAATATACTATATATGTTTTATTTTGTCAAGTAGTTTTTAACGGGTGGGACGCTACTCCCACGATGGTTTTAGGATGGCCAAATTTTGGGGTTTCAATTGCCTGACGCAATCACCATTACCTTCACAGGTCTCTCACCTGTCCAGCCCACTGATATAGGTCTGCAGCCCGCACAAATGGATTCTAGTTATACTCGCTCCAACCTTTACGCACAGCCGTGCCGCCGTTAAAATCTTTTACGTCCATAATGATTTACGAAGTTTAACAATGCGTGTCAGCATTTCTGTTTCTTCTTCATCATACTGTTTTTCAATTTCTATTAAACGCTTATGTGCAATTTTACCACGCTCACGTTCTTCATCTGTTTTTTCTTTGGAAAAAAATCCATCACCATTTGCATGTAACAAGTCGCAATGTTCACTCCAACCACTAACATCCATAGCATCTGGACGGCTAGGGAAATTCTTGCACCAATTATATAATTCTTCAATTTCTATTGCACTAATTGCTTGATGTGTTAGTTGTCCATGCTTTTCATCGGTTTTATCAACACCCCAACTTTCATCATAAGTTAAACCTTTTTCCCATGCAATATAATCTAAACCTGCTTCTGGACAACGCCCATTAACAAACTTCCATTTCTTTTTCCAAGTATTTTTCCAAGCAAGTTCAATTTCAACATGATCAATAATAAGTTGACGCATGCCACTTACAAGACGACTATCACTGTCCCACCACTGACCAGGTTTTAAATCCGTTGGCATGATATGTGTGCGATCAATAAAACGATTACGAACATAACGTTTTGGTTTATTCCAAATTTCAGTTATGCTATAAACAACATCATCTAAAAAATTAGGAACTGTTTCAGTTAAAAAGAATCCAAGTGGTTTTGATTTTTTCAATTCATCATCCCACTTTTTCCAACCACCCCATTCAAGAGCAGTTGGTTTTTCAATACCAAACTTTTTACGAAGCCAACGATTTGCTGCACAGTCCATAAAATAATAGTTTTTCATATCTGCCTCTAAAAAATGGTGCCCAAAGAGAGGATTGAACTCCCGACCTACGCATTACAAGTGCGTTGCACTACCGCTGTGCTATTTGGGCTTTATTGTTTAGGAACAGTATGTCTAATACCGTCCCACTTATTTCCTACTATATCATTTTTCTGGCAGAAGTCAATAATATTTTCATAAAAACTATCAAGTTCACCATTAAATTGTCCCATCAATCCACTGGTGAGTTCCATAGCACGTTGCCAGTTACCACTTTTATATTCACGAATCATATCAATATGCATTTCTCTAAAGAATGGTAGTGTAGCCAATTCATTTACATTGCTTACTTCAACCAATGCGTGTAGTATAACTGGTTCTGGTAAACCAGGTTGCATAACTGTATCAAGTTCAAGTATGGTATATTTGTCTGCCATGCTTTTAGCAGTTGCCGCATCAAAAATAATATTCATAACACAATTATATATAATTATTATTGGAAAACAATAAAAAAATGCACTTTGATTTAGTTAGTGATCTACATGAAAATTTCTGGCCACCTGAAAAAAACTTGAAATGGGAAGGTCTTGGAACAAGTTTAGTATGCGTTGTTGCTGGTGATATCAGCAATGATTGGGATTATTCATATAATAAACTTGTAGAAATCGGTGAACATTACCGTCATGTTATATTTGTTGATGGCAATCATGAACATGGTCATAAGCCTGATTTACACCACCATAATAATGAATTTCAATTACGTATTGCTGAACATAATCATATTACATATTTGCATAAAAGTGTAATTGTATTAGATGATGTTGCATTTGTTGGCTGTAACGGTTGGTGGACATATGATTTTTGTATGCCAGAAGTCACTAACTTTGAATGTTGGGATCACCTTATCAGTGAAGGTTGGAGTGATGATAAGTTAGCAGAAATTATGGCAGTTGCTAAAGTTGAAGCTAAAATGCTGTATACTCAAATAGAAACTTTTAATAATGACCCAAGAATAAATCATATTGTAGTTGTAACGCATACCTCACCAAAACGTAAATTTAGATACATTACTCCTGAAATGCATGTTGCACACTATGGTCGTGCTGGTAGTAGTATGATGCAAACAGTTCTATTAGCCAACATCAATAAGAAAATTAAAGCATGGTGTTTTGGTCATTGTCATCACGAAATAGATGAAACAATAGATGGTATAAGATATATTTGCCATCCACGTGGTCGTAGTGATGAAGGTATTGGAAATATCTATTTTCCAAAATTAGTTCAATTTTAAGATTCTGGTTCTATCTTAACAGCAAGAGGAAAGTTGTTTGTTCTTGCAAGTAGTGTTGTTTCTACTGCTTTACTTTCAGCAATCTCAAATGGTAATACAGCAACCATTGCACTACCTTCTTCATGAATCTTAACTGTTAATTCTTGTGCGCTATCAAAGTTATGATCAAAGATTTCTTGTAATACTGCGATAACAAAATCAACAGTAGTTACATTATCATTCATAAAAATAACCTTAAACTTTGGTGGTGGAGTAAGGTCTTTTTTAGGTGTAATTTTAATTTTTGTGCGTGTTTGAACGTCTGCTGTCATTTTGCCCATCATTTATATTTACCACAGTGGGCTTTCGCCCACTGTGATTTTATATTACCATAACTATTAAGATTTTGCAATAGCTATTTTCTTTGGCTTTTGTGACTCTGGAATATGAAATTCCAATTTAATCACAAGCAATCCATTCTGCATCTTGGCAGTTTTGACTTCCATATTGTCAGCCAAGTTAAATGTACGGACAAACTTGCGACTTGCAATACCACGGAAAATATAATCCGTAGGATTTTCATTCTTGATTTCACCAGTAATTACAAGTTGATTGTCCTTTAACGTGATGTCAATATCATCATCGCTAAATCCACTTGCCGCAATTTCAATTTCGTAGTCAGTATCACTATTGCGGATAATGTTATATGGTGGATAACTTTGCTGAACTTGCACTGAATTTACACGAAGCATATCATCAAATAGGCGTTCAAAACCAATTGCAGTGCGATTAAAATGGTCAAAACCATCAAATACTTTAAGTAGATTACTCATTTTGTTTCTCCTTCTAAAAGCGAGTAAGTTAGACGACCCAACTTTGGCATCGTCTAACCTTATATAGCATTTATTTTAAATTTGTCAAGGGGTTTTAGAAAAAATATTATTAACTTGATTATTAACACTTATAAAAGTGCAACGCTTGCTTAATTCCTTAAGACGGCGGGCACCAACATAAGTTAATGTGCTACGAACACCACCAAGAACGTCTTGAATAACATCATTTACATCACCACGATAAGGAACTAATACTTCCTTGCCTTCTGCGGCACGGTATGTTTTAAGACCACCGCTATGCTTATCATTAGCGGCACGACTGCTCATACCATAGAATTGAACAAACTTACGTTCTTCAATTACATGATTATGTCCATCCTGACTTATTTCATTTGTTTTATAATATTTGGTAATAACATCGCCGCCACCTTGATCACAGCCAGCTAACATTCCACCAAGCATTACGAAGTCAGCACCACCAGCAAAGGCTTTAGCAACATCACCAGGACAAGTGCAACCACCATCACTAATAATATGTCCACCAAGACCGTGAGCAGCATCTGCACATTCAATAACCGCTGATAGTTGCGGATACCCCACTCCAGTTTTGATACGAGTAGTGCATACACTACCAGGACCAATACCAACTTTAACAATATCAACGCCACTTAAAATAAGTTCCTCTGTCATTTCTGGAGTAACAACATTACCTGCAATAATGGTAACCCCTTGATTTTCTTGACGAAATTTACGAACAAATCCAATAAATCGTTCAGTATAACCATTGGCTACGTCAATGCATACAATTTTAATATTACCTTCGGGTAACTTACTTTTTACAAGTTTATATTTTTCATAATCTTCATCTTTGATACCAAGACCATATGCCCAAAGGTCATTGATCTTGTATCCAGTGCGACCAATCCATAGGATAATTTCTTCTACAGTATAATTCTTGCGAAGTGCTGTCATCAAACCATGTTCAGCAAGTGCTTCTGCCATTGTAAACGTACCAACACCATCCATATTCGCCGCAATAATTGGTTTGTTTGACCATTGCATACCACTATTACGAAAGATAAATTTACGGTCAAGACTAACTTCATCACGACTTACCAGTGTGCTACGTTTTGGCACAATTAGAACATCACTAAAATCAAGTTTAGTGTCATTAATAATACGCATTTTTCACCTATTGTTTAACGTGCAATACCAAGATTGCGAAGTTCTTTCAACTTTTTCTGCCAACGTTTTTGTGCACGTGCCTTGGCTTTCTTACGTTTCATGCTTGGTTGTTCAAAACGTTCACGTTCACGAAGTGTTTGGAAGATACCATCTTGTTGTAGCATCTTCTTCATCTTGCGAAGTGCTTTATTAACATCATTATTGTGAACTTCTACAAAAAATCCACGTTGTTTAACATTTTCAAGTTCTGGTCTGCTAGACATTATTTTCCTCTTTGATATAATTAGCATGTAGTTGAATAAGCCAAGAATATATATCAAACGTTTCACGATGATTATATTTGGCAATATCATTGGAGCCATATCCCCAACAATTCTTTTGTGCAAGCAAATAACCTTTTAATAATTCTTTATTGCCGCTAAAACGTGTATTAACAAGTGTAGCATAACTGTGTTTGTGTGCATTTAAACACCAAACATCATCAGTTTCATTGCTACCATATAAGAATAATGTAATATCAATGTCAAGATTGTTGATAGTATTTGACAGACGTTCTATGTCGCCCCATTCAACATCTACAAGTAGCACCTTGAATCGGTGATCTAAATCAAGATCAGGTGCGGTTACAATTCTACTTTGGTTCATTTACTTAAATTATCTATAGCAACTTGTTCAGTTGGTGTCATATCGTCATATTCAACTTCACGACGACCTAATCTACCTAACTGCCAATTCTGCCAATTCACGTTATCAGTATAGCCAGTATTTTGGTTTCTGTCAACTAAAATCCACTCTGAACCATTCCATTTATACAAATTATTTGGTTCACGAACAAGTATAAAAAGTTGACCCATATATGGTTGTGTTGGTAAATTATGTCCAACAATATCATTATCTACATCAAGTAGATATGCTTTGTCACCAATATCATCGCTTTCTGCAAGACGTTTATCTAGTTCACGTTCTGCTTTAAGTTGATTTATTTCATTATTTTTTGCATCAACTTCTTTAATAAGATGATCAAGTGCAACAGTCAAGTCCATAAGTGTTTTGTTATCTGTTTTATCAACTTCTACAATTCTATCAACAGGAACTTCAACTATCTTTTCAACAATAGTTTCAACAGGGACTTCCACAATTTTTTCTACAATCTTTTCAACTTGAACTTCCTTGATAACTTCAACAGGAACTTCAATTCTATCTACTGTAGTGATGTAAACAGGTTTTTCAATCTCAACAATCTTTTCAATAGTTTCAACTGTAGGAACTTCTATAATTTTCTCCACAATTTTGTCACGGAATATTGGAACCGCCTGAACAACTTCACGTTCAATTATTTCTGGTTCACGATTACGAAATGCTTCTAATTCTTCTTCCAATTCATTTACACGTAATATAGCTTCATTATTATAAACTGTTACTACTTTTTCAATAGGCTTTTCAACAACAACTTCTTTAACAATTTCTTTTACAATTTCTTCTGTTTGCGCATCACGTTCTTTGCGACGATTACTGATACCCATTGTCGCACCCAAAACCAAGCTGACTGCAAGGGGATCAAACACAGCAACAATAAAAATAATAACCCAACGGACTGCTCGTTCAAGTAATGACTTATCAACATTATCTCCATATATTAATTGTGCGATATACTTAATTGGTCCAACTTCTGCTTCTACCTTAAGTTGTGCTTGTTGAAGTTTTAACTTCTGTGAATTAAGGTCAGCAATACGCTTATTGGTTTCATCAATAGTTTGGTTTGCCGCAAGACGTTCTTTCTTTTGACTTTCACGTAGTTTAGTTGCTTGTGTAGTTAAAGTAGCTGTGCGGTTATTATCACGTGTTGCATTGCTTGCACCACTATTCAACAATCCATTTACAGCATCATCCATTTGCTTGATAAGTGCTTGATTATCCTTGATTCTTTGCTGTTCTACGCCAAGATTTTGGTCAATCTGCTCAATGAGTAGAGTATTATCACCTACGCTACTTGTAGTTTCAATATGCGCACGTGATAGGAATCCAAAGATACCCATACTTGTTACAAACATAAGAACAATAACGGCAAGTGCAAGATACCATTTTACAATGAAGTTTACACGGTTCCAGTTTTGGTGTAGCCAGACAGTGGTGATGATTTTACCAAACTCTAAGACACCGCCCATAATGATAATAGGGATTACAGCACCACTGAATATTGCTGTAAGACCAGCAATACTGTAATATGCCGCCACGCCACTGATGCTGACTGCACTTAAAAGTGCTAAAATATTAAGAAACATATCAAACTTCCACCGTATTTTCTACAACATACCAACCAAGTTTCTTGAAATCTTCACGTATTTCTTCTGTAATTGTGGCTTCACTAACATAAGAAGAATTATCTTCCATGTTACTTACATAATAACGCATGTAATCGCCACTGAAACTACCATCATACAAACTAGCACCAATACCGCCAGCATGTCGCCAACTGCAAGACCAATGTTCTGCCGCTAAAATTGTAAGAACCTCTGCCTTGATAAACTCATTGTTGCATAATGCCGCATAAAGATGTTGGCAATATGCATCATTGCCACGTGCTTTATTGCGTATATAATCACTATTATACAAATCTTTTTCCAAGTCTGGCGCAGTATTGTCCATTAAAAAGGCTCCGTGATATTTAATTTACCACGGAGCCACTATATTGTCAATTTAGAAATTAATAGTTAAACCAGCCATAATTGTGCCATTATTATAATTATTGCCAACATCAACACCAGCACTTATAAACATACTGGTATTGTCAGTAATTTTTTGTTTTACTATAGCCTTGCCACTTACAACAGTGCCATAAATTGGGCTTTCACTTACTTTTGCTTGTAGTGCAACATTATCATTTACTTTATATTGTGCACCTGCATAAGGAGTTGCTGTTGTTTTACTGCCTGTGTCTGGAGTTTGAGCCAATAATGCGGTGCCACTGCTGCCTTTATCTTCTACATTACTGTTGTTTACAGTAACACCAGCAAATGGTGTCCATCCACCAATATCTACTGGTAGATAGTAAGCAACATCAGCATAAACATTAGTTTGGTGAAGTTTTTGTGCGTTACTTAAACCAAACTCTGGTATGCTTGTAACACTGGTATGATCTGTGCTTGCTATACCGCCAGCTACTTTCACTTTACCATTGCCTGTTTCTATTACTGCGTAAGTTGTGCCTGCCAATGTTTTACTATCACTACTGCTATTGTTGTATCCACTTGTGCCTGTAGAGCCATAGTAACCTGCTACACCAAATGTGTTACCGTTTGCCTGTGTTTGGAAGCCAAAAGCATAACCACTACTGCCAATATTGCCATTACCATTACTGCCTGCACTGTATGATGGTGTTGACCAAGTTCCATTTGGTGTGAAAGCAGGATCTACCATAAACAAGTTTTGGTTTGCATAGTTTACACTATCTTGTGCGCCTGTCACATTTGCAGTTTTTACTGTATTTGTACTGCTTGCGCTATAATTGTCAGTATAAACATCACTACTTACAACTTGGTTAATTGTTGAATCAGTTGCAGTAGGTGCGCCAGTAGAAGTTCCAATTGCATTACCATTAGCATCTACAGTAGTGGTTGTAGGTGTTACAGTAGTAGTTGTAGTAATCGGTGTTGTTACTGTTGTAGTTGTTGTAGTTGGAGTATCAACTACTGTCACAACGTTTTTATTAATGCTTACAGTATTACCACTCTTTGTGCCAGTAAATGTAACAGTATCTAAACTTGTTGAAGGCCAAGTAATAACGCTTGTAGTTGTAGTAGCTGTTCCAGATGATGTAGAAGTAGTTGTCACTGGTTCAGTAGTCGCTACACTTTGCACAGCAGGATCAGTTATAGATGTAGCAACGCTGTTTGTTACTACAGAAGTTGTTACTGGAGTTCCGTTAGTAGTAGTTGTGGAACCATCACTATAAGTTGTTACAGTAACAGGTGTTGTTACAGTTGTAGTAGTTGTTGGAGTAGTAGTTGTAGTTGTCACTGTGAAGTAAGTTGTTACTACAGGATTACCATTTCCATCAGTTGAGTTAACAAGATTTGTATTAGTTACAGTAGTTGTAACTGGTGTTCCATTAACACTGCTACTTGACACAATTGGTGTACCAGGCGCTGTGCTTACAACAGTTGGTGCGCTTGGTGTTGAATTATTGGGAGCACTTGAACCAGCATTAGGAGCAATAGGACCAAATGGTGTAGTAAAGTTAAGTGTTGTTCCAACTTCTTTAGTAACAAAAAGAATCGGACTCAATGCAGTATCACTTAAGTTAAATGCACCAAAACCAAGTCTATATGTGCCAGCTTCATTTGCTGTATATTCTGCTAACTGCCAACCTGTTGCACCATATGAACCAACTGAATAGTTACCTGTGCCTGGATTTGTAAATCCAAGTAGAGCATATTCTTTACTTTCACCGTTAACAGTTGCAATAATTGTGCCTGTCTTATTAACAAGTGTAGTTACACTACCATCATTAAATGGAACATAGTCAGTAGAAATATATTGCCATGCCATATGGAATGTTTGACCATTTGTTAGTGTAATGTCTTGGCGAATCCAAGCTGCATTAGTTGGTTGACCATTGCCACTTGCTACCATAGCTGCAATAATTTCATTCTTGCTTGCGGTGCTGATACCAAGATCAGTAGCCATATCATCAAATGTATTAACACCTGATGTTTGCATAGCATTTGGTTGAATACTTACCATATATGTTCCAGTTGGTGGTCTAACAGTCCATTGATATGGACTACCATTTGCAGTATAACTTGTCATTTCTTGAACAACAGCAACACCAACACCTACATCACCATATGCAGTTGTTGATTGTGTACCTGTTCCGCCACCTGCTGTCCATGGACCTAATGAACCTGTTGCAAAGTTTGCATTTGAACCGCTATCAGTAATGTTATAAATTGTAGGTGTGCTTCCTCCACCACTACCACCACTACTTTGGGTTGCTGTTTGACCAGCAGTAAGAACTGTGGTGCTTGGTGGAGTATAACTTGCAATTGCAGTTGCATTTGGTGTTCCAGTTCCAACATTTAATGTTGCACTACTACCATACGCATAACCTGTGCTTGGTGTAATAACTGTTCCGAAGAAACCACCACCAACATAAAAGATACCGTCTCCAGAAAGTTTGTAGAGATCACCAGTATCGTGAATTACATATGCTTGTGTGCCATTGGCATTAAAAACTGCCATACCATATGTGCCAGGCACTGTTGTGCTATTAATAAATCCATAATATTGACCACTGGTAAGATTTGGGTGTTGAAAACTACCACCTGGTCCAGTAGATTGATATGGTGCGATTAATCCACTTACATTAAGTGTATCGCAAGAACCTTCATTACCCCAACCGCAACTGGAATCATTTGTGGAACTGCTCCAATAATATTGTACATCAAATATTTGTGCTGAACCAACTTTAAGGTCTAAAAGACCAGCATAAGCCGCAGAAGCAAAAGTTATACCTACCATCGCAGCGATGGTTTTCATAATATTCTTAAACATAATTTTTCCTTGATTTGATTATTTTTTGAAATGCTTTTTTAAATCGAATCGTTGAAAAATAATGTTATTGAATAGTTGAAAATACTATTGCTGATAGATTGCATGATATTTAGGCGACTATTTCTGTAATAATGTTCCTATAAATATGTTTAAAAGGGAGTTCAACTATGCTTGGTGATAAAACAATACAAGAATTAGCGGTAATATTTGCTGAAATTGCAAGTGCTGCTTATATTGATAATGATGATACTGTTTACAAAAATCTTGGTTTTACAAAAACAAAATTTATAGACCATGAAGGTGCGCAAGCATATGTTGCCGCAAGCAAAGATGAAGTAATTGTTGCTTGCCGTGGTACTCAACCAACACAACCAAATGATTTGTTAGCAGACCTGAATACTATTCCAAAGCGTCATGGTAATGGTTGGGTTCACAGTGGATTTCGCACAGAAGCACGTAAAATTATTGATGATGTTTTAGATTGGGCAAAGAAGAACAAAGGCAAAGACATTTACGTAACTGGTCATAGTCTTGGTGCTGCAATGGCACTTTATGTTACACAAGAGTTGGAATATGCTGGTTTTCCACCAAAGTTACTAATGAGTTATGGTCAGCCACGTTTGGGTAATGCAGATTATGTAGATGGAATTAAAGCCGCACATTATCGTTTTGTAAATTGCAATGATCTTGTAACACACGTTCCACCACGTGCACTATTATTCAAGCATCATGGCAAACTTTGCTATATCAACTTCTATGGTAATATCCGTCCTGTAACAAGCTGGCAACGTTTTAAGGATCAGCTACGTGGTCGTATTCGTGCTTGGAAAAAGGGTGAGTTCTTTGATGGTATTCGTGACCATGGCATGGACAAATATATTGCAAAACTAACAAATATTCGTGATACTGGTCAAGACATTGCGTAAGTTATTGATTTCATTGAGTTTTTTAAGTTTAACTGGCTGTGTAAGTGTGGATAGTATGTATAAGTTTATTCCAAGTTTTTGGGATGACAACCAAAGTGCAGCCATTACAAACGTTCGCAACGATATTACCTATATTGATTGTAGCAAGCCACAACTACAACAAGCACAAAATATTGAGCGTGATGCAAATTGGTTTATATTATACAGTGAAAGCAAAGGCATTACTCAAGGTGATGTTATTGCTGTTGTAAAACCATTACGTGATACTGCAGCTGAATGGGTAGAACGTGCAAAGACAAAAGAACCAAGCAAAGCATATTGTAAAATCAAGAAAGATATACTTGATAGTCAAGCAGAGGCTGCGGCTAAAGCAGTATTAGGGAGATATTAATGTTAGAAGATTTACAGAAACTACTAAATTGTGGTAAACCTTGGGCTGTCAAACGTGCAAGTATTGCTAATGACTTGATTGACCAATATAAAAGTGGTGAACTTGCAGAAGATGAATATAAAGAATTAATGAGTGATTTAGTTGCAACTGATAAGTTAAATGCAGAAGCAGATGACCTTAATGTTAAGTCTATGCTTATTGGTTGCATTAAAGCCGCAATGAAACTTTAATTAGCATCCGTATAAAACCAGTGGTTGCCTATCTTTTTAATAAATTTAAACCCTTTATTCTTGAATGGTTTGTTATTAAAATATAGTGCACCATCAGTTGGGTCATGCATATAAGCATCATATAAAATATGACTTGCTAAAAGATATAATTCCATATATTTTTCACTTGTAATTTTTTCATATGGATAACATATAAATGTAAACTGACAGTCTTCTTTGCTA